TTCCTGATTTAAATTTTACCCCCTTAACTTTACATCCTTCTAATTCTTTTAAATTTTTCATAACTTATATTTTTAATTATATCTAAAGATAAGAACTTTATTCACATTAGACAACTTTTTTATAACTTTTTCAAGAATTTTTTTTATCTAAACACAGAAGAAGTAAGAGAATGTGGTATTCTCTTACTTCTATTAGGAAAGAATGATCACATCCCTTCTAAGTACTTCCTATAATAAGTTTAGATGAAGTCAGTTTCAGCAAAGGAATAAGCGTTCCTAGACTTAAAAAAACAATCTCTCTATCTTAAGATCTGAAGTAAATCCGCTATATAACAAACCTTCTGATCAATTCGGGTATGTATTTAGGATTTATGTATATAGTTATAATACCAAGCAAAACCCCTAATAAATGAACACCATGAGCAATTCCGTCTTCTGGTTTATTCATTCCTAGAATTTCCCCTAATATAGTTAATGAGAAAACGGAAATTTTCAAAATCCTTAATAAAATTGGTCCATCTTTTGAAAAGAAAAATCTAGACATTAAGAAAAAACAAGTCCCAGATATACCTACGGAGTATCTTGTATACTCCAACAAACTAACGGGAAGATATGCACAAGACAATATAAAGGTTATCCAAAATAGTTTATTTATGTCATATTTAGAATTTAATTCAGGAAGGGTAAATATAAATATTAATATTAAATTGTAAAAAAGATGTTCGAACCCAGCATGAATAAATCCACTTGTCACTGGATTTATTATTATGAACATTTCACCAGCTTCTCCAAATATTGCTAGAAAAACCGCTAATGCTAAAAATGATATAGCAGATAAACCAAATACCTGTAGGGTTAATTTTCCAGAGTTTCTAATTTTATGTAGCATCTTATAAATTTTATGTTGCAAATGTATCAATGCACTCCGATATAAAAAAAATTATTCTAGATTTTTTATCATTTGTCCGATTACTATATTAAATTCACAAATCTTCATAAGTATTTCTCTTTCTAAATATTTATGTAATTTAAAATTTTTCTCGAGTATCAATGAAAGATAATATTCTCTGGATTCATTGAAGGTGTTCCAGTCCATCTTTAGAAAAGTATCATACATAACAGATCTTATAGTTCTTATTACCTTATAAGAATCTATGTCATGTGGCCATTTTACCGGTATTTTCGGATTTGGGTGATCAACTCTACTGATTTTAAGAAAAAAATCATTTGATATTAAATTAACCCATTCCAAGATACAATCCTCGATAAAATTTTCAATCTCTTTATCACCTTCATAAGTAAACTTAAAAACCGAGGATGTTCTAAAATCTCTAGAATATTCATATTCAATAAACCTTCCGTCTATTATATCTATAACGTAAGGAAATCCTTCGTCTATATAACTTATCGAAAATTCAGGCCAAACTGAATTAATTGAGTCTATAAATTTCCTCATAGGTATATTTGGATTTTCTAGCATTATTTTAAAATGATTATCTTGAATCTCCTCTATCACGCAAAGTCCCATTCTAAACATTTTTGCATAATTTCCATCTAAAGAAATTAGTTTTTTGTGTGTTTCTAAATCTAAATTAATATGATTCATAGTCTTTCTAACATAAAGTCAATAAACCCGATCTTTTGAGATTCTGAATTTATTGGATATTGATATTTTAGTGTTGTTATATTCCCTTCATTGATTATAGATACATCAGAATCGATACCTATTCCATCTGACCAATCTAATTTACTTTTTTCTAATATTTCCAATTCTTCCAAAGTTGGATTCTTTATTGAAAAATCATTTATTATAAATTCATCTTTTTTATAAATAGAATATATAACTACCCCCATTTTAAATAACTTTTAATTTCATTTTTCATTTGTTTGTATAACAGGTCTCCTTCCTCATAAACCTCTATTTTATAAACGTCATCTGATACTGGTACATATGCCCACGATCCAATAGAGTTTAATGTGTGATTTACATAGTAATCTGAACCATCATCATTTATTAATCTGATACTTCTCTCTCTTTTTTCATTTGTAAAATTCTGAGAATATAGAACAATTCCAAGATTTTGGTCGTCTGCTGAAATCTTTTTATATAACTCCGATATGCATCCATTATATTTGGGTGGAAGGTTGCTGTTAGAAGTTTCCGTATTCCATACAGTGTCTTTGAAATCTATATCGATATCAACAGCCCCATCCCTTTCCATCAATTCACCAGGAAGAGAATTTCTTCTTAGGTTTTCGTATATGTATTTTTCAGCAATTATAAAATTAAGATTACTGTGGCGTATTAGTAGATATTTTATATAATCTGATTCGTTCTCTATTTTCTCTATTTTATTTTGGAAATATTCAATGTCACAAAAGAAATAATGAAATGATATATTCTTCTCTGGTTCATTTTCATTAAAATAGAAAATACCATTTTTATTTTCCAACAAGCACTGAGTTTCTAGAACGTCCATGTTCTCTAGTGTATGCTTTCCGAAAATATCGTCACATTCAAGTCTTCTGAAATGTGTATATCCCATCATTTTAGCAAATCTTGTAGCATTAAATAGATTAATTAAAACCGATAGTCCATGTCTCTGTAAACCTGGATTTATATTATGTGCAACGAACTCACCGCAACTAGTGAAAAAGTCAACTTCTTCAATATTGGTATATTCTTTTTCGAATAGCTGATTTCTATTATCATAGATATAAAAATTACATCTTTCTATAATAGTTTTGTCAGCAGGTGTATTAGATATTAGTAGTATATCATTACCTCTTTCTCTTAATCTGTCTATTAAATCGCTTAATTTGGATTCGATTTTTTGATTCCTGATGAAACAGTCTATTATGACTATTTTTTTCGTTTTTTTCATTTCATAAACTTTATCCATGATAATCTTTCTTGACAATATATTAATTCTTTCTTTCTCTTCTTCTTTTACTGCAGAAAATACTCCAGATTCTGCTATTCTATAAGCACCGGTATAATCTTTGTCACATTTTATTTTACCAAGAAGGGAATATTCAAAATTAATAAACCAATCAAGGTATGGTGTTGATGCCATCCATGGTTTTATTATACCTTTTACATTTCTCATCAACCTTCCAAATCCAACAAAATTAAATCTTATCAAATGTCGAGTTTCTAAATCTTCATGGATTGGGAAACCCCTCCACATTCCATCTTCTGGGATATTTCCATTCTGATCAATTTTTATGTTCCCCGTAGAATGCATAACATAATCGGGATTCTTCTCCAGAAAATCAACTTGTTTTTGAGTTTTATGTTCATCTGTTAGATAATCATCACCGTCAAGATATGAAATATATTTACCTGATGCTTGATCAAAAAGAAATTTGATATTTTCATACCCTCCTATATTTATATTTCTTTCGAATATCTTTATTCTAGGATCGTCTCCATATTTTTTATTTAATATTTCTATAGTCCCATCTTGAGAAAAATCATCACTTATTAATATTTCAATTTCAAAATTTACTTTTTGGTTGAGTATTGAATCTACGCATTCCTCAATATATTTAGAAAATTTGTAGGTAGGTACTAGAAAACTTACCGTTATTTCATCAGAAGAATCTATCATTATTCTATCTTATTTTTTTTGCAGGAATTCCAATATAAGTTCCTGCTGTTTCTATATCTTTAACTACGCCAGCGTTAAGTCCTATCTTAGATAAACTATGTATAGTAGTCTTTTGTTTTATCGAAGCATTTGTACCTATATACACACAATCATATATTTTGCAATTACCAGAAATGTTTACACCAGGAGCTGTTGTAAAGTAATTGCCTATTTCACAATCGTGACCTATTGTTGTGTTAAGATTGATATGAGCATGAGATCCTATTTTAATGTTAGTGGTTAATATAGATCCTGCACATATAATGCTACCCTCGCCTATTTCAATATCATTTCCTAAAAGCAAAGCTGAAGGATGTATAAATGTGAAATACTTAGTATTTTTTGGTAGTTTTTGTACTATGTCATATCTATGTCCCGGATCTCCTACTGCAACAAGAGCTTCATACTTTGTAGGATCAAACTTAGAAATGTGGTATATGTGTTCAGTATTTTCAGAATAATATTCATCATCTACGAAACACTTCATATTATAATCTTTCATGTGAGCTTTAATTTCTCTTGCAAACCCGCCTGCTCCTATTAGTACTTTTTCCATTATATATTAGCTTTAGTATAGATTTCAAATTTAGATAGATCTGGATAAGGAAGTTCTAAATCTTCATTATGTTTCTTACTTCCATCCACATTATAGAATTGACCCATCAATAACAGGCCTCTTGCAGCCAATTCTGGCATCATATAAAAATTCCAGCCTAGCATATCAAAATGATCGTCATGATAAGAACACTCTCTTCTTCCACTATATCTAGCTCTTCTGAACCAAAGATATGCTTCGTAATTATCAGTCAGTATTGCTCCTCCTTTACTTAGTTTAAAATGTTTATATGGTCCAGTGAAAGAAACGCACATGTGGGTTCCTGGAATATACATGTCTGTAGTGAATCTTAGTGCAGAATCCCAAACATTTGTCGGATAGAGCTGGTATGCACCCTTTAGTGTTTTCCCCTCTACTGGAAAGAAATCAACTTTAGCTCCTGCATGTATAATTTCACAAGGGACCGAAGGATATGTTCTTGCTGGAATAGTTATAGTTTTGCCTGCTACTTTCTCGTACATTAAAGCAAGAAATAGAGCATTACTTTGATTATCAACAGTAACAACATACGGAGCTCCTGTATAGTCGCTAATTGATTTTTCGAATTCGTCGGTTATCCTGTAAACACCTGTAGCCATATAATAAATTTTTTCCTAATTTATTATTTTAGATTCGATTACAGCTTTTATTTCGAGATAGAGTTTATTTATTTATAGCTCCTTTTTGGTTGAACATGTTATAGTTAACGGTAATTTTTTTACCTCTCTCGTCAATTAATATTAAGACGTCCCCGGTTTCTGTTACTTTATAATCAATTCCCATATATTTAACACTCTGTCCAGGTTTAAGGGATTTGAAATCTTCTACAGAGATCTTTTCACCGTATTTTTTGATAAATCCTTCAAATAATTCTAGGTTCTTCATAGTTGGTTTAATATTAATTAACAAAATTCTTTTTTTGCTTCCCAAAAATCCTCAGCAGATAGCTTCCATCCTTTTTTCTTAGATGCCACGTAAGCCTGTGCATCTTTTAGATTTGGATTGCAGTCATCTTTCTTACATTTTTCAAAGTATGATTTGAGGTCACCGTACACTGCTTGACTGATCCCAGTCTTTTCTTGTATTTTGCTTTCGTTAATAAAAGAACTAAATGATTTTATATTTTCCATAAGGATTCTTTATTTTTTATCTTTCTATATATCCTCATTCATTTCAATTATAAGCTGGAGATCACCGGTTCCTTTTATAATTCTGTGCCAAATCCCCTTTGGAATCTTTATCCTAGTATTTATTGGAATTGGTAACTCATTATCCATTTGAAACATCCAATCGGTTTTGTGAACAGGATGTATTGTTCTATTTTCATCGTCCCAGTGCCATTTAAACTCTTCGTCTCCTGTGGTTTCTCTAAATGTACGAACAACTATCTTATTTGAAGAAGTTGTTAAAACAACTTCTTCAAAAGGAAATTCTTCTACCATGGTCTGCTTGATTTAATACCTAAAAGTTTTCTATATCTTGCTACATTGCAAGCCCACCATCTAGGTTTCCATCTAGGTCCTGGATTATCACATCTCATTCTTTTCTGGAAAGATCTTGCCTTTTCTGGATCGTCGTTATTCACTCTCATACCGGGTTGGCCGAATCCGACCTTAATAACATTACCCTTATCGTTCTTGGTATAAACTGCAAATTTTCTAGGACCTCCTGGTGTTCTGAATGGTTTATTTAAATTGACATTCTTTCCTCTATATTCAGCTTCGTCGACATCGCCTTCGTAGAATGGCACATCCAAAAGAACTCTTTCCCCTTCATATTCCCCGGTTCTCCCCGCATCAGTGGAGACTAGAAAAAGATCGTCTTCGTTAAGATCTATAATGTTTCTCTCCCAAAGATCTCTAGCTTCGTTAACGATATCTAGCCATGCTTCAGATTCTATTCTATATACGCTCTCCATCAGAGGTAGTTCCCTGTCTATATGATATCGCAAACCTTCACTAATTGATGGTTCTTTTTCTTCATAGTGAAGAGATTCGAAATTCTTGATGTATTTCATATGATTTTTTTAAGTTGTCTTATTTATATTTATATTAAAATATTGAATGGTGTTATTAGTATTTTATATATCAGAATATTCAGGGGTTTAATTTTTTCTCCCGTATTTTTGGTTTAATTTTGCTCCTGTAATTCTAAATGAAAAACAAGAAAAGAAGCTATATGATTATCATTTCTATCATTTTATTTAAGTTGGTTTCAACCAGGTTAAAGAACCGAACAAAAAGATTGGGTACCTGAAACTATAACCAGATTCACCAATATAGATAGGAGTTAATTTATAAAGTTTCAAAAAAAAAGAGATTATAATGGCATTGAATAGAATGAGACAATTTAAGATTTCGGATAGATTGACACCGAGATCAACCAAATCAGCTTCAGCTTATTTAACAGAGGTTGAAAGAACATATCCACTTACATTGGACGAAGAAGTTGAATTTGGAACCAAAGCAATGAACGGCGACATAGAAGCCAGGGATAAACTAGTAAAGGCAAATCTTAGATTCGTATTATCGGTTGCTAAGATGTACACTAAAAATCCGGAAGATTATCCAGATTTGATATCTGCAGGAAACATCGGTCTTATAGAAGCTGCCAGCAGATTCGATCCGACTAAAGGATTTAAATTTATTTCATATGCGGTTTGGCATATTAGAAAAGAGATACTAGAACATCTTGGAAACAATAGCAGAATCGTTCGGCTTCCACTGACTCAGGTAAACGTCATTAGAAAAATGGTAGATGTTACCAATAAGCTTTCGACTGAACTTGGACGCGAACCAACATTCGAAGAGGCTTTAGAAGCACTTAGAAATTCTGATTCTAGACTGAAAGGATTAAAAGCTTCAAGCTTCAAGAGTGCGATGGCAGCTGACATCAGACCGGCATCATTTAACGCACCAGTCACAGAGAACTCCAAAGAAACCCTGCTGGATGTATTCGATTTCGGATCAATTTCACCTACAACAGATCTTTATAATAGGGAAAAGAGAAAGGTGATATTGGATCTTGTAACAGACCTACCACCAACTTACAAAGAAATTGTTATGAGAAGACATGGTATTCCAGGGTACTCTGAGGAAGAGGAAACCTTTCAGGAAATAGCTAAGAACGTAGGGGTTTCTCTAGAAACTGTGAGAAGCCGATATGCTAAAGCGATGAGGATCCTTAGAAGAAGAGCAGCTAATAACAGGAAAGAACTTTATGAGGATGTCATATTAAAATAGTTGGTTAAAGTAAAATAATTTTAAAAAAGGATGCACTCTCCTTATTTAAAACGCCAGACTTCTAAATTCATAGTCTGGCGTTTTTTATTATTCATAAATCTATTTTTTTATCTGTGATCTAGACCTCTCAATTTACTTAATCCTTTTAAAACAACCGGATTGATGCTTAATTTTTGAATAATTGCATTTGCCTTCTCTTGATTCTCTCTCGCATAGTCAATTATTCTGCTAACGTTGTTAGAAACTGTGATCTCTCCAACACCAACAACATCTTCATTAACATTTTTTCTGTCCATCATAATAGATTTTGCATTAGAGAAATGCTTCTCAATTTCGCTGGTAATATAATAGGGATTAACATCGGAGACACTTACAAAAGTTTCTGAATGAGTCGAAGGAGTAAATCCAGTCCAATAATCAATATCAATCGAAAGATCATGTGATGCCATATTTTTAAATTTGGAATTAATGTTCTCTATGTAGCAGAAGTCATCTAGATCTCTTATTTTTCTTTCATCGAATCCTATATCTTTAGCAATATATTTAACCGCATCCCTTATATCGTAACAAATGCATATATGATAAGCTTGAAATTGACAGTCATCATATTCGTCATTATATTTAACATCGGTTCTGATCACAAGACCCATCATTTGTTTTTTTGTGCTTGATTCGTTTATGCTTCTGATGTATTTCACTGTGGGTGTTATTTTATTTTTTAATTTTGTCTGGAATTCATTCATTCAAATCTATATATTTATACAAGTACATTAATTAAAAAAAACTGATCACTGAGAGATGTACGTTTCAATTGCATTGTCATCTCTTTGATTCTCTCCTAGATTTTTCTTAGATGTAAAGCGCGGTCGGGCCCCCCTGAAATCCCTCTGCATCCCCGGGGCCGGCCACAAGAATCTTTTTTAAAAAAGTTTCGAATTTTTTGAAGTGCTAGATGATCTTAGATAAGATGATAAAGTAGTGAAGTGTGTTAATAGTGAGTAATGAACTGATGTCTGGCTATATATGATCGTTTGGGATTGTCAGTGATGATGCTCTTAGATAAAAGTGAACGCAACATAAGTTCTTTTAAAAACTGATGTCTACAGATACAATATGCTTTATTAATATTCTTTAATTGACATATATGAGTCGTGCTAGATAGGTGCACAGAGATCTTATATTATATTTTTTTCATTATAACACACGTAGACAACCCAAATAAAAACACAGATCTAAACTCCTTATTGAGATCTGTGTTTAGTAAAATACCAACTTTTAAGTGGGCCTGTGTGAGTACACAGAGAGGTTTGGATGTCTTGGAAGTCTGAGAGACGGAAAATCTAATCTTATTATCATTTTAACCTATAATGGGTTCTTCTATACCCAAGTAGCCTAGCAAGGCAGAGACTATGGCAGAGGGTGAATTGTTATAGATGGCAGTGAGCATGGGATCACTTGACTCAGCTCCCTCGTTGTTCATTAGACACACTTCCACGTAGCTGTTGTTGACCATGGAAGCTAAGATGGTATAGACACTACCGGAATTCGTTTTAAATCTGATCTCGTTATCTACGTTTTCAAGAGACTGAATAGAAGGGATTTTGTTAAAGACTACCCATATGGTGTCCATTACAAGATACCAGTCCTCCCAGATTTCTCTGGACACCCCGATTTGCTTTAGCTCGCTGTCTGTTATATAGTTCTTAGATTCTGGAATCTCGCTGCTTGTTTTGCTTTTCTTCTTACTCATATGCTTTAGAAATTTTATGATGTTATAGATACCTGGAGTGGGTTGTGTTTCGGGTTGCCTTTGATGACTAGGATATTTTAAAGACCAGGACTGGACTTAGAATGATCTTTAATAGAGTAGAGTAGAGTAGAGTAGTAGGGTGGGATTGCACTTTGTCTTGACTCTGTGTTGTGTCTGTTATTAATTCGGCCGGGTTCTTCATCAGAATTTCCTTATTGACCACCGAAGGTTCTTTATAGATGGTTCTTTATAGATGGTTCTTTATAGATGGTTCTTTATAGATCCCCCGGCGCTTAAGCGGTTGGACTCCCGAGGTTATTCCCTGTATACGAGGCCCCCTTAAAAAGACCCGTCTGAGGGACCCCTAATATGTCCTTTTTGTCTCCTCCACTAAATATGGGACCCCTGCTTAGCGTATATGTCCCCTACATATACCTCCTATACGAGGGGGCTTCATACCCCCTATTAGAGGACCCCAATTTTACCCCCCTCCACATATTTGGAGGGCCCCGTTTTTCCGGGGAGATAGAGAAGTATTCAGATCTGTTTTTTATTTTTCGAAACAGGGTTTACACCTCGGAAAGTATCATATACCCTTACATTGAATCAATGTTATCTTTGTTATCTTAATGTTATCACCTCGGAAACCATCTGTACTCTAAATGCATAAGCATAGATGCTGAAGCAATGATGACACCTCGGAATGTTTATATAAAGGGGTCGTTACTTAGATGTTGAAGCAATGTTATCACCTCGGAACCCTTTCTTTGACAGCATGCTGCATCATATATGACATCAGCAACACCGTCGACCGAGGTGTAATCCTTAGACTAGATGCAAAAGTTTCTTTTATTACCTCTCACAGATTTAGTCTGTTGCTTACAGAAAAATTCCTTAAGGTACATCAGTTATGACATCGTCACCACCGTCGACCTCGTCGACCGAGGTGTAATCTATAGACTAGGTGAAAGATTCTTTCACTCATCTTTAGCTACTTACACAAAAATCCCACCGAGAGCATTGTGCATCAGGGTGGGGATTTCTGGTTGGATAATAATTTATTATCCGGTATGTCAAGATTAAAAAGTCCTTTGTGCTTATGGTTCAGTGTCCAGATCTGTTAATACCTCGGGTTCAGGTAAGAAGAACATTATAAGAAAAGCTGTTGCGAGTAGGGTCACTCCTATAAAGAATAACAACTCGTTTAACGGTTCATCATTAAAAGGAATATATTCCTGAACTACTCCTGCCATTGTTAGGTAGGCTATAAAAAATAAAAGGATCGTTGCGATTAGGTAAAATAACTTTTTCATGGTGTTGTGCTGTATTATATTGAGATTTATATTATATATTAAGTATATTAAAAAGGTCTATTTTTTTTAAATGTCGTTTCCGTTTTCATCGCATAGAACAAATCGACCTTCGATTACTGGAGGGAACTCGGTTGATGGTTCGCCCTCTGATACGTATTTGAAGTTGGCTTTACCTTTTGATATGATTAAGGTGTTATCAGCAGAAACACTTATAACGATTTTCTTTTCCGAAAGGAGATTGAATAACTCTTCGAATTCTTTTGCAATTTTAGATTCTGTCTTTAGTAGCTTTGCCATGTCTTTGTTTGATTAGTTTGATGATGTAAATGTAAGAAAAATAACCCGGATAAAAAAATAATTTAGCCGGGTTATTTTAACTTCTTTTTTATTCCCCTTACCAGGTAACTGGATTAGCTTCAATAAACTCCGGGGTATAAAGGTGTTTTGAGTTATCGTTATATTTAATTACATCCTCCCACCAGCGGATTCCCATTTCTAATCTAACTATTGCAAATTTTGCAATATCATCACTGTGGACGAAAAAGAAAATGTCGTTTCTATCTCCTGTATCCGGAATTGGATTTCCCATTTCGTCTAGGTCAGGAAGTGTTTGCACCTCGGTATGGTATTTTATCCTCACCCCCAATTCACTCTTAAAGAAAGACTCGAATTCTTCAATTGAACTGTCACCTAATATAACCGCGGGCCAAACGCAAAGTTGTGTGAAGTTGTTGGAGGGTTGAGTTTCAGTAGATGGTATTACTGGTAAGATTCTTTCGGTTGTTTTTTTAGTTGTTTCCATTTTGTTTGATTTTTTTTGGTTAGTTAATTATAATGTTATATTTAATTTGATGACGTAAATGTAAGGAAAATAATCCGGATAAAAAAATAATTAAAGCGTTAATTTTTTTTAATTTTTTTAGTTTTTTTATTTCCATGTAAAATAATCCACACACCGTCGTCCCTGGTGGGATCATCATTTTCATTTTTTATGTAAAGGGGAAATTCCATAAAAAAATCCGAGTTACCCCGGATTTCCAATTTTCCATTTTCACTAACTAATTTTATTTCAAACCAATTCCTTTAAAATTAAAATTCCCTTTTTTGATTTGTTCAACATCGGCTTTGACCGCATCCGCATACCTCGGGTCTTGGATTTCCTTTTCCTTGCAATCCATGCAAATTATTTGTGTATTGAACATTGACATAATGGTTACACCGTTGGTAGGTTTGCTACATCTTTGACAGTTTTGTACGTTCATGATTTTAAGATTTTGTTTGGTTGGTTGATTAAATTTGATGACGTAAATATAAGGAATCTTTTTAAGATAAAAAAATAATTCATGAATTATTTTTGAGATTTTTTGTCCGAGGTGTACGTGTGTTGCTGTGCATGAGACTTCTTCGCAAGAAGTGCAATTAGAACCTGATGTTTACCAACAGGTTCCGATCAACTACACCGTCGCTTAGTCGTCCAAGGTGTAGCTGATAAAGCACTAGCACTTCTTAGTTATACTGGTATGATTTTTTTTATCTTAACCTATAGCCAAAAAAAACCCGAAAGATTTAACAATCTTCCGGATCTTCAAACTCAACTTAGAAACCTATAGAAATTTAACCTTCGAACCTATAGAAACCTTGTGGACAGAGCAGGACTCGAACCTGCAATAGTACCATACTTGCTTCGGATGCCTCCTACAACAACGGAATCGAACCGTATCTCTCGATGCCTCGAGCGCTTTACCACTTCGCCACCTGTCCTTATTTTATTTTTTTTATATATTTGTTATGACCCTCGCGGGCGGAGTATCTTAGTAACATAGTATGTTATAGATCCCTTAATCCCACCAATTATGAGCCCCAATGTTTACTTTTTTAAATCCAACCAGAAGTGAAAATAAATCTGAAGGAATGTTAACGGTAATGTATGATTCATTAGCCACCCTTTTCGTAAACATCACAACTGGATATGTGTTGAGAATCGTTTCAATTCCTTCCTCGTTAAAAGAACTGAGATTGATGTTTTCCAATGCAATTAAATTTGGGAGGTCTTTGATATTTATATCAACAGCAACAGTAATGTTGGTAACCATTTCTTTGTTCATAACGTTTAGTTTTAGTAATTATTATTTTTTGATGATGTAAATGTAAGAAAAATAAACGGGATAAAAAAAATAATTAGAGGATTATTTAATTTTTAATGTTTATTTAATTCCTTTTCGATTTCAATAGACATGCTATCTATAAACTTTTTAGTTTTCTGATGTTCTATTGTTTCGTTCAGTCTTAAAAGAGATTCCTTTTCTGTGATTCTATTCATTCTGGAATTGTGTTTATTTGATTCGTGAATGAATGTAAATATCTTTATATCTCAAATCCAACTATTCTTCCAAGTATTAATACTATCGTTACCGCTAGTCCTACTAACACATACAAATATTGTATCTTTTTTATCATTTTAAATTATATTTAGATTCATTAATTTTATTTGATGACGTAAATGTAAGAAAAGTAAACCAGATAAAAAAATAATTTGATGGTTATTTTTGGATTTTAACTTTCTTTTATTTCCGAGGTATTTTACCCTAGATAGCTCTAGAATACTTGAGATTAAAAAAAACTAACATGGATACCGACATGCTTCCACCGTCGACCGTCGACATCAAAACTAACATGGATACCGACATGTTTCCACCGTCGACCTCGGTGGGCTCGATCTGCTTACTCCTTTTGCTTAGCATCTCACACAAAAAAAGAGCCTCACGCTTGCGAGGCCCCTTTCAAACTAATTGTATAACCAAACTAAACTAAACTTCTATTTCAACTTTCCATTCGTTTTTAATTTCAATTCTTAGATTGTACATCATTGTAACGTAAAATGGAAGTACTTTTTGATTTATGTGATCTGCTCTTCCCACCGCGGCAGAAAGGTCATTATCCAAAATCGATTTTACGAAACTTCCGGGGTATGTGTCGATACCAACCTTATTTAGCATTATGGAAGTTCCTATGTTTATTATATGCTCATTTGCTTCTTCGTTATGAAGAAATTCAAATGGGATTAAATTCTTATTTGAGTTTAAGTAGTCTTCTACTTGTTTTCTTACTCCTTGTTCTGCGAGTTGTCTGTCAATTTTTTGTGTTTCCATTTTTGTTTAGTTTTAAGTTATTTGAATAATTTTGATGGTGTAAATGTAAGGAATATTTTCGAGATAAAAAAATTAACTGGATAAATATTCCTGAAATCTTTCGTTATAATTCGATTTTCCAAACCCCTTGTTATTCTCGTGGCACCATTTTAAGAATGGAACGACTACAGCATATTCTTTAGAGGTTAGATCCTCTTCGAATAGATATAGAATTTCGTCTGGGTTAAAAGTTCCCTCGATGTTTACTGCTTTACTGATTAAAGTGTAGAGTCTTTGTGAAAGTTGTTTCATTTTAGTTGATTTTATACCACAAATATACAAAATCTCGTTTAGATAAAAAAAAATAATTTTATAATTTAAGATTATAATTTATTTTTATCCCGGGGTGTAGCTGATAGAGATCTCAGAGAAAGAGAATGTGTAATTTCATGTTTTTCTTTAATATAACACTCTGAGCTCTCTATCAACTACACCGTTGCCCGGGGTGAAAATGAAGTTAAGAGAGTGCAAAAAAAGGATCCTTCATCTTGAAGGATCCCCACTCTTTCTTTATTGTAAAATTCTTCCGTGATTTTATACGTACATTTACTTTGTACTGTAAAATATCTTTCTATTGTAATCGAACACCACCTTATGTTCGGAAAAGAAATCTGAACCGAGTATGCCTATGATCTCCACCCCGGATCCGTTTTTAATGGTGTTGATAACATTTGATAGGTTACTTGCCTTTAAACTTATATTAAATTGCTTATCCTTTATCTTTATAGTTCTTATATTAACCACGTCTTTCATAAAGTTAGAACCTCCGATCCCAACAAAGTCTGTGTCTGAATCCATTGTGACTAGACCAATCTCCTCGGATCTATTATAGTCAATCACGCTCACATTAGCACCGGTGTCAAGTAACATATACTCTTTTTTACCTCCTATCTCCACCTCAGCAAATAGAAGATTACTGTCATTTGTTGTTAGATAATGGAAAGCTCCGATCGGCTCACCGTCGTAAACTACTTGTTGGCTGTTTCTTAAGTCCTCTATCTTCTTGTTCTGATTGAATATAAACACCGATGATGTTAATAACAAAACACCTAATAGAATGTAATAAATCGATTTCATGTTAATTTTTTGTTTTGTTTTTTGTATTTAATTAAATTATTCTAAGGTATCTATCTTCTTTTTACTTTATGTGCAAATATACTAAAAAATACCAAGGAAAAAAAATTCTCTGCATTTGAACTTTATTTAGAGTTCCTACCGTGGATATAATTAATCATCCAAATCTCAATTCTGTTTTTCCAACTGTTTTTCCAACTGTTTTTCCAACTGTCTCTCTTCTGTTTTTTAGTGTCTACACCGTGGGACGAAAAATCACATGACGTTTAAACAATTGCTAATTGCTTAGTGGTCATCACCTAGCAATTGCATCTACCGTGGGATAGAAATCTCTTAGAAACCACCCAGTATTACTTAAACAATTGCTTAGCAAGATGCTAAGCATCACACACACCTCGGAATGTGAACCACCAGCATTTAAACAATTGCTTAGTAGACATCACCTAGCAATTGCACCTACCGTGGGATAGTTATAAACCTCTTTTCTGTTGCTACTTTATTGTCAAATCCACCGGACCAATGTTATAAACCTCGGGCTGCCTTTGATTAATAAAATGTCACTCACACACATATTAAAAAATCCCGATAATAGATTATCGGGATTGAAGTAGAATTATTCAAGCTCTACTAAAACTAAACTAATGATGTAAACAAACTAATAACTATTTTATAACCAAAGATATTTATATTACGTATTATTTTTCTTAGCATATCTGCCCTCGCGGGCGGAGTATCTTAGTAACATAGTATGTATAGGGGTGCTTAATTAATTTAAGCAAACCTTAGCCCTAATATTACGATTTTCAAGTGTTGCAAAAGCTCTCTCTTCCTTTTCTGCTGCTTTTAAATCCATTTCCAATTTGGCTAGCATTGCCATCATTAAAAGCATTCCTAAATTTTTTTCGTTGTTGTTTAGTGGTGTTTCCATTTTTTTTCGTTTTTTAATTATGGTGTAAATGTAAGAAAAATAAACCAGATAAAAAAATTATTTAGCTGGTTTGTTTATATTTTTTAACCACCATTCCTTTAATCTACCTAATTCCCTTTCACCCATATTCATTTCCATAAAATCAACTATTCCCTTATATTCTCTCTTCTCCTCCTTATAAAAACCTGGGGTGTCAATGTACTCTTCTCCCATTATTTCTCTAATCGAATATTCAGACATGCTGTCTATCTCTACTAAGAATCTCTCGAAATTCTTTTTGTTTCTAAATGTGGGTTTTTTATCCTTCATGGTCGATGTAAATATTATTCTCCTCGTCATCCTTGTCGTCCTCGTCATTCAATTCATACTCGTCTAATAAAGCATCCATGGCATCATTTGCATCATCAGCTGATAGCCAGTTCTTAACAAGATAATCAAGGATAGAAGAGTCCTTGATACCCTCCTCTCTTAACTTTTCTAATTTCTCTATTGGTGTTTTGCGGTCTGTAGCCATTTTGATTTTTTTAATTGAGTTATTGTTATTTTTTTATTATGAAGTAAATGTAAGAAAAATCCACCAGATAAAAAAATAATTTGGTCGAATTTTTTTGCTGAATTAACCCTTCACCCTTACAAAGGTTTCACCGCTGTTCTCTGAATAAATAACTATTAAATAAAGCCCACCATTTTGTCTTGAAACTAAATTTTTAATTTCTATTATGTTGATTTTACCCACCTCAATTTTCTCTAACCATTCGTTTAATTTAACCTCCATATCGGCTGCGTAGTCGGCATAAAAAATCTTGGTCTTCATATATTCACTATTTATAATTTTTTATTTATACTTCAAATATAAAAAATCCCAGCCAGATAAAAAAATAATTCGGCTGGGATTTTTTATGAAATTATTGTTACCAATATTTTTCTTTATTGATTTTTTTATACGTTCTTGAATCCCATATATTTTCTCTGTCCTCTAATACACCGTTGTCTAATAAATCTAGAAGTTGAGCTTTGATTAAATCAGCGTCTCTTCCCAATCTATCCTCAATGCATGTTGAAATTTTACCGTCATAATTAAGATTTTCTAAAACGGGTTCTTTGAATTCGAAATAGTATTCACCTCGGGATTCATTATACGAGGCATGTGAATAGTTCAGCAGATCAACCTGTGATAGTACGAAAATATATGATTCGAATGGAGGTGTTCCAATCACAAAGAAATCATCACCGTCGTTGAATGCACGATATTGTATGTAATTGATTGCTCTGAATATTTCTCCGATTAAGGTTTTTGCCGGACCACTAGATGGGATATTTCCTGACTCAAATTTTCCAATTCTGGTTTTCAAATCTTCATAAAACTCCTCTTCGAATATTCGAAATCTGTCTGGACCTTTGGGACCTTTGATTTTTTCATACGTCGCTTCATGCTCTAATATGTCTTGAGTGATTACTATATGGTCAGACAAATCAACGCTTCCTGCTTCTGGATATGAGCAGACGCTAACCCCGGTTTTCTTTGATATTTTGTCAAGCTTACCACTTTCAAAATATCTATCTTCTGAGTTTAGATAAAGAAATCTTTTACAGTCTTCGTGAAGTTCTTTTACAGAATTAAGGGTGTTTACTAAAAATCTTAGTTTCTGAATTTTTGATAGTTGTGTAATTTCCATTGTAGTTGATTGTTTGTTTGTTAATTATAGTGTAAATTTATGAAAACCAAACCAGATAAAAAAATAATTTAGAGGGTTTATTAAAAAAAATATTTTATCGTCTTTATAAAAAATACCACCGGGGTCCGAGGTGTATAGCTTACAGCGATCCCGATTTAAAAAAAAGTATTCTATTACAAAAAAAACCAGATATATTTTTTTATATCTGGTTTTTTTAGATTTTCTAGAAACTGTTTCCTATTCAATTTCAGCTAAAGCTTTTAGAATTTCGTCTAACGCTTTTACTGTTGCGTTGTTCGTGTGTCCTCCTATGTGGAATTCTACCCTTTCATTTTCGTCGATTCTTTTATATTCCTTCCAATCATAAACTGTAAATACGTCTCCTGATTCGGTCTCGGCCTGCCATTCGAAGTTGACTTTATCTTCTCCGTCATTCGCAGAATACTTAGGCTCTCCTAATACCATTCTTAGTTTTTTAACTGATGTTGTGATTGTGGTTCCATGGAAGCTTGTTCCATTTGCTGATTTAGTTGTTGTTCTCATTTTTTGTTGATTTTTTTATCTGGTGTAAATGTAAGAAAAATAAACCAGATAAAAAAATTATTTATTGATTATTTTTACGATCGGAAAGTCGACAAATCCATTATTAACCCATCTAACTGGATTTGAGGTTATTTTATTTTCTATTAAAAATTCAAGAACACCCTCATTTTCGGAATAGTTCTTAATGATGATTTCATTCTCTTCTAATTCGACTTCTGGTAGATTCACCGTTGCCGTCATAACCGGACACCCGTCCTCTGCATCAATTAGTTCTAGAGCTAATCTTCCGTTTCGATACCTCCCACTTTCTATTATCACATTATAATCTGAATACTGTGTTTTTAATTTGTAGGTTTGCATAATTCTATAGATTGTTTAATTTTTCGATAAATTCATTCTCCAGCTCTTCGTCATCCAAATCATTTCTTCTGTGTAATTCAAAAGCCCACTTTGCAATTTTTCTAACCTCATCTTCGCTGTACATTCTCTCTTGCTGCAATTTAGCACCGTGGACCATTCCTTTTTGTAATGCTGCAACTATCAATTCATGTTGCGGGTTCCCCTCAATAATTTCTGGGTCATACCCGTAAATTTCTCTAAATAACTTTTCTGCTAGCTTATAAGATTCAGAGTCTTCTTTAAGCATTTCTTTTTTCTCCCCCATCTTTTAGAAGTTTTCGTCATCGTCATATTCCTCATCCTCATCCTCATACTCATCCTCATCCTCATCAGAGTAGAAAAAACCTTGGGCTCTGCAAGATTTTGGATTTGGTAAACTGTTATATTGCTCGATTACATTTTCCGGGTCTAGATCCTCTACTAATTTAGGATAAATGACACCTTGGGTATCATCACCCACTGGATTTCCTTCAAAAGATAAATCTATACCAGCATCCCTGTTTGACCCTAGTCCGTTTAATTCTGCTAGAAGTTCATAAAAATCTTTTCCTCCAAATTCTCCGTATCCATCATAATCGTTCTCTGTGAATACTCTTCCGTCTGGGGTAATCATGTGTACTGTGAATGTTTGTTTCCCTGAATATTTGTTAGCGATAGATCTATCGGTATCGCAAGTATGCCAGCTAAAGAATCCCATAATATTTTTTTTTAGATTGTTTAATTAATTATGGTGTAAATGTAAGAAAAATAAACCAGATAAAAAAATAAAATTGGATCAATTTTTCGTTTATTTATTTTGTGTGGATTGGAGTTCGTCTGCACACTAGGCACACTACACCTCGGACCGAGGTGTAGTGTGCAGACTACCTGCATAGGAAAACCTAATAACACAATAAAAAAAAAGGACCTCTTTATGAGATCCTTTCCAACTTGCTTAGAGCTTAAAGCTGTATGTGATTATATAATTAAAAGTCTTCTTAGATTATTTCCTCCTCTGTTGTATAGAAAGTTCTTGTGGAATTCTCTTTCTTAATCCTCACAACGTGGGTTCCTGTTGGACCGATGTCTGAGATTTTTTCTAAAATAACATTAGCTCCCTGTGGCATTAAACTCGGTTTACCTGAAATGTCTTTCTTTCCGAATACCTTAATTGGAGATTCTAATATTTTGTTGATTTTTTCTCCTAATGATAAATTTTCATTTTTTTTAGGTTTAGGTAAAAATCTACCTGTTCTTGGGTCTCTTAATACGTTCATGATATTTTTGTTTTAGATTGTTAATTAATTACTGTACAAATGTATAAAATCTTTTTTAGATAAAAAAATAATTTGTCTAATTTATAATTAATTTTTTGATAGTCGATAAAAAATGAATTCGTGGATTATATTTTATCTAGATGTGTGAATTATACTTCAGCAGATGCTTCCACCGTTGACGACGGTGTATGTATTTGGATACTGTCAGATAATCCAGATTCTAGAGCAAATAAAAAAACCTCCGGAACTTCCAGAGGTTTATCAAAAAACTTAACAACTACAAAATATTACGGAACAACAGTAACAAGTTCCTGTGATACAACATAATCATATAACAGGTTCATCTTATATCTAAAATCTCTTTCTTTACCATCACAGTCTTCTTTAACATATGATTGGTTTAGAAAGGTTTCTATTTCTAAATCGCTTATCTCTGAAATAGCAACATGTGGATAATTTTCGGAAAAGAATCCCTTTACTTCTTTAATTTGTTCTGTCATTTTAGTTTGGTATTTTTTTATTATTATTTACTTTGCAAATGTAAGAATAAAATTCGAGATAAAAAATAAATTCGCGCATATATGAGTGGTATCTTACTAACATAGTATGTACCGGGGTTTTAGGATTAAGTGCTTAAGTAGATTTTATTAAAACAAAAAAGAGCCTCTTACGAGGCCCCGACTCCAATTTTTTTAAGAGTCTAAATTAAACACAACCAAACTTTACCAATTTTATTTTATTTTATTTTATTTATTAACCTCATCTACTTCTATAATTGTATCAACCTCAACGACAATATAATCAATAGCACCGTTGGATAACATAATTTTCATATCAATCTCCTCAACATCATATCCCATTGATTCGAATGCTATCTTTGAAGCCTCGTAGGAGTTGGTTGCTCTAGCGTGCATTATTGTTGGGCTGTCCCATTCTTCGGGATTTGTTAGAACTATGCAGTACAATTTTTTAGATTCCATCTTTTCTAGTTTTTTTCTTATTATAAATGTAAGAATAAAATTCCGGATAAAAAAATAATTTACCCGAAAATCACATCCTCAAATAGAACGGTTTGTAAAATACAATCTGCTGTGATCGCATCATCTTCTTCGTTTTCCATTTCAATTAGTCTTTCTTGAGGTGAATGCTGTACTCTTTCGTGGACATCAGCAAGGGTTATTACACCGTTGTATTCGTCTCCTTCTTCGTCTATAATCTGAAGCTCTCCACCATCTTTAAGTATTCTCATTAAAATATCTTCGTAGCATACAATCTGATTGCTCTCAGACTTTAAAGCTTCTTTAGCCTTTTTATAATCTGCTGAATCGTAATCTAGAACTATACCGTGGGAGTTTAAATAACTTAACCCGTTACATAATGCTCTGTAAAAGAATTCTTCTGATTCTAAGTTCGTAAGTTTAATTTCCATTGTTGTTTTATGTTGTTATGAATTACACATCAAATGTAAGAAATCATTTCCAGATAAAAAAATATTATATAGATATTTTTTTATCTGGAAATATTAATTAAGTGAATATAACTACACCTTCTTCTTTAGCTAGTTCAAAAGCATTTTTGAAATGCACATATGTTCCTAAATAAAAATTGAGTGAGGGCTTGGTTAATATACCATCAGCTACCAGACTCTCTAAATACACCTTGAATTTTTCCTCGTTCTGTACCATATCGTTATAAAGTTTTCCCGCGATGCTCCAGCTAATTTCACCTTCACAGTCACTAAAATCTATAAGTTCATAACAGGGTGAATTCAAATAGTTTTCGGGATTCCTCCAAATCACATCTGGTATTACTCCAATCAAAGCTTCGCTTAGGTACCTTCTGAAAGCATTATAGTACCCATAAGAACCTGCACCGAAATGATAAGTTTTAGTCTCGATTGATTTGTACCAGTCACCTTTTGTTAGGTCAGGAGCTCTGTAGTGAAGATCTTCTCTCGTTTTTTCGAAATGTTCATCAACTTCAATAAGAATATTATCCTTATTGTAAGTTCTTAATAGTGCTTTTTCCAGAATCTCAGCTACTCTATCGTCTGGTTTTTTATTAATTTTCGAATATGTTACTATATCTAGTCCCATTTTAATTTGTATTTTTTTAATTATGGAGTAAATATAAGAAAAATAAACAAGATAAAAAATTATTTCCTGGTAAAATATTTATTTTTTTGAGGCCCCGATCTTTTATTAATCCAGACCACCTCGGCCCACGGTATGAGGTATCCGACTAGTCGGTAAAGAAAATTCTTTTTTTTAATCCAACAGCTGAGGTCCCGATCTTTTATTAATCCATACACCTCGGCCCACGGTATGATGTATCCGACTAGTCGGTAAAGAAACCTCATAAAAAAATCTGGGTCTTTTAAGATCCGGATTTTTTTTATTATTGTTGTACGGTAAAAATTTTAAATTTGTATTTTTCTATAAATCCTGCTCGACAATCTCTGGTGTTAGATCTGTTATTCTATTTTTACCGCGGATCAATTTCCATTTATTTTCCTTTGTGAATATGTAACCAAATTCTTCTGAATAAGAATTAATAAACCCATTTAAGGAAAAATTTTCTCTAGGTTGATTAAAAGCATCTCCTCTGTCTCTAGAGTAAGCTACCGTTACAACAGGTGATCTATTATCAAAGGAATGCTCGACTCCTTCACCTGGAGCTAATTCCTTTCCTAAAACGCTGATGTCACCAAGGGCTATTAAACCCTCAACCTTTTCTCTATTTGTGTAGTTCTCCAATAAAATTCTTCCATTGTATGCAGGGTAACCATCCCAATGGCAGTAAATTGAGCGTATAGTTCCGTCCTCTTTTTCTATTCCGATTCTTGATCTTGTTGCCATGATATTTTTTCCTTTTAAATTATTATGGTGTAAATTTACAAAAAATAAATCAGATAAAAAAATTATTTGCTACTTTATTTTCACAAATTCAATGTTGTTCGAATTATAGGCAACATCAGCATAGTATTTAAAGAATCTTCTCTCCCTGGATAATATCACAGCTAACTGATGATCCGAAGCATCGTGTAGGTTTTTGATGACTCCATCCTCGATTCTCTTCTGCATTAAACCCTCATCAACACTTCTGAAGTGACCCTTCTCTACTCTCTCCAACACCTCGGCTAACTCCCGACTTGAATTCATTATATAAGCTAGTTCCTGTAATGAATCAATTATCTCTTTGTTGTCTGAATCTTTCATATTTTAGATTTTTGGTGTAAATTTACAAAAAATAAATCAGATAAAAAAATTATGTGGTGGAAAATTTAATCCCACCACATAATTAATTCAATCCCAAAGTAATTGTTTCCGTGACTAGTCTCTTCGAATCTCACACTGTCGGCTTTGATTCTTTGACCCTTTGGTACCCATTGGGTTTTATAAAATTCTTTAACCCTTTCTAAAGTATGTGCATCAATAAAATCAAATTCCATTATAACATATTCGCAACCGTGAACGGTTTTCCATTTGTGCATAATGTTTCCTGTGTTGGGATTATTTGGACCATAATCAATTCTCGGTGCTAATGTATCCAATTTCCAAAGTGCTAAATTTACGTCTGGTGCTTTGAATCCATTCCAGGAGCCACATGCTTTAATGTATCCCTGGAGTCTGTCAATATCCAATGTTAGCATACCCCCAAATTTCAATTCTTTCTGCATCTCGTAGATTCTCTTACCCAATCCAACCCGATGGTTGGCTGTTAGAGTTCTCATTAAGTTGTAATGTGTTTTCTGTTCCTTCTTAACTTTATCGAACAACTCATCTAGTTCTTCCACCTCGGTATTCCGTACATCCTTATAATCGATAGAATGCTGTGGAGCTTTAAACACATCACCGTCAATGTCCTGGTAACAGTGTGGATATTGCATTGAAACCAACACGTTCCAAATAACTGAACGTTTCGTTTCAGGATTAAGAGTTTTGAACAATTCTGGGGTTAGCCTTGGGTTTACTGAACCGTTAATGATAGGCTTAATTTCTGTTGTTTGCATATCTGGTTAAATTTTATATTGCAAATATACAGAAAATAGTTTGGATAAAAAAATTAACGGTCAGGTTTTTTTTCACCTCGAGAGATTCTATATTTTATAATATCCTTAATATGTCTATCGTGTTATTTTATATCTTCCAGGTACGAGTATCTAATTTTTTATGCAAAATTAATAACACAAATACAATCAATATATTCAGCATAAAAAATATTCAGCATAAAAAACCCGGATCTCTCCGGGAATTTCTCAACTTAATTTCTTTTTTATCTATTCTTTCCGCGTGAATTACCCCCGCGGGCATAGTATCTTAGCAACATAGTATGTTTTGATTATGCAAATGGACTGGCAACAATGTTTGCCATATCTAAATTCTTAGTTAGAAGCTTACCTGCTTGAACCTGAATTTTTCTACGGTCGTAATCCGAAATCTCGAACCCATTGTCGTGAGATGCGAAATGTGTTAGTCCGTTAACCAGATCCCAAACACTGGTTCCGGTTTTTGCAGTTTTCTTTTGAGCGTTGCTCAACATAAGAGCGTCAATGTTTGCAGCATAGAACCTTTCTCTTGTGGTGTGAAGTGGTACCCAAGCTTCTAGTTCCTTGTGTTCTGCATCAGATAGGAACTGAAGTGTTTTGTGTGCTGTTTCTAATTCCATTAAAGAGGCACGGGTTTCTGCTGCTAGCTTAACGTTAGTCTCGAAGGATAGTGGCATAAAGGCTCTTTCAGCAAGGGCATTCAACTGAGCCCAAAAGCTCTCCATGTAAGCTGGTTCCATTTGTCCTAATGTGAATGTTTCTGAGAAGGCTGTTCCAATCATACCGTTGGCGCAAACCAATCTGTGTACATATGGGCTAACATTAAACCCACCGTTGGGACTATTCATGAATGAAATACCTCCGAAGTACGACTCGTCAGTCATACCTTTAATCTCCCATTCATTTTTAGGAGAAGCTGCATTGATAACAACTCCACCGTCTCTTCCCACTGAAATGTTATTCACCTCCAACCCATACTTATCTATAATGGATGTAGATGTATTGATGAAGGTTTGATTGCTGATGAGACTCTTGTTGTCTTTTTGTATACTGACAATCTCTCTGGTATCCGGGTTAACTGCTAGGGATAGAGTGGTAGCACCCTTTGCTTGAATAGCAACCTTTAACCTGTTAACTAAAGCCTGTCTAGCCTTGTCACCGAATGCAGATGCGAAGGTTTTATCAAAGCCTACGGGAAGACCTACAATTTTGCAAATCCCCCTGAAAGCATCAGAATTCATTTTAATGTGTCTTTCGCCTAATTTTAGGATGTCGTTTTTGATAACTTCAACGTCTTTTAGACTCACCTCTTTACGGATTGGTGTTTTTTCTATTGCCTCTTTACATTTTAAATCGAATAGAGACTGGGAGATAGTTTCGTACCTTGGCATATTGTATTATGTTTTTTTATATTGATTAATAATGATGCAAATATAAGAAATCTTTTTGAGATAAAAAAATAATATGGGGGTTAATCTTCATCTTCCCCCATGTTTATCGCAAATAGCGCATCAAATGCAGACTCTTCCGAAGATAGAATATTTCTCTCCTCCTCTAGTGTATTTCTCGCATCCTCATCGTTACTGAAACGTCTCAAGTCATACTCGACGTCTCCGCTTTTAGAAAGGGAAAAATACATTTTCTTAGCAACTGGTCCTCTTCTGTTTTTAGTGAATATCATATAACTATCCCCGCTATCTGTATCGTAACGAAGTTCGAGCATACCTGTAGTGTTGTGTTTCAGTTTGTTGGATCCCACGAAAACACCCCCTTTGGTAACCTGTTGAATAGCTATAAATGTCGTGTTTTTACCTTCGTCATTTTTTCCTAGGTTATGGTTAATCATCAAGTCAATTAACCATTTCTCGGAAGAAGAAGTGCTCACTCTTAAAGCCTCCTTAATGTCCTCCTGAACCTCAACAAATGAGTCTATTAAAACCACGTCATATCCTGGGGCAAGAGCTTGTTCTATAACTGTTTTAGGATTGCTTTCGCAGTACTCCCCGGTAAATATCGTGTCAACTTCTCCAAATTTAGGAAATCTCTGAACGTATCCGTATAGATCAATTCGGGTCATTTCAGCACAAATGAAAAGTACTTTATTTCCTGCTATAGCCAGATCCGATAGAATGTCTAATGATACTGTGGATTTACCGATCCCTGGATCCCCTATAAGCATAATGTTACAAGCTTTAGGAACCCCACCATCTTTAGTGAATAAAAGGTCTATCGGTTTCCCTGTTGTCATTGGAACGAATAGATCCGGTGAAAAACTTTGATCCCTCATCTTAACCAACTCGATTGGTTTTTCGATGTAGGTTGGAGCAACAGAATTTACATTATTTCCAGATTGGATTGGGGGTAATCCCATTTCCTCTCTTTTTCTAGCTGCTGCTCTTCTAACTGCTTCTGCTATTTTAGCCTTAGCCTCTGGTGTCATTGGTTTTCTCGCTCCTGTTGGTTCTTGGTAAGCCATACTTAAATTGGTTTTTTGTTGTTAAATTTTTTATTTTATTGATTATGTCGCTAATTTATGAAAAATAAACCAGATAAAAAAATTATTCGAGGGTTAATTTATTAAATTCTACGTCCCAACAATTGCCCTCGCCGTCCTCCACTGTGCAGTAGTCTTCTCTAACCTTTAGGACAATTCCAGAAAATTCAAAAATCCAAAGGTCTCCTGGTTCTGGTGGAGCAACCGAAACATATGCACCTATGTAAAAATCTTCCGCCTTCATTTCATTTTCTGGTTTCTTAGGTTCCGCTAGTTCTTTAGCCTTATTAAGCTCCTCTATTAGCTGAGGTAGCTGTTCTTCTTTAATAACCATTGTTGAAGAGAATCCCTGTTCAAATTCTGCAACCACCTCTTTTATGCGGTAGTCAACATATTCACCAAAGTCATTATCAAAATCATCCAATACGTCATCATCCAAATCATCTTCGTCAAAAACTAATCTAACCACCTTAACCTCATCATTTAGGTATCCTCCAGTAGCTATTAAAATGTGTGTTTCTTTTTGTCCCATGATGCTTTTATTTTTTTTTAATTAAGTTGTTGTTATTATTATGACGTAAATTTACAAAATCCTTTTCAGATAAAAAAATATTATGTGATTTATTTTTTATTAAAAAGTTGATATATAATCCAATATAGATTATTTAATAAAATGGATAAAATAAAATCATTTGACCAGTTTTTAAACGAAGCTCAGTTCAATATAAAAAACCCCGGTGAGACTGCTGACGCATTAGCAAATATCATTAAGGCTAATAGGAATGTTAAGGAAACCCCAAAGGGTAGTAACGCTGGAACCGAGGTGGCAAAATATCTGAAGAGTGTGGGTCTTCCCCCAGGTTTACCTTGGTGTGCAGCCTTTGTTTACTACATATTTTCTGAGTTATCTAAAAAACTTAACGTACCTAATCCTTTATCTAAGACCGGCGGTGTAATGCAGCAATGGGAATCTGCATCAAATGACATTAAGATAACAGCAGATAGAGCTAGAATGGATCACAAACTAATCAGACCAGGTCAGGTTTTCATTATGAGAAGACCTGGAAGAGGCTTGGGCCACATGGGGATAATAATAAATGTTAACCTTTCTAAAGGAACATTCACCTCTATAGAAGGTAACACCAATGATAAATTATCAGGGGAAGGGGATAGAGTTGGAGTTAATGTTAGAAGAATTGATTCTAAGGATTTAGTTGGATTCATAGACTATTTTAAGAACCAGAGAGATACTGGATTTGAAAATAAGCTATCCAAAGCAGTTGACGGTAAGGCATCGATGTTACCCCCGGTGGAAGGCGGACCTGAAGATGATGTTGTAGGAAAGGGTGAATTTGGATCAGCAGGAGATGATGCTATAGATAAAAGCTTCGGAGGAATGCTACTTAGTACTCTTGGAGGAAAGGATCTAACCGTCGGTGAGGTTAGTAACATGTTAAGCAAATTGAGATAGTCAATAGGAAAGAATAAGATAAGACAATTAAAAAAAGGCTGAGAATGAAATTCTCAGCCTTTTTTTTGTTTGCTATATAAGTATAGTTTACCCTTACCCTGCATCTTCATAAAGTTCAGGGTAATTCTCCATTATATCTTCTCTTGTATACCCAAATTTTTCTTTGAGCATATTAGATAGAGATACTACACCTCCGGAATATTGAAGCAAAGGATAGTCTCTTAAGTAATTGGTTGATTTGGATGCTTCTTCTACATCCAATACTTTGTATTCTATAGAGTATTCTTCGAGATAGTCTGTAAATATCTTATCTGCAGATTCGTCTTTTCCAAATACCGTGGGCACTAATATTTTTTTAACTACTAATCGCATAATCTGATTTCTTTTCCTTTCCTATGAATCTTTTCCAGTAAGGATAGTATAGCATCCTCTAAAATAAAGTTTAAAGATTTCGGTTCCTCTCTTAGACATTTTTCTATAAAAAGATCAATGTACTTAGAAGCTATTTTAATGTGGTCTATCGATTTACATGAATCTATAACCGAGCTAACTTTTTTGTATTCAAAATCATCTTCCATTATAAATTGTTTTTTTTTATTCTTATTTAATATTATCTATGTATATAATCTCGTCTTTATCACCTCGGTAACTTTCTATTATAAGTTTCCATTTACCTTTAAAGATTTTTTTGAAAACCGATTTACCCACTTCGATAACATCATCTTCTTCCCAAAACCCTCGGGTTAAATCACCAATCTCGTATCCTAACCATCTATCTCTCCCATGACGTACATCATTAGATTTATCATTTTCATCATAAGGTCTTTTTAGTTCTAATTTAAAAAATTCCAAGTAAATCTCAGGTATTCCCTTTAAGAAGGATCCAGAAATGCTATTTTTACCAATTTTTTCTAAATCATCTGTAAAATTAAGATCATAACACTTTAAAGACCCGTAATAGTGATCAACACCATACGAAGTCACTCTGAGAGTTACTTCACGATATCCATCCCTTCGATAGCCTATCCAACTAATGGCGTCCCTACCTTCGGAGTTTTTTAAATGAAGATCTTTCCCAAAATCGTCATTGATTGGAAATTTCCAGAAATTTAAGTCCGCTTTACTTATGTGATTTTCTATATTAAACTCTTTGTTCATATTTAATTGTTTTATAAATTTTCTTCAATCCATTTATTTAAAAATCTCTTTTCTATTAGACCAATAGAATGGATGTCATTATTTTCATTTGACCAATCGTGAGACTCGGATACTGCTCGAACTATCAAATCAATAACATCATCTTTACTTTTATAACCTTTAAATTTTTCTAGCATTTCAGCAGTAGTTTTTGATGCTTGTTCATCTAACAGTCTATCTACTTCTTCTCTGGTATAACTATCTTTTACTTTTTTAATTGTAATAGTGTTGTCTTCCGGATTTACTTTTAATCTTTCAAAATCTAAAGGAGATGAATCTCTTAATGATTCATGTAAAGGTTTATTTAAACCTTTTTCATACTCAACCAATACATCAGTAATAATATTACCTTTATTATATTCTTCAACAAATTTTTGAATAAATTGTTGAGAGGGTTGAGGTAATAATGCTCCATCTAATTTCCATACAGAATTAGGATGTGAATTTTTTCTTGGAAATCTTAAAGAAGTATCTGTTGTTGCGATGACTTTTTTACAATAATCATCTATGAACTTTAAACCATTATTTTTTAATAATTCAGGTATACCATCTATAATATAATAATCGTCCTCTTCTATTTTATCATCTGAAATAATATATAAATGTTGGTGTTTAAAGAGTTCTACATTTGGAATGGTGATGGCACATGAATTGTGATTAGATGAGTTATTTAAAAAAAACCAACCTTCAGTGTATCTTTCAATCTCTATTTTAGATGTCCAAAATAAAGAGGCTGATAAGAGTAATTGATATTCTTTTGTATTTATTACTTTTTCATTGGTAGGTAACATAACTACTTTTGCTTTTTTAAACGTACTCATTGTATTTGTTTTTAAAATTATACCTAAAGATAAGGAAAAAAAACTAACATTTTATAGATTTTCTTCAATCCATTTATCTTCTTTTTCTTTAGTAGATTTTATTAAACCGGGATAACCATAATTATCTGATTTATATAATAAAAATGCTTTTCTACATAAGTCTTCAACTTCTTCTCTTTTCCAACTATCTTTTACTTTTTTAATCGTAATAGTATTGTCTTTTGGATTGATTTTTACTGTATTATTTAAAACTTCACATTGTTTTAATCTCGATGCCCAGCTACCTGTTAGTGTAATATTGTCGGAATATTTTGTGCTAAAACCATCTTTTTGTGGGGTAGGATAATTAATATACTCAACCATAACATCAGTAATAATATTACCTTTATTATACTCTTCAATAAATTGTTGAATAAATTGTTGAGATGGTTGAGGTATTTCTGTTCTACTTGTTTGTGATAATTTTTTATCTGTTGTAGCAATAATTTTTTTAAAAGTTTGATTTTCTTTATTTTCTTCTAATACAAAAATTAGTTGTGTTTTTGAATTAATTTGTTCTACAATATTTTCTTTATTGTTATAAACCCAATCAAATAATTTTATTTTATCATCTGAAATAATATAAAGATGTTGATATTCTTTATATTCATCATTTTTTAATCCATTTAAAATTAGTTTACCTTTTGTTTTTTCAACATCAGAATAAACCATTAAATATTTAGTTTGTTGATTATTAGGTAACATTACCGCTTTTGCTTTTTTAAACGTACTCATTGTATTTGTTTTTAAAATTTGCATTACAAATATAAAAAAAAAATCGCAGGATAAAAAAATAATACCGTGAATATTCCCTTATCCTGCGATTTTCCCCTTATTAAAGGAGAATTTGTCAATATTATTTTCTCACTCTGTCTCCCACTGCATCATAGATTTGTAATCTAGATATCGAATCACTTTTAACATTTAGACTATCAAGGATTTCTGGGGTTAGCCTACTGTCCGGATTATTATAAAGGTATCTCTTAACCTCGATTGCTAGTGAAGCAGAGCCCAATTCAGTTGCAACTATCAACGACTCTCTTCTTAGTTCTTTTGAACTTAATTCTTTAACCTCTATACCGTCACTTTCCTTGGTGTCGGAGCAGCTACCTAATCCGATTAGTAAAGACAAAATAACAAACCCTAATAAAATTTTATTTCCCATTTTTTTTAAAATTAATTTTTTTTTCATTCTTTTGAATTCAGCTTACAAATTTTCTCAATCAGTTCTCTGTTATCGATTCTCAATTGAGCGATTTTTTTTATTTAGATTCCTTATCACAGATTCTTTCTCTTTTATCACAGCTTCTTTTTCCTTCCACTTAGCACTCTCTTTAATCTGACGATTGACTTCATTTTGAATGGTAAGTGGTCTCTTCTTTTCATACCTCTCTATGAACTTTTTCATCTTAAGAATCTCGTTGTTGAGATAATCTATCTCTGATTGCAACTTACCGTTCTCAATTTCTAACGATTTGCATCTAGTTTCCAAAGCAGCAAAGATCTCATCTTTACCGTATTTTCTTCTTAGTTTTAGTAAAACCTCATCGTCACTCATAACACCTCGGCTTCTTTTAACTGTTCGTAGACATTGAGCACCTTGTGGTGGTCAGAGTTTTCTATTTCGTTGATAAGAGTTTCTATCACCGAGGATCCTAGATCATTTTCAACGTCCTCCTTCCTACGGTGTTTACCCTGAATTATGAATGATAGAGTGGTTAAAGCATCACAGTCCGAAGATGCTATGAATTCACATATCTTCTTTCTCATTCTGTGACCTTCGACCATCTTGGTCTGGTTGAGATAAAGACTATTTACTCCCATTGATCAGCAGTAAATAAACTATAATTACTAAAACTGATCCCATCCAGCTTTTTAGAGAAGGTTCCACGTCGAATCCGATTAGCATTAATCCAGCTACCAGAAGCATTGGCAACCCTACAAAAAAAAGCAACGAAAACATAGCCAGAAAAATTAAAGCTGATGTTCCCATAGATTGGAGATCCCCCCTTGATAGTTTTCTAAAAAATTCTCTTACTCTTTCCATATTAATGTACCTGATTTATTTTTTTTTATTTTTATTATCTATTATATAATTTTTCTTTCCGTTTTTCTTTTTTAGATTTCCCACGGTTGTTTATCGCCGATACCTCTTTGCCACTTAATCTCGTTGTTAACCAAGATCCCGACAATTTCACCGTTGGTGGTAGGTTTAAGTGCAATGCTTTTAACATAACTACCTGGTTTCTTAACTTTATCGTAGATAAACCTTTTCCCATTTTCGTAAACCACAGTGACCTCATAGCCTCCTGGTTGTAGACTCAGTTCATTTGTTCTGTAATCATCAGATACCCTTAGATCGCTCATAATGAATTATTTTTTTTATTAAATTTTTTTTTATTTTGAGTTTATGTAGAAAATATATCCAGATCCGGGTTAGGTATAAGTCTCCAGCTTTTCTCTACCCCAGGTCCTCTTGCTAGACTAACCGTAATAGCCTCTTCCTTTAGCTTATTCAAAGCTTCTATATAATCCCCTTTTTTATATAGTTCTTGTATCCCCTTTGCAGTAGTCCCGTTGATGTCTGCCATATAAACAACAGCGTGTCTGGTTCTATTTGCATTTGCTCTTAGCACCATCATGGAGAGTTCCTTTTCATCAAACTTGGGTTCTCCAGTTTCCACATTATATGGTGCAACTCTAAAAGACTCTAAACCATATGCGTCTGCTATTCCGTAAACTTTCATAAAATTTCTTTTTGGTTTTAATGACGTAAATGTAAGAATAAAGATCGAGATAAAAAAATTATTTTACAATATAAAAAAAAAGGAGGAACTCAAGTAATGAATCCACTCCTATTTAGAAATTGGGCATATAATTTTTTTTATACCCTCTATATATTCTCATTCCTATACTTTTTTTGTAACGAAAGTAAATATTCCCAGGTTAATTTCCTGCTGCCATCAACTGAATTAACTGCATCATATTCATCCTTAGTTGGGTCTTTTATCTCTCCAAATTTCCAGCTTATGATAAGGTCCAATATAATGCTGGATTTAGTAATGCTTATGTGAAGTTGTCTATTCGACCGATTTATCCTTCTAACCTCTTCTCCTCCTAGCCTATCAGTTTCCTTTCTGATGATCCATTGCTTCTTAAGCCTCCTCGCCTTCTTCTTTATCCAGTTTATCATTGGCATTGTAGAATTTGATTCTGGATTCAATATCACCGGGGTTTATGCGAATCCCTATAGATTCCAGGTTCTTTACAACCTTGTCGGAATCCACTTCACCGTTGTTTTCTTCTGCAAATCTTTTTATCTCTTTATAGATAAGATCAGATTTGAATTCGTGTGATTTCATATTAGATTTTTAATAATAATTATATTATGATTTTTTTTAATCTGCTTAACCATTATCCGAAGATTCCTGTTTGGCTAAAAGACTTATGCAATGTAGAATAATCCTTTGTTTGTCCTCTAGATTAATCTTACTTGAATCCAATTCTTTCTTAGCAGCCATAACTTGTAAATAAACTCCTCTTGCTAGTTTTTCAACCTCCTTTCTGTAGGTGACTAGTAGTTCGCTTGTCTTAGCATCCATGCTTAATTCTATAATATTTTTTTTTATTAGTGTTTTAATTTCCCGTTCGATAGTTTGATAACACATTTCCAACACGTAACTGCTGTTGCTTGGTAATCAACCTTATCAACTGGTTCCCCACATAGTTTACAATTTAATCTCTTAAATGTTTTTTGAATTCTGGATTTAATTTTATCCTTTAATTTAGCCATGATTAGTATCCCATTTCAATTTTAACTGAAGGATCCGGTTTTATCTCGTGTCCGGGAATGTTTCTTTTAACATAATCTGCTAGGAATTGACATCTCTCATACTCCTCATTGATTATGAAAAGACTTGTCATTCTATCTATAGCCTTACATACTGAATCCAGATCAACATCAACTATTGCTGAATCTCCTTTCGATACCAACATATCGTAAGCCATATAACATCCATCAACAAACTCTTTTCTTGATATCTCTTTTAGCTTCTCCTGAATTTCTTTTGAGTGTGCTTCAAACTCTTCGTCGTCAAAGTCTTCGTGCATAACGTTATTCTATTATATGTGCTGTTTTACTTAATCCTGTTTCTTTAACCTCTCTGTATAAAGTACTGCCTTCTGAAATGATTTCCATTTCTCCCTCAAATTCGCTACTGGTGTCTCTTCTGATTTTCTCCCTAATGATAACACCGCCGGCGAGATATACCTTGTTCTGTATATCGTAATGCTTAGCCTTGTTATCCGTGGTACATATAAATTTTACCGCTGCCATTTTTATGGTTTTATTTTAGATTTATATATTATAGTGAAAATCCAGACAAAGATTTCAGACAAATTGGTGGTAGGCTTTACTTCATATTAAGCTTTCACCCCGGGAGTTTTTCTTTTTTCATCCAGCCAATTTTTAAACATGGCTCTTTCCTCCTCGTTCATTTCATTGTGGAATTTTTCAAATTCTCCAGCTGCTTCCTTAAAATCTTGAATCAATTGTTCAATGCTTCTTGTTGTTCTCATAATCTTTTATTTTAAATTGTTAAATGTATTAATATTCTTTTTTTCCTTCCTTTCCTTCCCTTAATTACTATACATACTCGTATTTTTTTTCAGCGGTCCCATTGTACTTAAGCCCATTCTCATAGAATTCCATTTCGTTCTCAGAGATTCTAATTTCCATTTCAGCATCTGAAAAATAATCACTATAAGATCTTTCTATTCTGTTTTTTATTTCTTCTACGTGGGTTTTGAATTTTTCCTCTGCGTTTTTAACTAGGACTTTAACGTAGTTGTACCTTGGATCAGATTCTAAAAATTCATTATCAATTGTAAGTGTCGTTGAAGTATAATGGCTTTCATGAAAACTAAAGCTAATGTACTTCTGGTATTTTTTCGGAAAGCCAAGCCATTCGAGAAACATTTCTTCGTTGGTTATCTCTAGGGCTTCCTTAATATTAATTGTTCCAAATTCTCCTTCATACTCCAGTCCCTTTCTGTGGTTTTTGAAAACGAAATTGTCATGGTTCTTTTCATAATAATCCTCTCCGAATAACTCCGCCATTTCTTTGTGTTGGGGTTCGAATAATGCGCAGTCATCAATTGCCCAGTCATAAGCCTCGTCGGAATTTGTGTGCTTTAGTCTTTCCCTCATTTTTTCGATAGCAACTTTTTTTGCTTCTTCTGAAAGTTCGTTGAATTGGTAAATGTTTATTGTTCTCATTGTTGTCCTATTTTTGATGAGGTAAAATTACAAAATCTTATTTAGATAAAAAAATAATTTACAAATTTTTTTAAGAAAAATAATTTAATCTCGAATATTTTCCAACCTCACACTTTCGTTGATTCTTGTATTCAGCTCTCCAACCTTTAAATTAATCCAGTTGTCAACCCTGGCAGTTATTTCATTTTTAACCAATTCCAGGTCTATATCCACTTTCACATCAAACCCAAAGGAGATTTCAATGTTTTCCGAAAATATCCATGTTTTATTACTATTCGGTTTGTAGTTCAATTTTTCAGGTTCGTCAAAGTATTCTATGTAGATTGCGGTTTTCTCTGCCACTTGGTCGAGTATACTCATACCCAAAGAATTTTTCAAAAAAGCTTTTATTGTTTCAGTTCTACTTATCTCTGCGAGAAACTTGCACACAAAAAGCTTATCCCTCGACAACTTTTCGGAAGGGAATAAAAATGAATATCTAACATCAATTTCGACATTCTCTAAACCAAGAGATTCCACCTCGGAAATGAATTCTTCTATCAATCTATCTAACATTTTACACACATATGAGACTATTATAAACGTGGGTTAAAAAAATGCAATTTCCCAAAAAGCATTTGTGTCTAATGGGTAACACCTCGGATCTATTGCTGTTCCTTGTCCTTAGCCTTTTTACCGGACTCATTTCTTCCCTTTCTCTTAGCAGCTTCTGGATCGGGTCTAGTGACGTACAACGAAACCCCTGCAACAACGCAGGTTAGGATCAATAGCATTGGCTTCATGAATCCAGGCCACTCCACAGGATTAAAAGAATCCAATAAGAAACTGAGGTTGATATAAACCAGTAATAATGATATAAGGAAAACCTTTCCCTGATACTCGAACGAATTGTTGTTTTTTTGATCAGCCATCTTCTATTCTATTTTATTATATTATATTTTTTTTATACAAATATAGAAAATCTTTGCGGAATAAAAAAATTAAATTGGGTTCTAAGAGTTTTTTTTAAACGCCCGGCCACATAGTATATTAGCACCTTACTATGTTTTTTTTTGCTGAATCATTTTTTTCCTTCGAGAAAATTTCATAAATTTACATTGGGGAATTGTGGTCAAAAAAATACACCGAGAAAATATTCCGCGGTGTAAAATAAAGAATAGGTTGTTTATTATTTAAGTTTATCTTATATTACGTATTAGGGAGTGTAGTTGTCTAGGAAGTGAATAGCCCTTCTCGCCGAATTCCTATTAAATGTTTCTCTGCTCTTAGTGTGTTTTCTGTAGTATTCACCTCTTCCGAATTCTCTATCGTAGTCATATCCAGGAGAGAGGTAGGATTCCAATTCATCTATGAGTTCGCTCACTATTTCCTTAGTATCTATGGGAGCGAGGTCTGTTTCTAGATCCAGCCAGTCCTGAGATGACTTAGGAACCAAAGGATCATTTAGTAGATCTGTGGCGTAGTTGATTGCAGAGTCTGCGTCGTTTTGTAGTTCGATCTCGGAGCTCGGGTAGGTTAGCTGTAAAGCATATTCCTCCGGGAGGTCCAGTGTTCTAACCACCCACTTATCAGCTTTGAGCTTATCCTGAGGTCTCTTAGGTGTAAGGATAGTGAATAGTGGGATCCCAATGAAAAGCTCGAACAACTGCTCGTCATCATCGTAGTCTATTTCTCTGTATAGATCGGGTTCGCCGTCGTAATAGCTTTCCTTCAGACCTTCACCCTCACCTTTATCCTTACTCATCTCCTTATAAAGAGAAAGAGCCGAGGGTTCGTCAACCAACCCAGCCTTTACGAGTTTGGTGTAGTATGCAGGATCTTCCCATAGGTGATCCAATGCTATCTCTTCTGCAATCCCTTTGTTGTCGGCGTGTTCAGATTCTACTGCCACCCCGAGTTCCAGTTGCTTATTTTTTAGACTAAGTAGCGTGGCTTCATCTGAGATGCCATGTCTTTTGGCTACCGCGGGTAGGGTTGGGGGTTTGGAGGCTCCGCCCTGTAAGAACGATTCGAACTTTTGTATCATGTTATGTTAGGTTATGTTATATTGTATTGTTCCTTGTATATATTTACATGCGTGTTAAAGAGGATGAGAGTTAAGACTAAGACTAAGACTAAGACTAAGGTTTCTCTGGGGAATTTTGGGGAGAATCCCAGAGAGGGCCCGGCCTCCAAATAGATAATAGATATAGTAAAGCTAAGTATACTAAGACTAAGACTAAGTATAAAGCTAAAGCTAAAGCTAATTAGACTAAGGCTAAGACTAAGACTAAGTATAGACATAGGTATACTAAGAAGACATCCACTATCCAGACTAAGACTAAGACTTGTTCCGTTCCTAGTTCAGCTAAGAGAACTAATCTGAGTGGTGGGCTCGCGTGCCTCTTGTGGAACCCGGGGCGAGGCGAAGGGTAAAGGGGTACAGAGGGGGTAAACGGGGCGATTATCGGGGCGGGGAAATCGGGGCGAGATTCGGGGTCGGACTACGGGGGAAGAAACCAAGTTTTTTTCCAGTTTTTTCCAGTTTTTTCCACTTCGTTACACTCTGCCAACTTGGTGGGGAAACCCCGGGGGTAAACGGGGATTTCTTAGAATCTCCCAGAAACACCCTGGGTGGTGGGCTCGGCCCTAAAGAGGGGCTTCCACAAGGGCCCTTTTTACGAGAAAACCCCCGGTTGGATATGGATAAGTACCTGGATACTCTCTGGTTGGGTACGACTAAGTGATAGGGATACTCTCTGGTTGGATATGGATAAGTACCTGGATACTCTCTGGTTACGTAACGATTGGGGAATGTGTCTACGTCTCTCTATGTACTAATGACTGAAGCGTCTTGAATTCCTTACGCGGGTATGCGTCCATGTAGTAACTTACTATCATACTATGTTTCTTTAGATAGTGTGGTTATTGTACTTAGTCTTAGTCTTTCTTATCTCTTCTCACTCTACTTGACTACTGAGAATTGGTTTGTTATGCTACGTAACTTATCTAGTAGTATAATGAGATAGATGTGGATATTATGCTTACTGTGCATCACCCTGGGTAGTCTTAGTCTTAGTCTTAGTCTACCACCTACATTTATGCTTAGCTTTATACTTAGTCTTAGTGACGGAAAATGTATGAGCTATTTGGAGGCCGGGCCCTCTAGGAGAAAGGAGCCCGAAATCCCCCTCGAGCTCTCATTTCACCCAATTGCCTGATCCATGTTAACCGACATGATATAGAATGGATCTTTTTAAAGTAATATACAGAAAATAAAAGAAACCCATTAAAATTTTTGAGAATTTCAACTCAAATAAATCTGTTGATATGATCTTGATGGTTTCCCCGAGATCAAAGCGGGGGTGATCGAAAGGACTGGTATGGGATCTTCCTAGAATTGCAGCACTAAAAAGAATCGGAATGCTTTAATGTCGCATTCAGCATTTAATTAAAAGGCAGGTTGATTCCTGCTTTTTTTGCGCAGATTCCATAGGTCTGAGAGTTTTTATTCAAATTCATATATCACAATAAAACAATCAGTATGGTATTTATTATACGCATTCTTAAATGCAGCAAAGTGATTTACAGAAACTCGCTAAAAAAAGATCTCTATGTCTTTATCCTAACAAAAACCGGACAATGTTTTAGAGATATATAAAACAGAACAAAATAAAAGGTGAATTGTATAAAAAGGCGGACAATAAAAAAATCCCAAAAAATATGAGCATTAAGAATTATAAAACATTCATAAGTGAAAGTTCGGATGCAAGTACACTGACAACTGAACAAATAGATTTCCTTGACAAGTATGTTATCGGTAAATGGCATATGAATGATGATGGATTTGTTGATGTTGATGGCGTGTTTGATTGTTCTAATAAAGGGATATCTGATTTTAAAGGAATAAAGTTTGGTAATGTTGATAGACATTTTAATTGTGCTGATAACAAATTAACCTCATTAGAAGGCGGTCCAAAAGAGGTTGGTGGTAGTTTTTATTGTAGTCATAACAAAATAACCTCATTAGAATTTGGTCCGAAAGAAGTTGGTGGTCATTTTTATTGTAATCATAACAACATAACCTCATTAGAAGGTTGTCCAAAAGAGGTCGGCGGTAGTTTTAATTGTTCGTATAACAACTTAATCTCATTAGAATTTGGTCCAAAAGAGGTGAAAGGATATTTTAATTGCTCAGATAACAACTTAATCTCATTAGAAGGAGCTCCGAAAGAAGTTGACGGTAGTTTTAATTGCTCAGATAACAACTTAATCTCATTAGAAGGAGCTCCAATAGAAATTGGGCGGGAATTTTATTTGGATCATAACGAAGGTGCATCAGCAGAAACTCTAAAATCGATATACAGTAAAATGAAAGAAGCCAAATCTGATTATAAAACAGTTTTAAAATCTTTATGGAAAGGAATATCAATAGGAGATAAAATACTTTTATACACACCAGATCTGGATTGGGTTGAAGAAGATGAAGCGGCTAAATTATATAACCTAAAGAAGTACAATAGCATAAAGAAAATGCTCTATTTCATATAATATAAAGAAGCATAATGAAAAGAATCTCAAATTATAAAACATTCATAAATGAAAGTACAGGTGCAAGTACATTGACTGCAGAACAGATCGATTTCCTTGATAGATGTGTTAGAGGAACGTGGAAGCTGAATGATGAAGAATTTGTTGATGTTGATGGGAATTTTGATTGTTTCAATAAAGGAATATCTGACTTTAAAGGAATAAAGTTTGGTAAGGTTAATGGAGATTTTGATTGTTCATATAATAATTTAAGTTCTTTGGAAGGATGTCCAAAAGAAGTTGTTGGACATTTTGATTGCTCACATAACAAATTATCTTCATTAGAATTTGCTCCGGAAAGGGTGAGAAGTAGTTTTTATTGCTCACACAACAACTTAACCTCATTAGAATTTGCTCCGGAAAGGGTGAAAAATAGTTTTTATTGTCAGAATAACAGCTTAACCTCATTAGATGGGGTTCCTAAAAAAGTTGGAGGATTTTTTTATTTTGATCATAATGAAGGGATTTCTTCAGAAACCTTAAAAATGATATCCATCCAAATGAAAGTAATCAAATCTGATTATAAAACAGTTTTAAAATCTTTATGGAGTGAAATACCAGTAGAAGACAAAGTACTTTTATATTCATCAGATCTAGATTGGGTTGAAGAAGATGAAGGATCTAAATTATCTAATCTAAAGAAGTATAAAAACATAAAGAAAATGATCTAATATAATATAAAGCAACATGATGAAAAGAATCTCGAATTATAAAACATTCATAAACGAAAGCTCGAGTGAAAATAAGCTGACTCAGAAACAACTTGATTTTCTTAACAACCACGTTAAGGGATATTGGAAGTTGAATGCTGGAGTTGTTGATGTTGATGGCGATTTTGATTGTTTTAGTAAAGGGATATCAGACTTTAAAGGAATAGTGTTTGGAAAGGTTAGCGGAGATTTTGATTGCTCACGTAATAATTTAAGTTCTTTAAAAGGTGCTCCTAAAGAGGTTGGTGGACATTTTGATTGTTCACATAACAACTTAAAATCATTAGAAGGAGCTCCAAAACAGGTTAGTGGAGATTTTGATTGCTCACGTAATAATTTAAGTTCTTTGGAAGGTGCTCCTAAAGAGGTTGGTGGACATTTCCATTGTTCATACAACAAATTAACATCATTAGAAGGTTGTCCTAAAGAAGTTGGTGGACATTTTTATTGTTATGTTAACAAATTAACCTCATTAGAATTTGGTCCTAAAGAAGTTGGTGGAGATTTCGATTGCTCTGACAACAAATTAACCTCATTAGAATTTGGTCCCGAAGAGGTTGGGAGAAGCTTTAATTGCTCAAATAACAAATTAACATCATTAGAAGGAGCTCCTAAAGAAGTTGGTGGAGATTTACGATTTTCTCATAATGAGGGAATATCAACCAAAACGATAGGTCTTATATTTGACAAAATGAAAAAGTCCAAATTGGACTATTCTGATGCTTTAAAATCTTTATGGAAAGAAATACCAGTAGAAGACAAAGTACTTTTATATTCATCAGATCTAGATTGGATTGAAGAAGATGAAGCGTCTAAATTAGTTAAGTTAAAGAAGTATAATAGCATAAAGAAAATGATCTAATATAATATAAAGAAGCATAATGAAAAGAATCTCAAATTATAAAACATTCATAAACGAAAGCTCGAGTGAAAGTACGCTAACACCTGAACAAATTAATTTCCTTAACAATTATGTTAAGGGATATTGGAAGTTGAATGCTGATGGAGTTGTTGATGTAGATGGCCATTTTAGTTGTTTCAATAAAGGGTTATCAGACTTTAAAGGAATAGTGTTTGGAAAGGTTAATAGAGATTTTGATTGTTCAAACAACAACTTAACCTCATTAGAAGGCTGTCCAAAAAAAGTTGGGGGAGATTTTTTTTGTTATGTTAACAAATTAACCTCTTTAAAAGGATCGCCAAAAGAGGTTGGTGGTAGTTTTATTTGTTCAGGTAATAACATAATCACATTGGAAGATGCACCTAAAAAAACCAGAAGAAGCTTTGATTGCTCACATAATAAATTAACATCATTAGAATTCGGTCCAAAAGAGGTTGGAGGCAATTTTAACTGCTCGCATAATAAATTAACATCATTAGAAGGTGCTCCTGAAGAAGTTGGTGTGGATTTTTATTGTTATTATAACGAATTGAATAATCTAAAGGGTTCCTCGTATGTAGTTGGAAGAGATTTTAACTGCTCGGATAATAAATTAACATCATTAGAAGGAGCTCCAAAAGAAATTGGAGATGATTTCATATTAGAAGATAATGAAGGTGTTTCTTCAGAAATCTTAAAAGAGATATTTAGAAAAATGTTAGAATCCAAATTGGACTATAAAACAGTTTTAAAATCTTTATGGAAAGAAATCTCAATAGAAGATAAAATACTTTTATACACACCAGATCTAGACTGGGTTGAAGAAGATGAAGGGTCCAAATTAGTTAAGCTAAAGAAGTATAGCAACATAAAGAAAATGATCTAGTATAAATCAGCATAATGAAAAGAATAATAAATTATAAAACATTCGTAAATGAAAGTTCAGGTGCAAGTACACTGACAACTGAACAAATAGATTTCCTTAACAGGTATGTTAGGGGGAAATGGAAGTTGAATGCTGGAGTTGTTGATGTTGATGGCGATTTTGATTGTTTTAGTAAAGGGATATCAGACTTTAAAGGAATAGTGTTTGGAAAGGTTAGCGGAGATTTTGATTGCTCACGTAATAATTTAAGTTCTTTAAAAGGTGCTCCTAAAGAGGTTGGTGGACATTTTGATTGTTCACATAACAACTTAAAATCATTAGAAGATGCACCTAAAAAAACTGGACGTAGTTTTTATTGTTCGTATAATAAATTAACCTCATTAGAATTTGCTCCGGAAAGGGTGAGAAGTAGTTTTCATTGTCAGAATAACAGCTTAACCTCATTAGAAGGAGCTCCTAAAGAAGTTGGAGGGTATTTCGATTGCTCAAGCAACAACTTAACCTCATTAGAAGGAGCTCCAAAAGAGATTGGGTATGATTTCGATTGCTCACACAACAACTTAACCACATTAGAAGGCTGTCCAAAAGAAATTGTTGAAGATTTCGATTGCTCACACAACAACTTAACCACATTGGAATTCTCTCCAGAGAAAGTTGGTGTTAATTTTTATTGCTTCAATAACAACTTAATTTCATTAAAAGGAGCTCCAAAAGAGATTGGATATGATTTCATATTAAAAAATAATGAAGGAGCATCATCAGAAATCTTAAAAGAGATATTTAGAAAAATGTTAGAATCCAAATTGGACTACTCTGATGTTTTAAAATCCCTTTGGGATGAAATACCAATAAAAGATAAAATAGTTCTATATACCCCTGATCTAGACTGGGTTGAAGAAGATGAAGCGTCTAAATTATCTAAGTTAAAGAAGTATAGCAACATAAAGAAAATGATCTAGTATAAATCAGCATAATGAAAAGAATAATAAATTATAAAACATTCGTAAATGAAAGTTCAGGTGCAAGTACACTGACAACTGAACAAATAGATTTCCTTAACAGGTATGTTAGGGGGAAATGGAAGTTGAATAATGATGGGGTTGTTGATGTAGATGGGGATTTTAATTGTTTTAATAAAGGGTTATCAGACTTTAAAGAAATAAAATTTGGAAAAGTTACAGGATATTTTGATTGCTCTAAGAACAACTTAACCTCATTAGAGGGTTCACCAAAAAAAGTTGGTGTAGATTTTTATTGTAGTCATAACAAATTAACCTCATTAGAAGGAGCGCCTATAGAAGTTTATAGAAGTTTCGATTGCAAGGGTAACAAATTAACCTCGTTAGAATTCGGTCCAAAAAAGGTGGAGGGAAATTTTATTTGTTCAATTAACAAATTAACCTCGTTAGAATTCGGTCCAAAAGGAGTTCCTGGAACTTTCAATTGTTCATTTAACAAATTAACCTCGTTAGAATTCGGTCCAAAAGAAGTCGGAAGTAGTTTTAATTGCTCATTTAACAACTTAACCTCATTAGAATTCTCTCCAGAGAAAGTTGATGTTGATTTTTATTGCTCGAATAATAAATTAACATCATTAGAAGGTGTCCCAAAAGAAATTGGTGGATATTTCTGGTGTTCTTATAATGTTGGACTATCGACAGATATAATAAATCTTATATTCAGAAAAATGATAAAGTATAGATCTGATTATAAAACAGTTTTAAAATCTTTATGGAAAGAAATCTCAATAGAAGACAAGATACTTTTATATTCATCAGATCTAGATTGGATTGAAGAAGATGAAGCGGCTAAATTAGCTAAGTTAAAGAAGTATAGCAACATAAAGAAAATGATCTAGTATAAATCAGCATAATGAAAAGAATAATAAATTATAAAACATTCATAAACGAAAGCTCGAGTGAAAATAACTTGACACCTGAACAGATATATTTCCTGAACAAGCAGATTAAGGGGAAATGGAAGTTGAATGCTGATGGGGTTGTTGATGTTGTTGGAAATATCCATTGTTCACATAGAGAAATATCGGACTTCAAGGGAATAAAATTCGGAAAAGTTACTGGGTATTTTGATTGCTCAAATAACAACTTAACATCATTAGAGGGTTGTCCAAAAGAGGTTGGTGGACATTTTTATTGTTCATATAACAGCTTAACATCATTAGAGGGTTGTCCAAAAGAGGTTGGGGGACATTTTTATTGTCAACGTAACAACTTAACCTCATTAGAAGGTGGTCCAGAAAGAGTGAATGGAGATTTCATTTGTTATGGTAACAAATTAGCTTCATTAGAATTTGGACCCAAGGAGGTTAGAGGTACTTTCGATTGCTCAAATAACAAATTAACATCCTTAGAAGGATGCTCTAAAGAGGTGAATGGAGATTTCGATTGCACATATAACAAATTAACATCATTAGAATTCTCTCCAGTTAAAGTTGGTGGTACTTTCGATTGTTCAGATAATAACTTAACCTCATTAGAATTTGGACCTGAAGATGTTGGGGGAGGCTTTAATTGTTCCCGTAATAAATTAACCTCATTAGAAGGAGCTCCTAAAGAAGTTGGAGGTACTTTACGATGTTTTTATAATGAGGGTTTATCAAACGAAACAATAGGTCTTATATTTGAAAAAATGATAAAATCCAGATTGGATTATAAAACAGTTTTAAAATCTTTATGGGGAGAAATACCAATAAAAGATAAAATAGTTCTATATACCCCTGATCTGGATTGGGTTGAAGGAGATGAAGCGGCTAAATTATCTAATCTAAAGAAGTATAGCAACATAAAGAAAATGATCTAATATAATATAAAAAAACATGATGAAAAGAATAGTAAATTATAAAACATTCATAAACGAAAGCTCTGGTGAAAATAACCTGACCCCAGAACAAATTGATTTCCTTAACAACTATGTTAAGGGGAAATGGAAGTTTAATGTTGGAGTTGTTGATATTGATGGCGATTTTAGTTGTTTCGATAGAGGAATATCTGACTTTAAAGGAATAGTGTTTGGAAGGGTTACCGGTCATTTTGACTGTTCGGATAACAACTTAACATCATTAGAAGGTTGTCCAAAAGAGGTTGGTGGAAATTTTTATTGTCATTATAACAACTTAACCTCATTAGAAGGTTGTCCAAAAGAGGTTGGCGGACATTTTTATTGTCATTATAACAACTTAACATCATTAGAAGGTTGTCCAAAAAAAGTGAATGGAGATTTCGATTGCACAGATAACAACTTAACCTCATTAGAATTCGGTCCAAAAGAGATTAATGGACATTTTTATTGTTATGATAACAGCTTAACCTCATTAGAATTTGGTCCCGAAAGAGTGAATGGAGATTTTGATTGTTCGAATAACAACTTAACCTCATTAGAATTTGGACCCAAAGAGGTTGGTGGTACTTTCGATTGCTCACGTAATAACTTAAGCTCGTTAGAAGGTGTTCCTGAAAAGCTGAACGGAGTTTTTTATTTCTCATGTAACAAATTAACCTCATTAGAAGGTGCTCCTAAAAAACTAGGATCACAATTTTTTTGTGAGAATAATGAAGGGATATCAACCAAAACGATAAATCTTATATTTGACAAAATGGAAACCTCCAAATCTGATTATAAAACAGTTTTAAAATCTTTATGGAAAGAAATACCAATAGAAGATAAAATACTTTTATACACCCCAGATCTTGATTGGGTTGAAGAAGATGAAGGGTCTAAATTAGCTAAGTTAAAGAAGTATAGCAACATAAAGAAAATGATCTAATATAATATAAAGAGCACAATGAAAAGAATAGTAAATTATAAAACTTTCATAAATGAAAGTGCAGGTGCAAGTACACTGACTTCAGAACAGATAGATTTCCTTAACAACTATGTTAAGGGGAAATGGAAGCTGAATGGTGAAGGATTTATTGATATAGATGGTGATTTTAGTTGTTTCGATAAAGGGTTATCAGACTTTAGATGGATAAAATTTGGAAAAGTTACAGGGTATTTTTATTGTTCATATAATGGATTGACATCATTAGAGGGAGCACCAAAAAAAGTTGGTTTGAGTTTTTATTGTCATAATAACAAATTAACATCATTGGATGGCTCTCCTAAAGAGATTGGTGGAAATTTCGATTGCTCTGACAACAAATTAACCTCATTAGAATTCTCACCCGAAAGTGTAAAGGGGAGCTTTGATTGCTCATATAACAACTTAACATCATTAGAATTTGGTCCTAAAGAAGTTGGCGGAGATTTACGATTTTCTCATAATGAGGGATTGTCAACCAAAACGATAGGTCTTATATTTGACAAAATGGAAAAGTCCAAATTGGACTATAAAACAGTTTTAAAATCTTTATGGAAAGAAATACCAATAGAAGATAAAATACTTTTATACAATGCGGATCTAGATTGGATTGAAGGAGATGAAGCGGCTAAATTAGCTAAGTTGAATAAATATAGCAACATAAAGAAAATGATCTAATATAATATAAAGAAACATAATGAAAAGAATAGTAAATTATAAAGCATTCATAAACGAAATCTCGAGTGAAAATAACTTGACACCAGAACAGATAGATTTCCTTAACAGGTATGTTGAGGGGAAATGGAAGTTGAATGCTGATGGAGCTGTTGATGTAGATGGCGATTTTAGTTGTTTCGATAAAGGGTTATCAGACTTTAAAGGAATAGTGTTTGAGAAGATTAGTGGAGATTTTGACTGTTCGGCTAACAGCTTAATATCATTAGAAGGTTGTCCAAAAGAGGTTAATGGATATTTTTATTGTCATTATAACAAACTAACCTCATTAGAATTTGGTCCTGAAAGTGTAGATGGAGATTTCGATTGTTCGAATAACAATTTAACTTCATTAGAATTTGGACCCAAAGAGGTTGGTGGAAATTTTGACTGTTCATACAACAAATTAACCTCATTAGAAGTCTGTCCAAAAAAAGTTGGGGGAACTTTCAATTGTTCATTTAATAAATTAACATCATTAGAATTCAGTCCAAAAGAGGTTGGTGGTAGTTTCAATTGCTCATTTAACAACTTAACATCGTTGCAATTCTCTCCAGAGAAAGTTGATGCTTATTTTCATTGTTCAAATAACAACTTAACCTCATTAGAAGGGGTATCAAAAGAAGTTGGAGGGAATTTAAGATGTTTTTATAATGAAGGGCTATCAACCGAAACAATAAATCTTATATTTGACAAAATGATAAAGTCCAAATTGGACTATTCTGATGCTTTAAAATCTTTATGGAAAGAAATACCAGTAGAAGACAAAGTACTTTTATACACACCCGATCTAGATTGGGTTGAAGAAGACGAAGCGTCTAAATTAGCTAAGCTAAAGAAGTATAGCAGCATAAAGAAAATGATCTAGTATAAAGAAGAATAATGAAAAGAATAGTAAATTATAAAACTTTTATAAACGAAAGTTCAGGTGCAAGTACACTGACAACTGAACAGATAGATTTCCTTAACAGGTATGTTAAGGGGAAATGGAAGTTGAATGATAATGGAGTTGTTGATGTTGATGGTGATTTTAGTTGTTCCGATAAAGAAATATCAGACTTTAAAGGAATAATATTTGGAAAAGTTACCGGTCATTTCTATTGCTCAAGTAACAACTTAAGATCATTAGAAGGTTGTCCCAAAGAGGTTGGAGGGGGTTTCAATTGCTCACGTAATGAATTAACATCATTGGAAGGTTGTCCAGAAAGGGTGAATGGAGATTTCATTTGTTATGGTAACAACTTAACCTCATTAGAAGGTTGTACAGAAAGAGTGAATGGAGATTTCATTTGTTCGGCTAACAACTTAACCTCATTAGAAGGCTGCCCTAAGGAAGTTGAGGGATTTTTCAATTGTTCATTTAATAAATTAGCTTCTTTAGAAGGATGTCCTGGAGAAATTGGAAGTAGTTTTTATTGTTCGTATAACAAATTAACCTCATTAGAATTTGGCCCAGAAATGGTGAATGGAGATTTCGTTTGTTCAGATAACAAATTAACCTCGTTAGAATTCAGTCCAAAAGAAGTTGGTGGTAATTTTATTTGTTCAGATAACAACTTAACATCATTAGAGGGAATATCAAAAAAAGTTGGGGGATCTTTATGGTGTTCTTCTAATGAAGGACTATCAACCGAAACGATAGATCTTATATTTGATAAAATCATAAAGTTCAAATTGGACTATTTGGATGCTTTAAATTTTTTATGGGAGGATATCCCAATAGAAGATAAAGTACTTTTATACACACCCGATTTAGATTGGATTGAAGGAGAGGAAGCGGTTAAATTATCTAATCTAAAGAAGTATAGTAAAATAAAGAAAATGATATAATACGGGGATTATAGAATACATAATAGAAAAAAATAATAAACGATATGAGATATATTCAACTTTACGAGAACTTCTCGGTATTAAATGAGACTACCATTGATAGATTTAGTCCTGATGTTATTAGAGGTCAAGATGCAATCGATTCTCAATTTTTTAATAAATTGATGCCAAAAACAGCAAAAACAACATCAGAAGCTCAGAACAGGATATTATCATTTTCTGGCGGTACTATGTTTGTACATTATCAATACTTCATTGTTACACCAAAGGGAAATACCCCCGATAGACCTATTTATAGAATACATAATAGCCAATATTGGTTAAATGACTACCAATTAATTAGGCAGGGTAAAAATGGACAGGATGTAAACGTAACCGAGATTTACATAACCGACATTACAGATCCCAAAAACGAGATTAGACTCGGATCGGTTTATGTTGATACTAGAATTTATTTAGATGAACAAAAAATTGTTTTTGATGTACTCAAGAGTCATTCATAAAAAGATAATAAAAATTGAATGAATTAAATTTAAGTATTCAGACAATATTTAAAGAAGATCTTAAGTGTTTATATTTTAATGATATATATAAAATGAATAAAATATTAACATTAAGCGCATTGATAGCTCCGGTTATTTATGAAGCTCAGATCACAGTGATGAACCAGAGTTCCATAGAATCGGGACTAAAGATAGTAAAAGGATTAATCAAAAGAGGGTTTACTCCTAAAGCTGCAGCTGCAATAGCAGGAAATATGTGGCAGGAATCTAGGTTTAATCCAAAGATTAGCCACAAAAACTCTCAGCACGTTGGTATAGTACAATGGGGTGGTAAGAGAAAGCAAAACCTAATGAAAAGATCTGGATGGAGCAGATTAGAAACACAATTAGATTTTGTTAAACATGAATTTGATACAAACGATCAGTTTAAAAAGCTACTAAAGAACATCGAAAAGGTGTCATTGAAAAAAGCAACCGAAGCAGTTGCAAGAACCTATGAGGGATGCAGAGATCCTCATCACCCAAATAGGAATTCGGCTGCACAAAAACTGTTTGAAGCATATAAAAAAGAAAAACAGACAGTAGATATAATAGAATAAAAATTAAAAATATAAGGATATGAAAAACATAAAACTATATGAAAATTTCATTAACGAAAAAATTTCATCCGAAGCTGTTTATATTCACAATATAACCGGTGCTGGACAACAATCTATTCAAAACTTTATTGACGACAATAATATAGACGCTGATAAATTAGCGGAATATGTGAAAGTAAATAAGGATCATAAAGAAAAGTATGATGTAAGAGATATGATTTCAGGAACTGGACTAGGATCAGATAAAAATAGAAGAGAAAATTTTATTAAAAAATTCAAGAGAGGTAAAAAATAGAACTATTTAATTCGAAACACATTAAAAAATCATATCTATAATTTAGATATGATTTTTTTTAGGATATTATGACAGAAGAAAAACTTTTTAGATGGACTAATTATTCAGTAAAGTCACTAGAAAATTTAATTGAAGGGATGGAAAAACATCATCCGGAAGATTATAAAAAGATAAAGGAAATAAGTGATCGTTTACTATTGTATTATAGGGGAGATAATATATTAACAGAAAAACAAAAAAATACTCTAGATTCTTTATCTAAAGATTGGTACATATCACCAGAAAACGGAGGGGTTAATATTGGATATATGTATGCTTCGGATTGGGGATTATCCATTAAAAATTATTGGGAAGAGGATACGGAATCTGCGAGAAAAAAAAGACTAAAGCTTTTTGAGGATCTTAAAAAAATAAAATTTAATGAGGTTTATTCTCTTTCTTTGAGATCGTGTGGATTAGAAGAATTTTGGCCAAATATGCCAAAAAGAACTTCTAGATTTGATTGTTCCTATAATAAGATAGAAAGTCTAGTTGGAGGTCCAGAATATGCTAGTGAATACGATTTCTGTGGGAATAATATTAAAAGCTTTGATGGGTTACCTGACAATGTTAAAGAATTAGATTGCAGTCATAACCCAATAGAGGATTTTTCAACCCTAAAAGTTAAAGAATTATTAAGGTTTAGATGTCGGGATACACATATAAAAAATCTAATAGGTTGTCCTAAAGTTACAACCTTTTTAGACGTATCAGGATGTAAGTTAACCTCAGTTGAAGGAGCCCCGTTAAATTTAACCTTAAGAGAGGTTAATTTTGGGGAAAATGTGGTTAGTGAAAAAACATTAAAACTTGCTTTCAATGCAATGAAAAAAGCTAAAGGAGATTATGGTAAAGGATTGGATAAAATATGGAAAAAAATACCTATAGAAGACCAAATACAAATGTATAAGGACAATCCAAATCTTACTAATGATGAGGTAAAAAAATATTACAATTTAAAAAAATATTTTGATATAAAAACTTTTATATAAGGATTGGATATATATGTTTTAAATATAAATAAAAACGTATGAAAAACCTAAAAGTTTATGAAAACTTCCTAATCAAATCTCCCGGATTAGATATCGATACAAATAAAAAAGAAATTAATCCAGGTTTTAATGACTATACAAAAAAACCAAATGTGACCCCTGAACAAGAAGCCATCAGAAATAAACTAGAATCTGATGTAAAGAGAATGTACCCAAAAATAGTTATAAAACATTCACCAGACGGACAATCAGGTGCATCTGTAGATAATATAGTTATTTACGCTACTGATCATTACGACTCATTTAACGCATTCTTATTTGGTTTGGTGATGGGTAAGATTCATGGAAGCGAAATGCCAGCTAAAATGGCATCTAGAATAGGCGAAGATTTATAACAAATATTTTATCCGGCGGGCTCAGTGCCCCATTTTAGGACCGGAATAGTTACGACTATTTAAAAAAGGGTGGAATTTCGTTACTTCCACCTTTTATTTGATATATAATGAATAAATTAATTTTTCTAATATGAAAAAAATAGCATCATTTAATGAGTTTGTAAATGAGGATAACGGGCTTCTAGGACACATAGCTCCATTATTGGGTAGCATTGAAATAGATGGTAAAAAAAAAGCAGAGGAAATTAGAAGCCAGGATACAGGTTCTGAGATTGATCAAGGTGATCTTTTACCGTCCGATTTTAATCCATTTCCAGGTAATGATGATTTCACTCTTTATATGCAACATCAGCAAGGAGTAGCTGGAGCAAAGGGATTAATAGAAGCATCTTTAGGAACTGGTAAATTAGCATCAGATACGATCAAAACCAAGAATGGTAAAAAATATGCAAATTTAATTTCAAATGTTCCTAGCGACAAACCTCAAATTAAAAATTCCATAATAAAAGCATTAGACTCGGGTGATCAAAAAACTGCATCGGTTTTATTCCTAAATATGTGGAAGGAAAAATGGAACCGAGCATATAAAGATGCAAAGATCGAAATAGAAAAGCCACAAAACTCTACTGCTAAATCAGCTATAAAAAAATACAGTTCAGCATATGGGGTTCCTTTTGATTTTGCTATAACCGTAGCAAAATTGGAATCCGGATTTAAGCCTAATGTAGGAAACAATACCTATAAAGGATTATTTGCTCTAAGTCAAAATGGATTTAATAAATATGTTCCTGGAGGAAATATTTTTAACCCAGATGATAATGCTAAAGCAGGAATTCAAAGTCTAAGAGATAATATAAAAGAATTCAAAAAACAACTAGGTGATAAAACTCTAGCCTCTCTTAATATTGCTCAATGGGCAAAAAATATAGCTTAATAAATTAAATCAAATTAAATAAATATGTTACAAGGAAATAATAGTTATAGATTAGTCGCAGACAAGGATTACCGACCAGGTTCTTTAGATTCTAGTAATGGACCAACCTCTCTAGAAGGACCAATAACTCTAGTTTATGTTGCTCCAGGAGCTGCAGTATTAGATTTTTATGATGCTAAAAATAACAGAAGCATAATAGAGATTGGACCTAATAATACCGGAATTCTTTTACCGATAACAGTAATGGCAACTGGTAGTAATTTATCCGGTGAAATCTTTGGATTCTCGCAAGGAGGAATCTATGCAAATAGATAAAAATAAAATATAATAAGATAGCAAAAAAACTCTAGTGAAAACTAGAGTTTTTTTTTATTGATTGACAATATTTATTATTCCAGAGTAATGGTAATTTTGGATCCCGTCGATTTAACTAATTTTTGTAAATTAGAGAAAAATTCAACTAGTTCTAAAGATTTGTCTAATGTTTTTTCCGGCCCTAAATTTACCTGTACCTTTCTATTTTCCATCAATTTTTTTCTAAGAATGATTGATGTTTTTGTTCTGTTTAGAGATTTGGCCATATCACCAACCGACATTTTATTTGACATCATTTGTTCTAAAGCTAAAATTTCACTGTCTGTCCATCTTCTTCTTCTTATAGACTGATCATTTTTTAAAGGCGTTCCGTTTTCATTAGAATCCCTATCCTGAAATTTTCTCAAGTTTTTTGCAAACTTCATAGCAGAAACTGCAGCAAAACTTCTACCTAATTTCTTTGAAATTTCATTAACCGTCATTTTTTCATCTACCATTTTTTTCAATTCTGCTAACTCGCTATCTGACCATCTTCTCGATTTAGCCCTTTTTGAAATCTTTTTTGTTTTAGCAGATTTTACTTTAGCATTTCCGTGATTCAAAACTGAATGGTAGTTTTTTACTGATGAAGGTTTTGATGATTTTCTTGTTCTCATTTTTTAATGTATTTAAAATTTATGTTGCAAATATATTAAAATAAATCGGATAAAAAAAATAAATCGGATAAAAAAAATTTATTTTGATATATAAAACATGGAAAAAATGATAAAAAATTACAATAATTTTATTAATGAGTCCAAAAAAGAATCTTTTGAAGAGTTTTCTTTAATTAGATTAAACGGGGCTAAAAAAATAGCAGAAAATGCTAAAGAAAAAGGTGGTGATGCTCTACTTACTTACCATCATTTTAAAGTTAAGATACCAACTTATAAAAAAGCTAAAGATGGTGAATTTGATATGATAAATTCTAAAAAAGAATATGAAACCCTTTTAGAAAAATTATATAAATCAACCAAGGATAATATGAAAATAAGCCAAGTTGAATTTCAGGAATTGGTTGGTAGAATAGAAGTATTAGGAGAACTTATTATCAGAAAGGAGATAGAATAAACTATTCGCCCTCCTTTCTTATTGTTACCCAATTTGGATTGTTTAATATATCTCTTAATTTTTCTGCAACTGTTAATTTAGTTCCAATTTTTTCTGGGTGCATCTCATCCAGAAGTTTATGCATCTGCTCAATTTCTCTATTTAACTTTCTAAGAATTTCTTCGTTATCCTCTGCTTTGGATTTTGATGTAGTAGTTGTATTAAAATCAGGTAATGAGAATAATTCATATGGACGGGTTATAGAAGAATCTGACCTTCCGTACATTGGAATATGCATGTTAAAAATATCGTCTTCCATATTAATAGATTTTAGAATTATCGATTAATTTATCATTTCTTAAAACTTGTATGACTGAAACTATTTCCTCGACTGTATTTTGATCTTTGACCTCATTTCCACTAAAGTCAATTATAGTCCAAGATTCCTTCCCTAAATTAAAGTCGTTTACCACAGTGACGTTATATGATGAATCTTCTTTTTTAACCGTATAAAAGGTTTTTTTGGATTCTACCATATAAGTATTTTTCTCTACTATTTTTTCTATCTTTATCATATTTGGAATTTTAAATTATTTTTTCATTTACCTCGTATAAGTAATTAGAATCCATCCAATTACTTGTTCTCTAAAACCAATATCATTCATTCCCTACTCATCTGCCAAATGTTTTAAATGAAGAGGAAGTTTTTGTGAAAGATTTTCTAGCTGAAGCCTAGTTGGTATCCCCCGGGAGAGAGCGTATAAAGATTGTAAGTCATCTAATAAAAATGATCAAGATTATTAAGGACATGGACCATCTGGATCTATAATTTCCATATTATCATATTCTTCCTCCGTAATTATTACATATCCTTTATTCATAATCCACAAATGTACAGATTGCCAATCTAAATCATTTTCTTCGAGAATTCTCTCCATTTTTTCGTTTAATTCTTCTTTTGACATTTTCTAAAAATTCACTTACATCAAGTGATAAGCTTTTAATTAATAATATTTTTTCTAATAGTTTATGTTGTTATAAAATCTATTTTTCGTAATAAAAAATCGTATAACCCTCTCCTTCAAAAGCACCTTTGCTTGTTATTGAAACTATTTCTATTCTATCCTCTTGTTCATTAACCCAATTGACTAGTGTTCCTGCATATTTAAAAGAATCAACCCTTAATTTTCTTATAATTATTAATTCCCCACTCCCATTTCCCTCTTCAGATTTCGTAAAATGCCTTCTTGTTAATTCAGTTAAAATTAAATTACGCAAACCCATTACTCCAGTAATAAAATCATTTGTTGAGATTTTATAATGACTCACTAAGAATCTAATATGAGAATCATCAGGAAAGTTTGAAGAATCGCTTTCCCTTGATAATTCTATTAAGGAATCAGTATCCAATTTTGATAGATATTCGAAAATATTTTCCATTTTTTTTAATTTTTGTAATCAGGACAGGGTTCGAACCTGTACGATTAAGTTTTTCCTAGTGAATATCTAAATTAACTTTTGGTTTTGCTAATCTCTGAATTCACCTTGGTTACGTCTGCCTACCCACTTAATCTAAAAACCATATTAAATAGCGTCTACCAATTCCGCCACCTGATCTTATTTTATTATTGTTAATTCTTTTTATAATAAAATCCTAGAAATTTTTATTTAATTTATTTTTATTATTCTATGATTCGAATTTTAAATAATCGCCATCTCTCTGATCTAGGATAAGATTAACTTTACTCCATCCGGCTTTTATGTATCTGTCTCTAAGAACATAAAAATGAGTATGATCTAGACCAGATGGGATTCGTATGTATATGCTCTGACCTTTTGATATTGATTTTTTAGATAATCTGGAATCTATCTCTTTTTCGTATAGATCTACATCTTCTTGAAATTTTTCTATTAATTTTATTGGTGATATTGCCATTTTTTATCTATTTTTTTATATTTTATTAAGAAACCCATATTCGATTTCTTACATATATTAATACATTTCTAACTTAGCCAAAACAAAATTATGTATTATGATAAATGTGACTTATATTTTTAATTATAATTCACTGTTAAATCTACTTAAATCCTGAGAATAGTCTATTTCTGTGTGGGGATAAATAGGAAATTCTGGTACATTGTATTCTAAATCCAATTCAGAAAGATAAGCGATCCCTCCGTTTGTCAAACTACCTCCTTTGATGTAAACATAATGTCACCTTTCGTCATTGTAGACATGTTCGTCTGAGATAAAAATAATAGGTTCACACGCCAAATATTGGTCTGATAAGCTTTTGATTGTAAATTTTGAATTTAATCTGACTCTAACCCCTCTTGCAATTTGATTAGATTTTATCATAAATGTTTTTTTTTTATATTACCAGGACAGGATTCGAACCTGCATCTCCTTATCAATGGCACCTGGAACTTTCACACATCAATGTGACTGATAAATTCACACTCTGAAGCTACTCCTTCTTGCGTCTTCCGATTCCGCCACCTGGATATTTTATAATTAACTATTAATCCCTACTTAAAAATTTGATATAATAGCCTTCTCTGTTTATGTGCAATTTTTCTAAAAGCCCCAAGTCCATTAATTTATTAATCTGGTCCTGATTTGGTTCTTTTTCCATAACAGCTCCCCCATAGACCCTGCTACCTATCTTAATCCACCCTAGATCCTCTACATGTTTTTCTGGGTTTGATTTTTCTGGAAATATCTCTTCTACTATCTCGTAATGAAAGGATACATATTCGGAATCCATGTCTCCTTTAAATCTGTGAATTTTCCCGTACGTATCAATCCAGAATTCTCTTTCTACTCTTTTAAGATTACTTTTCCTTATCATAACAATTTCCTCTTCCATATAATTCCATTTTAACTTAATTGCATTTATAATTTTTTCTCTAGCAAATATATGTCAATAAATCGTTTTAAAAAAATAATAACAATAGAAAAATTTATTTATTTTCTATTATTTCGCCTTTCCAGTCCACCATATCGAAATTCTCCCAGTCAATTTCCTTTAGATTTTTAATCATTTCATCAACTTTCTTTTTCAACTCGAGTATAGATTCTTCTAGATTAGCACCATATCCTGATAAATCTGAATATTCTTCGATTAGTCTGGCTTCAAATGATTGATACCTTTCCTTTCCGTCGTTATGTATTTGTAATTTGTACATTCCTATAGATATTTTTGCTTATTTTAAATATTTCTTTGGGTTCATATTCATATTATCGTGTCAATTCCTCGTTTCTATATAGTTTTAAGAATCCTTTACCTGTTAAATGAAAGTTAATTTTAGATCAGAAGCAGGGTATTTTATCCTCGTTGTGCTACTTGATTTTATCTCTCCTACAACTATAATATAATTTCCTTGTCTGTATGCCCCCTTGGCCTCGTAATTTTTACCGTAGGGTATCGGGTATTTTGGAGATTCGTTAATAATCTCTACTATTACTTTTTCCATAATGAATTATTTACAAGAAGGAAAGTTTTGATGTATATGCAATAGAATAACCAATGCACAAATTATTGAAAATGTCATAGAGAAAACCATAGCTAACATCATGGCTTTAAATGGGCTTAATTTCATAATTTAATTTTTTTATGTAATTTATTAAATCCTTTTTTTATGTCTGAAAGTATTTTACTAGGAGTTGATAGTTCCAAATCCCATCTTTTTACTTTTTCCTCACTTTCTAGAACAATTTTATCGTGGAGATAATCAGTAATTAAAGAATCTAGTTCTTTTCTAATTAATTCTTTGCAATCTTCACATGATAAAATAAAAAGAGGTTTATCTTGATCAGTTGTAAATTTATATTTGGCCTTATTTCCACATTTACATTTATGTTCATCCATGATAACTCTATTTAAGGTTGTTTTTAAACTAATCTATAGGGTTTTGCTATAGCATTAATCTTAGTTATAACTTCATTTGGAAGTTGGTAATATGATCCTTCTAGAGCCTTTAGTGAATCTATAAAGACAGAATGATCTAACGAGAGGTTTCCTGGAATTTTTAATTCTTCTTCAATAAACTCCTCCTCTATCAAAGATTTCAGATGATCCCTTAATTTTTCGTTAGATGAGCATTCATAGACTAGTGTTGATAAAAGCTCTTTCTTTTCCTTTTGTGTACACTCATAGACGAATTCGTCAATGTCAATACTAACAGATGTTTCAAAATCCGGCATAATTTATTTTTTTTAATTAATTAAATGTAATTTTTATATAAATGTAATATTTATATTCGAAAATAAAAAAAAATTCCAAATATATAGATTGGATAACTCGAATCCCTTTAAATTTTTAAATTCATAAGAATTTAAAGAAAAAAATTCCATTATGGACACGAATAGCAATAAACAAAATGCAAAAAAAGAATATCCAGACGATTCTGTTGGTATTGGCTACGTTTTTCAATCCACTTGGATTCGATGCTCTCTTCGCTATTGTGATGAAGTGGACCGGATCTTATTGGATAACAGATGGAATTTTCTATTGCCTATCAGCACTATTTTTTGGTCTATATTACTGGGTCTCTAAAAAATCCCCAAGATTTATAATATTTGGACCAAAAAAGAAAAAGATTAGCCAATAACATTGGCTTTTTCTTTTTCTTTTGTTTTATTGATTTTTTTAAAAGCCATTTCGTATGATTCGACCAAGGAATTTCCGTCTTTGATATATTCCATAGCTAGATCCATAACCTCTTTTTGTATACCCAACTTATAACATTCATAGAGGATTTCTTCTATTATTTCTGAACCAGTTAAACTCATTTTATTAATTTTTTTTAATATCGATTTTTCATTATGATTAAAAAAACATTCTCTTTTTTCTACATCCAGTTCATTTAATAAGATGTCTGGATGCTAACCTTTCATTTTTTTTCAAATATAACATCAACAATTTTCTTACCGTACTTATTCATTGCCTCTTCTATGAATTCTTTTTTTATTACTATTGCTCCTATCATAATAGTCTTTTTTAATATCTAACTATAGGAACTAAAACCTCAGATACAAATTCCTCCATGTCATTTATTGATATTTTATCTAGTGTATCATCATCACTATGACAAAGCCACCATGAAGAGTTATCTAGATAACCCTCGCTCGTTTTTATACTAGATTCACCCTCTAATAAAATAGGAAGAGGATTTATAACATTCGTGTCTATACCATATCTTGATAAAATATAACAATCACTACCCGGTGTTGGGTGGATTGGAGGATCAAATAAGTTTTTTATGTGTTCTGTTAGTTTTCCTTGATGTGAACCTATCATAAAATTTTTACCTCCCTTACCAGAAAGCTCTAGATTAAGAACCCATTCAATTTCACCAAATTCTCCTTCCGTTATTTGTTCTGCCAATCTTTTTGCACCTCTAAAACCAACTTCTTCCGCATCGGTTATTACTACATTTATCTCAGGGACTAAGTATTTAAGATATATTGCATTTATGACTGAAGCTGAATTATCGTTGGCATTCTGTGAATTTGGATTAATTATATCATGATGTGCTATCACCATTCTTTTACTTTCTCCCTTCATAACTATATTATAAAGCTTTGTACCAAGATCGTCAAACTCATCTATTACGTATTCTATCCCATATCTTTCCAAAAGATCTGAGATGAATTTTACTCTTGGTGTAGGTTCTAAAGTATTATAAAATGCATTGCCAACATTTTTAACCTGACAAAATTCATTTATTGATTGGAGTATTGGATGCATATAAAAATTATTTTCTGTAAATGTATGATATGAATGCGAAATTAAAAAATATATATATAGAAAAATTAATTTTTTTATATAATATGTTAAATTTAAAAACTTTCGCTCTTTTTGAATCAAATAATTATAACTTTACTCTAGAAGATGTAAGAAAACTACCACTATATTCACGTTTAGTTAAAATGGGATTTGAAGACACCACCACTGATAGAATATGGAATAATGGGAATATGAGATTTTATAATTATCAACTAAGAATGACTAATCCTGAATATTCACTAACCATATATGGTAATGGACCGATCAGAAAAACGACTATGGGCAATCCTTATATTCTTAAAAGATTTCCTGAAATAAAAAGTTTGGAAGATTTTAATCTAAGATTCTATTATGTGATGAAATGGGGTAAAAAACTTTATAAAAAAATTCATAAAAAAGAAATTGATTTTCAATTATCACCAGACGAGAAAAAATCAATTACCAAGGTTCTAGTAGATATATATAAAGAAATAGGAGCTATTCCATTTTTACCCACTTATAATTCTTTATCTGATGATGAAAAGGATGATTTTTTAAAGGAAATAAATCAAACAAAAGAAAGATTTGAAAAAAATATAAAAAGTTATTTAAGAATTAGAAAAATAGCTTTTCTATAAAATAATATAATTGAATAAAAAAATAGCCATAATTTACTGTGGCTATTTTTTTAATAATTTTTATATTATCTTCTTTTTCCGAAAATTGGATCATTATTTCCTTCTATGTCATTATATATTGCCCAATAACAAATTCCCACTGTTATCACCAGGGTGAAAAAGAAAGTAACCCAAATTGCCCAATTTGGTGGGTCTACAGTGATGTAAGAAAATTCCTTAAAATCCCTTCTAGTGTAAGATTTTTCTACGTTATTCTTAATAGATTTTCCAATAATATCGACATTGAATCTAGGATTTTTCATTAAATCTTCTCTTATATCAGGTATAATCTTACTTGTTTTTGACCAAGAAAATGGCTTAACCCATTGAATATCCTTAGTTTTACTACTAAGACCTATACAAACAATAACTTCGTTATCATTCCCTCCTTTCCAATAAGCTTCCTGCATATTGGCAGATAGAATAGACCTATCGACAAAGAATAGAACATATATTCTGGCGTGCTTATTAACCCCAAGATAACCATTTAGGAATTTATTCCACTGTTTAAGTTTTTCTATTTCAGAATTATGTATCCATTTAATTTTTTCTGCACCTAAAACAGTTTCCTGCATAATACCTTCTATCTTAGGATAGTTATAAAGGTCATAATTCTTAACATCTTCATCGGTTACTTTTATGAAATCAAATGATGAATGTGCTGCCTGTACTCTGTTTTCGTACCAGTGGTCTGTTGTAGTAGATTCAGCAGACATAGGATCACCGTCCCATTTTATACTGTACATGTCTCCATCTTTACCACAGCTATATGTATAATCTATATCTCTATTTAGCTCAACAAACTTTGGTTTATCTTTCCATTTTTCCATTAAAAAATTGTAAAATTCTCTAGAGATTTCAAATTCCTGACCCAAAGAATTTAGAACCGTCCATCTTTCTCTATTATAGTCACAATATGAACAATCGTATGTAACTGTGGTCGTACAATTTTTTCCGCAGCTAACTGTTCGAGTACATGTTCTATGAACGTAAGTCTCCCATGGTTCATAATATCTAGCCTCTATTATGATTGCCCCGTGATATTCGGTGTCATTTACCTGTATCTTCTCGACCATTAATTTAAAGCCTAAAATGAAAATTGAACAAATAATAGCTGGTATTACAACTTCCCACCAAACTAAATTTCTTCTAAACCATTTTAACATTACGAAAGCCCCCAATAAAGGTATTAATAAAGATAACCAAATTGACATATTTGTAATTTTTGAAGTTTATAGAAAAAGCCAGCTTTATAACTGGCTTTATTTTATTATTTTATTATTATTTTAGAATACGTTTACTTCGTTATCCTTTCCTGTTTTGATCACGCCGTCCGTTCTATCTGAGGTAATTGGTTTATATTCTAATTTTTTTCTACCCATCATTGTAGATAATATAAAACCAGACGGAAACTTATCTAATAAATTGTCATGTTCATAAACAATGCCCTGTATCATTTTTTCCTCCATGAAAAAATCGTTTCTCTGTCCTTCGATGGCTCTACTCAAATCTCCATATAAAGCGGATACTGATTCGAAGTTTGCGTTAGGATTGCTCTCCTGAACCCATTTCATAAATAACTGGTCGGAGTCCTTACGTCCTGCCATAATCATATCAACGTTTCTTGCGAAAGAACTGTCATTTTTAACAGCAACCTGAGATTTCTGACTAATTGTTTTCCACATCTTGTCATAGAATGCAGTTCTTTCGTCCATTTTTTGCTTGAATCTATTCCTTAAGTCGACTTCTTGGTTTGATGTTGAGATAAGCCCTGAAATTAACCAGATTAAGATAAATCCTCCAAGTGCTAGACTTGCATAGCGAATAATTTGTTTAGTGTCCATTCTTTAAAAATTTTTATTTTATATTTATAAAGGCAAATTTATATTAAAATAACGAAAGAAAAAAATAATTCATCGAAATTATTTTAAAAAATTGCAATATAATTAACATCACTTTAAATTTATAAAGAATGTCAAAGTTAGTTTCAGTAATGGGTGCTCCAAGTTCAGGTAAGAGTACTTTAGCAACCTCAGTTCATCACGGACTAAAGATAAGAAAAAAGAATTCTGTTTTTGTAGGAGAGGCTGCAACGGACTATATAGCGGAATGGGGAGTTCCTGACAGTCCAACAGATCAGATAGTTATTTTTTATAAGCAGCTCAGTAGAGAAAATATGTACAAAGATTCCAAGGAATGGGTTATTTGTGACTCTAGCTCTATATTAAATTATTTCTATTTTAGATCTTTGTTTAATTCTAAATTAAGTTTAAAGGATATTGCGACAATTAATCATATACAGAAGGAAATTCTAAAATCCATAAACCAATGGCACAAAATTTATTACGTTCCCCCTTTTTTAGATGACGAAGATCCTGTAGATGGTATAAGATTCCATGATAGAGAGGATATAATTAAGATAGACGGAATGATTCGAAATTATTTAGATCTGGAAAATATAGAATATACTGATTTGACAAATATACCCATAGATGAAAGGGACCAGTGGGTAATAAATGATCTATTAAAATCTAGAAAATAGTTATCTTACTGGTATTACAATGTCTGGCGAATTCTTTAAAAAGTATTCGCTATTTTTTATGGCTTTATTTAACGAAGTTTCTTTTATAGTTTCTCTCCAATTGATTGTTTTATTCTTATTTAAACCAATCTTAAGATTCTTTATACTGGTCCATTTTTCTATATAAGTTGGATCATATGGAAGTTTTTTAGATTTCATATTTCCTTCCTCGTCTTTAACTATACCATAAAATTCTGGATATAATGTAGCCATATTAACCGGAATCCCTTCTTTACCTCCAACCTTATATCGGGAAAGCTCATTTACACTTTTTACCTGAGCAGCAAAAATGTTACATTTGCCCTCCTTGTTTTTCTTACCTTTTATTAAAAGCCATCCACCAAGAGACCATTTTATCCCTTGGTTGTTCCATTGGTTATATTCTAATATATTCTCCATATCCATATATATTTAATAAAATATTGGATATATAAATAAAATAAGTGAATATGAAATGAAAAAGTTTTTTATAGATTTGTTATCAGGGCAAACTGAGGTGTCAAGTAAGAGATTTGCTGCTCTTTTTGCATTAGTAAATTTGGTGATTCTAACTTGGATTGCCACTTTAAATGATGATAATTTAATTACACCTGAATTTATGTTTGATGCATTACTAATGATCGCGGGAGGTGGTTTCGGTCTAAGCGTTGTGGAAAAAGTTCTGACTACAAAAAATTCTAAAAAAACTGATTCAAACGAACAAAACCCTACAATATGAAAAATTTAAAACCGTTTGAAGATTATAACATTTCGAATTTAGACGAGGCTCTAGAAGAGTCTTCATGTTTAAGCGAGAATGCTAAGAATGAATTGAAAAGAATCTGTGAAGAGTATTTAGTTAAAGAAGCTATCGATTATGATGAAGATGATTATGATGAGCATACATACGATGGGTATGTAGAAGAGACCGCTAATTATATTAAAGAATGTTTAGGTAGACCCGGATATTCATCTTTAGATAAACCATACACAACACAATAATATGAGTAGATTGGTAAAATTTGATAAATATAAATCAGAAATCAAAGAATCTGAGGAGGAAGAATTTACATATAGCCTTGATGAAATTTCGGATGCTCTTGATTCAGTGGAAGATGATCTAATTAATTACATAGAAATTCATAATATAGAAATTTTAGATGTTGACCACGACGAAACTCGCGACGGAGAGGTGGTATTAAAGCCGATAATTGGTGAACATTCTGACCTTGTCTATGACTATAATACAGACCTAAATGATTTAATTTTAAAAGAGCTTTCAAAATCAGGTAATGACGGACTTAAACCCCGATTTAATTCTGACGTTATATTTAATGCTATAGATTTAGTTTCTTCTTACATTGGAAAATATGTAAATGATGTATCGATGGATGATATAGAAATAGAATATGAAACAAGGTCCGGAAATTTTAATGAGATAACTGTAACATTCCTGATAAATCAGAAAAGTTTAAAAAATGTTGAGATTTTATCTATTAATTTCAAAGAATGGAAAAAAGAAGTTCTCGGACAAATAGTTAAAAGTATAACCAGAAAGTTTAAATACATATAAAAAAAATCCCAATCAAGATTGGGATTTTTTTTATAATGATATTAGTTAAAGATTATTTTTTGTCTTTCTTTTCTGATTTATCATCTTCTGACGAATCTTTCATAATATCTTTCTTTTGTGATTTTTCTTGAATTTGTTTTAAAAGCTCCATTCCGAGTAATCCTGAAATTGGTCCATTTCCAACATCGTTACCAGAGATTAAAATTTCTGGGATAATTTTAATTCCATTTGTACCAATCATTTCAGTAACTTTTAATTTTCCGAAATTATCTTCTCCCATAGCTTTAACCTGTTTCTCATAAGCTTCAGCAGTTGCTTTACCGATAGCTGAGATTTTAGATGCCTCAGCATCGCCGGTTAATTTAATCTGGGCAGCTTCAGCTTCAGCCATTAGTTTCTTAGCTTTGGATTCAGCTCCAGCTTTTAACTCAAGAGCTTTAGCTTCTCCTTCTGATTTTTTAACAGCAGCTTCAGCTTCACGTTGTGAGATTTCTACCGATTGCTGAGCTGATACCATTTGACCTTGCATATTTGCTAATGCTTTTGCTGATTCTAGTGTCTTACGTTGGTCTTGTGCTTTTCTCTGGGTTTCGAATGTAATCTCCTCTTCCTGAGCAATCTTACGATCTGTTAAGGTTTTCATTAAAGATTCTGGCGGAACAATATCACCGATCAAGGTATCTACTGCATGAACGTTATATTCTTCTAGTACTTTAGAAATACTTACTTTAGCTGCGTCTTGACGTTGTTGTCTTGTAGATAAAAATGAAATAACATCTGAATCTTGAGCGGAGTTTCTGAAATAGTTCCCGATTGTAGGTTCAAGAACCTGAGATACTAAATTTGACATAGATCCAAATCTTGCAATAACTTTAGGTGCTTCGTTAGAAGGAATGTGAATAATCTGAGATACGTCTAGATTGAATGGAAATCCATCTTTAGATCTAACCGTAATTGTGCTCAGGTTTTTATCCAGATCATGAGATTCCGAACGAGCTGTAGCCCAATTGAGTACTAGGTTTGTTGTAGGAACTATTTCAATTTTCTGAGTATATGGATTGATAGCGTATTTACCTGGATCTAGTGGAGTTATCCATACGCCCCTTTGCCCTTTCTTAACTATATTTCCGTGTTTAAATCCATCACCAGTTGTGTCTTCTCCTTCCTCCCCTACATAAGAAATAACTACACCGACGTGACCGATTGGAATCTGAGTCATTTCTCTCTTTTCAATTTCTACTGCCCAGGGGTTTAGTGAATATGATCCTGCTTGAATAACCTGTACCTGTAAACCTCTCTGACCTCCGTTTTCTAAGAATTTATCAAAATTTTGAAAGTTGTTGTGTCCTTCAATAGGTGAACCTGCAATAGATCCAGGAGATAGCGGGATACCGTCTAATGCTGTTACCACTCCGACCATTCCATCTTCAATGTAAGTAATGTCTGCGATAAGAACATCAAATAAAAATTTATTGATACGATACACCCCGTTATTAAGATATCCTACTTGTTTACCCCTTTGCCCCCCTTTTGTCAAGAAAGCCCTACTGTCTTGGAAATTATCACAGTCTATATTTCTTGCTAAAATTGACCCAGTTGGAAGAGGTAACCCGTCTTTAGCAGAAAGTAATCCAATTTTACCTCTAGGTATTTCTGTTAAATCTGCCATTTCAACTGAGTATTGCCAAATCCAATATCCCCAATATAAACCGGGTGCTAAAGTGTCTGCCTGAAACCCTGCTTCTCCATTAAGAGCGATGATTTTTCCGTCGGGTAATGATTTATTTTCACCAAAAAGAACAAATTTCTTGGTAACGAGACCAATTTTATCTTCTGGGATTATAACCATACCAAAGAAAACCCTCAGTGTAAATTTATAAAATACAATCAATAATAATGGAACTAATACCCATCCGAATTTTAATAATAAGCTTAATGCTAAATCCATTTTTTCTTTTTTTTTAAAATTTATAATTATTTTTTTAGATATCCAAATTTAAATAATAAAATCGGATAAAAAAAATTATTTTATTTTTTTCCAAGAAATTTCAAAGTTTTTTATGTGTGGATCGATTGGAACTAAATCTATACTACACAATTTAACGATTTTGATCATATTTTCCATAGAAATCTCGCCGAAAATAGTCGGCCTAAATATGGCTTTACCGCTTTCGAGTAAATATTTTGTGATATTAAAGTTTTCCTTATTTGCAAATTCAATATCTGCAACCCAAAACCCATCTTCCAGATACATATCTCTGGTAAAGTGGTTAACCTTATCGCTTCCTTTAATTTTGATGCCTTCAGTGCTCTTAATATGTACAACCAAACCTTCTAAACATCTTTTTGATTTTTTAAAATCTTGAATTATAGAATCGATTTCGGAATCAGTATAATAATATCCATATTGATTTTTTTTACCAACTTCTGCTATAGGATATTTTATTTTCATAATATTTTTTCAAAATTTTTATTTATGTCTAATTCTTATCCAATCTACCTCTTCGTAATCCCTAGCATTATTTTTTTCCAATTTTATGTGAAGCATAAGAATGTTTGTTCCTTGAATGGGTAAAATTTTATAAGTTAATTTATTCTGACCTCTATTTAAATCGCCATTAGTACTATAATTATAAAGATCTCTGATCTTATTATAGAGTAGCATGAGAGTCTCTTGTTTCCCGATTCCTCTTCCTGTCGCATATTCTAAGAAAACGTGATCTGTAACTATAGATTCTCCAATCTCTAATAACTGAGAAACTGCAAAGCTTGCAATTCTGGTGGTTTTTCCATTATTTCTATTTGTTATCATGTCTATTTTTAATTTCTAATAATTTCTTATATTTTTTCCGATATAACGTTATTATAATAAGATAAGATATTCTCATATACAATCTACTGTCATTGTCTCTGGTCTTTTTATTAAAATAATAATCTAACTCGTGGGTATATAAATTGAATTTATTTGATTTTTGATTAGTCACAATCCGATACTGCTCATTAAAAGATCTTAAATTAAATAAAATCATAGTATGAATCGGTATAACCCTTTCCTGATATACCATATCAGAACCGTCTGTAAATTTCTTGTATATTTTAAAATCCCATCTAAACCAACTTGGCATATATCTATTTTTAACACATTCGGATTTTAACTTCATTTTAGGTTCAAACATCACGGAATATCTTTTAAGATTAAATTTTATGGTTCTTTTTTTAATCTCATTTAGACCTAATTCGTAATAATGATACCAAGAATTTAGTGCATATAACATCCCACTAGTACTCATTTTTTCTAATCTACCAACTAAAGATCCTGATAGATAAGAATCTCTGAAGTAATATTTACCAGACTCTATCCAAGATAATCCATTTAAAGCAGCTTCACACCACCCAAAATTTGTACATTGATACCCATTCTTAAATGAAGGTTTAATATGATAAATTCTTTCCTCTATATCTTCATATCTTCCTCTATGAGTTAATATTAGCTCGCTCTTACAAATAGGACAAAATATCTTATCTGACATTACTTAAATCTTTTTATAACTTTAAGTTTATCTATTTCAAATGCCATTTCTTCTAGTGACTTAGTTTCAAATATTATTTCATTTTTATCAACATCCATCATTACTCTATCATACTCACCAGTTTCTTTATTTCTTACTACGAAACAAGCCACTTTTAAAGAATCGTTCTGCTCACCAGATCCCCATAATACTGATTTATCGACTGCGTGTCTTGTGCTTATTTTGTCATGAAACCACTCGTGTGTTTCTGACTCCCAATACAAACCATCTCTTTCTAAAAATTCGTTTCTTTCCATACTTATTTTTCTGTTGTTGGTTTTAGCCACATTCCATTACTAAAAATGATCTGAATTATTCTTGGATTAATTTTCTTTATATTTTCTAATAGCTCAAGTGTTTTGATAGTGTCTTCTTTGAACATCTTAAATATCTCCTCCCTTATTCTTTCCTGAGAAACAACCTTTTCTAATTTATCGATAACTTCTTCGTTTGAACAAACTTTCATAATCTCTTCCGAAATAGTAAATCCTTTTGTTACTGAAAATCTAAAAGCTCGTATAAGTCTTAATGGATCATCTAGCATGGTCTTTTCGGTTTCTAATGGTGTTATTAGGATTTTATTTTTCAAGTGCTCTAGACCACCAAAATGATCTATAATTCGACCATATTCATCTTTTGCTAAAGCATTCAAAGTAAAATCTCTTCTTTTTAAGTCGTCGTTAAGATTACCTGGTTTTATTATAGGTTGTCTAGTTCCTGGAAAATAACCAACCTCTTTTCTTGACATTACAAAATCTGCAACCCCCTGATATTTGTGATTTGCTGGGAATTGTGCTCTTATTGTAAAACAATCGGGATGTGTTACAAATATTCTGAAACCCTCATTATTCAAATAGGTTTCCAGAATAGTAAACATTTCATAAGCTGTATAGTCTCTTGACAATAAACTTTCATACGGAACTGCTACATAATCAACATCCTTTGAAACCAAACCTAAAATTTCATCTCGGACCTTTCCTCCGACTTCGTAAAATGTAAACATTTTCTTTATTTTTTTAGCAAGATTAATAAAAAAACACGAGGTATAAAAATTATCCTCGTGTTTTTTTAAAATTTTATTTAATCTAAATCACTATTCCACCTTAAGAAACTTTAAAACCGAATCCCATCCAGGAAACTCCGATTGTCCAAAATGTATATGGGTTCCTTTGAAATCAGCAACCCCATTTGCTATTCTGTCATCTATTAAATAGTCACCCATTACTAGTCCTTTATTATGGCACAGAATTAATTTTTTCTTTGAAGTATTACCAAGATATTTTTGTACCCAATTTCTTTTCTCTGCCCAAGCATTAGGATTACTCCATGGTGGTGTGCTTAATATATAGGTTTCGTATTTTTCCTGTAGTTTGTTCCATGCTTCAATAGCACCTTCAACAGGCTCTAGATCTTTGTAAGCATTTTCGTGCTTAAATAGGCTGTTACCCTTAATTCCTTGATTCTCTAGTTCTCTAGCTCTTTTATCGAAATCACAAATAACCCCATCCATATCTATGAGAACTATCGGTTTTGTGATTGGTATAGTTGCCCTTAACCAGGATTTTTCCATTTATTTAAAGTATTTAATTTTTATTTTTTCTGAGGCTAATCTATAAACATCCATAAAATCAGATAATTCAGAATCACTAAGATTCAGAATTCTTGACCCGACGCTTTCTAAATCAACATCAGATTCTGATTTATTTAATCTTAAAAAAGCTACAACAAAACAAGATTCATTAGATTGAAAGAAAGATTTAGATATTTTGTGTCCATTTTTTTCTAAGAAATCTCCACCAAAACTATCGACATAGCCATCTTCTCTATATTCGTCCTCTTTTTCGAAAAGTTCGTTAACTCCCCATTTAATAATTTCATAGAAAGGCTGCTCTGATTTAGTTGAGTTGTACTTTCTAGCCTCTATGTTGTTTATTCTAATTTTCATATTCTTCAGCTTCTATAAATACATTCTTTATTTTTATAAATACTTAATACAGAACCCTGCCCGTGGGTAATCCCTATTTGGTAATTGTAATATTCGTAAACAGAAGATGGAAAATTCTCAGTAAATTCGTCTATTGGATCTATAACAGTTCCATATCTTGATGCAAATTCAAATATAAATGATGTGAGATTTAAAGGTTTATCCTGGTATGTTTGATAATGCTTAGCATCGTATCTATTCTGTTTAGACATAACCCTATCCATTATCGAATTGAATGAAGTTTCGTCTTTTATTTTTTCTCTAAATACTTGTATTCTTTCGTCTAAGATTGCTTCTTTAGCTTTAAGATTACTGATATATTCGGCAGTAGATTTTTTTCCTTCTGGACTGTCCAGATATTTTTTTAATCTTTCTGATAAGCTTTCAGTGTCTATCATATCCTATTTTTTTTATTTAATTCTTTCCCAAAATTCTCCTTTTTTCATCTTATTTTCAATTACATATTCAGCAGAAACAAAATCAAGTGCATCTTTAAGAACCTCTTCTGTGCATCCTCTTTCTGCATACGGATCATTAAATCTTGAAATGATGTCGATATCTCTAGGTTGATCTAATAATTCTTTAGGCTTATATGCTCTAACCTTACCTTTTTTAATCTCGAATTCAATAACTGGGATTTTTTCGCAATCCTCAGATATTTCCGAATTGATAAGTTGACATTTCAAATTAAGAAACGGAAACTCTTTAGCAATAATTATCCACTCATCATAGATCTCTCTAACATCTGGCCATTTTCCTATATTATAATTATTACATCCTATATTTCCGTCCCATGAACACCATCCATGAGGACCACCTATCCAAGAAGATGCTATCCTATGATTATTCAAATAATATAAACCCGAAATTCTCCTGTATTTTTTAGCATAAAGTTCTTCTTTAAAGTCGTAAAGTTCCGAAAAATTGTTTAAATTAAATTCTTTCTTTAGCTCTACATAAAGATCGTTAGTGTCTAAATGATGTCCGAATATTAACTTATTGATTGTTTTTTCCCATTCTCTATCATTACAACAGAAGCTGAAACTATCTGTCCTAACTAGGATTTCCTTAGCCTGATCTTTCGTTACACTTTTACCTTTTACAATTAATCCCGGCCATTTGGGTAAATTAACTTCTAAAATGTTTTCCTTATTCATTTTATTTTTTTAGCAAATTTAACTCAAATGTACGGGAATTAAAAAAAATCTACGTGATATTTAACTAGTCTTTTATTATAACCTTGAATTTTTTACCAGACTCCGAAATAATTTCATCTATCCAAGCTTGTGCTTCTTCATTACTATTGAATTGCCTATATACTATATCTTTGTGAGCTAGATTAATTTCTACAGTAGCTTTATTCCAAATCTTTTTATTTTTCTCATCGACTCTAAGCCAACTATATCTTTCAAAATAAGAAGAGTCCATTCTGATTCTTTCATCATCATCCGTTAAATATCCAAAATTTCCACTAGTCCATCCCTCAGGAATCTCTGGATGCTTTCCTACTACAAATCCCAGAAATTTTTTATCTCTTTCTGGTATTCTTTCCTTCCATCTATATTCAGATTCTCTTTCAGTTGTGAATTGGATTGAAATTATGTTATCTAATTGGAAATATTTCTTTGTCATTTCTTTTTAATTTTCTGATATTTGACTTGAAATCTTTTTAACTTTACCAATATCCGCTCTTCCTTGATATTTTTTATTAAACTCACCGATGGTTTTACCTATTAGCGCCTGCTTATTGGTAATCACGTTTTTAAAGCTTTTCATAATTTCTGAAAGTGCCTCTTCAACCTCTTTATCCGACATTTGTGCTGGCATATAATTTCTAAGAACTGAAGCTTCTGCAGATTCCTTTATAGCCAAATCATGTCTTCCGTTTTTTTCAAAGATTTCAATTGACTCTTCCCTTTGCTTGATTGCCTTGTTAATTATTTTAAGAAAATCAGCATCTGTCATTTCCACATTTGGATTTGATTTTTCTGCAAGTGTAATTGCTGATTTTACACTACTCAAAGCTGCCTTAGCATCATTGTCCTTATTCTTCATTGCAGATAAAAAATCTGCATTTACCCTTTCTTTAATTGTCATCTATCTTTGTTTTTAAAGTATTTCTAATAAAATCTCTTTCCTGTGTAAATATTGGGGTTTCTACAACAGACCATTTATTCCTTTTGTATGTTTCTCCATTTTCTATGTTATTCATAGTAACCTGAATTTTTTTAATTACCGCCCCCCTTTTTTTTCGGAAATCATAATCATTCCAGTTGATCCCCTTCTGAAAAATCATTTCTTGCAACTGGTCAGTTTTTACCCCATTTAATTGATTGTGACTATAAAGACTTTGTGCCACCGAAGAGATGCTATTCCTTACTGCATCTTGTTGTCTCCAGATAAAGTAGTTTTCGACCTCATCTATAAAAGGGATTTGAAATGCTCTGGCATCGAACGTAGCAAGTTTGAAATTTTCAATTTCAGATTCTTTTAAAAGATTTCCATCGTAATTCATCGAATGATTAGCAATTCCAAATTCATTACAAAACCTTTTCATTCTAAGTTGATTAAATTTTGCTGTAGCCATAGATGATGCAACAGAAACCATTTTTTGCAAGTTATTATCAAACCATGCATGTGTTCCAAGATCGTCGAAATCTGTTAGTAAAAGACTTATCTCATCTGACTGAACGTAACCTAACTTGGTTCCTTGTATGTTTTTGCAGAGATAAACTGTTGTCTCATTCATGTCTTCAATTAGACCTTCGTCAAATGGACGTTCTAAACCTTTAGTGTAGGTGTGAAATGCTTTCCCGTCGATCCTGATGATCGTGTAAGTTCTTCTTGGGAGCTTGATCCTTGTTCTATCTTCGTAGAACTCTTTCATTCTGTCGCCTAATGCGTCTTTCATAATATTTGCTTTATGCAACCTTCAATAGTCGGATGCTGATTAATATTTATTTATAGATTATTTTTTATAAAAGTTCCTTTAGTAGTTTAATTTTTTTCATTATGTATGAATTTTTTTTCCAACCAACCCACATAAAAATTCTGAAACCAATTCTGCCTCTGGATTCCTCCAAGCATGATTTAAGTAAACGTCGGCCTTATCGTGATAATGGTAATAATTTGAATCTAAATGTCTCTGTGCAGCCTTTGCTGTTAAGAATGAGTTGATATAAACTGGTTCCATTGAATATGTACATTTTTCTAATTCCGGAACATTTTCTTCAATCCATTCATCTAGTTCAAATCCAAAATCATCGTCCCACATTTCTTTTAGATTATCTGGCTCGTCTACTCCTTTTTCTATAAGATATTCTCTAAATTCCTCAAATTCTTCTATTACTTGGAAATCACCATCTCTGTCTATCCAACAGCGGGTATCCCCATTTAAGTCCCAATCATATACTCTTCGCCAGTCTCTTATTTGAAAAATATGAGGCATCCGTGTACATCTTGGATCCTGTGTTGTCATTTCAGTAGCAAGTTCTATTAGCTTATCGTACATTTCGTCACTAATCTCTATATTTTTCATTATTTAATTCTTGATTTTCAATAAATTCTAATGTTGCTGCATAAGCAGATCCTTTAAAAACATCGTCTTTCGTCTCTTTTATTGCTCCTTTAAAAAGTCTCTTGAACTCATCAAATCCCTTGTTTTTTAAAATGATAAGTCCAACCCCCATTACAGTTTTTGGTCTATCCACTCCGGTTTCTCTGACTATTTCGTCAGCTATATTTTTTATCTCCTCCTGATAACTTGGTTTTATGTTATCTAGAGCATTTTCAAGAGCACTATAGAAGCAATTCTCTTCATTTATCAATCTACCTTTGAATGATAAGGATCCGTTGGAGTTTCTAGATATATCCATATAATAATCCCTATCATCTCTTTCTTCGTGGTCGATTACTCTATATAGAGAATCCTTATAAACAAAATACTCTTCAGTAACATATCCCTTTGAAAAATTAGAATGATTAAATTTTTCCGCAAATTCAAAAATCCAATTTTCGCTCAATTCATAACCGAATCTTTTTGCTATGTATTTACAGGTCTCTTCTAGAGTTCCTTCTAGTTTAACCGGATATAATTTTCCAGTATGAAATTCAATTTTTTCCATTTTTTATCTGTTATAAATCACAACTGTTACTTTGCAATCTGTTATATTATTGTGTATAATTTCCTTTATTCTTTCCCAATTTCCTCCAGCTAAACCTGAGCCTATTTTTGGCATCCCTATATGTTTCCCTTTAAAAACCATATTTAATTTTCTCATGCATATGGTAAATGCTTCATAATCAAAAGGTATTCTAACCCCATCTTTATGATTCATCCCATATCTAAATTGTGTATACGCATTAACAACGGTTAGCTCTGGTTCGTTCCTATTGTTTTTGGCATCTTCCAAAGACCATATTGATCTTTCACCCAATACGAATGTCTGGTAATCTATATTACCTAATTTTTCTATGGAAGGACCGATTCTTTCCATATTGAATTTATCAGCTCCAAATGCCTTTGCCATCTGTGGAGCAATTCCAGCTCCCATTGTCGATTGACAATTACAACCATGAACTATAACATCAAAATTTCCTTTTTTGGCCAGATCTATTAAATCCCCATATATTTCTTTGTATTCCATGGTTATTATTTTCTCCTGTTAAAACCAGATATTTTAGCTATCACAAAAAAAGGAACTATTATTGCATAAAATTCCCAATTTAAGAAACTAATTCCACCAAAAAAAGAAAGAGCAGCTCCTAGATAAATTGGGCCGGATAATTCTAATAATTTTTTCATAACTTATTTTATTTCGTCTATTAATGTTATTTCTGCTGTTTCGTAATCTATTCTGTAAATACCCTTAGGAACATCCTGATTTTTCCAGTTATATCTATTCTCTATTACAATGCAACTATTTCCTTTGATGATTGAAGAACTATTTTCGAATATTCTCTCTCCTCTTCTTAGGTCATATATTCCTCCATTAACACTGGCTAAATTTCCGCCCAAATGATATATTGTTTCTAAGCCTCCTGCATCTAGACAAACATCACCTAATCGATTAACTACTACGTGATCTCCAAAGCCTTCGAATTTTAATGTTTTTTTACTTTTGTCTTGTATTCTGTTTCCGTATCTTAATAGCGTGCAATAGCCATCCACAAATCCGTTTGTTCCGATTCCACCTTTTCTGAAAACTTCACTTGAAATTTTCAACCCGTTGTGGTATAGATACGAGTACCCTAATTTATTTTCCAAAGGTTCTCCTTTATCGTTTAATTCCTCAATAGGTCTTAGTTCATATCCTTCTTTCAGATCTTGATATTTAGATTCAATCTTCGATGGTTTAATTCCTTCCAATAAATTTGATATCAGATGTAAATTAAGAGACTCACTTTTAACAAGTCCAATAATATCTGGATTCATATCAAAATAATTAAATTTTGGATTTTTATTATTATTTTTCGACATATTCATATTTGATTTTCAGAATTCTGTATATAAAATTAGCTTTTTCTATATCTTCTCTGGATTTTGCTAAATCTAATAGATCCTGGAATTCTTTATCGTATATTTTTACTAGATCTTCTCTAGATTCAGCATCTTCAATCATTTTTTCTACTTTCTCGAAAAAGTTTAAGAATTTAATTCTATCACGAGAAATCGAAATTATAGAGATTGACAAAATGCTTATAAAAATTCCCAAGGATAATCCAATCTTTAGGTTTACTAACATTGAAAATTTGGAATCCATTATCGAAAATAAAGCAAAAGAATAAATAGATGAGATGAGCCACATAACAATAAAAATTTTAAATAAGCTTGATTCCATCAAGAATGCTGAGAATTTTTTCATAATGATTGTATTTATATTTTGATCTCTCTATTAATATCTCTTTCTATATCTCTATTTTTAATAACTTCCCTTTTATCATAGTTCTTTTTACCCCTAGATAAAGATATCTCTAATTTAAATAAGGACCTATCATTTTCATAAATTCTGCAAGGAACTATACTCATACCTTTTATTAGATCCTTTTGGAGTTTATTAAGCTCCTTTCTTTTTAATAAAAGTTTTCTATCTCTTTTTGGATTGTGTGAATAGTTTGGGTTCGTCGATGATATGTGTAGGTTTCTTATGAAAAGTTCATTATTTATAAAATAGCAATAAGAATCTGTAAAATCAATTCTATTTTCTCTAATAGATTTTACCTCAGATCCAACCAATTGAATCCCTGCATCTAATTTTTTTATAAATTCAAATTCAAATTTTGCTTTTTTGTTAATGATATTTATTTTTGATGGTTTCATATTAGTCCTGAGAGTTTAAATTCGAGTCCATTTTTTTTAGCTTTAATCTCAGCTTTTACCTCTATAACAGCATCTCCTAGATAATCACGATCGGTTTTTTCTACTGTGATGTCTATGTATCCTTCGTCTAAAAGTTGATTCGTTAATTTATTTAATACCTCACTTTTCACTTTTTCGATGATAAGTTGTTCAACTGATGATCCTCGATAAGCAAAAGCTCCGAATCTATAAGATGCTGATGCTTTAAAAATCTTAGTTTCCGGTTCATCAAAAAGCTTTCTTATGGTTTTTAATGATTTATCATGATCCATTTTTTTTTATATCTTTTTTACGATTGCAAATTTAATAACTATATACGATCAAAAAAAATAAATCCTGGTTATTTAACCAGGATTTATATCATCTTTAAAATATTTTTAACCTTCGTTGTTTTTTTCAATTTTTTCAATATTTCATCACTAATTTCTTCTTCTAGTGTAAATTCTAATCTTTGAGAATTCCCATTGGGAGAAAAGTTCCAATCAAATCCTATCCCAATAATCTTTTTTAGATTTTCCACCAATTCGTCCATATAATAGGATATCCTTTTGGGTATTCTACCGTCGAATAACATTGACCAATATTCTATTACAAATTGTTCTGAGTTGATGATTAAATAATCACATTCCATCATACGGTCCTTAAAAAATTCAGTAATATATGGCTTATAGAAATCTATTAAAAATTCCAGATTCTCTTTCTCATCATCGAAATTCTCATAAATCTTAATGTTATTCATATTATATCATTTTCCAAATTTTCCTGGTTTTTAAAACATTCTTGATTGTTTTTAGATTTTTTTCATTAATCTCGATATTATCTTCATTAAAAATTTTAATGAATCCATGGAATATTCTTTTTTTAGCTGATATAGGTAGTTTATCTACTGATTCTATATACTGTGGATTTTCTAAAAGTGTCTTTGTGAATATTTCACTTAAAATATCTTTATCGACTATTTCACTTAGGGTTGATGGATTATTATAAAATTCATCTATTAAATTATCGTAAAGATCTTTTACATTTTGTATTATTTTAGAGGATAAACCTTCAATTTTTTTTATATTAGAAGGAGCTATCAATCTAACATCCTTTAATTTCTCGATAAGATAATCTAATGCTTCCTCTATTATAGACTTTAATTGATTATAGTCTCTTGGATTTGCTATGACATTTATTCTATGCCTTTCATCCCATTCATAGGTCTTTTTTATTTCATATTCACCTATATTTAAACTTTCATCTATTGATATTTTAATACTTAGAAAATTCCCGATTAAATCCGGAACTGTGTCAAATCCGGTTAGATCTAGAAGCTTCTCTATCTCAGTTTTTATTTCACCAACATATGTTTTAATGGTTATTAAATAGTATGGAACTTTAGCTTCTAGTTTTCTGTCTATCTCTACGTATTTTCTACGATTATTTTTTGTGAAATCTAGATCTGCATAAAGTTTTTCTGAGAAATCTTGATCTAAGAAATTTCTAGGCTTATCCGATGATTCATTTATCCAATTATTAAAATTCTTAACTTCCATGGATTATATATCAAAATTTAAAACTTGATCTGCAATTAAACCTCAGCTACTTTTTCGATACTTTCATTTTTGTGTCTTGCTACTAGTTTATTATAAAGGCATTCAATCTCATCCAAGGAAAGATTACTTTTTTTCCCGTTTATATCAACTGTACATGCAACTACATTTCCTTCAATATAACCCTTAGCTGAATCTACCCTATCGAAGCTTCTGGAATAAATTCCTTCCTCTTCGAAAATCCTATTTGTATAGTAACATGTTGGATAAGATAGCAATTTTTTAACAGATTCAAAATTTAGATCAAAATCAAGTTTCCTGTCCTGTGCACTCTGATAGATTTTTAACATTTTCTTAGCTACCTCTAGGTCACTGATTTCTTCTTTTTTTGTAATGGGTAAAGATTTTTTTTTAATTTTAGTCATTTTTTCAATTTTTTAGCGATTAATTATGACCGAAATCTATTTCGGCTATATCGTCTATTGTGTATCCTTCATCATCATTCCCTGATGCATTAACCTCAACAACATATTTATTATTATCTGAGGTTTTTGTGCTGTTATAGATAAAATAGTAATAAGCTAGTTCACCAGGATTATACATTTTCATGATTTCTACTTTTTCAAATTCTCCAGATACTAATCCAGTCTTATTCCAAAATAACATTTCTATTACATCATCATCTATAGATTTAATATAAACATCCTTCATTACCCTAGGATATAAAGAAGAGATTTCCATCGTAGAAGATGTGCAGTTTATATTAACATAGACTTCTGATTCTTTGTATTTTAATTTAAGTACCACATCAAAGCCATATTCCAATTCATCTATGGTACGTCTAGCTCTCATCTTACCTATAACTGAGAGTTTTTTTAATATATCTTCGGAAAGCTTTGGGTATGTAGATATTATATTTTTATTATCTTTAATAAAATTGTAAAAATCTTCAAAGGATAAATTCTCGAATGGTTCTTCTATTCTAATATCATAGAATCTCAAACCAGATCTCCAATATTTTAATTTTATAGGTTTGCCTGTTAAGTTTGAAATCTCGTCTATTAATGATTCCAAGCTATCTGTGGGTTGGGTAAAATCTTCAAATATTTTAATTCTTCTCATGATATATTTATCCAATTCCTATGATCTTTTTTCCACGTACAAGAACTTTTTAGAATATCTATATTGTCCAATTCTGATTCCCGAGTATTCTTTGTGTCTTTGTGTGATCTGGTGACCCAATGTACTCCCTCCTGTAATAATTATTTTCACAATTTTATTTTAAATAAGATAACTTATTTCTCCTTTAGCAAGAATGAATTAGAAATGGATTTGAAAGATATTGTTTTATCCTTGTTTCTAATAACCACTCCTTCTCTCTCCGCTCCATTGTATAGTTTTGATTTACCCTCTGCGTAAAGAAGAATTTCATCGACAGTTTCTGGTAGGCTATAATTTTCCTCGAGCACAGGAACAAGTTCAAGTGGTTTATCGTCATTATTAACTTTAGATAGGAATTCCCTCATTTCATCTAATCCTAGATATTCTTGAGTGTCAATATTGAAAATATTGAAAACTCTAAGAGTATGCCCTTTTATTTTATATGGATTCCCTTGAATTCCTTCACCGATAAGTTCACCCTGGATTGCGTAATTTTGATTAAGAGATCCTAGTTTTTCTGCTATCTTTAGCTCTCTAGCAACCTTCCAGAATGTATTTTCTTTTTTGGTTCTTTCGACACCATCTTCACCAATGATAGTACCAGGTACAAATTCTCCAGGATCCGCTAACTCAAGGTTTCTTGAACAGACTCCGAAAACTCCGTCTTTTAAATAGAAGGTTGCGGAACTTCCGTCTAGTTTTTCAGTCACATAAAACCTTTCAGTCTTCCAGCCCTCGTACTCTTTGGTTAGATTTTGACAGTTATGTACTAAAATATCGTTTGCATAGAAGTTATGAACTTTATCTACTTCAATGTCATAACGTTTTGATTCATGATTTATCTTCTTAATAGATTTAATTTTATCTAACATAGTATTTCTTTTAAAAGGTTATAGATTTCTTCGTTTGTCATATTATTAATATCACTCTCCCAAAAATAGTGAACTGTATATCCTTTAGATTCTATAAGCTTACGTTTCCGATTGTCTTTCTTCCAAACATCCTTTGCTAAAAGACCATCTAAAAGAACGTCAGACTCTTTATAGAACTTAGGATTAGCATGCCAAAAGTCACCTTGAACTTCTATGATAACTTTATTCTTAAATATCAGATCCCAGTTATATGCATATAGAAATCCGTTTGCCGTATATTCTACATCTAATTGATTTAGTATTGTCTGAATTCTGATCTCTTGACTACTTACATAATTTATATTAGCTCTTGCTTTTTCTGTCATCCGCCTGCGTTCATCCGCCGTCATTTTAGATATTCTTTTCTTCTGTGACTCTCCAATCTTCACCGAAACACCTGGGATTTGAGAAGGATTATAAACGCTATCTCCGTATTTTTTGATAAGAGTATCTCTTATAGATTCTTGGGCCTTTTCATAGTCTATATGTGACTGTGCAACCTTCCGTATCTTTGGGTTGCAGAAGTTGTTCTCATATCCAAAGTTCTTTAGGAACGTCTCTTTCTTTTTTTTCTTGATGGCTTTAGCCTGTGATGGATTCTTAACCCCAAACCGTTTCATATTAGTAGACTCAATCTTATCTTTATAAACCTTGGTCTTTTTGCTTTCGCTATTAGTTCGTTTAATCCCAAGTAATTCGATATAATTTGCAAATGAAACCCCATACATTTCTTTAAGATCAGAGACATTATAACCTTCAAGATATAGATCCTTTACCGTATCGAAGGTTCTATCTTCTATTTCTATTTGAGATTTAATGTAGTTTACCTCATTTGTTAATTTATTAATGTTGTGATGTCTATTAATGTGTATTTTTAATATGTTCGTTTGATTGAATTCTTTATTGCAGATAATACACCTCATAATAAGTTTCCTTTTATTTATATATCTCTTATTTATATAAAAAACAATAAATAATCAGTCTTTTTAATAACTTTTTAGGTTATTTTAACGGTTTCATTACCTAAAAGATCTCTAACTTCTCTGAAGCATTTTAATTCAGGAAGCCAAATACGATGATTTCCAGTAGCTTTAATAGTCTTACCAGACTCTAGTTCAATCATGTACCAATCGTTATTATTCTTTTGAATAGAATGACTGTTAATGGAGTTCATTTCATTTTCATCAGTTATAGTATTGTATGATAGAACCTTACCTGTATACTTTGACTCACAGATTTCCTTGATAGTCATTGGACCGTCTTCTGTGTTAACAATAACATCTTCAGACAAGCATCTTTCTTCATCAGTCTTTCTGATAAATGACGGGAAGTATCCCTTAACCTTTCCTGCTAGCTGTGCTGGAATAGGAGGTTCGTATTTTATGATTCCGAGAAGATCTGTTACATCTAGACCCTCTTCTATAACAATAGAACCACCAGTCCCCAATTGTAATTTGTCTCCTTGTGGTTGTTTGCTAATTCCAACGACCATTTCTTTTTCACTTCTCAAAGTAGATAAAGGCAATAAAAGCCCTTGACTTAATTCTTGTCTAAGTCTAATAGTCTTTAATCTAAATCCTTCAATGTCCCCCATTTTTTTATATGAGGATTTTCTTAGAAATTCGAATTTTTCATCAATTGGTAAGAATGAATCAACTTCACAATAAATAGCCAATTCTCCCTCCTTATATTCTCCAATTCTAGTTATAACTTTCCATCCACCAATATGACAAATCTCAAGTGAGTCTGCATTGGGATGTTTAGTTATTTTATCAATTCTCTTTACTGATGCTAATTTTCTTTCCATCTTTTAATCTTTTTTATTTAATATTGTATGGATTGTTTCCTTTATTATTTCATTATATGGAAGCCAGGCTTCTGACAATTTTGCTTTGGTGTAATTTTTAGATCCCCTACAATCTCCATCTTTAGAAGGTTTAAGATCTCTGCACTGAGCAGGTCTTTCTTCAAATGACATCGTGCATCCTTTATCTGTTAAAAATATACACTCTCCTCCCCAAGAAGGATCAAGTACTTTACCTAAGGATTTTTTAGTCTGTGGACGTAGAAAGTAAAATGTTATATCATCATATTCGGGATTTTCTGTAGGATTACCTTCCCAGTAATCAAATTGATATCCCTTCTCGTACATTTTCTCCAGAGAATCGACAGTAATTTCTTTCATATCGTCAGGAGAAAGTATACCAGGAAGACTTTTACAACAACTTCCACACGATGAACAAATTGATATGTTTTCGTTATTTTCTATCATATTTTTTAATTTATTAGATGTGACAGTTCTATATAGATATTAAAGTATCAACTATATTCTATTCAAAAAATAGGTTTAAAGAATCAATATCAGATTCATTTATTATTATAAAATACTCTCATATATTAATTTTATACCCAAATTTACATTCAAATTACGGGATAAAAAAATATAGATATATAATTATTTTTTTAATGGATCTTTTTAATTTGTCTAGATTACATTCTTTCGATGGACTGAAAGAAATAAATTAATTTGTAAAATATTATATGTCTAGTATAATTCTTATTTTTCGATATATAAAAAAATCATATATTTTTAGCAATAATGAAATATCCAAAGAAGTATCTCACAGCAAATCCAAATGTAATGAAAAGAGAGATTAAAAAACACGGGGGAAAGGAAGACGACGATTCTTCCGCATACGGACCCTGGGATGCTGATTATAAAAGTAGAAAAGCTGGAAAGGGTAAACCGATTCCAACTAAACAGTCTAAATACACAAAAAAATACAAGGAACTCTTTGGAGAAAAAGAAAATTTTGAATCTAAAAACATACTAGATTTTGATGTGTTTAATCTACCAGACAATCTATTTGAGGATATAATTATAGAAAATACTGAAATTACCGAAAAGGTTATTATGGAATCTTCGATGGAGAAAGATGGTCCTATATATAAGGCTTTAAAAAAGAAATCTGATAAAACTGGATTTCCTCTAAATATATTAAAAAAAGTTTGGTCTAGAGGGTATTCAGCCTGGAAAACCGGTCATATTCCTGGGACTACACCCCAGCAATGGGCTATGGCTAGAGTTAATTCTTTTGTTACTGGTGGTAAAACAACTAAAATGTCCGATAAGGCACTATATGACCAGGCAAAGAAAAACAAGAAACAAAAAAGGTAGTTCTTTTAAACTACCATATTTTTTTCAAATTGTTCATATGTCCATTTAAGATAATCGTTACCAGCTTGGGTATTTTTAAAGGGATCTATTGGAATTTCGCCCCTATATTTATCAGGGCTTATCTTTTTCAGCTGTTCCCAAGCAGAAGGACCTATTTGAAATAGTCCTTTATAAGTTCTGTTTGTGTCTGGATCTGGATCAAATCTAGATTCTTTGTAAGCAACGGTCGTCAGAAATTCTTTTGGGAAATTAGGATTTGGTAGCTTTTCTATAGCATTCTTAACAACTTTATGTTGTGGAAGATTTATTTTATTTAAAGCTTCTTTTTTATATTTATCCCAAGTGTTCTTCTGATAATTCAGAAAAGCCAATACAGCTTCCTTATCGTTTCCTTTTAAAACTTTAGCGTATCCTGGATCAGAGGAAGGCATATTTTTAAGCATATTGTTTCTATCAGAACTGTTCAGTTTTTCCTTTCCTAGATAAACGTTAACCAATTTAACTGCTCCAGAAGGACCCTGCTGATGAGGTAAATATAACATATGTTGTCCTTCTATAGGAGAAGGTTGTTTAGCAACCTGTTGTTTTTTAACCTGTGTTGGTTGGAGGGTTTTCTGTGCTTCTTTCTGAAAAATTCTAGATAATAGCTTTTTAAAACTATCCCACAAATTCTTAACTCCATCTGAAAATCCCTCGTTAATTTCCAATTCGGGGTGAAATTCAAATTCTCTATATTCTTTAATGTGTTTTAGCATAGTATTATATATCTATGAATCCCGTGGATAAATTTAAAGTTTGGAATCTGCGGGCCAAAGATGTTCGTATCCCGTAATTTCACACCAATATTCAATATCAGAAAGCTCAAAATCCCGATCATCATAGAAATCTATAAAGTGTGATCCGTCCATATAGCCTTCATAAACGACGGCTATATGGAATTTACCATTCTTGTCCATGGCTACCACTGGATCACTCATTGAACCGTCCCAGTGACCTTTTTTATATGCGTTTGGGGTTTCATTCTTTACGTTTTTCCACTTCATATTTTTTCTATTTTTTAAATCTATTAAAAGAATTGACGGTGATCAAATTCCATTTAACTTTACCTATAAAATAATTAAGACTCCTTGAATTTGTGTAACTCATTGCAGAACTTAAATAGCTTTTTAAGTTATCAACCCATCCGTTGATTGTATATTCAACCGGCTGCATTCTAGTAACACCCTCGCTAGTTTTAAGTACAGTTTTACCCATTGCTAACTGTGCCTCCTTGGTACTCATTCCTCTGAACTTCTTAAACATTTTGGTTCCGAAGTTAAATAGCTGTTCAGTTTCCTTGGAGTATTGATCTACTCTTTCTCCAGGCTCTGTCCACCCTTCTTTTTTATTGTTTGCAAGATATGTTTCCCCGCACTCTCTAGAGCTTTATTTAATATAGACCCAAGCATAATATAATCTGCTCCTAAAGCCAATCCTTTAATAATATCAGAATAACTTTTAAATCCACCATCAGCAACTATTTTTGAAGGATTCGTTAGAGATTTTTTAATTCGATAACACTCATCAATTAGTGATGCCATAGGATAACCGATACCTGTCTGAACTGTAGTAAGACATCCTCCCCCATTACCAATACCAATTCTAATATAATCTGCTCCGGCATCTGAAAAAATCTTATATGTTTCAGGATAAGCAACATTCCCGACCATTAATACTAAATCTTCTCCGTACATATCTTTGCCTTTTTTGACTAGATCTAGTAATTTAGTCATATGGCCGTTAGCTATATCGATAAGAATATAATACTTTCCCTCTCTCTTATTTTTAATAAAGAGTTCTTCGAATTGGTCCATTCCAATAGCTCTAAAAAAATCGAAAGATGTATTTTCTAAATTGGAATCAGAATATTCGGTCCTTGGCATTATTACTTTGATTCCTGCTTTAAGGAAGAAATCTTTATTTTCTTCACAAATTACAGTATCCATAGGTGCTGTAAAAAGGGGAAGATATCCATCCTCATATAAAACATTAACTTCTTTTCTTGAAGTAATTTCGCTAATCGTAGCGGGAGTAATTAAAATATCATCAAAATCAAATTTCATTTATTTAGTTTTTTTTAAGTAATTAACAACTGATTGTAATTTATCCGCATCCTTTTCGTTAAAGATGAATTCATCAAAAGCACCATAATTACATTTTCTCCCGAAAATATACATTAAGCCGTATTTTAATCTTTCAAAGAAAGGTCTTTTGTTTAGATGTATATGAAAATAACACATTGGATGTTTTACCCCATTAATATCATCATCGCTATATAAAATAATCATTTGATGTTCAGTCGAATAGCAACTACACAAAAGAATGTCTTTTTTATCGGTCATTTCCGATTCTTTTAAAAAATCTGTTTCCTCCATTTTCTTTTATATTTTTATTTATTTTTTTTTATTAATTCTCCTCGTACACATCAAACCCATCTTGATCATAATGATATTCGCAACAAGGATACGGTCTTCCTTTTTCGTCTATCTTTTGCCAAGCTTTTTTCTCATAGCTAACCCATATCCAATCAACACCTTCAATTCCAATTGGATGATCCTCAGATTCCAATGGGGGATCGTATGAATATGGGTCGATGTATCTATGACCACATTCACATTCTCTATTTACACAATCGTCGCATACATATGGACTGCTTCCGTCTCTGTATCCTGGAACGTAACACCATACGGCTAATTTTCCGCAATCACACAATATTTTTTCTTTATTACCAACTGTCAACATCTGTTAAATCTAATTCTGTTTTTGTTAAATGACTATATACCGATATTTCCAAACCTATAGAATTGGGTGTTATTTTCCAAGTAAATGTTCCATATTCACCATAAATAGCCTTAATGTGACTAATCCATTCCTGATATAAAGAATTCTGCTTATCGGATAATTCTGCATGAATTACCTTATTATTCATCTTGATTAATTTTTTTATTTCAACTTTTTAGATTTGATAACTTCATCAATTATACCATATTCAACTGCATCTTCTGAGCTTAACCAGAAATCTCTGGTTGCATCATTTTTTACCTGTTCGGCAGTTTTTCCACAATATTCGCCAAGAAGCTCAAATAAAATCTCATTGTATTTTTTCCACTCTAACATATCAATTTCTGCGTCTTGTATGTTTCCGCTAAATCCACCGCTGGATTGGTGAAGCATAACCTTACTAAATCTTAGTGAGGCTCTTTTACCCTTAGTTCCTGCTCCCAATAAAACAGATCCCATTGAAGCTGCCATTCCTGTATTCACTGTTACTATGTCGGATTTAATGTAACCCATAACGTCAACCATACTAAGTCCAGATTTAACAGATCCTCCTGGTGTGTCAATATGCATTGTAATGTCTCTATCATCAACAGAATCTAGAAACATAAGTTGTGCTTGTACAACGGTAGACATGTCGTCGTTAACAACTCCCGCAACCCAAAGAATTCTATCCATCATTAACCTATCAAAGACTGTCATCTGAGTAACTCTAAGCTGTCTCTCCTCGAGAATCATAGGAGTCATTGATGACTGGATTTTTTTGTCATAATAATCCAATTTCATAGAACTTATTCCGCTGCTCAGAGCATATTTTTTAAATTCCGCTGATGTATTCATATTTAATCTATATTTTGTTTTTTTAATAATGTAAATCAATAAATAAAAAATCCTGATCGTCTTTATAGCTAACACAACTCCAAGCAGGATGATATTGTTCTTTCAGCTCATCCCCAATCTCAATAATATTCGATAATGGATCCTCGATATCATATTCAGGTTCAAGACCACATTCTCTTCTTTTAGATTCTTTTAAAAGATTTTCATTCATTTTTTTTGCTGAATGATAGGTAACACCTTCCTTTAGATAAACCCCCCAATCATTTCTTTCGAAATAAAAGTCCTCAACCCTCTGTATCATTATTTTTGCGTCATCTGGGATTCCATTTTTCTTTACGAATTCCTTTAGCCCACCAACAGTCAAATGCTGTTTATAATTCTTAATATCTTCTTTTGTGAGTTTTTTAATATTATTTTTATTCCTCATTTTTTTCTAAATTTAACATAGTTTTCTAAATATGAGGAGATGTTTTTTCCTCCTGCAGGATTCATAGAATGAACCAAATATTCAGGAAGATCCAAATCATTATCTATACAATAATCAACCAACCACTTTGCACAATCTAACCCAGTTTTTTCTTTAAATCTTTTGTACAATTTATTATAAGAACCCCCGTACATTTTTGGAGAGTAATGCTCATCAGCGAGGTCATGATCAAAAGAAATTATCTTAGGAAGACCTTTTTTGATGATGTAATCAACAAACTCGTCATAGTTTCTAACGATTACCCATTCCAATTTAGAATATATTGGGAGCTTCATATACTTTATACAGTCATAAGGATGTCTAAAATCATCCAGAAATAAATTGTAATTCATCATTATTTTTCCGTTTATTTTATTTTAATAAATAAATTTCCTGATTCTATAGAGGAAATACACAATAAATATTCAACCAATGTGATTTTTTTATTGTTTATTTCCATGTAAATTGAGTTTAGAAGAACTCTATCACTAAATGTTCCACCAAATTCGTCACACTTTAGAATTATCTTAGTGTTCTTACCAAAAATCTCTGTTCCGAGGTCAGTTAAAAGATCCCTTGAAATATTAAAACTTATAGTTTTATGTGCATATCTAGCAAATACCCTTAGAATAGATCCACGAAGTTTTGTTTTAAAGATTTCCAGAATTGGGGATTCTCCTAGCTCTTCATAGCTCATATTATAATTTTCGAGATCCTCTTTTTTTATATTGAAATCTATGGTAGGCATATTATCTGAACCAGTTTATCATACCATCCCACATTGCATCTCCGTGATTTATAGCCCCAAAATCGTAAAATTCCTCAATTCCAGATTCATCAAAATCCCTATCTTCTTCTGTGTAATATTCGGATTTTTCTAGAGTTTCTATTGGATTTTTTCTTTCCTTGTAATATTTCCACCATTCTTCTTTAGAGATATTCTCATAATCTGGATATATTGAAATTTCACCGGGATTATATAGACTAGGTTTAACCTTAGCAGGAAGACCATAGTACCATATCTTTCTGTCAGTCTCATTTTCAGGGTTTATGAAATTGTAAGGATGTTCTAATAGTTCTATAGTTAAAGCTTGAGCTTTCGACATTGCATAACCAAGATCTCTAGAAGCAAATGAATATATCAATTTACCATTTGCATAGATTTCACATTTACCATTAGCCCTTAAATCATATTCATCCCACTTATGTTTCAGATAATTATTTTGTTTATATCTGATTTCCCAACAAATTCTATTATTGCCTTTATTTATATAAGGAGTAAGTTCTCTTTCGAAATTAATCTCACCTCTTACAGGTTCTTCTGTGTGATCTAGCCACCAAGTTGTTGGTGAATCATTCATTTCTCCTAATACATGGTGATATCCGTCTATGTCGTAAACCGTACATAGTCTATCGTCCAAATATACGTCAAAAGCTTTTCTTACTTTATATTTTTCCCTTGCTTTGCTTATAGTTAAATATTTCCCCATATTTTTATAATTCTATTTCAAATCTATCTTTCATTTTTCTTATAGATTCTTCAGGAACCTCGTGAACATTAGTTCCCCCGTGTCTGTTCTCTATAATTATACTAGTTACCATATAACCATATTCCTTTGCCAATTTGAAATATGGTTCCATTTCCCATTCTTGTGTAAATGTATTGGAAACTACTATTTCTGGATAATATCGAGAGTTTTGTTTATTCTCTTTCATTCTATTCTCAACCTCATTTCTACACCATTCATGTGCAGCTTTTAATTTAGAAGGATTGAAATTATATTCCCCAGTTTCTTTATCGTAGAAATATTTGTCAGCCTCGCATATTTCACAATCATTCCAAAGATGTCTTGCGAATGTAGATTTACCAGAGCCAGGTACACCTCTAATTAAAAATAGTGTAGGATTCAACATTTTTGTGGATTTTTTTAGATTTAATTTATTAAATTAATTTTCCATGTGATGGTCTTTAGGTAGGACAAGAGTCTTTATTGGTCTGCCTTTTAAAATACCTAAGATCTCGTCTAGACTATATGGCTTTAAATCGTTACCATCAACTCCTACATCCATTGCTCTCCCCGAATTTACCTTTAAATTAGGTGGAAGATGAACGTGTCCATGCAGATGTGGAACTCCCCTCCCCATATCTTCCCAGCTAGCAACAGGGAAGTGACTGCAGAAAAATTTGTATTTTTCAGTTTCTTTATCCCGAGGTCTTCTTATTTCTAAGATATCATAGAATGCAACTTCTTTGAATATCTCTTGAATACCTTCTCTATTATTTTTTATGTGATGATCGTGATTTCCAAGAAATATGATAATATTCTTACATTTTATTTGAGATCTAAATTGTTCTATGGATTCAAATCCACCAAAACTCCAATCCCCTAAGTGGACTAAATAATCATTCTCGTCAACATATAAATTTATTCCGTTAACAAGAGCGGAATTCATTTCCCCTAAGCTGTGGAAATCCCTAGTTCTGCTGGATTTATCACTCCAAGTTGAAACTCCTCGACAAATATTCTGGTGTGAATAGTGAGTATCGCTAGTAAACCAAATTTTCTGGTTCTTTTCTAATGTTATTTTCATAATTATCTAATCTTCTGTTTTATTCCAAAATGGTTTTTGATATTTGGGTCTTATCATTTTCCAGATTTTTTCTGAATAGTCATTCCCATCATAGAACATAAATAAAATACTTGTTATATCTCTATCTTGTTCTTTTGCCCATTCTGCAAATTCCTTCCTTCCTTTATCTTTTTCAAAATCTGGTCTTTTTTCAAAGAAGCTCTTGTAAATATCGTTTACTCTTTCCTCTATTGATGAATAGTTATATTTCAATTCTTTTATTATTTTCTTCACCCAAAGATCAAATTCATCAGGAACCCTATCCAAAAAATTACCAAGATCCTGTTTATTTTTTAAGAGCTCCCAGATATCCACATTCGAGAAGTTTGTCAATAGTCTATGTAATCTAACATATTCCTCGCCTTTTATTTTCATTCTGAATCCGGAAGAAAATCTAATAACGAAACCCTCGGAATTTGAAGATATTATTTTTTTAAGCTCTTTGTAATTATTAAGACCGTCATATTTTTTAACTACTTTAAACCCTATAGTTCCTAGAATACCCTGGTTTTTTAAGTTCATTAAGCTTTTTTCGTCAGAGTGAATATCATATTCATATCCATCTAAATTATCAATAACTGAAAGTAAAATGATATCCTCAAAATCATAGCTAACAACTATTCGATTTTCTGGGTAGATAATCTCGAATAAATAAGTGCAATCTTTCAACAAATCCTTATAATGATATTTCTCCAATATAGATCTTCCCCTTATCGCTTGCTCTGAAGTGAATGATCCTTTTGTAGCAAAATGCCATTCCCCTTCGTAATTGAAAAGTATACCCAAGGATCCGTCCATCTTCTCGAAAACATCAAAATTTTCGTTCGGAATATCGCTAGAATCCAATTCTTCTAAATTAAAGAATTTAGGAAATGTCCTTGCAACGACATTTCCTTCCCTATCAAGAACCGTCCCTCTCATATTAAGAGTGATTTCATCCCACTCTTTAGAGAATTGGCACTCTCTTGAATAGTTATAAATATCCAAAGGTAATGATGGATGAGAATTTTTTTCTAAAAGACCTCTTTCAATATAGGAATTGAGAATATTTATATCGTATTTCATTTCATATTATTATAGTCGCAAATGTATGATATTATTTCGGGATTAAAAAAAATTAAAGATAAAGTTTTACTTTTTTAATGATTATTTATATAAGAATGAATGCAGGTAACTTTCAATTTATATTTTATCCACATAACAATAACCATTTCAATTAAGGTCGTTTGTAATTTTAAATTTCAGAAAAGGAACGACACATACATCTATCAATTAAAAGTAATTCTAAAAAAAATTAATAGAATTTAAGATAGATATATTTTTTAAAAATACGCGTGAACAACTTCTATTTTCATATTCACGTTTTATCTGTAATATTTTTTCTTTAGATTAATTTCAAGCGTATCTGTAAATGTTTTATCGCAAACATTTACATCATAATAACCAATATGCCATTCGTGTTTACCGTTCACGAAGTTATATCCATAGTGGTACCCAAATTTATTTTCAACGTGAGAATCGACACATTTTCCAATAATCCTATATTCTCTACCGTTTTTAATGAAATTCGGTTTACGTGTAATTTCACATCCAACCAATAACGATAATGTCATTACATAGAAAAGTAATCTCGTATTTAATACTTTATTATTGTTCAATAGTATTTTCATATTTATTTGATTGTATTTTCGTTTATAAAAAAACCAAAATCAACTAAATCTTCAATATTTTTCATGTTATCCCTAAATAAAAATTCAACACCTTCTTCATAGGAAATAAATCTTCCTATTGATATGTCATTATTGTGTACTAGATACCCATTTTTGTCTATTTTAAATCCTTTAAACAAAACTTTTTCTTTTGCTCTTAAATAATTATAAATTTCATCATTGTAGGCATCATCATAACCTTCAATATAATTTTCAGGTTTTTCTAAAACATTACCATCCTCGTCACAAGGAACAAACATTTCTAGTTTTAAAGATTGTTTTAGAAATTCCACATATCTTTTCACTGTATTAATATGTCTTATGGCTTCTTCCTGCGTTGGAATATTTTCTAATAATTCAAAATGATCTAAAACAAAATCAGAAATTGATATTAGTTTCATAATTATCACCACTTACTACAAGTGGGAAGTTTTAAGGTTAAAAAGGACAATATTCTTTTTTAGGTTTGTCCTGTAATTCTACATAATCTCTTTTTATTTTCTCTGAGATTGCTTTTCTTACAAAATCTGAAACCTTTATATTTCTGGATTTCAATTTCTCTAAAGTTCTTTTTTGGGTAGCTGAAATTTTAAGCGTAAAAACTTCGGTATATAAAGGTCTCATAATGATTTTGTATTACTTTTTATTCGTCTATATAGATGTTATACGCTATATTATTTTTCCCATCCTCTTTTCAAGTAATTGCGGATTTTCATAAATATTTCCTATTTTTTTATAAAGTCTATTTTCAAGTGGAAAAGTCCAGAACATACTTTCATCCAGTTCTTTTATATCCCCATCTTTATATTTCTCAAACTCATAATCTAACAAAGCTCCGAACATTCCCCATTCTTTAATCCAAACTACAACAGTAATATTTCCTTCTTTATCCTCAAGAATATCACTTTCCCATATAAATTTAAATTCAGTGTCTTCAAATCCTGTCTTTTCCATTGCTATTATTTCAGCAAGATTTGCCCACTTATATTCTCCTGTTCCGTCTGGAATATAAAGAGCTTTTCCGTTTCCTACGATGGCATTGTATCTCATTTTTTTGCCATCCCATAATCTGTAATTAGGTCTTTTCATTTTATAATTTTTTAGTATTAATATTACACGCTTCAACAGCATCTGTTAATCCTTGTGAATAACAACTATAACAAAGAGTTTTTAAATCAAATTCAGGCGTTTCTGGTTTAAAATCTTTAAACTTTGATTGAAATCTTTGTTCATCCAAATACATATTAATAAACACTTACTACAAGTGGGAAGTTTTAATATTAATTGTTTTTATTTCGTCTATTTTTGTGTTATAAGCAATTATTACCAGACATTCGGTTAATTCTAATCTGTAGGTTTTCTCGCTCTTCATATAATTCCGACAAACGTTTATTGTAGTCAAAATCTTTGTTGGTTTCCATCGAAACTTCAAATCTGTGAATACCATTTAAAACAATCGTTTCACCCTTTTTAATGCGAAAAATAACATTTATAGCACCATTTATTATTTCAACCTTGTTTTGCATGTTGATTAATAATCTGTTTTTTTTTTTCATAGTCCTATTTGTTTAATTGCTGATTCGGTTAAATAAATTGGTGTTATTGTATTAATAATATCTGATAAAGATTCTATTGTTGAGAATGTATTCACTAACCATTTAGCTTGAGCAATAGGTATATTTTCAAATAAAACTTTTTCTTTAGAATTATTGTATTGTATTTGTTTAAATTCTTTTTCACTTCCTGCATCTTTATCAGAAGCAAATGGATTATTTAAAATATTTCCATCTTCGTCACAAGGAAAAAACATTTCTAGTTTTAAAGGCTGTTTTAGAAAGTTAGCATATTTTACAATTGAATCTCTTTGTTTTATATCTGTAATATCTTGATTAAGAACAAAATCTGTCATTGATATTAATCTAAATGTTTCCACGTTTTTCGGTTAATTATATTATATATATTACGATATGTTACTTTGTATTTTAGTGCAAGTTCAGTTGGTTTTAATGTTGAATTTCTAATTTCAATTATATCTTTTTCTGTTAATTTGCTTTGATGGTGTTTTTCACCTGTCATAGTATTTGAAATTGACTTTTTATGCTTATCTGTTATAGAAGTCCCTTTTCTAGCATTTATAAATTTTTCTGATACACCTTTATTAGATATACGTTTTTTAGACTCTAATCCTATTTTGTTTTTAGATTCTATTGTATGTTTATAGCCTTCTGGATGGTCATAATTATAATGACATTTTCTACAAAGCTTTATATAGTTTTCAACATTCTTTTCATGAAACTTGCCATTTATTAATGCATTATCCAATATAGATTCTGTATCTCCACATCTTTCACAGGCTTTTATGTGTTTCATTCTTCTTCTAATCCAATCATGAATATTTCTATAATCTTTTGAGTTCGTTGATATTAGTTTCATAATTATATCCTCTTATAACAAGTGGGGTTTTTAACAAGTTCTATGTTTGATTGTTTGTAGTATCTAAGGGATTTTAATTTTTCTTGGATACGAGATTCTACATCAGAAAAATCAATTTCTTTAAATAGATCATGAATTATGTCAGTATCGTCCCCTGTTATCTCATTCCACAATTCCCAAGTTGAATCTGCTAATAAATCTCGAATTTGATTTTCGTCTATTCCATTAAAAATAATAGGAGTTTTTTCAGTTGCCATTGGAGATTTATCGAAATTAATAGCATCAATATCATCAGAAATATTTTTTAGTCTTTGGTGACCTTCATCAGGATATACATAATATTTATATCCATTATTTATTGCTTCTTGTAATGTCATTTTTATATTTTTCATTTTATGCTTCCACTTACTACAAGTGGGAAGTTTTTGATTCGTGTAATAATCTATCTATTTCAGCTACTATTAGTGCTCCTGCTTTTTGTAAATCTCTAATTCGTAAATTAGTATTATCTGTATAATCTCTTTTTAACCATTCTAAATCAAATGGCCAGAAATGTAAAAACATATCATTTCCCCATTCATTATCAATAAAACTAATCATATCATTAGTCATAGCATATGCACAGGCCGCATTTGCCAATTCTCCTTCTTTATGTTCTGCATCATGTTCATAAGTCCATCCTTCTATTTCAATTTGTCTTTGCCTTTCTTCAGCAATTAATTGTATTTCTGTTTTCATTTTATTAAATCCACTTACAAATTCTAGTGGGAAGTTTTAGTTTTGTTTATCCATCTAGCCAATCAGACCTATCATAACATAAATAAGAGTGGTCTTCTGGTTCTTCATATTTACAATTATTACAAAAAGCCTCAGAAAATTCTTCGTGAGTTGCTAATTCACCACAACCGCAGTAAAGTCTTTCTATTGAACCTTTTTTTATTTTTAACCTAATATTTCTATATTTAAAACAATCATCTATATTTTCAGGATAACCATTTTTATCAATATCTCCTTCAACATAGTCTTTGTTATCGTACATTTCTTCAACGTTCATAAAATCTTGACCATAAGACCTAACATTTCCCCAAACTTCATCTCCAATTTCTATATGAACATAATCTCCTATTACTTCTTGTTCTGATATTGCTTTTACAAACATATTTTAATCCACTTCGCTATGCCTAGTTGGAAGTTTTAAATTTTTCTAACTCAACTAAGGAATCCATGTACAAATAGCAACTTTGTCCCAATTTTTATTTTCAAGTAAAGTCTTATCATCAGACCATTGACCTAAATGATTTCGTTCGCCACTCTCTTTATCCCACATCCAATCACAAAATTCATCCTCAAAACCAGTACCATTACCAGCATTAACAGTAACTCCATGAAATCTTGACAAGTCACCATCTACCAATAAAAATTGTAATGGGCTTTCAATGTCATTGTAAATAATTAAAGTTTTCATTTATTAATTCTTTTGTCTTTTTCTAAAATTTCTTTTTTGTGTTCGAGGACTTTTCTAGCTTCTGTAGAAATTCCTTTATTTTTCTTTAAAGCATCAACAATTTTTCCCCATTCATATACATTTGAATGACTTAATGATGCTGTTCTTACTTGCCCTTTAAACCAATAATTAATTGCTAACATAATTTTTCAATATTTAAAATTGTATAAAATTCTTTTGATTTAGTGGCATTTCATTAACTTTCTATTGAATTCTTGAGTATGGTTTATTAATGGGTGGTTAAATTCAATTTCGTTAAACTTATTTTTATCAATATCAATTCGGATACAACACTTCATCACATCAACATTACTGAATACACGTTCTTCTATTTCGTCATTTTTTTGGAATAAATTTAACGTCATTTAATTCATTGTACTCCTTTAAAGAAAAAGGTTTCACCTTATAATTTTGTCTTAATTTACCATAATCAAAAACCATTCTTATACCTCTATGGGCCAAATAATTATAATCTCTTGTCATATAAACACAGGGATATAATATCCTCTGATCCATATAAATAAAACCAGTATCTAAAATTGATTTTAATCTTTTTAAGTTTAGTATATTATGATATAGTTCCATAAATTAAATGTTAAAATACTACACACAGATCCAAAATTTTTACTAGAAATACTAAACAATATTTGCCACACCATTGGTAATTATATAATGAGTTTTACACCCAAACCTATGAAGTATTGACGGACTTATGGTCGCTTTACCGTTATTAATGGTTAAGTTCCATTCACCTTCTTTAATAGGTATTGGTGTTTGCTTTCCACAACCACAAGGACAAAGGTGATTTGCTATTTTATATTCTTTTGAATAATATAGTTTACCTGATTCCATTTCATTGAATCCTGGAATAAATTCTACTTCAATAAGTTCTAAAGGAACTTTCTGTAATGTTTTCATTTTAATATTTTTTTAAATAAAAATTAACCCCATATAGAATCTTCCAATTTTTCAACATCTTCTAGACTTCTAATATCAACATATTTAATCCTAATCCCATTATGAAAAACTGACACATGAAAGGATTTATTGTCGGTAACCATTCTAAAAGAAATGTCATGACCATAGAGCCCATTTTTAGAATATTGTAAATCAAATAATGATGTTGCAACTTTTCTTAGTTCGTTATGATTTAGTTCGTTATGATTCATACTTTTCTTGTATATGTTAATATCGATATTTTTTCTAAAAATAATTTGACTATCCAATAAGTTTTACCCGAGAGGCTATCTTGAATCCAGCAATTGTATGAACTTCATGTTCACTAGTTCCAAAGTAATTAGTCACAAGATAATTGCCGGGTTTTGGAGAAATCTTGACAACTGATCCGGATGGTTCTTTTACATCACTGACATTTCCAAACATGTATCTCCACATATCACATGAAATTGAACCGCAATAAATCCAACCCAATTTTGGAAGTTCTTCACTGGCCTCGAACTCCATTCCAGAATTATCTCCTTGACCTTCAGCCCAACGATAAGTCTCTTCTATGATTATGAATTCTTGTTTATCACTAGACAAATAGATATCAATTGACGTATTTCCCAGTTGTTGGTAGCCAATATTGTCATTGGCATGAAACTCAGCAATACGTCTTCTTCCAACTATAGTATTCAAAGAAAAGTAATTATAAGAAAAGTCTTTTTCAGCTTCGTCTAGTTTAGCAATGTGATCTTTAAAGAAGTTAGCAAAGACGATTTCTCCATTTACTTTAAATTCAAATGACTGGGGTAAGTTATGTTCTAATTCGCAACGATCTTCCTGGTATTCATAAAACCATTTACTTGCTGGAGATTCTTTGGTATTGAGTTCAGCAACAAAACAAATAATCTTAGACTCTAGTGGATCATACCTCCAACCGAGTGATCGATTACAATTTGCACATGGTGAATCCAGTTCTATTTCCCTAATGTGTTTATCACCGTCCGGAATTGACTCAGTAATTAAAGACTCTGACCAAACAATCCCTTTTTTCGAAAGAGCTGAACTATTATCCCAAAATTCAATTCTTTTTCCAAGACGTTTTATCATTCCATCAGGGCCCCATCCATAAAAAGGATTGTGCCCATTCTCGTCTATTTTAATCTCTCCGGAAACAAGTCCATCGTAGAGCTGTTTTATTGTTATCATAAAGTAAATAATTTCATTTTTTTTAATCTAACTTCTTCTTTTGTCATTTTTCAGAGTCCTCTATATTTAAAAAATATCAACTACACGTCTGCAAACTTTCTTTGTCCACCAGTTAATTCCACCTTTATTGTTTCTTATAATCAATCTCTTTTCGTTGTTTCCCTTTACAGGTGAGTGTAAAATCTACCTTTCGCCTTGCAATAAACAATATCTCCTCCGTTGCAATATTTCCGTTTTACAGGAGAAAGTTTATATCCTTGACCTGATTTAATTAAAGGTACCGTTGAATTTCCTTTTCGATTGTAACGAATGTTTCCTCGTTCTCTAATTTTTCTAATTTATAATTTTTCATTTGTATAAAATTTTTGATATTAAATATAGCAGCAAATATAAGAAATAAATATAACTGTTGCTTTCAATCTTATAGTGAATTTTAAACCCCTACAGTCATACATTTTGTTGTTGGTACAAATTCATATTCTTTACCTGATGGGTATTTGACTTTTATCAAAGATGATAGCCCATTATCCAAAATTTCCACAATGACATCATCCCATTCCATCCAACCTATGCACCATAACCTTACCTTATCTCCGGTTTTGCAATCTTTAAGTTCTTTTTCCATAATAAAACGTACTATAATATTTCACAAAAAACAAGAGTGCCGAAACTCTGTCTGTATGTTTTGGTTATTTTAGACCTTTTTTAGTGTATTTCTTGATGTTAGGAGTAATTTTTACCACACCTATTACACTTAGTGTTTTTTGGCATACGTCCATCACTTGGTACGTATCCAAATTCATCTATACAATCTTGAATCTTACAAGTGAATTGATGCCAACCAATTAAGCAAAGTAATCTTGAAACAAAACTACGCCTAGCAGAAGTGATATTCAATTTTGGATTTTTTTCTTCTTTTCCCATTTTTGTTATCTAATTTAAGTTATTCATATTTTGATAATTTGTGATTCTGAGCCCGCAAGTAAATATTTTCATCTTTAGACACACTGCATATAAACCCAGGTTCTGTTTCAAAAAATTCAAAGGCTTATAGTTTTATATCAAGTTAAATCTGAATAATTTCAAATCCTTTATATAAATCATTTTTCCAACGCCAGTCTAGATAATCTTTTTTTAGTAGTTTAACCTTTTTACCAAGAGAAAGAGCAAGATGTGCAACAACGGTATCAATAGTCCAAATCTCATCACATTTTAGAATCAATTCTGATGTATCTAATAAATTATTTATTTCAACATAATCCGCAAAATCTAATTTTTGATCATGTTGAAGAGATACTATTTTTTTATCGTTGATTTTATCTCTGATTAAATTTGGATCTATACTTCTTTCCTTGGTATTTTTAGATTTTGAATTTGCTGACCAGCAAAGACCAATATCCCATTTTCTACTTTCCTGTTGAACCTCTATCAGATAACTTTGATCCGATAAATCAAAGAAGAAATCACCAGATAATAAAAATCTGTCGTGATTCATTACAAATTCGTATGAAATTGATCTTTCTGTAAAGAATGTAACATTTTGAAATTTAAAATATTTTTTAAAGAATTCTAAGGTTTCTTCATATACCTGATAAGATACGCTTTTATATTTTTTTGATAAAAATTCTATCTGCCGGGAGAACAGAATCTCGTCACCAAATCCTTGTTCGTTCAAGACAAGAATTGCATCTGCTTCCTCACCGAATTTCAATCTTTTTATAGGTAGATCTGGATATGATTTTCTGATACCCTCACATCTAAATTTCCAATATCCCTTAGCTTCTTCTGCTTTTTTGAGATGCATTAAACATAAAAATATTTCATACTGTGATTCACCACCATTTAATTCAGATTTTCTATAACATCTTAAAGCAGATTTCCAATCAAATATTGCAGATTTACAAAGACCCATATTGTAGTAAATTATTGATAGTGTTTTACTATCTAATTTTTTACCGAGTATTTTTTTTAGTATATCATAGGAACCTTTATAATCACCATTATTATAAAGTAAAATAGATTTCCCAACTATAGCCGAAATGTCCATATTTTATTTTTTTAATCTATTAATTTCTAGCTTAATTTTTCTGTTTTCGTATTCCTATTTGTTTTACTGCGTTTTCGGTTAATATAGGTTCATAGTGTATTAAGCATTCTATTGTAGTTTGATATAAATCCTTTACTTTTAATATAGGGACTGAACACATGTAAATAGTTCCTTTAAAAATTTCAAATCCTTCAAACAAAACTTTTTCTTTTGCTTTTTTATATCTGTAAATTTCATCATTGTACTCTGTCATAATATTAGGAAGTCTCTGTTCATAGTCTTTAGGTTCGTATAAAATTTCATCATCTTCATCACAAGGCGCAACCATTTCTAATTTTAAAGGCTGTTTTAGAAAATTATCATAATTAGTTCTTATTTCTTCATACCAAGCAAGATATACATTTCTTGTAGGAAATTCTTTTTCTTTTGATTTACATAACTCACCAAAAGAAGTATTTGATATTAGTTTCATAATTATTACCACTTACTACAAGTGGGAAGTTTATTTTTTTGTTATATATTTCAACACTTATAATTCTTTCTGAGGTACGATTAATTTTCCAAATCGCTTGTTCTATTGCTCTTTCAAATGATAATGCTGAAATATTTATCCTTCGTTTTTTTTTCCAGAAATATCATTTATAATGGTAATTCTATAAGTTTCCATAATTATGATTTTTAAATATTAATAGAATCTAATTTTTTTTCTAATTCTGCAAATAATTCCTTGTCTTTTCCTTCTTTAATTATTCCCAAAATACAACTAGTTTGATAACGCAATGAACCAACGATGTCTTTTATTCTTTGTTCTTCTAATTCTTCATCTATATGAAAATTCAAATCAACTTCATTATCTTGAACAAAATCAATTGTAAACTGTTCATAATTTCCACTATGGATTTTATCCTCATAATACCTGAAAATTTCTAAAGCTTGTTTTAACATGTTTTTAATTTTTATTTTTTTATTATCTTTATCTTGTCTATTGTAGGAACTATAATGTTCAATTCATGGCATTTATTACGAATTATCATCCAAGCAGCTACTTTACTAATTGCTTTAGCTTTAAATCCATGAATTTCATCAATAAATTCTTTATTATTTTTCATAATTTTTACCACTTTCTACAAGTGGGAAGTTTTATTTAAAGCCAAATTTCTTTTTACCTTTAATTTTACGCTCCGTTTTTCTACGATAGTTACGTTTTTCTCTGCTAGAAACTAAGTCAGACTTACCTAAAAACTCGTAATCTCTAGTTATTTTATAACTATTTGTTTCTTTTTCCATTTTAGTAATTCCACTTCTCTATGCCTAGTGGGAAGCTTTAAGGTTAAATGCTCCATAGCGATTTTGTATTACTTTTATTTCGTCTATATGGATGTTATACACAATACTACATTAGGGTTTCAATTATAGTTCTGTGTAAAATAAAATTATGAAGGTATAAATCCATATCTAAAACCTTCTCTACCGTATAACGCATCGGTACAAATAATTCCATCTGAGTTGTTAATTTCGTCTATATCTTCTTTTGTAAGTTCAGTTCTAATTAACATACTTACCATTCTATTGTTCTCATAAGAAAGTCTTTTGTTTCCATTCACATCATCAATAATTTCTAATGGTTCTATACCATTTTCACCAACAATACATTTTCTTGATAAAGACCAATTAACAACGCTTGGATGTTTTGTTGTAATTATTTTGTTTTGATGAACACCTGCTTTAACATATTTTTCTACTAATTCCTTCATATTTTTATTTTTTTCACCGCACAATTAGTTTTTAGTTAAATCTGTTCTTATCCAACAACCTATAAATTTAGCCTGCTCAATTAATTGTCTTTCAAATTCTTTAGCGTCTTCTTTTTTGATGAAAACCTTTGCTTGTCTTCTTGTGTCGTCTGACCACCCTGTTTTTACATACCAAGTTACCGTCCAGCTTTCAAGTTCTGTAACTGTTTGCATTTTCTCTTTTGGAATAAATAATTTAAATAATTTCATTTTTTTAAATTTGTTTAAGCCAACCCACAAAAAATAAAAATATCCTATGACACGGGTTTGGCGTAATGTCACCAGATAATTTAGTGCTAAAATTTAAGCTCATGGAAAGGTGCACTAACACCAAGCAGAAAAATGTTAGATGAAATTCTTTTCAATAAAATCATCTAATCCCATTTTACGAAGTTTGCTATTTAATATCTCCCCTTTTTTATTACATTCTGTACCTCTTTTTGATTTTTCAAGATAGAATGTGTAAAACTCTAAACCTATTGGGTTTTCATATTTTTTTGATAATTCTGCTTTATAAATTTCCATTTTATTTTTTTTTAAGTTAAACATTTGTTTTTCCAAAGTCACTACATCACAAATGCTTTAGCGAGACCATAGTTATTAAGTTAAATTTTAGTTATAGTCCTTTTACGAAAGTGATAACTCCTCTTCGCAAATAGTTTGAATCATTGCAATCCTAAATCCGGAACGAAGTCCAAACTTAGAATCATTACAATCTACATCTTTAATTTTTGTATAAACTTTTTTCCAAAACTCTATGTCTTGCTTCATTTCATCGATAATTAAATCAACCAAATTGCAAAACATATCCCAAGATTGGTTATCAAACGAATCAACGTTTTCTAAAACAAATTTTTGAAACTCATTTTTTGCTTCTTCGGAATTATGTCTTTGATTTCCGAGTTGTATCATTTTTACTTTATTATCCCAGTGCATAATTTTATTTCACTTGCTTTATAGCGGGAAGTTTTAAGGTTAAAGGTTTGTATTACTTTTATTTCGTCTATATAGATGTTATATGCAAGGCTAAATAACCTCTACCACACGACCATAAACTTGCTTTGTCCATCCATTGATACCACCTTTATTATTTCCGATGAGCAATCCCTTTTCGTTGTTTTTGCCCTTAACCAAGTGAGTGTAAAAATTACCTTTCACTTTACAATAAACAATATCACCTTCATTACATTCTTCCCACTTTACAGGAGCAAGTTTATGTTCCTGTCCTGATTTAATTAGTGGTATCATTGAGTTTCCTTTTTCACTTGTTACAAACGTTTCTCCATTCTGTAACTTTTCTAATTTGTAATTTTTCATTCTATTTAACTTTAAATTTTACTAGTTCTCCAAAATCCATTAATTTACCTCTAAAATCACAAATTTTAGATTTTCCTGAAACCTTATAATAAGGGCAATCCTTATTACATTCAGATTTATCACCAACAGTTTCTAATTCTGAACACCATATATAATCTTTTTCTTTTGAAGGAATTGCTTCAAAAAGTTCTATTTCATTCAATCCTTCTTCTTTTGCTCTTTCTAAATAAGTTTGTAAAGGATAACAAATGTTAGCATCTTCATTTTCAAAATATAATTTTTCTGTTTTCATAACTTAATTTTCTTTCAATTTAATCCAACCATATTCAATTAGGTTATCTACAGATAAACCCACGTAAGGTAATGCATAACCTTTAGAACGGAGGTAATCAAAAACTTGCATCCAATTTTTAATTCCATTAGTACTAGAAGTAGTTCCGCTGTCATTAATTGAAGTTCTAAAAATTGATAGTATTAATTCTTTAATTGCACCAGATAAATGACCTAGTCCAAATATTTTAGAAACCTCAATAGCATCTTCATCACTTATCTGTGAAAGTGGGTTTAGTATTAATTGGCATTCATTTATATTTGCATTACATGATAATTCATTTTTTTCAAAATTTTCATCTTCTAATGATACTATCCAAACCTGCTTTGTAAAATTTCCACATGATAAATAGAATGAAACTATATTTCCTATTCTATCTTGGTAAAATACTTGTTGATTTAAATACTGAGCAAAAAACTTTGCTTTATTTTCTAATGTGTTTTCTGTTTTCATAACTTAATTTTCTTTCAATTTAATCCAACCATATTCAATTAGGTTATCTACAGATAAATCCATCCAAGGTAATGCATAACCTTTGGAACGAAAGTAATCACATTCCTTTGACCCAATTTTTCTATCACCATTCCAATGATGGAGACTTCTGAAGGTCTTAAAATTACGACCTAATTCAATCGAGGCAATTTCACTAAAAGTAAAATAATGATTAACTTCCAATATCTCCCCTAGTTCATCATAAGTTTTATTATATGTAAACATAATGCCCTGGATCGTGTCTTCATTACTAATCTGTGAAAGTGGTTTTAGCTCTAAGTAACTCCTATCTATACCATACATATTCGATGTATCTACAGGATAAATTTCTTTATTCCCTGAATTTGATATATCCGATAAAACTTTTTGTCCCCAATACTGAGCAAAAAACTTTGCTTTATTTTCTAATGTGTTTTGTGTTTTCATAATTTTTAATCTTTTTCTAAGTAAATTATCCCTTCACCTTCCAATAAGATATTGTCTGCAATATCTGAAAAAATGTCTGGTGCCTCTATTAATGCATCGTCACTTTGCTGTATACATTCTCCTATTCCATGTTTTTCTAAAAACTCTGTTATTTTTTCTATTGCTAATTCTTTTTTTTCGGTTGTCCAATTTACTTGATATGCCATAATCTTTAATTCACTTAATATAAGTGAGAATTTTTTATTAAATAAGATTAAATTAAATATTATTTCTGGGATAAAGTTGTTATTTTAATGAGGTATAAAAACCTATCTGAATGTAAATATAGATGATTAATCGTGAATCTAAAATAAAACTCCATTACCTTTCGATTTCTTTCTCCTTTACTATAACAGGGAAACATATAGTGTCACTTTCTTTAAAACTCATATATTCATGGAGGTTAACTTCTCTCAATTCACTATTATCGAGCAAAAAGTAATACCTTTCTACTATAATTCCTCTTCCTATAGATCCCGTTACATACTTTTTGGATTTGATTTCATAACATTGATCTTCATAAGTGTAAACATAACTTTCTTTTTCACAAGAAAAAAGAAATGATAAAATAATTAAAAAATTTACTAATCTCATATAATTTAAAAATTTTACTATTTATTTTTAAATTCTTTTTTAATGAATCTTTCACCGTCTCTCTTAATGGAATCTAGTATGGAATCATTTGATGAATAATAGGAATAGAAAGAATCTTTAATGTATTCGTATTTTTTATCTGGTGGAAGATTCTCAAAATAGCTGTTCATTTTACCGATAATAAATTCAACTAATCCATCTAAAGAGCAAATGAAAGAAATAAAATTATTATTTGTCTCAATTTCTTCCTGAGTAATATTCTCCTTATTTATTCTAGATTTTAGAATTCTCATCTGATATTGAACATTAGTGGATAATATTGCTATTTTATAATAATCATTTTTTGTAAAATTATTATTGTTTTTTTCACAATATTCTAGGAAAAAATATTGAAATATCGAAATCTCCCGGTCAGAATAAGGAAGCCACTTAACGATGTTTAAGTATTTATTTATTCTATCCTTTGATGAAATTTTCTCAGTAACATCTTGCTGAATATTATCTAATCCCATTTGATCTTTTTTTTAATCCAACAAAATTAATAAACATCTACGATAAATAAAAAAAATTACGGAAATCCCATAATTTTTTTTAATATCAGTAAATGCCTGTCAATTTAACTATCTCTTTTAAGACACAGGAGAAATAAGATGAAATTGCTTTTAATTTGGTTATATTATCTATTAAATCTTTATTTATATAAATTAACCAAATAGTTTATGATCAAAAAAATTGAGATTGCGTGGATAAATGCTGATGTGTAAAATATAATTTTAGTGTAGTTAAATTTTTTAAAAAATTCACCATCATCCAAAATTAAATATTTAAAAACATATAGAATTCCTATTACTGGAATATGAATGTTAAATAATTTTCTCATATTGTATAATGTTTTAATGCTTTTAATAAACATTGTTCCAAACACTCTTCATAGTCCGTAAAATTTGATCCTATTGATATATTTACGTCATCTCCTACGATCAAACCTTCAAAGAAAAACCTCTTATCTTTTTTCTTAGGTATCACTGCTATGTGAATATTTTTATATTCCCTTAGCCACTTTTGGAGAAGAGATTGTGTGGGGACTTCTATCTGAAAATATCCAATCTGGCTATTATATTGGCTCCTTGTAAGATCCCCATTCTTTTCATAATAAACATTCGAATAAGATGTAAATATAGTGCTAAATCCTATGTCTCTTGCAGCCTTAGCTGTTTTGAAAGATACTAATTTTTCTTGCATTTTATTATAGTTCTCTAATTATTTTCATTTTTTCTGCTAAAATCCATTCACCTCCTTGTGATTCTGGTCTGTTGAAAGTTTCAAAATTTTCAACCTCAACTTCAACCCAAACCCTATCTTTTTTGGATAGATGAGGAGCTTTTGGTTTCTTTAGACAATGCCACCCCTTTCTAGATGAATATCCTTTGGTCGGATGTTCCTCTGCTACCATCCACTCGTCGATCGATAATCGCTGTTTTTTGTTTATAAAAAGAGGGGAAAGCGAACCATCTTTAAGTTTTCTAACTAATTTATAAGCCTTCATCTAATGTTGTCTTTTGTTGTTCAATGGTTTGTTGGGTTTTAGTTATCTCAGAACCTAAAACTTCATACGAACACCCAGATCCCGAAGATTTACAGTTTATTTTTTTTAACCAGTACGTCCCATCATATTCATTAAAAGATTCCACAATGAAACTTTCATTTGAGACATAGACCAATGATCCTTCTTTAAATTCTTTTTTAACTGTTTTATCTGGCTGATACTGTTGTAGATTTGTCCCACAATCTTTACACCCAATAGTGAATAAAACTAAAATCAATAATAATTTTTTCATACTATTTTTAAATGTGATTTATGTTCTTTCTTACGTATCAATTAGAAGTTTATAGAATCTTGTTCGTCTTGTTCTTTTTTATGAATTAAAAAGTTTAATCTATTCTCATATACCAACTCTATGCATTGTGTTTTGTGGATTTTTACTGAATATCCAGTTGTGTCGAGGATCCAAAAAGAGGTATACCTTGCTTTCTCGAATCTTACTGCCTGAAGTTCATATCCATCACCTTCATAATAAGGGGATTCAAAAGATTCGTATCTGTCTTGTGTTATCCCATATTTTTTATTGAAAATTTCTACATATTTCCTATATTCGTCCTTTAGGCTATACCAGCTTGTTTGTTCTGGTAAATAAACTGCAAATTTCCAAACTGTATAAGATTTTGGACTGCTTACCAAAACTATATTAGCATTAGAATATTGGACCTTTCCGCTTAGAACTATGATGTTTTTATCACTGTCAATTACTTTAAATCCCTTTGCTTTAAATTTGGCAACAACTTCATAAAGTTTACCTGAAACTTTAACTCCTAAAAATTCTTGTGAGTATCCTAAAGTTATTGTAAAAATTAACATTAGGAATGTGATGGTTTTTTTCATTAAGATATATTTTAATAATTATTTTTTTTTATAAAATTTAATTCTGGATCATATCATTTATTCCCAGTTTGATTGATATCTACTGAACGATCTTCAGCGGATCCAATAGAATCTAAATCAATTGAAAATTCATAGAAAAACAAATATTTTATTCTATTGTATTAATTTTAAAGATTCCTTTAAAGCAGACTCCAATGCAGATTCATAGGTACAACCCCCTTCTTTTATGAAGAAATATAAATAGTGGTCTGAATATTCATCAGTTTTATAGATCTCTACTTTATATTCATTATATCCAGGTTTATTTCGTAATATTTGGATATCTATTTTATGTTCTTCTCTAAGCCACTTCTGTAAAAGAGATTGTGTTGTTACGTAATACCTTTCACCTTCGTCGAATTCATTATTGCAATCATATATTACACCATCCAAATCTTCGACTATTAAAAACTCATCATGCTCCGTGCATAATCCTTTATAGTTGTCACAATAAAAATCTGCAAATCTTAAATTGAATCCTTTTTTCTTAGCCAATTTTGCGGTTTCCTCCGATATCTTTGTTTCTAGCATTTTTTTGTTTTTAAAAAATATAATAATTCTAATATCTTTATAGATTCAATAAATTCCTTATGAAATATTATTCATAATCTTCCGAATCCTTATTTATATCAAGACTGTCACAAACAGAAAAGATTCCTTTATACTTTTCGTCGTAATCTTCTTCCCAATTCTTCGATATTTCGTTCCAAATATATCCTTATGAACCTTTAGAGTTTTCCGAATATCTAAATTCAACAATCTCGTCATCAACATCAACCTTTCACTGGATACTTTCGACTCGCCATACAACTTGAACGTCCTCAAGTAACTTAATTTTTTCCATATTTTTTATATTGTTCAAAACATTTTTTCATTCCACTATAGATTTTAGAATAGTCCTTATTATCTCTTAATTCTACACTATGTAAAGCATTTATAATTTCCTCCTCACTATACATTCTTTCTTGTTGCCATTTAGCAATATGAATAAACATTGATTTTATCCAAGTTTTTTCATGGGGTTGAATGGTTTTTGCTTCTAATAATTCTAAACTATACTTTTCAGCAGCTTCTTCAAGGGTTTCTTGTTTTTGATTTTCTAAAAACTCTTTAACTCCTTCCTTATCTAAATGTTGAAATTCATTCCAATCTCCAAGAACTTTTTCTTTCGGGTTATTTTTTAGATATTCTTGTAAATTTTCAACAATTGTTTTAGGTTTGTGTTTTTCTTTTGAAATGATTATTTTGTAAAAAATTTGTGGGTTACATTTATAAGTATAATCACAAGATGATTTAACAGAACTATCACAAGATGTGCATTTACAAATAGAATCAAATTTAACCTCCTCACAATTAGGATTTTTAACAAACCATTCTAAAAACTCATCATCAATAGCTTGTACACCATCTTTGATTAAGTCTTGGTCTGTTGTCATTATGACTAATTTACATTCGGATAAATCAGTTAGATAATTAGGAAACTTATTTAAAATATTTCCTTTTTCTAAATGCCATTTCCCTTTATGTAGTCTTACATCTTTAATTTCTTCATCATAAGTGATGTAAATGTGTTGGTTATTCAATCTTCCTCCTCTAATAATACAATTCTTATCAAGTCCTAAATTATTTGTCAATTCAGATCTAAATAATCTACTTGGTTTATCTGTTGGCACTAAATGTATGTTTTTCATGACCTTTATTTTTCTTTAACAATTTCAATTAATTTCTTTAAACATTCAAGTTCTGCTTCTTCTTGTGTTCTACACAAGTACCATTCTCCTATTCCGATTTCCTTATAATTTCCAAAATGTTCATATTGGAATATGTCAAAACAGAATTTGGGATCTGTTGTTCTGTCTATTTGAATTTCACAAAATAGGTTATATTTCTCTCTAAACCATCTAAATGCTTGTGAGAATGTCGGGGCATATATATTTTGAATTGCTTCTTCTAAATAATTGTAATCATTAGGAGAATCCTGATAGTAGATTAAACTATTATTTTGACTATAAAATCCAAAACAAGATTCATCAAATCCTAATTCTTTTAAAGCTAATGCAATTTTATAAGGTACGAATTCCCTTTCCATTTTAAATTAATTTTAATGCTTCTTGTAACCCAACCTCGTAGGCTTCTTCATAAGTATCGTAAGTAATATCACCTCTTTTCCACATTTGGATAATACCAACTGGTAATCTATGTAAATCAAATGACCAATTTAATAATTTATTGTAATTATTATTACTTATTTCAATATGGATATTATGTTGTTCTCTCAACCATTTAGCAAGTAGTGATTGTGTTGGTGCATAAGCAACTATTGTTAATATATTACCAAAACTATCTACACTTCCTACAGAATGACTATGATGTAGCTTTATTTTCTTATACTGCTTATTATCACTATTAGGAGTGTTAGCAAAACAAACATCTGTAAAAATGTTAAATCCTTTTTCTTTTGCAAGTTTTGCTGTTTTAAATGTTATAAGTGTATCTTCCATAGTTTTTTGTTTGGTAAGTTAAAGTTGTTTTTCATTTTGCCCTTTAACAATTTCAAATAATTTCTTTAAACATTCAAGTTCTGCTTCTTCATACGTAAGTGGATGAATGTTTAAATCTTCTAAAGTTTCACCTTCATCAAACATATCTAATGTTGCGGTAAACCATTCACCTACAGGATATCCCATATAATAAGAATTTTGAGTCCCCTTATTAGTTATAAAAATATCGTAATCCCCCCCTAATATAGGGAAAGAATCGTACCCATTTTTTGAACCTAATATGGGTTTCATTGCGTAATGAATATTATATTTCTCTCTAAACCATCTAAAGATTTGTGAGAACGTTGGAGAAAGACATCCATTATTTCTCTTGAATATATTTCCATTTCTAGCATACTGAATATACAAATAACCATCAGTACCATAGAAACCAAAGCAAGGTTCATCAAAACCTAAGTCTTTAAGTTCTAATGCTTGTTCATAAGGTATAAATTCTTTTTCCATTTATTACTTTTTAATTATATAAACACCATGAATTTCTTCATATTGAGGTAATCCATTTTTTAAGTTCTTTTATTTCCTTTTTGTAATCATCTTGTTGTACTATTAAACTAAAGTTTAAAGCGATCGAAAATCCAAATAAAACCACCATTAAAAATACATAATATATTCTTGAATATTTTTTATCATCAATGGCATAGCATACTTTAAAATATCCTATTATAAATAGAATAATCATTATTACAAGCACTGTTTCTCTCATAATTTATTTCTTTTATATTGTTCAAACCATTTTTTAAAAACATCTTTCTTAGATATTTCAATAATTTCCCATTTTTCTAATTTTATTAACTCTTTATATTGATAATAAAAATCAGCAAATTCAATCATATCTTCCTCTGTATACAAGTTTTTATTTTGTTCTTGTTGCCATTTAGCACCTTCGATCCATTCGTCCCTATATTGTTTATTTTTATCCCATTCATCATCTTCTAAAACAATTGGGTATAACATATAAGCAATCTCTTCAAGTGTTTCTTGTTTAGGTTCTTCTAATGGAGTACAATCACAATAAATTGTATGACCACAATAACATTTTGTTTTATTTTCCATTATTTTACTTTTTAAATTGTTTTAAAATTAATTTATTAAACCAATCGCCAAACTGTATTTTTGAAAAACCTACAGATGATAATGCTTCATTATAAGAGTGTTTAGCAATTTTTTCAACCTCTTCCTCATTATACAAGTTTTTGTTTTGCTCTTGTTGCCATTCTGAACCTAGTCTAAAAAATAATATAAGACTATCAATTAGTGTTTCGTTTGATATTTTTCCACCTTTAGGATAATCTGAAAAAGTCTTATTAAAAGTTTCTAAAGCAATTCTTTTTGCTATTTGTTCAAGTGTTTCTTGTTTAGGTTCTTTTTTTGGAATGATTATTTTATATAATTGACCACCGTTATTTAACCACTCATCAAATTCCCTGTCAGTTAACCCTATATCATGTCCGTGAATATTTAATTCAACTTCTATCTCATCAGGAGTTTTTTCATCAACATTAATAAACTCACAACTAGGATTTTTAACAAACCATTCTAAAAACTCATCATCAATAGCTTGTACCCCATCATTTATTAAGTCTTGGTCTGTTGTTAAGATGATTTTAGAAGCATTATCTAATTCTTTAGAAAGTAAATATGATACTTGAACCAATCTACCATCTTTAGTGATTATCCAATCATTATCTTTAATGTCTTTTTCAGAAGTAATGTAGATATTTTTAGGTTCAACATATTCAACACCTCCTCTAGGAAATTTATCAAATATCAAATAGTTTTCCTTTCTAGTTGATAACCATAACCTACTTGGTTTATCTGTTGTTAATAAATGTATGTTTTTCATAATAATTAAATTTTAAAATCAATATTTTCAGGTTTTAGAATATTTTCATATGCTTCTTTATAAGCTTTTTTTATATAATATGACCCAATTCCTGCATAATAAAAAATATCTGCAAGTGTTTTGTCTTCTGATTTATTAAATTCATTAGTTGCTAATATTTTTATAAGTCTATCTACTTCATTCTTTAAAGAAGTAAAATAATTATATTCTTCACTACCAATTTCGAATTTTTTTACTATTCTATCTTTACCATTATTAATCCAAGTGAAATTATATCTATCAGGTTTATAATCAATATGTTCTATTCTTAAATTTTTTCCTTCTTCTGCCGATACGTAATAGTATTTAATACGACCTCTAAAATTTATAAGAGCGTAATAATCTTTATTTTCCATAATTTTGTTCTTTAGCAATTTCAATTAATTTCTTTAAACATTCAAGTTCTGCTTCTTCGTAAGAATTAAATGATATTCCTTCATGTAAAGTCCAATACATTTCAATATCGCAAAAAACAGCAAATGTATATGAAGGTTTTGTATGATAATGCACAAATTTATGTAAATTGTGGGTTTTTCTAAACCATCTAAATGCTTGTGAAAATGTTGGTGCAGCAATCATTAGTTTATCTCTATTTGAATGAAATGAACATATTTCATCTTTCATAGGAATAGGTTTTAATTTGTTATTTTCTTCTATATCAAAATAAAAACTCAATGCTTCATCAAATCCTAATTCTTTTAAAATTAATGCTAAATTATAAGGGATAAATTCTTTTTCCATTATTTTACTTTTTAAATTGTTGAATCAAGTAAGTTATAAACCAATTTCTTTTTCTAACCCACTCATCAAAATTTGTGTTGGAGTTATCTTTTAATTCTTTAGTGTTAATATAATTACTTATATTTATAAGCATGTCTTTAACTTCTTCCTCTGTATACAAATTTTTATTTTGTTCTTGTTGCCATTTAGCACCATTTATGAAGATTAATCTTTCTGTTTCACTCATATCAAAACCTGAATCAGTAAAACTATTTATTGTTGTAGGATATAATCTTTCGGCAGCTTCTTCAATTGTTTCTTGTTTTATTTCTTCTTTATCTTGCATCATTGGAATAGCTAATTTGATTGTCTCTTCACCTATACTTACTAATTCAAACTCTTCTTCTTTTGGTGAATATCCACAATAACATTGTGTTTTAGGTGTTAATGTCATTCCTTTTGAACCACATTCAGGACAAATATCTTCTTCTTTTGTAATAATTAACACATAAGAATGACTACTTTCATCAAAATAAGGAACTTTGAGAGTTCTAACAAAATCACAATTAGGATTTTTTACAAACCATTCTAAGAACTCATCATCAATTTCTTGTACACCATCATTAATTAAGTCTTGGTCTGTTGTTAGGATAATTTTTTTACAATCACAAATTAAAACTTCAATACCATTAATATGATAGTTTTTTTCTCTAAAAGATTTATTACCGTTCGATTCAGTAATTACTCCAACTTCTAATATTCGATTTGTATATAAATGTAAAACAAAACCTTCTTTAATTTCTTCATCAGAAGTGATGTAGATATGTTGATTTAATATAGTATCAGTGCCATATTGAAATCCTTTAGCAAATCCTAACTTTCCATTATAAATATATAATCTACTTCGTTTTTCTGTTGGTAATAAATGTATGTTTTTCATAATTATTCTTTAATGTATGTGTATTTTGTTAGAATCATAGTTTTAAGTCTCCTTACTTCTCCTATTTGAGCACCTCCTTGACATTTATTAACAAGTTCATTATACTCATTGTACCAGATTTTTTCTAAATCTTCTTTAGTACCTGTTTTATTTACTAATTCTTCAAAATACTCAGCATAATTCCAGAATATAATAGATTTTCTATTTATAGATATCGCAAGAATAACCAACCAAGAAAATATCATTCCCATTAAAACACCATATTTTAAATAATTAAGATTATCAGTAAATGTTCTTTCTCCAGAAATGTAGTCTAATCCATAGAACAAAGTTGATATAAAAAATATTAAAATTGGATATATTACTATCCACACCTTAAATAAATGTGTCTTTTCGAAAAATCTGTTAAATGTTTTCATAGACATTTTTTCTTAAATTGTTCAAACCATTTATCATAAGTAATATGAACAGGATTATTTTCAACATTATTTTGATAAGATTCAATTATATCGTGAACTTCTTCCTCACTATACAATTTTTTATTTTGTTCTTGTTGCCATTTAGCACCATTAATAAAATCTAATTTATTTACTTCACTTGGAACAACATTTTCATAATCTAAACCTGTTATTTCTTCCCAATTTTCTGAATATTTTTCAGCAGCTTGTTCGAGTGTTTCTTGTTTAGGTTCAATTTTTTTATAATCAATCCATTCAAACTTACCTTTATTTTCATAAGAAAATTTACTTGACCATACTTTAATACCTTCATCATAATCATAAAAAGGTTCAGTTTTTAAAATAGTACCATCATTCCATTTAATAATACCAATCCAATGTTTTCTCATATTATTTCTTTTTGAATTGTTCTAAACTTTCATTTTCTGTAAAATGACCAATACTACCAAAATCATACATTTTTCTCATATCTTCCTCTGTATACAAGTTTTTATTTTGTTCTTGTTGCCATTTAGCACCTTCGATCCATTCGTCCCTATATTGTTTATTTTTATCCCATTCATCATCTTCTAAAACAATTGGGTATAACATATGAGCAACCTCTTCAAGTGTTTCTTGTTTTGGTTCTTCTGTGTAGTGACCTTCACTTCCGCAAGGAGCATCACAAGTTACACATCTGTAAAATTTATTAGCTTCTCCACATAGAATGTATTTAGTTTCTTCTTTTGTAATTATTATTTGATACCCTATTTTTTCATGGTAAATATATGGTAGTCCATTAAGATGTCTCTCTCTTAATTCATCAATATTAAAATACCTTAATTTATCAATAACTTCAATAAATTCACATTTTGGATTCTTTACAAACCATTCTAAGAACTCATCATCAACTTCTTGTACACCATCTTTGATTAAATCTTTGTCAGTTGTTAGAATAATTTTACTATAATGTTCAACATCATTGTATGCTTTTTCAAGTCCTTTAAAAACCTTTTGAATATCGTAGTCTTGTGAAGTGCTATGAACATAATCTCCTTTTTTAATCTCTTCATCAGAAGTTATGTAGATATGAACCCCTTTATTAAAAAATGAATTCTTTGAACATAATTCAAATTCAAATTCATTTATACCTTTAAACAATTGTAATCTACTTGGTTTTTCTGTTGGTAATAAATGTATGTTTTTCATGCCCTTATTTTTTTAGTGATTATTACATAATATCAGTAGAATGATCAATAAGTTTAAGAGATTCATACAAACCCTCCTCTAGTGCATTCTCGTAGGTTTTATGGTGAATAGTAAAGAAAGATAATCTTTTCCAAGGTTTACCCGACGGATTTTCCTTATTTGGAACATAGATTTCGAATCCAAAATCTCCAGCGATTTTTTGGACTATTAGGACCCTTATTTTATGGGTCTCTCTTAACCAGCATTGAAGATGTGATTGAGTAGGAGCAGAATATACCTCATAAGAATTATTCGACATATCAAAACCATCGACACCATTCTTATGATAAAAATTTGACATTTCGACCTGATCTTTTTTATAAGATTCTGGGTGATCTGGATCATCGTCATAAACGTAATCTTTCTTATAAATCACATATGAATTATAAACTCCTAAATCAAAATTCTTATTCTTAGCTAATTTTGCGGTCTTCTTTGATATCAATCTATCTACCATATCGTTTTATATTATGAAGCAAATCTATAAAATTATTACGGAGATAAAAAATAACAACAAAAAATGCACGCTCTTTATGTGTGATAATTTTTTGGATTCATATTTAGTCACATTGATCCTTGCATAATCTAATTAATGTGTTAAGGCACTCTAGTCTGGCTTCATCGTAGATACTAAATTCTTTAGATTTAATAAAAGTAAAACCGGGTTTCGTTACTACAGAGTAGTATAGTGGTAATTTAGGATTTTCGAAAGCATAGGAAACACTACTCTCCATTTTATAGTTATATCTAAAAAAATCAAAAGCTTGCTGCCAAAGGGGAGCTGATGCAACTTGACCATGGAAACTGAATTGTTTTTTACAATACTCCATATTAAGGTACTTATCATCAAGATAACAAGCATAGCATGGTTCATCAAATCCAAGTTTTTCAAGTTCTAATGCTTGTTCATACGGGATAAATTGTTCTTCCATAATCTTCTATTTTCGTTTGACAATTTCAATTAATTTCTTTAAACATTCAAGTTCTGCTTCTTCGTATGTTTTAAAAACGCTCAGGTTCCACTTTTCAAAAAACCACATTCCGTATTTTATTTGTATTGAGTAGTACAGTCCATACTTTTCCCTAAACCATCTAAATGTTTGTGAAAATGTTGGTGCTTTATTGATACCATCGGAATATCCATAACAAACTTTATTGTTACTAAACTCGTCATAAAATCCCAAACAAGATTCATTAAAACCTAATTCTTTTAAAGATAATGCAACTTCATAAGGTAAAAACTCTTTTTCCATTTTAAATTAATTTTAATGCTTCTTGTAAACCAATCTCGTAGGATTCTTCATAATTATTTTTTTCTACACTTTGATACCCTTTTACAATTGGTTTGTCAAAACAAGGTGTTAATATATATTTTTTAATTCCATTGGAAAAAGCTCTCTGAACTAAATATCAATTTCATGTTCTTCTCTCAGCCATTTAGCAAGTAGTGATTGAGTTGCCCTTTCGTACCATTCTTTACAAGTATCAACCATAGCACCACCTATCCCTAAATTTTCTATACTACCATCATCTCTAAACTTTCCTTTTGTTTTTCTTGATTGTGGAAATCCTTTTTCTTTAGCAAGTTTTGCTGTTTCAGATGTTATTCTTGTATCTACCATATCGTTTTTATTATGAAGCAAATCTATAAAATTATTACGAGGATAAAAAATAACAATAAAAAAAATAGATGTTCTTTATGTGTGATAATTTTTTGGATTCATATTTAGTCACATTGATCCTTGCATAACCTTCTATTTTCGTTTGACAATTTCAATTAATTTCTTTAAACATTCAAGTTCTGCTTCTTCGTATGTACCATTATAGTTCATAGGTTCAGTTCCAAGTTGTCTATTTCCTTTATTATCAAAAACTTGATAAGAAAACTCTTGTGTTCCAATCTCAATTAAACCACATAATTTATACTTTTCTCTAAAGAATCTAAATGCTTGTGAGAATGTTGGGCAGTTAATTGTATTATACAACATTGAACCTCTTGGTGAAGATTTACTTCCTTTAACGTGAATGTAACCTATTTGGTCTATACTACCAAAACAAGTCTCATCAAATCCTAATTCTTTAAGTTCTAATGCCAAATTATAAGGTACAAATTCTTTTTCCATTTATTTCTTTTTAAATTTATCACATCTTTTAATCCAGTGTGGGTCATAATTACTAGGAAAAAAGAAAGACCATTGATTCCATGTAGCATCTAATTTTTTATTTCTTCCTTTAAAATCTTCTTTTTGCCATTCAGCATTACATTTTGAATGAGCGTCTCCTATAATTTTTTCTCTAAATTTACAATTTATACAATTCATGATTCATTTATTTTTAAATTGTTCAAACCATTGTTGTTCTGTTAAATTAGAGTCTAATCCATATGTTTCAGAATAACTAATATTTTGTTCTCCTTGTCTAAATGCTTCCCTTAAATCTTCCTCACTATATAAGTTTTCATCTTGTTTTTGTTGCCATTTAGCACCAGTTATAAATGAACCGTAGTTGTCTCCTGCGGTATTATCGTTATTTGACCACTTATTACCATTGATTTCAAATACCCATTTTTTAGCAGCTTCTTCTAGTGCTTCTTGTTTAGACTCTAACTCATGAGAATATTTTTCTAAACCTTGTTGCTCGTATTCTTGAACTGTTTGTTTAGGCTCTTTTTTTCTCATAGGACAATGTATTGAATGACAATTTTTAAAATTAGAGGTTCTACATTTTGGACAATTGATAGGTTCTTCTTTTGATATTTCGGTATCTTCTTTTGGAATGATTATTTCATAGTCGTAAGTATCCCCAACTTCATGAAAATATTTTTCAACTTCAACCTCCTCACAATTTGGATTCTCAACAAACCACTCTAAAAACTCATCATCAATTTCTTGAACACCATCTTTGATTAAGTCTTGGTCTGTTGTTAAAATGATTTTTTTAGGTTTATTATTACTTCTTAAAGCCATTGTGTTTTGCCAAAACCAAACTCTACCGTTATTATAAACCCAAACATCATTTTCAAAACCTGTTATTTCTTCATCAGAAGTGATATAAATATTAACATATTCTTTAAATGAGTCATTTACTTCAACATCTAATTTTAATGTGAAAGTTTCTCTATTAACATCATTGTAAATTTTAACTAATCTACTCGGTTTATTTGTTGGTAAGATGTATAAGTTTTTCATTGTTGTTTTAATTTTCTATAACAAATATATAACAATTATTTTTTATTCAACGGGATATTTTATAAAAATTTAATACTACTACAAAATCATCATTTACTTTTAATCTTTTGAAATTGTTCAATCATTTTAATATGTTTTTATAGGTTTTTTTCAACCCATTTATCCCATTCAAAAAAGACACTATGCAAAGAATCCGATTTCCAGCCATTTTCACAATATTCCTTTACTTTATTAGCAAATTCAATAACCTCTTCCCTACTCCAGCTATCTTTTGCTATCTTAATTGTAATAGTATTGTCTTGTGGATTTATTTTTAATATAGATTTAACCTTATCATAACCATATGCATCTAGTTCATCCACATATTCTTTACCCTCAAATTTATTTTCACATTCAACTAATACATCGGTAATAATGTTCCCACGATTATATTCTTCAATATATTTTTGAATAAATTGTTGTGATGGTTGAGGTAATTCTAAAGAAGAGTCAGTCGAAGCAATTACTTTTTTAGCTACATTTTTAAATTCCTTAGTAATAGCCTCTAATCTTTTTGAATCACATTTATGTAATCCATAATAAGAAGATTTCATAGATGTACCTAAATACCAGTCATTTTCTTTAATTTCATCATCTGAAATAATATAAAGATGATGCCCAATATAATCTTCATGTTCCATTAAATATTTAGTTTTAATAGCAATTATTTTATCTTGTCCTGTTATATCTTTACAAATCATTCCATCTGTTTTTTGATTAGTTGGTAGCATTACCACATTCGCATTAATAAAGCTCATTTTTTTTATTTTTTTTAAGTTCTGTAAAATTATTATTTTTTAAATTAATTTTAATGCTTCTTGTAATCCAATCTCATAGGCTTCTTCATAAGTTTTAAAATGCAGTGTGAAGTATGCTAATCTTTCAAAAGGTTTTCCGACAGGATTGTCTTTATTTGGAATATAAATTTCGAATCCAAAATCTCCTGCAATTTTTTGTATTGGGTATACTCTTATACTATATTCTTCTCTCAACCATTTAGCAAGTAGTGATTGTGTTGGGGCAGAAACAAATTCTATATCAGATGTATTTTCTCCTCTTATATACTTTCTTATCCTCCAATCTGATACATCTCCTTTAAATTCTCCCTTGTAATTATAATAAGGAATTTCAAGTCTGTTAGTTTCTTGGAAAAATCCTTTTTCTTTAGCAAGTTTTGCGGTTTCAAATGTTACTCTTGTATCTTCCATATTTTTTTGTTTAGTAAGCAAAAGTTATTTTATATTTTGTTTTTTAACAATTTCTATTAATTTTCTGATACAAGCAAGTTCTGCCTCCTCGTAAGAGTTATAAATTATTCCACTTTGCATTTCAGATAAAAAGTCTTGCCTTATGTTTTCAGAAATATTTTTAATCTCATAAGCATAATCTATTTTATTAATTGGTAAAACTATACAAGAGTGTAATTTATACTTCTCTCTAAACCATCTAAATGCTTGCTGATATAGTGGTGCGGATATAGGTTCATTTTCAAATCCTTCTAATTGACTATTTAGAAGTAAATGAGGACAATGTGATAGAGGATTACCTTCATTTACAGTATCATAACAAAATAAACTTATTTCATCAAAGCCTAATTCTTTGAGTTCTAATGCTAATTCGTAAGGACAGAAAAGACTTTCCATTCCTTGTTTTTTTACTTCTTCCATTTATTTCTTTTTAGATAATAAAAAATCTTCTTTTGCATCTACTCTAAATGAACTAGCATATTTATGAAATAATAAATCAATAATTTTTAAAACCTCTTCTTCACTATACATTCTTTCTTGTTGACATTTGACTAATTCTATTGCTCGTTTGATGACTATAGGTTTTGTTATATCTCCAAAACCGTCAAATATTCTTTCAGCAGCTTCTTCAAGTGTTTCTTGTTTGGGTTTTAAATTTTGTAACTCAATAATACTTCTAGTACCAAAGCCTATTTGTTTTAGTTTACTTTGTTCTATATTAAGTGCTTCTTCTAAAGTTAGATTAAATTGTTTTAAAGAGTTCTCTAATCTTACTGATATTACTTGTTTCTTTTCTTCTTTTGGAATGATTATTTTAAATAGTATGTGAGTTCTATAATTACCATGACAGGTTTTATATTTAGGATTGTTTTTGTCTTCATTACAATTACTACATACGTAATTATATTTAACATCAACCTTTTCACAACTTGGATTCTTAACAAACCATTCTAAGAACTCATCATCAATTTCTTGAACACCATCTTTGATTAAGTCTGGGTGTGTTGTTAGGATTACTTTTTTATACTTATAATCAGTACCTGTTGATATATTCAAGACTTGTTCCTCATTACATTTAAATAATTCAGTAATTTTTTCATTATTAGGTGTAAATTCGATACACCAATCTCCCTTTTTAATTATTTCATCAGAAGTAATGTAGATGTGTTGAGATGTATTGAATGGTAATACATTTTTTGATAATTCTAACTTACCTTGAAGTAAATTATTTTTCCATAATCTACTTGGTTTATCTGTTGGTAATATATGTATATTTTTCATAGTTTTTCTTCTTTAACAATTTCTATTAATTTTTTTAAACACTCATGTTCTGCTTCTTCGTAAGAATAGTAAGGACTTGAATAAAAATCTTTTTTAATGTAATCATCTATTCCAAAATAGAACCCTTTATTTTCTCTTTGTTGATACAATGACTTAATATGAGACTCTATATTATATTTCTCTCTAAAAAATCTAAATGCTTGAGAAAATGTTGGTGCTCCACATAAATCTTCCCATTCACTATTTTTTGCTAAATAAGGAAAATCTTTTAATATGTGCCTTTCAATATAATCTAAATCTCCATTTGGTTCATAATAACCAAAACAAGGTTCATCAAAACCTAAGTCTTTAAGTTCTAATGCCAAATTATAAGGTATAAATTCTTTTTCCATAATGTCCATCTTATTAAAGGACAAATTTATAAAAATGTTACGAATAAAAAAAATATCAGAAATCTATAAGTTTCCTGATATTAATCTTTTAGCATTAGAAATAATTTCTTCTATTTCATAAGCCCCTTCAAAGGTTCCTGTGCTAAGTACACATACACATTTTCCATTTTTATCTAATATTCTAGGAGGTGATTTACCATCCCATTCAAATGTCCATGGGGTTTCTAGTGAATCTTTAATATTAGCAATAGAAATTCTTCTTTGAGCTTCAGCATTATGCTCTTCTGGAGTCATTTGTTTCTTTTTAGCCATTCCTTTATTATTTGAATGCAAAAATAATAAAAGATAACGAGATAAAAAAAATAATCTATAATAATATGTTTTTAATACACATGACCAAGCAATCCTCAATTGTTTTTATATTTTCTGTGCAGTAATCGCCACCAAATCCCCCATGAACAGCATGCATTCCTCTTTCATCTGTTACAGAAACATAAAAATCGTCTATTCTTTGTTTCTCTATAATTATTTGATGGTTTTTGTAGTAGCATTCAAGAGAATTTTCACTTTGATGTGTTATCATTTTATCTCTTATTATTCTGGTCTTACCTTCAACTAAAACTTTTATCATAATAATAATTTTTTATTTTATTTCGACTATCCCGTTACTGATTTATTACTTATTAGAGAATTGTAACCATTTTTAATGGAGTCATATTTTAGAATATATTCTGATTCTATTCTAAAAACTTCTTTATCTGGAGTATCTGGTGGTAATTCATCCAGAACTTCGAATGTCCATTCGCTTAATTTCGTTTCCCTTAGATATAAACCAAATGGGCTTGACGAGTGTGTTAAATGGTTCCACCATCTAAAAAATGGAGCATTTCTTGTTTTCCCTATGTAGCTTTTACCTGTTGATTTTTCTGTACATTTATAGATGTAATTAGGAGATCCTTCATTTATATAATTGATATCATCCTCTAGTTCTGCATTTTTATAATACTCAATTTTCCAATTTTCGTAGCAATCCGGGGTCTCTATAATATCGTTACCAGTTCTATAGTCGCTTCCACAAAAAACCTTTCCGGGAAAAATTCTACTCACTAGAGGTCTGCTTTCATATCTATTCTTATGAACATTTCCGCAATAATCACATTTCCATTCTCCTTTTTTTATATCATTTATTTCATATTGATATAATGGAAATATAACAACATAAAAAAATTGTGCTTGATCCTTGGTCTCTCTTTCATAGACCTTGTTATTAGGAAAGAATTGTGGATATTTTTCTAATAATATCGATTTTACTTCAGTTTTATCCTTGGCCTCTATAAGAGGCTCTCTTAGAACCTCGACTGTGTCAAATCCACTATAAGAATCAGTAGCTATAGATTTAACGACCCTTATAATTGCTTTATAGTAATTAGTTTCATTTTCTATCATATTCAATCAACCCTTTTATCTAATATAAAAAATTTCCATCTGGCCCTTTCGGCAATCTTCTCCAGTGAGTGTATGCTAGACCAGAAGGTTCACTTCCTGAAACCCCACCAGTACTCATCCAACATTTCCTTTCCGGAGACCACCATGCTGTATCGATAACCCATCCACAGTCATAAGTATCTATAGAAGCAAGAACCACCTCGTGACCGGGTTTTTTCTTTTCAAAATCAAACCAAACTTCATTCTCGTCGGTTTCCGGATCTTTTTCTAATTGGTATTGTAAAGCGAATTCAATCTTCGGTTCTTCTTTCTTTCCAAAGAATCTTTTAATAAGTTTTTTAATTTTCATATTTCCATTTAATTACTTTAATCATCAAACAGCATCCAGAAAGGGAACATCTCCATTCTAAGCAGTTATCATTTTTACAATCGCATCTAAAACAACAATATGAATTCCCATCTTCGTCTTTTGCTATTACGTCCACACCTTTTTCAGGAAGTTGGTCTGATATAGATATAAAATTCTCTTCTTGTTGTCTATAATATTCCGACTCTTGGTTAGTTGCACCTATTATTCTTTTTATAATTGATGGATTTGCTTTTTTATTGTCCCAATCTAAAATAGCGTCCGCTTTTTTAGTGAGTTTTTTTAGAATTCTTAATTTAGATCCCCCAGCTTTCATATTAATTTTTTTTTAATCTTTCTTCGATGTATTCGGCTATATCTATAATCGATCTTGAATCTATCCAATTATAATCAACACCGTTTAGAGTTACTGAAAAATCCCCATCACTCCAGTCCCATACAACACTATCAAAAGAAGTAATTTTTATGGTTTGGTTATTTAGATCCTCCACAATCTCATCGAATATTTTTATTCTTTTTTTAGTTTTAAGTTCCATTTTTTTACCAAAATAGACCACGTTCTCGTGGTTAGCACATCTCAATGTTAGTGATAGATCAGAGTAATCCTCAATCCTATTATAATTGTCCAGTATATAGATTTTAGCACATTCTAAAACAGATCTTAACTCTGATGATAATTTATAGTAATTACCATAAAAATTCCCGTCTTTATATTTATTAGATTCTCTTATTACATCTAATATATTTTCTTCATTTTTAGATAGATCAACTAACATATTTTTTTTATTTTATTGATTTAATCTTAATCTTTTTATCCTGGTATCCAATCGGTTTCCGTGATTCTTAATCTTTATATGAACCTATGTGTATATGATACCATCTACAAAATGTTTTGTTGGTTTCCTTTAGTGCTTTTAGCCCGTTTATAGTATAATTTCCTTCTATTGCTTTTTTTAAAACTGTCTGCCTCCAGGGTAAACCTATACTTATATAAAGTTTAAAAAATTGAATGCCTAAATGATTAGCACCTCTAGATTTCCAAAATTTTTTATACCAATCTCTTTTTCTTATGGATATCCAAAAAACCCATGGAAATTTTATTTTTTCTGTCATATTTATATCTATTTAATTAAATTAATTTAAAACCTTTTCAGAACATACATCTTTCTACTTGCTCTTGTGTATGCAGTGTATTTTATTCTATTTCTCTCTATTATGTCTAGATTCATATCAATATCATCCTCGAGAACAAAAGTTGTGTTATATGTGCTTCCTTGTGATTTATGTGCTGTTATAGCATATGCATAATTAACATCTGCATAAGACCTTAGAAAATTGTAATAATCTAACCAGGATCTATCTTTACCTTTCTTTCTTATTGCTCTAAGTTTTAATATATTTGCAATCTTCTGGAATTCGATTTCACTGTCTTCGTGAAGTATTTTAATGGTTTCTTCTTTATGCTCATCAGAATCGTCTAAATATTCAACAACAGTTTTATAATACTTCAATTCAATCTCTAACGGTTCTGCGTCTGGATGGTCGTCAATGACAAATCTTCTGGATTCGGTTTTTGTTTCATATTTAATCACCGAGAATTCATCGTTTGTGTTGAATACGATCTCCCTTTCTTCAATAATCGGATTATTAGCTATTAGTTTTTCCCCCTTTAATATCTTAGATTTCTCTGACAATTCACCATATATAGCTTTTCTGATTATTCCATTCATTGTTGACACTGTCTTATTCCTCCAAGCTATCACCTTAGAATATTCAGAATCATTCGCAAATTTATCAGTTACGAAATACTCTTTTAACTTTTCAGAAAATCCCCTTCTTACCTCCGGAGAATTGAGATTTAAAAACTCAACACCCTCCCCATTTGAATTTACCTTAGAAATATTATCTATACTAAGTTTATTTGAATGTAATTCTTTTCTTATTATTACAGACGAATCTATTATTGCATTACCTTCTTTCTGTCTCATTATCTGATTAAGCTGAAGGGTCTTGATTCTATAGTGGTCCGCTAATTCTTCTCTGAAAGGTATACAGTCCGGCTTACCTACTGGTGGTATCTGAGCAGGATCTCCCATGCATATAATTTTAATCTTATCCCTGTATTTTAATATCTCGTGAAATAAATCGTCATTTAGCATAGAAACCTCGTCGATGATAAGTAGTCTAACTGTTTTTATCTGAGGCTTAAAGTCCCCTTGATTTACGAATTCTTGTTTGCCATCATTTGTTATTTTTTCAGTCAACCCAAGCAACTTATGTATTGTTTGAAATGTTACTCTACTATTTCTTAATCCGCTAGTTTTCTTAATAACTCTAACAGATTTATTTGTAGGTCCAGTAACTGCTATTTTAAACCAATTATGTTTAGGATGTATCACTTCAAGAGCATATCTAACCAGTAAACTCACACAGTAAGTTTTACCGGTTCCTGCCCAACCTTTAAGAACATAAACACTATCGTCGGATTTATCATATATGAAATCCCTTAATTCTTCAAAAGCTTTCTTTTGATCTGAATTAAGGGTTTCTAGATTTATTATTGGTTTTTTGCTTTTAAATTTAGACATCGCCTTTTATTTTTTTAAGTTATTTAGATGGACTGGATAACTTTTATTCACTAGGGGCAGTATAATATAACCATATTATCTTTATGTACATCTATATTTGGGTAAACCTCTCTAAATTTTTTAAGGTTGAAAGGTCTACATATCACATGAATCCCATTTTTTGTAGGGATCGTATGAACACTATCATCTCTTCCTGTTTCGAAAATTAATTTCTGAACAAATTCAATAATTTCATTAATTCTCATATCATGGTCGCCTTCCAGATCCTTATAGTCTATATCTACTATCCACTTTTTATCTGGATCTGAATGATGCTCCCCTGTAGAGGATGCATACGCGTTTTTTACGGCTTTGTAATTTCCTGAAGTGATATGATCCACAATTTTCTTTAAAGTCTGCATAGCCACCTTATTTGCGTCTCTAACATTAAGTCTGAAGTATGCCCTAGCATTATGTTGGTTACATGTGGCTATGATATCAGATTTCATACCATCAAATTGTTCCAGACTATAGATATAGTGATCTGATATATGGACCATATCCTTATTTAGATCCGGATTGTCTTTTCTTCTTTTAAGTATCTGAAGGAAGTAGAATGAATTCTCATTATCAAATTTTAAAAGATTTCTTATTGTATCAAAGTTGTTTACGATTTTCATGATTTTAACATATCTAATTTTTTATTCCATTTTTATCTAAATTATTCAAGAACCTCTGTTTCTATCACATCCCATCTTTCAAAAGTTCCAAATTCATATGGCGGATCTTGATCGATATACTGATACGTTTCATAGAATTCCTTTCTTTTCTCTTCCTTGTGTAATTGCATTGCAGTTTCTGCACCTTTTCTGGTTCTATGTAGACTGATCGTTACATATGGGCTTTCCTGGATGCAATCACTAAATACAAATTCGTATAATACATTTCCTAAATCGGGTTTAGATTCTCTGGTATTTCCAGATTCCCCCAGATTATTATATTTTTTTTCTGCTAAAAGATTATCAAGATCATTAAACATTTCTTGATATTCAATTGACCAAAGTTGTTTTTTAAAGTGCTCGTTTTCTTTTCTATAAGATTCGAACATTCTGCTTCCCGATTGCTTTGAATATGATACATTTGCAAGTCTATCGCAAATTTTTACATAGGTAGCAAATGGAGTGTTTCTTATACCTTCATAATATTTTGAATTTGCTCTTTCCCTTCTATTTTTCCCCTTCTCATTACTTAATGCATAGACAATATCAGCAACTTTTTCACCTAAAACTTTTTTTACGTCATTGTAAGTTTCTCTACAATCTTCAATTACATCATGCGTCCAACATGAAGCTAGCACTTCTTCTATGGTTTCATTATTGGGTAATATGTGAATATATTTACAGCCAAAATCATAAACCATTTTTAAATGAACATCATAAGGCTTACCGTCATATTTATGATTGGTTTCTGAATGTTTAAGAATAGCATATTCTCTTGCTTTGTTAATAAATTCGGACGAAAATGTTTGTTCTAAAATTCTATTGGTTGACATTTTATTATTTTTTTAATTTTATAGATCCGTAAATATAATTAAAAAATCCGGATTAAAAAAATAAATTAATTATAAAAATCTAGAAGCATATTTTTCAAAGGATTCTTTATGGAAAGTATTTGCATTTTCTCTTATGAATTCGTAATATTTGAAATAAACTTTTTCTAAATCAAAATCATTTCTTAGAGGTCTTTTTACAAAATCTAAAGAAGCTATTTTGTGATTTTTGAAATTATCGGGATTGTTTATGTCCCCTGACTGTTTATGTCCTGATATTTCATGAGGATCGCTCCAATTAAAGCAATATGACGGAACGTAATTCCAGAAGTTTTCGTCCAGATTACCCTCGTCTCTTAATTTGGTGTACCAACTTAGTCCCTCGTACCCAGTTAAATCTGATCTGAATCCTATTTCTCTAATTCTTTCCATTTTAACTATAACTGAAGCCTCCAAAGTATTCTGACACATTTCTATTCTTTCCGGAGATGCAAACATACTGGCTGCAGGTTTCCAAGCATCATTTCCATTAATCTTTATCCCATCCACTGCTTGCTCAATATGCCAGGGAAGATATATGTCATCGTCATCAGCCAGCATGAAATACTCTCCTGTTGCATGTCGGACTGCATCTCTACAAATTTGTCCTCTATTTTCGTAAGGTCTCCCAGTTTCATAATCAATGTTATTGTTGATAATTATAATATCAGGATCAGAAAATCCAAGTTCATATGGATATTCTTCGTCGGTGTTAAATATAATCAGTTCCTTATTAGAGTATGTCTGTGCATAATACTGGGCAACGATTCTTTCAACACAAGTAAATCTTCTATATGTCGTGCAAACGAAACTAACTTTATCCCTCATAATACCCCAAATAATTTATATTACCCTCTTCAAAATTCCTCTTGTTTTCTGGACTCCATGAATAAAGAGCTCTATGTGTGCAATAATTATTTTCCAATTCCTGAAACATCATATATTTTATATTTCTATTTTCCATCTCTTTCCCTACGATACTGTGATCCGTCTCATAACTAAATCCTAAATATCTTTTGACAACTTCACCCATCCAACTTGGACCATACCATCCACCAAAATCAGGAGATATATCATTTAGCAAATATTCAGATATCTCACTCCCTTTGGAAGATCCAAAGCATCCATTTGGAATGGTATAATCATTACCTCCGTGATAGAAAAAAACAGAATCATGTTTACCAAGATCAGATTTACTTAGAGGTCCTATAGGCTGAAAATCTACGTCAAGATAAAGCCCGCCGAATTTATTAACTATAAAAACTCTTAGAACATCAGCAACATGAGCATAATCTTTTTGTGAAAGAAACATATCACATCTTTTTCTGATGTTCTTGGGTAGTTCCGGCAAATTAGAATCTGTCCATAAAATATGTTCCCAGTCTGGATTCATATTCTTCATTCTTTGGACAAATATTTTCTCTCGATCTGGCATTTGATATGGACCAATCCAGATTTGATGTATTATTTTTTCCATATTTTATTATACCTATCTAAATAAAAAAATTCCAATCTAAAGATTGGAATTCGGTAATATTCTAAATTGTATGTTTTATTTAATGACGAAAATCATCAAAATGAATTAGGTTTTCTAATCCATTTTCTAATCCATTTTCTGATAATTTTTGATTTGGCTGCATCGCAGGAGCATCTTGAACCCATTTAGCTACACCTAGTGCTTTAACTGCTGCTCTTTCGTGGTATGCTTTATGAGGAAATGTTCCACAGTATGGACATTCTTTTTCAGGATCTAATATTGATTTACCACACCCTGAACATGTATCCTGTCTTTTTCTCTCAAGTAGATTTTTCATCTTCTTTATTTATTTTTAGATGAATCTAAGTGCTCTTGAAACCTTAATTAATTTCTTAGTTAACTCGTCAATATCTTCTCCTCTGGTTGTAATGTTAACAAGTTCTTGTAGATCCTCATTTTCTCCGATTATTCCCTTTAATCTAACAGAACCATTTTTTAAAAGATATTTTATTAATAGTGCTTTAGCATTTTTATGAATAGCTGATCCTTCCTGACCTGGATCTATGAAAACGCTTGCAGATAAGGTCTCTGCAGCTTCGGTGAAATAATCACTCAGTAATCTGTTCAATTCATTAATGGTTTCGATTTTTTCCTGTGCATTACTTCTGATGCTATATGTAGGCGTTATTAAATGTTCCTTTTCATATCTGCCTTTAGCTCTCTTGAAAGTTCTTTTAAATATTGCGATAAAAACTGAACCAAATATTTCGTTATCTTGAATATTACATTTAACCGAATTGTCACCCGTTCTAAAATTAACACTATTTAAAGGCATCCTATTAGAATTATTAACCCTCCATACCTCATAGCTTGAGCCATACATCGTTCCAGCTAAAGAACTTTGGCTAACTCCTACTATCCGTGCTACTAATTCCCCGTATAATTCCCCAACTCTCTTCGTTGCTCTTGAATAGAACCTATATTTTGGAGATATCTGATCAACTTTATTTATTATAGTTCTATCGTTTTTATCACCCTTACCAACAATTCCCATGTCATCCAGATTTTGTATAGTCGGTAATGCTACAACTGCATTAACATCTAAATCTGATAGCTCATGTCCTCCTATAACTTCTTTCATTCTAGAAAGAATCTCTGGCATATCCATTTTGGATCCAATAGGAACAAGCTCTTCGAAATTTAATTTAGGTATATCTTTCTTTGGTATGATAGCTGCTGGTATATTATTTCTTATAATTCTTAATAGAAGAGCTCTTAAACATTCCTCTGGTGTATTGAACTTAGAAAGGTTATATCTTTCAACCCCCAATTTAGACGAAAGGTACTCATAGCAATATTCACCCTCTTCGTTTTTAAATATAGCAACCTTTGCCATAGGACCGGTTCTTCTTTCTAGAACTACCTCTCTATATCTTATTTCATAAACATCAACTCCGATGGATTTTAAGTCTCCTCCTTCTATGCTATTTCTGAATGAGTCATACATTTCCTTAGTACTATCATTAAGAGAATACCATTTTCTACCTTCGTCGAGTTCAAATTCAGAAGAATTAGATTCGAATGTTTTATAACCAAGTATTTTTTCCATATAACTATATATTTAAATTCTTTTATCAAACTGTTCAATTATCCAGTCTCTATTAGCTACTATATTTTCCATATCGATAATGTCCCTTTCCTTAACCCCAAGTGAATCTAGATCATCCAAATTTAGTATATCCTCCATAGCTTGAATCCCGTCTAGTGAGGTTTCTTTAATTTTTTCCATCTCCTCTTTTGTATACTCCTTTCCTACAAGAGCATCAAAAACATTAAATGTTGCTTCTGTATAAATTCCAAATTCTGTGAACATTTTCATAAAAGTTGATTTAGATAAACCTTTATCCTTAGCTATAATTTCGGCTACAATACCAGAAACTTGTTTCCAATCTTCCTCTGACATTACTCCAGATAGGAAACCTTTGTTCATCGAAATTAATGAATGTATAATTTTTGACGGTGTAAGACTTTCCCCTTCTCTGTAATAATATTCCAATGCTAATTTAATGTCACACTCCTTTTCAAATTTATTTTGTACCTCAGATATCAAATCTTCAGGATATCCAAGTCCTCTTAGAGCATCTATATAATTTCTGAAATAGTTACCATTTTTATCCCTAAGTCTATTGTTTGGTCTATTTGCATCGGTATGTATAGTTCCGTCTGGGTTTACTGTCATTCCAATTAAGCTTAAATCGTTCGTTATTGGTAATTTTTTGTTAAGAATGTTAATCTGTACTCTTCCTTTACCGTAAGACCAAAATGTTGAATCTGTTCTAATACACCAGTTTGTATCTGCACATACTGCTCTCTGAGCCTCTGGTGTTCTAGCTGACATCGCAATATATCCACCTTTTGAATATAATATCCCTGCTTTTGGACCAAGTTCTTTTAGACTTTTAAGTAAACCATTTTCATCTTGACCCCAAGTTTTTATGTGATCTAAAGCATCTTGGATAAGGTCTTTTAATGCAACTTTCTCGTCGCTATATTGAGGATATAATTCGACATGATCGTACTTCTTCATAGTTTTGGAGAAAGTCTTCCATGCGTTTTTAACAGTACCCTCGTCGTCTACTACATCTTTCAATCCTTTTAACTGATTTGAAATGGTAGTTAATTCATCAAGTTCTTCTTTGGATGCTCTATTAAATGCTTTTTTCATTCTAGGAGTTAGCTCATTGTAAAACTCCTTAAGTTTTCTTCTTCTTTCTATATTTCTTAATTCGTCACCCAAACGTTCATATCCTGGTCTATGATCTTCATCATCAGGAACTACCTTGGTAAAATCTCCTACTGGCATACTAAGCTCTGAAAGCTGTCCTTTGAATCTAGTAAGGTATGTTAATATTTCTTCTAGTTCCTCCATATGAGCTTTTTGTTCTATGTAAAATACTAAGAAAGGGAAGACATACCCAGGTTGTTTACTAAGAAGATTCTTAATTTCAATAAATTTACGATCCATTAAAATTTCTTTCTTTTCTTCATCACTCAATTCTGATGGTTTAACTTTCTTCTTCTCTGCATATTTTTTAATTAAATAATCTTTTGCAGCTTGAATATTCTCCATCAAAGGGGCAACTTCAAAAAACCCATGGAAACTTTTAATTTTATTCATATCTATAATATTTTAATTTAGATATATATCAAAAATCAAAATCAAATAATATGAAAATTATCACTAAAATTGATGAGTTTTTGGCTACTAAAACAGCTAATCAGCCTTCAACTAAGCCTGCAGAGCCTATTACTATACCAAAAACCAGACCGGGGACTACACCAACCCCGACCCCATCTAGGCCAAGTCCAATCAGAAGAGATAAACCTTCAGTTGAACCTGCTCCGAAGGCTAAGGTTAATGACGTTATGAAAAGATTCATGGAGGAACTTAGAAAAACTAAAGCACCAATAAATTTCAATTTAAGCAAACTAAAAGAAAAGTATGAAGATTAATAAAATTAACCAAAGAATAGAGGAAGCATCTCTTAAAGGAAATCCTGCTATACCAGGAGAAGGTGGTAAAGAAGGGGGATATCTTTCTGATGTTGAAAGAAGAGCAGAAGAAAGAAATGCAGAGCTTGCTAGAAGACACGGAGGAGATATCCCTCGTTTTATGAGTTTCGTTTCACAAGCTAGACAAATACAATCTGGAAAGGAAAAAGAACTAGAAAAACTTGCAGAAAAAGCAATAAGAGCAATGTATGGAAGTATATTGGATGAGGTTGAACTTAAAATTAGATTTCCCAAACCTGGAGCAATTAAGGACATGATGGAGAAAGTCCAACCAGAGCCTATGGAAATGCCTCAATTGAAACAACTTGAAGATGCTGGCATTATTTCGGAAATACATAAGAGAAAGATTGCAAACAATATAACTCAAGGAGAAGCAAAGAACACGAAACTTATGCTAAATTTACCTGAAGTTGTTGATGGATTGGAGGAAATAATGGGGGGAGAAAATGGCAGAAAATACGTCGATTTGCTTAATAAGATAACAGAAATTGCTGGGTTTTTTGATTGGAACATACCAATGGAGGTTCAAAAAGAAATGTGGGCTAGAGATAAATCAGGATTCTCCGGATCTGTTAAAGTGGAATGGGAAACTCCGGAAGACTCTAAAGAGAACGAAGAGAATGCACAAGACATCCTAGATAAGTTAATGAATAGCTCAGATTTACCAGAAGACGACGTGGAAGATCTTTTTGATGAGACTAAACCAACTATTCATGCATTGGGTACAGATTTTGCTATGCTGCTTCATGAAACGGTTAAAGGTATCTACGAACTAATCGCAGCTAATGCGATACCGGACGATGAGGAAGATGCAGAGATTATAATTTCAAATACGGATTCATTAGCAGATGAAATCGAGGATCTTAGATACGGTCCTGAAATTGCTGCAGATCTTAGAGATTTTATAAATGGATTTCCCGAATCTAACAAGGTTGAGAATTTAAGAGAACACGTTTTTGGTAAACTTATGTTATTACCAGCAAAACAATTCTTAGATACCATATTCTATATTCTTAGCGACGATCCTAGAGGTAAACATGCTATTCAAAAACTAATCAATGAGGTTGTAGAAGAGATTAATGATTATAAGGATGCTATAAAAAATGGGGATTTCGAATCTCCATCTGATAATGAGCCGGAAGAAGAAGGAGAAGTAGATTACGAAAATATGTCAAAAAGAGATCTAATGGCTCTAATTGATCAGGCTTTAGATGCTGAAGATTATGATAGAGTAAGAGATCTTTCTCAATATTTAAAAGAATCGAAGCAGAGGGATCTTTTCGAAAGAGTCCATCAAAAATTAGGATATCCAGGTAAAAGAGATATTTAATAAAATAAGGACAAAATAAAAAAAAATAAAAAACCTAGAACTTTAAAATTCTAGGTTTTTTTATTTTATATTCTAAATTTATCTATGAATTCTTTAAACTTTCTTTTAGACGATTTCTAACATCCTCTAGAGTTGTTCTATTTTTAAATTCACCATTTAGATATATTGTTTTTAGTTCACCTTGATTTTCTCTTTCCCAATCACAGTGATCGTATAATTCATATTTACCATCAACGTCATTTTTAAATACTGATAATAAACCGGTTGCAGATTTTTTAATACCATCATCTGTAATAGGATCTTTGAAGATTTCTCTTGCTTCTCCATTTACTTCTACGTAGGTTGCTTTCATTGCGAAACCGAAAGTATCACGTGTATTGTACTGATATGTAAATGAACCAATTCCTAAAACAACGTTGGTTGATGCGAATCCTTTTTCTGCTAATCTTCTACAAATTTCTTCTGCTCTTTCTAATGTAATAGAATCTCCATAAATTGCACCGATATGAGGATCTAAAACCTTATATCCCTGCTCGTTCACCTCCCCGCCGAAAACATCCCATAAAAGTTCAATAACACCCTTAAATTCAGGTCTATCCCATTCGTCAACATCATCGTAATACTTAAATGCTTCTAGCGCTTTTGGATTGGTATTAAGTCCGCATAAGATATCTACTGGATCCCCACTATCAGGTCTAATTACCAATTTACCATCTCTGGATAGAATTTCATCCTTTAATTCTTTGACATGACTAGTACAAACTTTCCACAAATCCCATGTATCCGATACCACAGATAGAATCCCAGTAGGATATGTCTTAATGAGTCTTCTAAAAGTTTCTAGTTCGTCTTCCTTTCCTCCTGCGCACATTACAGAATGTTCAGTTGCATTTACACTTCCACAAACCATTCCTTCTGCATGATAGTATTTACGAGCTCCGTAAATAGTTGGTAAGCTATCAGATCCCAAGAAAGAAGTAAGGTGAGAAACACCGGAAGAGATTACAGCCTCTACCGAGTCCATCCCTCTCATAGAGAAATCGTGACCTTGCCAATCAACGAACCAAGATTTTTCGGCATCTGTTTTTTCTTGCCATTTTGTAAGAATCTTTCTGTATTGGTGTGCGATGGTTGCTGAAGTCATCGGTTTCCATAAAAGATTTGATAATATAGTTTCTAGATAATTGGTAACCCAATAGAACTTAGGGTGTGTGTTGTATATGGTTAAAACCGGAACCCTAATAGGAACTAAGCTACCTTCATCTATAGCTTTAACGTGGATTGGAAGATATCCAAGATCCCATAATTCCTGGAAGTGCGTTACATCGTAATCAGATCCCAGATACATTGAAAGTTCTTTTTTCATTTCTTCAACAACTGGAACTAGATAAGTTGGATCGTTTTTTCTTTTAACTAACATAAGATCTCTTTCTAGACCGTGTTGGAAAAATTCTTTTTCAAAAGCTTCGTGTATTTGCATCATCGTCATCTGCTCTCCAAAGCTAACGACTGCGTCACAACCAGAAGGTGCATATTTATTACTTCTTGGAGTGAAATTAGAGTAAACTAGTTCTGTTCCTTCTGGGTATTGTTGATGGTGTCCTGTTTTATAACCATCTGTTAAAAGTAGTGGATTCATTATATTATTATTGTTTAATTAAAATATGTTCATTTGTGTTACTTTACTTGTATCTCCTTTTAAATCTTCTAAGTCTGAATAAGAATTAGTTGTAAAAATTCCTTCGAAATTTTTATTTAGCTCATCGAACCCGGCTGAAAATATACCGTGCGTTACAACTAGATATATTTTAGCATCCTGATCTTTCTCTTTAATCGCTTTAGAAAGCTCGTTGAACGTTCTTCCCCCGTCACATATGTCATCTACGATAATGTAATTTAAACCCTTTTTAATAAGCTCTGGGATTTCTGTTTTAATAATCTTACCAATAGAAAGGTCTCTTATCTTATTAGCAGTAATTATATTTTCTATTTGGAAATTCTGGGCTACGTCAAAAACTTTCTTATAAGCTCCAGAATCTGGACTGACTAGACATACTCTATCACGTGCACCGTTTCTATTGTCAATTTTTGTTAGTGCAAATTTAACTAGTTCGTAATTATTAATCTTAGTGTAGTTTTCTAAGCATGCTTCTAAAACATCAGAATGAGGATCCGTTACTGTAACTCTATTAAATCCTTGAGCATTGATAATTGGTGAAATAACTTTTTTAAGGTAATTTACACTTCCCATTTCAAATTTTCTATCACTTCTAGATCCAATAAAATACGGAACATAAAGATCCACTGATTTAAACCCAATTTCTTTTAAAGCTTGGTTTGCACATATGATAATCTCTAAATCTCTAAAGTTATTCAATCTTGATTTTATCGTAACCGATTCCTCTCCGGCTATTTTCGGAAAAAGCATATTGGTAAATTTCACATTCTGTTGACCGTCCGGGAATTTAATTATTTCATATTTTAAACTCCAAATGTCTTTTGGGTTTACTAAATTTAATATTGTTCGTGAAGACATAATCTATTTTTTTTAATATTGTTTTCTTAATAATTCTATAACATCCCATGCATCCTCAAGTGCATTATGTGTTACCTTTCCTTTCAATCCTGCTCTTTCCTTACATAAATCTAGAGAAGGAACAGAATCGTCATCTTTCCAATCTATAAAATATACGCCAGGATCTATAATTCTCTGTCTAATTCTTATTGCTTGCTTCCATCTAGGCAATCTTTCCAGGAAAAGCTTATCAAAAGTTCCGAAATTCTTACCTGCGACATTAATCTGTGCAGGAGTCATTCTAGAAGTTAAGATTGGGTATGATTTTCCATTAATCACTTTCATAGGAGTATCTAGAGAAGAGACTGATACTAATCCATTTTCATATAGAAAATCATGGAATGCTTCTACGACATCTTCTTCTTTTAAAAATTGCATACCTGTCATATGAACAATATCATTCTTTTCATCCTGTGATTTTGCAGTTTGGTATTCAACCAAAGTCTCTATGAGATCCCGATTCATATTAATGGCAAATAGAGATCCAGATATATCCTGTCTTAATATACCCACATGAAATTTAGGTAATTCGTCAAAGGGTAATTTTTTTTCAGTGTCTTCGATTATTGCTCCAATCGAAAGTATCTGATTTTTTTCGATATCGAGACCACTGGTCTCGATATCAATGCTTATGTATTTCATTTTTTTCTATTTTAGATTCATATTTTTTACATGACTTGATCCAAATTGGATCGTAGTTATATGGGAATAGAAATGACCATTGATTAACATGGATCTTTACGTCACCATCTTTAATCTCAGCATCACATTTAGAGTGTGCATCACCAATTAAATTTTTTCTATATTTACAAGTGTAACATTTAGGCTTTTCGCTCATCGCTTAATCTTTTGAAGTGTTCTAATGTCTTTTTTTAAACCTTCTGCTCTTTTAATCACTGGTTCCCATCCAAGTATATTTTTTGCCTTCGTTATGTCAGGATTTCTCTTTTTAGGATCGTCCTGCGGAAGAGATTTGTATTGAATCTTATTATAAGATCCTGTTAATTCTATGATCTCTTCAGCAAATTGTTTTATCGTTACTTCTTCCGGATTCCCTATATTCATTGGATAACTATAATCACTCAGAAGGAGTCTATAAATTCCCTCTACTAGATCATCTACGTAGCAAAAACTCCTGGTTTGATTTCCGTCACCAATTCTAAAATTTACCGTCACTCTTATCTGATGGAATTTCTCCTATTATATCCTTATGCTTTTTTATAATAGCTTTTATCTTTATGCTGTATGAAGAGTTAGAAGAATAGTTTCTATTTAATTTTTCTAAGTATTCTGTCCTAGTGATATTTCCTCTTTTTAGAATTCTTTCCTGATATAATTTATAATCATCCACGCTATCGTGCCATGTTTCATAAAAAGAAAATCCTCTTTTTTCTCCCTTTGCTGTTGTTGGCCTTTTTTTAGGCATTTTCATACCAAATATATTGGAATTTGATTTAGAGATCTTACTCTTAAAATATCCAGACTCGAGAATAGCTTGAGCAAAAGCAATATCGGGAAACTCTATTCCGGATTTTAAAATCCTTTTGTATAGATTTTCCAGCGTCAGAATCAAATCATCTGGATCCTCATCTTTTTGATTGTAGTAATATGAATTTGGATAGTATTCATATACTTGATTTGCTTTTATACTCAGACTAAAAAAGACCGATAGAATTGTAATAAATAAACTTAATTTCATTTTCATATTTTATTCTTTTTCTATTATAGTGCAAATTTATATAAAGAATCCGGGATAAAAAAATAATAGGTTAAGAATTATCTATTATTAGAATATATAAATGAAAAAAACTATTATGTTATTAAAAAAAGGATCTAAAGGAGAAGAAGTTAAAAAACTTCAGACTAAACTAGGGATAGTTCCAGACGGAGACTTCGGATCTGGAACAGAGGCTAAAGTGAAAGAGTGGCAAAAATTAAATGGGCTTGCTGATGATGGTGTAGTTGGAGATGAAACATGGAAAAAATTATTTCCGTCCGAATCGGATAAAAATAAGGTAGTCTCTACTAAATTTAAATTAGAAGCACTTAAAGGACATGTTCCTGATTATATAATATCACAAATACCGGAAACTGCCGAGAAATTTGGCATCAATACAGTTCTTAGACTGTCACATTTTTTAGCACAATGTGCACATGAATCAGGAGGATTTAAAGTGTTCGAAGAGAATTTAAATTATTCTTCTGCTAGACTAAAGGCCGTTTTTCCTAAATACTTCCCGGGAAACCTTAACGAATCATATAACAGAAATCCACAGAAAATAGCGAATAGGGTTTATTCTTCTAGAATGGGGAATGGCAACGAGTCATCCGGTGATGGGTGGAAATATAGAGGTAGAGGAGCAATCCAATTAACTGGGAAATCTCATTACTTGGAATTTGATAAATTTGTAGATGATAATATATTAGATAATCCTGAATTAGTAGCAACAAAATATCAACTAATGTCAGCTGCATGGTTTTTCTGGAAAAATAAAATATTTGATATATGCGATCTGGGTTCTGATACTAAAACAGTAGCCAAAGTTTCGACTAGAGTTAATGGAGGTAGCATAGGTCTAGACGACAGGATAATGAAATTTCAGAAATTCTACAATCTATTAAAATAATTAATAAAAAAATCTCATAAAATTTATTTTATGAGATTTTTAATTTTCTTATCTAGTCTTTTAGTAATTCTTCTATTTTATTTACAAGTTCTTCTTTTCTCTGTGTTCCAGAAATCCTGTAAACTTCTGATCCATCTTTAAGAAAAACTAGAGTTGGTATGGATCTTATTCCATACTCCGCTGCTAAATCCGTTTCTTCATCAACATCAGATTTCTTTATTTCAACATCAGAACCATCTTTATTATATTCTTCCATAAGAGAATTTATAATAGGATTCATCACTTTGCATGGGCCACACCATTCTGCGTGGAAATCAATTAGCTCTATTCTTTTTGCCATTTTATATAATTTTATATATTATAGTCCCTTATGCAGATTTTGTTCTCTTTGGAGCGTTTTTAGTTCTAGCAGTTGGGTTCTCGTTATCTAGCGTATCTATTGAAACCTGATATGTTGGTTTGAAGTCCCTTCCTGTTATCTCGTACCATCTGGTATGATTGTCTCTCTTAGCTAGCCAGTGATCATTTTCAACTTTATACTTATAAGGGTCGCCAGGTCTAACTATGATATTGGATTGTATTGACTCATCCTCTTTTGACTGTACTTTTTTAACAATTGGATCCTCCTTTTTTGATGTGTTAGCTAAATCTTCAAGTCCTCCAGTTAAAGTTTTATCTATAGCTGAACCAATTTGAGAATATATTGGAAGATTAATATGTGGATCTGCTACATCTCCTATTGGTGGTTCTAGCACATTAACACCCTCAGCTCTAAATATATCATAATATTTCTTAACAGTTATCGGAGTTACTTTTTTATTTCCTCCCCATCCCCAAGATCCTTGTACAGCAAAAAGATTAGCTTTAGGAAAGGCCCTTTTTATTTCCTTAACCAAACCTTTTATATCGTCCTTAAAATTAAACCCCCCATTAGTTCCAATATTAATAACAACATTTCTAACATTTTCATTAACCTGATATTTAGCAACAGCTTCTTTTAAATGTTTAACATTCATTCCACTTTTCCATAAAGATCTCTCGGATGAAGCGTTACCTATTACATCTAATGATTTTGAATTTTTTAGAATTATTGGGGTTGTTGAATCCCCGATAATAATATTAATGTCTGCATCACTTTCATATAATTTTATAAAAGTTGAAAAGTTATGTATCTTATTTTCCATGTTATATATACCTCAGATTAAACGTTTAATTGTAAACTATTGGCCAATGTTTCAGTCTTCCGTATCTTGGTTTTGTTGCATTATATATCATGGTTATCTCAGACTTGGTAATGTTCACATATATGACTTTCTATAATTCGCTCAGAAGAATCATCTCCTTATCCCAAGCTCCTAATATCTGCCAATAGAAACCGAACGGACTTTGGACCAATAAAATCGGGTCCCTCTTTTCGTAAGCTTTTCTAAATTTATCAGGTTCTGCTATCACATAAAATACAGGCTTCTTTTTACATATAGACATTACTTCATCAGTGTAACTCTTCATGATTGAAATAGCAATATCAGGAAATTCAGGTACGAAAAGATCAGAGGTTTTCATAACAAGATCATATTTGTTTAATAACTTTTCTATTTTTTCATCTGTTGTATTTTGAAACCCTTCGAAGAAAATTCTATGTTTGTCCCATTTTTTTCTATTATGTAATCTTTCTATCATAGCTTCGACCTCTCTCCTTGAATATTTCTGAGTTATTAAATCTCTTTTATACTCAAGAACTTCTATCTTGTCATCTAAATTGGAGAGGGTCCATGGGGTTGGTATAGTCTCAAGTTCATTCAAAACATCTATCGGTTTAACCCCAATTTTTTTTATAACGTTACCAGAACTTTTAGAATCGTTATCAGATTCTGACGAATCTGATCCATTTATAAAAAATGTTGAAATTGAAGTGTTATTAATATTAGAATATCCTGATTGGTAGTTTTTGAAATCAAATAGAAATGATTCATCAAGACCTCTTGGGTAGTCATCAAGACTGCTTGAAACCTCATTACGTGTACCCTGCAAATAATAATCCTTTTTGATGAATTTTTTATATTTATAAATTAAATCAAGTAACTTTTTTTTAATCATATCTTATCTATTTAAAAAAATTAATTATCTTCTCTTTTATTCCCATTTGTTTTATACCTTCGCTAGATCTTGAGACAAGTACAAAATTATCAAGACCATAACCTCCATTATATTCATTGCTCATATCCAGATCATCGACAGCAACCCATTTATCCACATTAGGGTTTAACCTTAGATATTCCTTAATTTCAAGGATTCTTTTTCTTTCTGACCATCCCTTTCCGCTAAAAAGTTCATAAGTGAGCCAATCAAAAACATCGAGATCTGGAGTTGTTGCGATTGGTTTCTTTATTATTCCCTGTGAAATGTAATAATTTCCAAGATCCTCTAGTGTCGCATGCTTTTTCCAATCAGAAGAAACCACGATTTCTGCTTCGGTTTCCTCTAGAATTTTATTAAGGACCAAGATGGCTTTTTTATCAAAATTATCAAATCTTACCTCTACTGGTCTTTCTGTGAATTCGACTTCGGGATTCAGCTTGAAGTATTTTGTGGCTTTCTTATGTCTACTTCCCCAATTATTACTTAGACATATAACTCCATCATTATCTAAAAATATAACTTTCATTTCTTTTATAATATTATCTTGATAACTATAGTTTCCTTTCCGTCTTGGTACTTGGTTCTTTCTTTGATCTCCGTAGTGATCTTGTCTATATTTTCATTAATAAGTCTCTGAATCTCACTTTTATTAACAACCGTTCCGTTGTAATATTTCTCTCTATAAACTATTTTGGGTTTATTTGCCATTTTTTATTATTATTCTGTGTAAGTTAAATCGTTCCAAACCTCTTGAACTGGTTTATCCTCAAATTCATCGGATAAAATAACTGACCTTCTAGCCATATTAGATGTCCATTTTCCACCTCCGTTTAATCTAGCGTAAGTTGCAAATGCATTTAAATTCCAATGTGATTTTTTATCTGAATTTGGATTATCTGCACAGTCTCCAAACCAGATATCTATAAATCCGTCCTTGAAATAATATCTTCTAAATTTAAACCATTTTTCAGATAACGTTTCATTTTTTATCATTTTTATTTCTCTTTAATATTTTTTAATATAAATCTTCAGAATATAAAAATCCTTCCATTCCACTTTCTTTGTTTATTATCTGATTGGATTTCTCTGCAATCATCCATCCCTCTTTTCTATCAACAAACCTATTTTTATTGGTTAAAAATCCTTGAATATATTCTCCAATTTCACTATAAACTGATCTTAGTCCAGTTATTGAAACAATTTGATGTATGCAATTTGAATGTCTCCACCCGCAAACAACAACACCAGATTTAATATTATATGGTCTAGATCCACGAACTTCTAAAATCTCCGGTTTTTTTAACGGAATTTCTTTATACCATATAGCAGAGCATATGATATATTCAGTTTCAAAATCTACATTTAATTTTGGCATAATTAACTACTTTTTATATCTTATTAAAGGAATAACCTAAAAAAACCTCTAGATACATTCTATCGGGTTTATCCTGGGTCATTCTAAAAATAGATCCTACTCTATTTGAAAAATTATCACACTTGCTATAGACATTTTCGAAATAGTAAATAATAGGCTTAAGTTCATCCTCACTATATTCATCCTTTATCGGGATCATTAACCGATGAACTGGAAGATATGTTTCTGCAGAATCCGATGTTCTATCAGAAACTTTTGAGTAAACCTCTTTATAAAATTCAGATTCTGTTTTTGGGTAAATCAATCTTGGGTTTCCGTCAGAACGATAAAATAAATCATCAAATTTATATTTTTTAATTTGACTCATATTGGATTCCTTAGATTCGGAAGAAAGTAGGGGAGTAGCAATAAATATTCCCGCACCTATTTGAACCAATCTTTTTAAAAAATGAGAACGTTTCATAGTATATTAATTTATATCAGTATTTGGTTATTCTTCACAATCAAACTCTTTTTTTAGTCTTAGATAGGTTTCATATCTCCTTTCCTTTGCTAATTTTTGAGACCTCTCGATTGTTTCGACTCTTTTTTCGAATTCCTCGTCAGTTTCCTCACTCATTCTGATGATGTGTGCATTATAATGACCATCCCAAGATTCATTTTCGGAATAATATGGTTCAACCCATCCAATTGTAAATATATCATCATCTTCCAAATCTAGGTGTTTTATATCACACCATTTAAAGGGAGTATTTTTTCGATCGTAAAAAATTCGTTTCTCGACTTTTATCTTTTCGTATTTTTTATCATTTTCCATTAGATGAAATTTTTTATATTATACGCTTCATAATCATAGAGATTAACAGAATAATGTGGGTATTCTGGATCCACAAGATAGTTTATAATACTACCGCTGACTAAGTTTCTGCTTTCCCATTCATATTGACCATCCTCATTTAATTCCGGCAAAGTGATAACCTCACATTTGATGGCCACTCCATACTCGTACTCGTAATGTACGTCTCCGATTTTAATATCTTCAACTATCACATTACCTCTTGTTCTAGTTTTATTCTGTGCTTTCATTTTCTTTAGAGAGTTCAGCATTTTCATCTTCTCTATTTAATTTCTCAAATTCCTTAATTTTTGAATTCATATTAAGGTATAGTACAGTAAAAATAGCTCCGCCGAAAGTTATAACTATCCAAGAATAGTCTTCATTTTCTTTGTTATTTGGGGCAAAGATAAAAACTAGTGTGAAAATCCAACAGATAATGGACATCCATTTCAATTGTTTTCTGAAATTCTTGGCATCCCCAATAAATTCTTTTGTTAACATATATTTATTTTTTTAAAATTTTTATAGCTTTATCGGTACAGATTTTGGTTAAACCGTATCCTATATCTACACAATCCATATGATCGAAATTCTCCGATGTTTTTACAAAGTTTGGTATTTGTGAATCCAGCATATCGTTATCGTCATCCAATATAACATAATTTTCAACATCCGGATTTCTGTCCAACCACATTTGTATTTCATGACCTCTTGTAAAATTAGTATCCGGTGTTGTTCCTATGATTTCCCCGGGATAGTTTCTAAACTTCCACATATCTCTCAAAAATGAAATTCCGCTAAGCCTCCAAGTAGAGCTGACTACAATTTTAGCTCCAGTTTGATCTATTATGGATTTTAGATTCTCAACAAATTCATCATGAAAGGTTCCACCAAATTGATCATAACTTTTTGGTATTATGTTAAGAACCCCATCAAAATCTAAAAATATAACTTTCATGAATTACTTCTTTTTCTTTTTAAATGAATTTTCAATTTTTTTCCAGGGATCCTTTGGTATTCTATTGTGATATTTCTCAAGATATTCCCAAGTAGATTCTATTGAATAACATATTGGATTTCCTTCCTCGTCATGGGCTCCGAATCTGTCTTTTTTTACCTCCTCGACTTTAACAATTTCGTCATTTATCTTCTTATATAAAGGTAATCCGCTCCAATCCTTCTCGCCGAAATCATTCTCATAACAAAACCACGTAAACCATTCATAACCTTCATCCCCATAAACTTCTTTGATTAAAATATCTATGACCCGATTTAATTCATCATTAAAATCAATTAGGTCTATTTTTAGATTGTATGCAGCATTAACTTTGTCTGATTGGCTCTTTAATAAGCTTATAATTTCGGAAAATTTAACATACTCCATTATTCTAAATAACTTTTTTAATTAATAACGTTGCAAATTTAATAATATGTTACGTGTTAAAAAAATATTTAGGTATATAGTTTATGAAACCATGTAAAGAATATTTAGATTACATAGCAAAAAAGTTAGATTCTATGAATGCTTTATCTCCTATTAGGAATGCTAAAGATTCTGATGATAAATTAACCGGATATAAAATACTGGAACTTATGGATCAAATGGGATCTACTGCTTTAGAATATTTAAAAAATAAAAAGGACCAGGTAATTAAACCAGATCCTTTATTTCCAGATAGGAATTAGTCGTTATTTTTTTAAAGCAGAACCAATTGTCTCATATTCAATTTTATTTGGCTCCGAAACTTTTTTTCTATTTCGACCTAGATTTAGATTAATTCTGGATTTACCGGAAATTAAATCTGTTATTTTGCTAATTAACCTATAATAAGATTTCCAGACAAAATTAATATGATCCATTAAGATCTTATTGATGTCAAATTCCAATTTCGGCTCATAACTACTCTTCTTTGAATTGTTACTCGATTTTTTATTTGTGATTAAATTTGAATATTGATTCATAATTTTTTCAGTAGTTTTAGACGTTCCGATATCTTTTTTTAAAGATTTGGAGATCTTATATCCTATATTGGGGTACTTACTATAATTATTAACTCTTCCCATCTTCTGTATCATTTTTTAATATTTAAAAGATATTTTTGGATTTTTTACATCATCAATCCATTCAGGTGTTATTTTTTCTAAAGACTTTGTGAAAATCTCTATAGCGTTTTTTACATCTTTTTTATGAACCATTTCCACAGTTGTATGCATATACTTTAAAGGCGATGCTAAAATTGCTGTTGGAATGTTTTCTAGAAAAAATGAAACAGTATCATTTCCGTAAGAACCTATCGTATCCTGTAACTTAATATCATTTTCTTCAGCAACCGATTTAAAAAGGTTAATGATCTTCCTATGATTCTGTGCAGTGTATTCTACACAAGGACCTTCACCTCCTTTAACATCACAGTCTTTAGCCTTTATAGTGTTTGGATGGTTTGTATTATGACAAACATCATGAACAAGAGCAACATCAGGTTTAATTGTCTGTGCGATCAATCTAGCTCCAAATAAGCCGACTTCTTCCTGAACCGAGTTAACCACATATAAATCGTACGGAAGATCCTTATTCTTAAGGTTTTTAAGAGTCTCGGCAATGATATAGCCACCTATCTTGTTATCTAAAGATCTACCGACATAATAGTCACCAATTTCACTAAACTCAGTGTCAAAGGTAACTATATTACCAACACCAATCCCGAGTTTTTTAACCTTTTCAGCAGAGTCTACTCCAAGGTCCACCCAAAGCTCGTGAACTTCGCTTCCCATATCGGTTCTTTTTTCTCTCATGTGAATTGCAGGGGAACCGAAAACCCCAGGAATTTTCTTGCCATCGTGTGTATGCACAAGAACGGTTTTTGATGGAGCTATCATGTTATCCGATCCTCCGTGTGTTTTTACTCTTAAAAACCCATCACTCTCAATATAAGTAACTATCCAGGCAATTTCGTCACAGTGTGCTTCTATAACTACTTTGTATGGAATTGATTTATCCCTATTATTTCTCTTTTTGATTGCGTATGCAGTTCCATATGCATCTAATTTAACCACATCAGCAAAATCTTTTACATAGTTAATCCATATATTTTGACCCTCAGTTTCCTGAGCAACCGGAGAATATGCATTTAAATAATTCTCTAAAAACTTTTTACTTTTTCCCATTATTTATTATTTCAAATCTATTATTAAAAACCCAGTTCTTTTTTAAATTGAACTCTAAGCTCCTCTATGTTATCAATTTTTGAAACAATGCCCTCACACTTATATGGACATTTACCATCATCAACGTCTTTTCTTTTCTGAAAAACTCCATGAACAGAACAGTCATAAGTCTCGTAATTTTCTCCGCCTGTTGCAATTATCGTTTTCTCGATTTTTAAATATTTTCTTTTTTTATTTTTCATTTTTTATTTTTCTTTTTTTTCATCAATTCCTAAAAATAGGAAGAGTAAAGATAACGGAAACCCTATCAATAGGAAAACCAATAAGCTTTCATATATGGTATCATCTTGCTTTCTTAATAAAGATCCCATTAATGTTATTAAGAAAACTATTGAAAATCCAGTCCAGTTTAGTTTTTTTATAAATTTCATCATAATATTTAAGTTTAAATTAGGTTAAAAGTTTCATATTGTCTTTTTATTAATATTATTTGTGAATTCAGGAGGACCCGCATCATCTTTGATATTTAAAGTTTTCGTACTTTTAATTAGTTAAAGGTGCTTTAATTGCTGGAAGTGAATCATATCTCCATAGTTGAATCATAATAAAACTGTGTTTAGTATTTATTAATCCATTTATCCATCTAAGGTATTATAATTTATATAGGTTTTATTGATTCAAGTTCTTCTGATAAGGTTTTAGAATTTATATTTTTTATCATTGGGAATATTAACTCATCACATTTAATATTATTATCATTTATTTTTTGAATTTCGTCTATAATGAATTCACCATTATCGTAATGAAAACATTTGTTACCAATGATCCATTCACCGGATGAATACTCTGTTGCTCGTAATCCACTCTTTGTTATGTATTCATAGTAATACCCCTTACCGAAAGAATGCCCATAACCACCAGTTTTATATAAGATTTCACCATTAAAAATATATTCACTAATTTTTTCTTCACTTATCTCATTAACAAGATTTCTGACCTCATTTTCAATATCGGATTCTGTAATTGTCACAAAGTGAAATCCAAACTTTTTATTCTTATTCATTCGTTTTATCAATTTGATAGAGGCGATTTAATTGCTGGGTGTGATTGTAGCTTGCTTATTACTTCAACCCATTGATTACTTTCGATATTCATAGCTTCTTCAGTTTGTCCTTTATCTGCAAAATCTTTAAATAATTTAGCTAACTCTATTGCAGCTAATACATTTTCTTTTTTAGATAATTTACCTGAATATGGATTATGATCAGAAGAGCGTAAGAGAAGATTTCTCAGTTTTAATGTTGTCATAGTTTTTGTTTTTTAATTACTTAAAGGTGCTTTAATTGCTGGGTGTGATTGATAATTTTCTAAAATTATATCGTCACTTCCAAATGATTCAATTCCATCTCTAACAAATACTCTTGGAAGAGGAAATGGTTCTCTTTTGATCTGTTCTTTTGCCTGTTCAATGTGGTTTGAATATAGATGAACATCTCCTAAATTACCAATTAATTCATCAGGAACCATATTTACTTCGTCTGCAATCATTAATAGTAGTAATCCGTATGAAGCAATGTTAAATGGTAAACCTAAAAATGTATCCACCGAACGCTGATTCCACATTAAAGAGATTGCTCTTTTAGGTATATTCATTCTATCGTAATGTTCAGTTGTTTTTACATCATCGGTATCAACATATCCTTCCATTTTTTTAGAATATAAAATACTTCTTTCACCTTCACTCAACTCTCTCGTATAAACTTGAAATCCATAGTGACAAGGGGGAAGTACCATTCGATTTAGTTCTGATGCATTCCACGCATTAACCATTAATCGTCTTGAGTCTGGGTTTGTTTTAAGGTCGTTGATTAGATTTGCAATTTGGTCTATATAATCAAATGTAACTTCCTTATTACCCGGAAAAATATTTGAAGGTTCATTGAATATCTTAGCTGTATTGACAATTTCCCACCTTCTCCATTGCTTACCATAAATTGGGCCTAATTCACCCCACTTCTTAGCAAACTCATCATCTGTTTTGATTTTGTTGATGAATTCTTCTTGTGTATATGGAGTTAAACCCCCACCACAATCTTCTTTTATTGGCTTCCAATTACCACAATACCGCTTATATGCGTCTCCGTTCCATATGTTACATCCATTATCAACCAAATACTTAATATTCGTGTCTCCTCTTAAAAACCAAAGTAACTCTGTTACAATTGATTTCCAGTGCATCTTTTTAGTTGTCAATAAAGGAAACCCCTCTGACATTCCATGTCTGATTTGTCTTCCGAATACTGATAGTGTTCCTGTTCCTGTTCTGTCTTCTTTTTTTACACCATTCTCCAAAATATCCTTTAATAAATCTTGGTATTTTTGATCGATACTTACTCGAGATTCATTCTTAATATTAGACCTCAGTCTATTAATCTCACTAATCACATCATCTCCAAGTTCAATTTTTGACATAATTGAGAGTTGTGCCACCTGATCCTCAAGTAACTTAATTAATTCATCTTTATAATCCGTCCCTAAATTTTTCATGTTAATTTTTATCTTTGTTTATTTTATTAGTAAATTCTGTTGAGGTTTTTATATTCTCGATCATTAACTTATGCTTATCCTCATGCATCTTCGAAATCTCATCTCTTCTACCATTTTCAATAAATGTATTATAAACAAGATTTGAGAGTTTATGGTATAATTTATCCCTAATTGCAGTAGGTGCTGATTCGATGGGAATATGAAAGACCCTTTCAATTTCATAACAATCAAACATCACCTTAAATTTAGCAGATCTGCTATATTTCTCAAGAACTTCCAATTTCACATCAATAGTAACAATTGGTCCTAATTTTACCCAAAATGTCTTACCGTCTTCCATCGGCCTTGGTATACTGACTTTAATGGATTTTGAGATCACATTATCCAGAACAAAATCCAAATATTTCTCGCTCAATGTAACCTTTAATTTTCTTTTTGGAGTTGGTTCGTAATTAGGATCTTCAAAATTTGGAATGATATTAGGATTATACTCCATCCCGGTCTCATAATTTCTAGTAAACCATATACTATATCTTTCCTCTTCCGTTAGTTCCTCTGCACAGCAATCTCCCCATTTTTCATAGAATACATCATCTAGCTTTAACTTCTCTATGAAATCACCAACATTAAGAGGGGTTTCCGAGCCATTTTCATCTAATGAAAAAGACTCTAAATAGTTATTGTATGCTCTTCTTGCAAGTGATGTTAAAATTTCCATATTTTTATTTTTTTATAGATTCATTAAATTTACATGGGTATTGTTTCCTATCTGGCGTAGTTGTTTTTATTTTAAAGGTATTCTGATAGGTTTATTGCTGCTTTTGACATACTCCCACGGTTGAAACACGTGGGATTCTACTTTCAAACCTAAACCGCCAACTGTATGTTGGTCTCACATTTAGTACGGTATAAGCGAATGCCCTCGCTTAGTATATTATTTGATGCTAATAAATCTCTTGAGTGTATTTCTCCACAACTCGAACAAGCCCACTCTCTATCAGAGAGCTTTAACTCTTTATTTACAACTCCACAAGTACAAGTTTTTGATGAAGCAAACCACCTATCAACTTTTTGAACTACTGTGTTGTACTTATTGGCTACCTGTTCTAATTTCAGAACAAAACTTGAAAAACTTAAATCGGAAACTTTTCTTCCCCAAATCTTCTTCATACCTTCTATGTTTAAATCTTCTAAAGCTATGAAAGAGTGGTTTTTACAAAGTTCATGAGCTAACTTCCACTCAAAATCATTCCTTTTATTTGATATATCAATATGAGTTCTTTGAAGATTCTTTAAAGATTTCCTTCTATTTTTAGATCCCTTTTTCTTTTTCGAAAGTTGTCTGTTTAGAGATTTTATAGCTTTTAAATTACTTTTGAAAAACTCTGGGGATTGTATTTCTTGCCCATTAGATATTGTTAGATATGTTTTTAAACCAAAATCTATTCCGATGGTAGTATCACCTACTCTTTCGTATTTTATTGGTTTTAAATCACAACAAAGTACAAAGAAAATCTCTCCAAGTTTGTTTCTCTTTACTACTATTCTTTTTATTTTTTCATATTCTCTTGATTTGCTAAATTTATATCTTCTTTTATTTATTGTTAAAATATTATCTTCTATTTTCCAACCGCTTTGTTTTAGTACAAAAGAATTGAAGTGTTTAGCTTTTTTAAACTTAGGAGGTCGTTTAGCTAAACCTTTAAAAAATCTTTTATAAGCTTCATCAACTCTTTGACATATCTCTTGTACAGACTGTGAATTAAGTTCTTTCCATTTTGGATTTTTATTTCTAAGTTTAGCAATATGTTTTTGGAGTCTGTTTACATTTATATAACCTCCATATAAACTATAATATCTTTTTTGAAGCGAAATACAATAATTCCAAATCCACGCAGAAGTAGATACACTCCTATGTAGGTGCTTTAGTTTCTTTGTTTTATATGCCTTGTATGAGAGGTTATACATTCTTTTGGCCTTTTATATATTTTTTAACCGCTTCTTCTGAAATATGTCCAATACTTTCACAATAGTAGGAACGTGTCCATAGTGTAGGTATTCTACTTTTTAGTTTAGAAAATTCCTTTCTTAGAATCTTACTTGTATAACCCTTCAATTGTTGTACAATATAGTGGGGTGCTAACATTAGTTTAGCTTTGATAAATATATGTACGTGGTCTGGCATTACTTCTTGTATTGATATTTCACAACCTATTTCTTCTGCTTTCTCAACTAATAACGTCTTCAATCTATCTTCCCCTTCATTCACTAAAACTTTACGTCTGTATTTAGGACACCAAATAATATGGTATGCTATATTAAAAATAGTTGCATTACTATGTGTCCATCTTTCTGCATTATTCATTTTCAAACTTAACTTTAATTTTTCCTTTATATGGAGTCGTGTTTTTTATTAGAATGTTCCAGATCATTTGGCTCGTTTAGATTTTTTAGATTCGTTTATATTATTATTTTCCTTATATTCATTAATTTTCTTTTCAAGAATAAGATTAGCAGATCTTGCATTTTTCCAATAATAGTAAAATTTATCACAAAGAGGTTTTATTAAATCTAATTTTTCCTTATGTATAAATTTTGCTTCTTTTACTGTCTTAACTTTATCCCCGATTACGTACATAAGTCCGGCATATTCAGGAACCTCTTCAATTTTTATTAGGTTTTCTGGTACACAATAATAAAATCGATTTGGTCTGAATTTCCACTCTTTCGTCACATAGTAATGATTAGTTACGGTTTTTTTAGTTTCTGGATCAAATTTATATCTGTACTTTTTTACCTGATGAGTTCCTTCTCTAAGTATGGTATGCTTTTCAACTTTCTTAAAATCATTAAAAAAATCTGATCTTGATGTCTTTATCTCAATCTCATAGCAATAACCAGATGTTTTCTGAACTAATAAAAAATCAGTTTCCCAATTATTCTTGAAAAGATATAAATTACTGACAGTGTACTTTATTCCACCTCGATCATAATGCTTTTCTAAGACATCCTGGATCTGTTTTTCCGTGTATTTAATTTTATTATTTTCCATTAGTCCCACCAACCATTTAATCCAGAACCATCAAACCAATTAGAGTAATGTGAATAATCACCTCTTTCTTTCTCTGGAATAGAATCTAGTAGCTTTCTAAATTCTTTAATGTCCTGACCTCTGAATATATCCCAGAGCTCGTTCCATTCATTCTCCTCTATTTCTCTGGATCTATCATAGACTTTCGAATTATGCTCTTTAGCAAACTCGTCACCATCGTCAACAAGTTTATATGTTTTTCTTTCTTCGTCAGCAATCTCGAAAGACCAATTTCTAAACATAATCTTCCCGAGCTCCTTTTCGGCAATTTCTATATATAGATCTTTTTCTATATTATTTAAAATCTGAATTGCTCTTTGCATCTTAGCAATTTTCTTGTTTCTGGTCTCCTCTACCTCTAGGCCATTGTGCATTCCCTTCTCCATTATTTCCAAGGAGGTTTTCATAATCGATATGGTGTATTTATAATCATACCATCTATGATTCCATAAATCTTTTCTAAATAAATAAACGTTTTTGAAAAATCTAGGAATCCCGTACCTTAAAGCTCGATATATTCTATTCCACCATTTTGTTCTTCTAATAAGAGTTTTTAGAGAATCTGTAAATGTTTTTGTTATATGTACATCCATAAGATCATTTTCATATCATATACATGTATAAAGATTTAGTTTCAATAAAAAAGGCAGATTAATTCGAATTAATCTGCCTTTTTTTGTATTATTCATATTTTTATTCGTCTTCTTCGCCTTTCTCACCCTCTTCTTCACCTTCTTCATCATCCACTTCTTCATCTTCTTCATCATCCACTTCTTCATCTTCATCTTCGTCTTCTATCTCAACTTGGATATTTTCTGGACCCTCGATAAATTCAGGCGAATCTATTTCTACTTTTTCTATATCATCAGATTCTTCTGGTTCTAATTCATTCATTAACCAATCTGAAACTTCCTGAACATCATCTTTAGATGTTGCTAAGTGATCTAATGCCCACCCATGCCCATCTTTAATCAACTCATCAACTTTAGATGGGTCTAATTTAAGAATATTTTCTATGCTACGTTTAATTGAAGCTAGATTTTGGAAAAGCATATAATTCTCCTTTTTCTTTCCACCTTCAGGGGCTAGAACTTCTTCTGCTTCCTCGTTAAAACCAGAAGCCATTTTTTTAAACTCCTCAAAAGAAGCTATCTTGTTATCCATATTATATTTTTTTTAAGTTATATATCTATTTATATATCAGATTAAATTAATTTCTCTTTTTTGATCCTGTCAATTACCTGTTTAGCTGATATTTTCTTGGTGCATTCAAATTCTCTTGCCGTCCCTTTATATAAAGGACACCACATCCAATCGCCTTTATCGAACGTATATTTGTTGGGTTGATTGAAACAAGAATTACAAACATCCTCCCGATGAATCCTAATGCAATTATGTGTAAATTCATTATCTTTAGAAGTAACCCCCGATATCATAACAACCTTCTTACCTAACCCGTGGGCAAGCCAAGAAAGTCCACTGGATAGCCCTATAAAGAATTCGCAATTTTCAATAATAGCTATCATTTCATCTAGATCTCCTCCTGTCATATCCACACAGTTTCTAGGTATCGGGTTCCAATTTTCAGGAGTACCAAAGGAGCTGTACCTATCAATGCAAACTGGTATAAGTTTATTCTTTCTTAATTCTTCACAAAGTTTAAACCAAGCTTCGTTATTATTCCAATGTTTAGCCTGTGCAGTACTGTGCATAGAGAAACAAATGTATTTACCTTTAATTTTTCTTTCTTTTACATAAGATTTCTTTATAATTGGAGATATCTCACTGTATTCTAAGAGAAGTTGATCAGAAAACCCTTTCTGTAAAGGAACATCAAATAGATATTCTAGACTTATGTAATTAGTGTACTTTGCCGATTCTGTGTTATCTACAAAATTTATGTTGGAATAAATACCATCAAAAAGATAGCTGAACTCACAAAAAACATCAACAATAATATTATGTTTTAACCCATATTCGTTAGCATAAGGAACAAATGCAATATTATCACCTAGAGACCTTGAAGTTAATTTAATCAATGTTCTTTCTGGTATTCTTATTTTTTCCTCATAATAGTCTTCAATCTGACCAATATTAAATTGACAATAGAAAAAATCTTCTGATTTATCTCCTAAATAGAAAAATCCAGAAATACAAGTATCTAGAGTAATTATAGACCCGGTTTCCTTTGAGAATATTTCCAGAAGATTCTTATGTGATGAATTAGCTCCCTTAATAATTATATGTCGATTTCTTATGTCCATAGATTCCCTATAGATAATTTTAGCCCCCTCCTTAACAACTATTTCCCAATCGACATATCTATTTGGATCTGTTTTTGAATATATCCAGGATCTAGAGTCAGTAGGCATTTCTGATTTTGTTATGATTTCTCCCGTTAATTTATCTATAAAGGAAACTGATGTGCCTGGTTTAGTTATTCTTGATTTATGTAAGAAAGGTACAGATTTAAACCAGGAATAAATGCCGGAATTCCCACTTTTATTATTCTCAATTTTCTTAGTAGATGTATAACTATCCATAAGAATTTTACCTTGATCTATTCCCAGGTAACTGGTATATTCCATTAACATTCTAGAAACAATTACTTCCCATGAAATTAGATTTCTATATTCTTGACACTCCATTACATATGAGGGATATCTTTTAATAACATCGGATATACCATCGGCTAGCTCAGTATGATCAACCATAAGAGATTCAGAGAGACTAATCTTTTTAGTTCCTGGTAATTCTTCCTCGCACGTACCAACAACAGGGACTCCTTTTGCTATAGATTCTGTTACTGTTAGGTTTGGATGACCTGCCTCTAACATAGACGGATTTAAAAATATTTCATGTTTATTCATTTCCTCCAGTACATCTTCATACGGTAGATCGTAAATAATTTTTAATTTATCGTATGGTTCTATAGAAGAAAGGAGTTCTTTATTTCCCTTACTTGGACAGATTATAGTTATCGGTAAATCTAAAGATCTAGCTGCATCAATACCAGGTAAAAATCCTTTCCTATCATACATAGGATTTCCACCAAGTCCATTGTTTGCCATCATTAAAAGTCTAAAATCTCCATTATTTACTTTTTCTGATCTATCTAAAAATGAATAGTCCTTTATATTTACTCCATGCTCCAGATATCTAAGATTTTTTGGTGATCCGAAATAATCAACAAGATATTTAGCATGAACGAATGAAAGCTGTGATCCCTCTATTGCCTCCATATTTTGCTTATAAACGTCCGAATTCTTTCCGAAATGGTATGCATGGTGATCGTGGTGAGAGAAGACGTATGGTATTCCTCTTTCTTTTAAAATGAGAGCAAGATTAGCCATATGAACATGCACCACATCCCATTCTCCTTTTACTACTTCATCTGTATATAGAATCTCGACATCATGGCCAAGGTCTCTCAAAACCTTTGTGTATTCCCATATTACTTTTTCCACCGCACCCCATCCATCAGTGGGGATTGGTATATTACCTGGTGTTATTTGGGCTATTCTCATTTTTTTAGTCTATTCTGGTTGCAAAAATTGTACCTCTATCATTATTCTCATTGGCTGTGTATCTAGTATCATCGTCTCTAATATCGACAGTGAATCCTGCTTCTACGATTTTTCTAATAAGCTGAGTCGCTCTACCTTCATTATTATGAAATTCAATTAGTAGATTTTTGAACCTTCTTAGATCTTCAGTTGTGACCGTGCTAAACATTTGGTATTCAGCTCCCTCTATGTCAACTTTTAGGAGATCAGCCCCTTGTATATTATATTTTTCCAGCAGATCCATGAGAGTTATGGTTTCTACCATCTGTCTTTCGCTATAACCTTCTCCGGTTCCCTCTATACTAGAGATTAAACTGTTTTCTGGATTCACAAGCATCTCTATAAATTCCCCTGATTTATCAGAAAGTGCATATTTTGCTAATTTAACATTAGTATTATTTCTATGAATAGCATGGAATGCCTTTGCTGCAGTTTCGTTAGGTTCAACTGCGATCACCTCAGTATCTCTACCAAATCTATCAAGAACCCATTCAGTAAAAAGACCAACATTAGCACCAATATCGATAGCTGTTTTTATTCTCTGTCCGGCAAAGAATAAATTATAAACACCGTCTACAAAGAACTGCGTATAATTCACAAAAACTGGATCGAAGTTCATATAAGGGTTGCTTGGTAATTTTTTCTTATTAATCCTTTTTTTAATAACATATTCCTCAAATATTAGAGGAATTTCATCACCTCTATTACTATAAATTTCAATCCCAAATCCACTAAAGTTTTTATCTCCGTAAAAATCATAGAATTCTTTTGGGATCGGAACGCACCAAAAACTTTGTCCTGGTTCAATTTCTTGCATTTTAAATCCGTATATACATGCGTTAGAATCTATATCTTTAATAGAAACCCAAAAATTTCCTTTAATGCTATATAAAGGTCTAATGTCGATTTGATTATTTTCTGGATTAAAGTTTATTTCTAATTCCTTTGATTTATTTCCCGTAGAATTCATTTTTATAGTATTTCTTATTAAACTTATATTTTCTTCTCTTGTCGGTTTCATAAATATTACGCTATCTGATTCCTGATACATACCAACATAAACCGGAAGATCCCTCATTATCAAAGGGGTCCCGATATTTATGGTTTCTCTTATTACAAGTGGACTTGTTTCTTTATCGTTAAATAGTGCTATTGACGGAAATATAACAGCATCGCATGCTTTATAGAACAAATCAACTTCATCTCTTTCCCCCCAAATCCTACAGTTATTTGGTTTATTGTTAATTATGGGTTCCCAGTACCATTTATAATTTTCTGCTAATGTCCCGACGAAATGAAAATCAACATCCGGTAAATCCCTTGCTAAATCAAAAGTTTCTATCTGATTTTTTCTCGGGGTAAATATACCAACTTGAACTATATGCTTTCTTTTTGGATCTAATCCAAGAATTCTAATACATTCTTCTTTTGAAGGAATCTCTTTTTTATCGATTTGATTCTCGATAACCTCCATAGGAACACCAAGATCGCTAAATAAATTTACTTGCCATGGACTAACCACAAGAAATTTATCAGGGAGGTATCTTTTTTCTTTTGGATTGATGGAAGAATCATGAAACGTTTCAAATATTTTATAATCCCTATCTTTGGAGTATATTTTATCTAGTAAAAAATCATCTACAAATTGTTCACAGGGTTCTTCGAAGTGTATTATATCGGGATTAATTCCAAAAAGCCTATCTAACAAAAGTTCGGTTTTTTTATCACCCCAAGTTATTATACGTTCTTCACCTATTTGCTTCTCTATTCTGAGTCTTACTGTATTATAAACACTCTCTTTGGATTTTTCGAAAATCCAAATATCAGCAACATTCTTTAGTTTTTCTATTTTATTTCTTAAATATTCTGGCATTCCACCAGTGGAAAGATGTGGTACTATATAAGCTATTCTCACTTCAGTTACTTTTAATGTGGATTATAGTAGATAAAATAGATTTAATTTCGTAAATTGTATTGAAAAGGTGCCTTTTATACAAAATTAAATTATACTATAGACTGTCCACAATTAGGACAGAATTTCCAACTTTTCTTTTTCATTCTGGTTCCACATTTTGTGCAGTATGATCTGATTTCGGAAACTTCCATAGGTTTAGCTGATTTTGGCAGAATCTTATATTCTGATGAATATGCCCAAATTGTTGAATATGTTCCATGATCCCTTCCGAAAGATTGTTCGGATTTTTCACCTTTCTCTATCCTACCGGTTTCAATTAAATCCGGATTGACTAAATTATTGGTAGTTGAATATGTAAAATCAGATAAATTTGAGCTTATTGAGTTCGTTGACGAATAATAAGAAATGTTTGTTGTTTTAGTGGAATCACCTAGATTGGTTTTTCCGATTACACTACCGGAAGAGTCTGAAGTCACCAGATTTACAAGATTTCCGATGTATGTACCGTTCCAACTATTATGTGGTACGTATGTTGGAAACGGAAGTGAGAAATGGTTCATAAAGACCTCCGGATAAAACTCAACTTTAATATTGCCATTATTTTCAATGGCTTTCTTAACTTCTTCGGAGGAATCCACATCATATGTAGAAAAAAGAAGTTTTTTGTTCTCGTCTATGTGTCTATCTAAGAAATATCTCTGTCCTGGTTTAATAACTAAACCCGACTTACTGATCAAATTTCCATTCAAATAAATTTTTGCTAAATATGAAATTTGTGTTGGGTTGAAGAGCTCTATTTGAAACTCCTGTCCATCTTCAAGATAAACTACATCATCGTCTGATCCGTAGATCTTTTGTCTGTTGTTGGATATTGCTACCCAAGCTTCTGGATTTTGCTGCAGAATATTACTACACAGCACTTTGTTTTTGTTTTTCATTTTATTTACCTTTTTTTTAAAATCTCTTCGTTACTCATTTAAATGAATAACTCAAAGGCCTTTATTGGCCCGAGACAATAAGTATGAAAGGCACCTTTCAATACGAATTTTAATATATATATTTATAGTCTAATAATCTTCTCTAAAATCTCTATCATCATAAGAAGGATAGTCATCATCGTCCCACTCATCCTCATCTAAGAATCCTCTTTCATGATAGTTTATAAGCGATTCCCAAGAATCCCCATCTTTAAACCAAACATAAGCCGCGCTAGGAGGTAATTCTGTAACCCATTCAATTTTAGAATCATTTTCCCAACCTTCAGGAATAAGTTCATCTAAGATTTCTATAAAGTTCTTAACGTCAGATAAAACGTCAGATTCAAATGGGTAATCCTCTATATAAATTTCAAGATGACCTGAAAAATTTATTTCAGCATACTTTGAAAATAATTCACAAAAAATAAGAAAGTCGTCATTTAGCTCTACTGAATTTTTGAATTCTTCTAGATCACTTTTATCGAACTTTTTATTTGATGTTAATTCTACATTTAAAAAATAATCCGTTTTCATTTACTATTTTTATTTTACCTATATACCCAAAAATAAAAATGATTTTATTGACCTTTTTTGAACATTTTCTTAAAATATCTAATCTGAAAGTCTATTAAATCCATTGGTGATTTAAAATTCTCAGGATTTTCTACTTTACAGTTGAATAAATCTAAATTATAATCGTCGAAGATATACTTTATTATATTAGATTTACCTAATAAATCGCTTGTTACTAATGTAAAATTCTGTGAAATATTATTTTCTTTTAATATCAGATTTATATAGGATCTTAAATTGTCAATATAACAAGAATTTCTTCCTTCCGATGCTATTTTTTCCAATGAATATAAAGATTTTTTAACATTCTCATGTTTAATTATATACTCTTCTCTTAGAATATTAATTTCTATGTAGTTAACTGTATCATCTTTGTCACTAAACACTGATATGTAAATAGAAGCAAGATCTTCTATACTGTCTATACCATTGAAAGTTGAAACGTTGAAAGAAAGAAATTCCATAAAGTATTGTTTTTCTTGCTATTTGGTTCTTTTTTTCCTAGTTTCTTCTGACATTTTTCTACAAAAAAGTCTCATTGTTTTTTTACCGTCGGGAGATTGAAAAATAATGCTACTCTCGGAATCAGCAAATAAAACAAAATTGAGCTGACCAGGTTCAGATTCGGTACTACTCCATGCCATCACTACAGGCTCGTCATCATCAAACTGAAAAACCCATTCAGCTTGTTCGAATTGTTCGATTCCTAGTATTTCCTTAATTTCACCTTCTGTAGGTAAATTTCCTTCTATGATAAAGTCTTTTGATTTTTCCATGTTATATAAAATTTTGACAAAATGATTTTCTGTGATATTTAGTAATTCCTATTTCTTTTATAGCTTTAATGTGATCTGCAGTACCATATCCAACATTTCTAATCCATAAATAATTTGGAAATTCCGAATCTAGATTTTGCATTAACTGATCCCTATGGACCTTAGCAAGAATAGAAGCTGCAGAGATTTGTAATATTTTGGAATCACCCTTTACTACACATTCATATGGAATGTTATTGTGGCCTATAAATCTGTCACCATCAACATAAAGGAAATCTGGGGTTTTTGAACATGCATCTATAGCTCTTTTCATAGCTAAGTAAGTTGCTTGTAAAATGTTAATCTGATCTATCTCCAGAGGAGAACTAGCTCCAATTCCCCAAGATATTGCATTTTCTTTAATGACATTAGCTATCTCTTCCCTTTTTTTTGCGCTTTTGATAGATTTACTATCTTTTATTCTAGGATCTGAAAATCCCTCAGGTAATATCACAGCTGCTGCAACAACCGGTCCTGCTAGACATCCTCTGCCTTCAGCCCACCTCGTCCACGCCAGCAATAAATTTCAGCTCGCGAAGAAGAGGTGGATTATTTTTTTCTATCATTATTTATATTTTTAATTGATTTCCTTATTCTATCTATGGTTTCTTCTGAATGTTTCGTTCCATAGAATGGATTTTTTATCCTTCATCTTTTTCTTTATATTCAAAACTAGGATTCCTATCTGGACCCTTATTTGAGTTTTATTGTGGTGTATTCACCTTTAATAAAGTTTATATGTTGAGCCTTACCGTCATGATGTATTATAACATGAGACTGCAACCACCCGCTAGGGCCTAGGTTATAGTTAACCCTCAATTTAGTGGATGTTCCTACAGCTAAAGCTCCATCTTTTCTTCCTGGGCAGTGATAATGACCAACTACTATCTTGGTATTTAGTTTTCTGAATTGTAATAACGAACCTCTCGATCCATTTGATCCAATATCTCCATGTTGACCTAATTCCCATCCATTAACAACAAAACTATCACTCCTACCTAAGGTTCTGAATTCTGGATATCTTTGATTGATTAGATATGGAATAACCCCATTTGGCGCTTCTCCTTTCAGTATCAAAGAACTATATTCCATGTATTCTATAGAATTTTTTAGTGTTGGCGCTTTTCTCCAATCGGTTCCCTTTAACCATCGGTCTAGAAAATCGTCATGATTACTTCTAACTATGGTAACATTATACTCAGAAAATTTACCCAATCCATCTAGCATAGAATCTATTTCACCTTTTAGTGAATTAGTTCCATCCATTTCCCTTTGAAATTGTACAAACGGGTCTTTTATCTCGTGATGATTTATAGAAAGACCGTCAAAAACATCATGGAGGACTATATTATCTGGTTTTATTATCTTGAACATGTCAAGAGTTTTTTGAATGACCCTATCGTCATGTTGTCCGTAGTGGAGATCTCCTAATATAGCTGCTGATATGCTTTCGTTTTGACTTATAACATTTTTTCCCAAATCGGGATCATATTTTACATTATAATATAAATCATTAAAATCCCCATCGTCAGTTGCTGTTACCTGTCTAGCAAAAAATGTCGAAGAATCTTTTATTTCTACAATCACAAATCCTAGAGTATGATGAAATTCTCCTTTTTTTCCAGATTTAGAATCCGTATAATTTTTAACCGTACATGCTCCAGTTGTCATCATCATCTTGGGTAGATTTCCCTCCAATACTGGTATAGTTTCTAAATGTACCTTAGGAGATCCAAAAACACAAGAATTAATTCCGCTCATACCTTGAAGTCCTGTCATTGGATCTACTGCTGTAGGCTGTATCTTAACATCCGACATGATCCACATATGTTTATGTACTTCATGTCTATTAGCATCCAGATATTCTTCTATTCTAGGAGACCAGGTATCATAGTTCTTGTCAGTAAAAACTGATGTTGGATTCTTATATCTACCAGCTATAATATGGATATCTGCATTTATAAAATTAGCATAAGCTTCTATATTAGAAATGAAGGTCTCGTGTACAGGTGTATCATTTTGTGCCCAAGTGATTATAAATTTCTTCTTCTTCTTATTGAATTTTCTTTCTCTGGCTTTTATTAATTGTGGGGATTCTTGGATGGCTTTTTCAGTTATGCCTAGTTTAGAGATCCAGCTTTGGACAGTTCTTTCGGATTTACCTAGATATTGGCTTAGCTGTTTCATTCTCTCGTCCCAGCTTAGTTTTCTATTCCAATAAATCCCAGAAAGGTCCGAAATATTTTCTGGAGTTAAGTCTGAAAACTTCATTTATTGTCGTTTAAGGTTATAGTATTTTATATCTATCTAATGAATAAAGGTTTCAGAAAAAATCGGAAACCTTTATTATATATTAAAAAATATTAATTTTTATTTAGTTTTTACATCACTAGATTCTAAAATATTTATTGTTGATATTATATCGGAACAAACTTCATATTTTTCATCCACCTCGCACTTTTTCAAATATGAAGTTAGAAATGAACTGAACTGTGGTTTTTCCAACTTAAAAATAACCCCTTGTATAGAAGGATCTTTGTCTGTTGGAAAGGTTACAAAAATAGAAGCACTTTCCCAATTGTTTAGAATAGCGTTTTTTATTTTTTTATAAAACATATCACCTATAAATTCTGATAGGTTATTTAAGTCCATAAATTCGTCCGGTTTCATGTCTTTTTTAATCAGATTTAACCAACACCAAATATTACTTTAAGTCCAATAGCTATTATTGCACCGAATAATATCCAAAGAGCTTTATTTACTCCATTTTGCCAAGATTGTAACTCTTTCAATGAGCTATTAAGCTCTAGATAATCTTCATATCTATCCTCCTCTTGAAGCCTAAATTTAGTATTTTCGTTAACTTTTACTATTACTCCATCTTCTGGATCCAGTAATTTTTTCTTAATGTCAGATATATCATCTTTTAAAGACTTCTGATCTAATCTCAATCCTTCTATACCGTTTTGTAGGTGTTTTATATCACCATTTGGCATATTGGATTTAAGTCTAGACAACTCATCCAGTATTTGTTTCATTAGTAAAGTCTGCGTTACTTCTTTTTCGTCCATTTGTTACTATTCTTTTGGATTTATTGCCCAATTTCCAAAAGTGTGTTACGTTATTATATATCAAAAAAAATCCCCTAAAGGGGATTAAAAAAAGTCTTTATTTAATTATCTTATCATTTTATTTGGAGGTATTTCCAATGTTATCTCCGGAAAATCACCAAACACTTCAAAACATTCCTCTGATGCATTTACGTGAAAGAATCCGTAGTATGAATCATCTTCATTACCAAATTCGTCTTCTAATATTTCCGCACCCATTAGAGATATTATCTCACATGCTTGTATGTGGGATTTTGGATCTGCTGTTTTGATATAAAATTCTAACAAAGCTTATTTATTATTTAAAATCCGATTAGTTGGTATATCTGAATGAACCTTGTAATATTTATTATCATTAACGTCCATAATTACCATTAGAATAGAATCCATAGACCCTATAATTTTATAAGTGTTCCCATCATATTCAAATTCTGAACCAAGATGTTCCAATTCCAATTTAGATCTTCTTATAAATTTTGTTTGATTCCTTCTGTAGAGTTTAGCATAATGCTCTTTTAAGGATTCTGAAGGTGTTCCAATACTGCTAAATTCCAAATCAAGTTTAAATGTTTTTGATTCCATTTATCTATTTTTTTAATTATTTATTTATGCTCTCCTAAGAAGAAATTAAGCTAGACATTTGATTGTTTTAATATTTCTTTTTCTTTATTAAAACAGTGCAAAGAAGTTATATGCATTGCAAAATACCCTGGCTTAACTTTATTCCATCTTATAGGGTCTCTTTTCTTTAAAATGTCCAATACCCACATTAACTTTCTACAAGCCATATAAATATCATCCCTAAAATGTCTAATATAGTCACAAGATCTAATATAATAAACCATATGTAAATTATCTCCTCTTCTCATGAAGTGGTATCCGATTGTGCAAGGAACTCTTTCTCCGTGGACCGTTCCTGTATCTTCAGGAAACCATATGGGTAAAAATGCCTGTCTAGTAAAAGGCTCTCTTTCTAAAAGATTTACAACATCACCAAAGTCCCCATATTCGTATCTAATACCTTTTAAGTTATTTCTTTGTAATCTATTAGTTTCTTCGTCCATCGGAGCTCTTTTAGGCCAAATCCTTTCTGGGTATGTGTGGGAGAACTTATCATTCCCCCCAAACTTCTCATTATTTTTTACTGCAAATGGCCAATAACTATGAGAAGGTGGTGGATTTACTGGTAATTTTCCTACTCTTTCCTCAAAGTGATCGTCTGCCCATGGAAGATTAGGTTTTACTTCTTTTACAAGATCGTCTATAGTATGGGGAATAAAGAATTGGAAAGAGTGATTCATAGTTTCCCACATGTCATCAGGTGATTCTATACCTTGCCATTTCTCAGTTTTTACGACATATCCATAATTACGAAGTCTTTCTTTAGTCCATTTAATTGCATCAGAGGGTTTATAAAATGTCTTCATTTATCTTTTCTTTTATACATTTTAGTAGATTCTGATGATATTATTTCACATTACTAGGAAAAAAATTAAATGGTCAATATTATAGGAGGATTCACTGGCTCGTATTTAAAATTCAGATGGCTTGCATTTATGAAATTAACTATTCTTTCACCATCATTTCCATAGTTTATTCTACGTAATCCATATCCCTCGTGAATGTGGCCAAAAACATGAACATTTAATCCATGAATATCATACAATTTATCTCTAAGATATTTGCATCCTACACTTTCCTGAGTTCTAATTGTTGAATCAAGAATACCATAAGGTGGTCCATGTGTAATTAGAACATTAGTATCCACTGGGATTAAATCCCAGTGATTTTGAATATCTTCATCTCTATTAAAAGCCCAATCAAAAAATCTCGGTGTAACTGGGCTTCCCCAAAATTTTATACCATCAATCTCAATACCACTATCGTTTAGGTACGTCACGCTTTTATATTTTTCTTTTAATAAAGATTCAACGATCTCAGGATTTTCCTCGAATATGAAATCATGGTTCCCTGGAATGAAAATTTTCTTTCTGAATCCAATACTATCGAACCAATTTAGAAAATTCTCAACTTCGAAAAGTTCACCTCTATAAGAAATGTCCCCCGAATGAATTAATATGGCATCGGGATAATCTTCTAAAATTTGTTTCAGTTTTTCATTAAGGTACTTATTACCATGTTTAGTGTGGGTGTCTGATATAAATACTAATTCCATATTATTGTGCTAGTCTTTCTTTTATTTTTTCTATAATTAGATCTTTGGAAGATATATTTTCCAATATACTTTGTGTTTTATTTTTTATTTTTCTTAGATCCAAATAAGCTTCTTCTAATTTTTTGTCCTCGTTAGCTTCCATTTCTTCATTAATTTTTAGAAGATCGTCATTATATCTTTTTTTTGCCATAGATATCATTTCATCATAAACGGATTTGTTAATGTCCTCATTAAAGAAAAGCTTATGGTTACTGATTTTTATTTTTCTATCTGTAACACGAACTAAGTATTTCCTATCTTTGGGAACTATGTAAAACGTAGATCTATCTGGAGATAAAGTAAAATAAACTCTATTCTCTTTATTACTAACCAGAGTCCTAAATATTCCCAAAATTCTTTTCTGTCTTTCCGTTCTTTGCTCTTTATTCCATGGTTTACCTGTGACTAATCTTAGACTTTTAAATAGGAAAATAGAAATCTTTTTTCGGAATCTTCTTAATATTCTCATCTTTAAGTTTATTATATTATTGAGCAAAATTAAATTAAAAACTCGGTTAAAAAAAAATTATTGCGGAAAAAAAAATCTTATTCTGATAGGAATAAGATTTTAAAATAATATTTTTAAATTATTATTAGCTCAATAACAATTCATCAGGACCGTTTCCTTTCTTGGGGTTTTTCTTAGCAGTTTTTTTAACTGGTTTCTTAGATCCTTTTTTATTTGGATATTTTTTTGTAGCTTTTTTAACTTCTCCAGCAGGGATAACATTTTCTTCAGGTTTCTCTAATTCTTCTTCCTTGAATTCTTTTATTACATCAGGTTCAGCTTCTTCTATTAACTCCGGATCTGGAGCTTCTACAATACCTAGAGGCCTTGCTATACCAGATCCTGAAGTCGTTGCATAACCACTTCCACCGCTGTATACATAACTAGACCCTCCTCCGTTAAAAGGTTTTACCTGGGGGTTGTCTTTTTTCGAATTTTTCGTCGATACCTGGATATAGAAATAAAGCAATCCAATAAGGGTGACCATAATTAAACATGCAATAATTGTTTCGGTAGTAATCATAATTTATATTTTTTAAATTATATATCGCTAAAAAATAAAGTTTCGGTAAAATATCATATTATGTTCTAATCTGACTTGTTTAAAATGACATGTGTCCAAGCATCACCCCGACCTATTTTTCTGATACTTGTTATAGAGGTTTGAAAAATTTTAGCTATTTCGGTCACTTTAACATTTTCAAATAACATAGTTTTTATTTCAACGATTTGTGATTCAGTCAGTTTAACAGAAGATCCTCCTGAATCTGGAAATCTTCCACCTTCCCAACCTAAGCTTACATACTTTTCATACTCGGAGGAGTTTATTTTTATACATTCTCCCGTTTCTAGATTTCTTATCCATTTCTTTCCGAACTGTGAGTTTTTATTCCCCTTACCATGGGATTTTTTTGATTCCTTCATCTTTAAAATCGCTTCCGGTGTATGCTTTCGGTCTTTAAACATGTCCAGTCTATATGCACCCTTTTCATAGAGTTCTTTGGCTTTATTAACAGCCCTTTCTCTTCCTCCCCTTGTGCTCTCGATAAATCTATTTCTATAGTCATCGTCTTTTAATTTCTCGACTAATGCTTTATTTCCGGCCCGACAAAAATCTCTCAGATGAGTCTCGTTTATTATCCCACCGCCACCTCCCGGTTGTAAATTCATACACATCGGATCATTCAATAGATCCTCGTTAACTAATAAAATCTCTCTGTTTCTTAATGATTCTCTGTCGTCGAAATATTCCAAAATCTCCTTGGTGTGTGCTTCCTTACCATGCCTTCTTATCGAATTTCTTATTCTTTTTCCCCCACCCATATAACCATCATTTAGTTTATCTGTTGAGTGCATTCCAATATAATATCTTTTGGTTTTGGTGCAAGTTATTTTGTAGATGTAGTGGTATTTATGTTCTTTTCTTGCCATTTCTATACTTTAGTTTAGATTATATATCCAAACTAAAGTACGAAATCGCGTCAGTGGAGACGGAGGGAATCGAACCCTCGTCTTGATCAAATGTCCAATGGAATCATTCACAGGCTTAGATAATTTTTCTAAATTAACAAAATATGAAGTTTGATGTACGTGGGAAACAAAACTTCCAAAAAACCTGGTCGGCAACTAGTTATTTTATACAGGTCTGCCCCTGCCACCCGCACTCTTTCGCCCCCTGTATAGATCGACTACGATCAGATGCTCAAGGTCAGCCTTGACTATTAAGGGAGCCATCTGGATTTTATTTTTCGTTTTTCTGTTTCTAGGTAAACGAATAACCACATGCTTAAGCAGCTACTGTGTAACTTACTTTAGAACTAGGAGTACCAAACGAGTTGATTACATCCCAAACATTTTTTTCGCCATTTAAAGCTTGTATAGGTTATTATAGAGTTTCCGATACTAACTCTGCCTGCATCTCAAAGAACTGAATCTGTCAATCGAAACCGATCGTCCCCTTTAAATATTAAACTATCAAATATGGATTTTGTTTCAATCCTTATCCTTATTTATCTGAATAAAGGTTGAAATTTTTAGATACTGAATTTACTATATCGTCTCTTAATATTAGTCTAGAAGACATTAACGATCCAAAGAATTCGTCCTCTGTCTCTTTATTTCTTGACATTTCATTCTTAAATCCCCAAACGTGTAAAAATCCTTTCTCAGCTATTTCTTCTAAATTGGATTCTATAAAAGGAGATATCCCATTTTTAGCCCCAGTCGGTATATATTTTCCCTCAATTAAAAATTTAGCTTTTAGTTCTTTACTCTTAGCATATTCGTACAAAAATCTTTGCTCAGCTAAAAGTATATAGGCAACACCTTCGAATGACGGATTTATATCATTTATATTTCTGATGTATTCTAAAGCTGAAGCTGAATATTCCTTAGCATCGTTTATGTCTCTAAAGTAAACTATAGATGTGTTATACGCAAGATCTCCCCAATTAATATGATATTTATTAGAAAGGTATTTTTTAGTGTCCAAATATTCAGGATTAGGATAGAACCAAAGGTCTCCTTCAGAAACTTCTTCTTTATGAGCGCAGAAAACATCACAGTCACTCAAATCTAATTTAAATCTAATTTCAGCATCTAAATCAATCATAATGAAATTTTCTTGACAGTGCTGCATAGCAAAGAATTTTCCAGCAGCCCAAAATATAGATGGATTAAATTCATTAAAAGATATTTCGTTTGGTAATATTGGGTAAACTTCATCAAAATGTTTCAGTAGATCTATAGATTCATAGTAGTCATATGTGTCTTTATCACAATATAAAACTGGAGATAGTTTATTTATTTCTCTTGAAAAAAATGTTGTTCTTATTGTCATTGCAATTTCCCATGGTCTTTTTGATGGTCTATTTCTGCCCTGGAACTTTCTTGGTAAATGCCAATCAACATAAAGAGCTTTAGATGGATTCATTCTTATTATTTTTTAGATAATTTCTACATATTTATAGTACATTTTTTTAAAAAAAATTCATCATTACATATAAAAATTAATAAAAAAACCCTCTACTAAAATATAGTAGAGGGTTTTATTTTACAGGATTGTTTTTGTGTGATATGTATAATATTTCTTAATTTGCTGTAACAATCCTTTAATTTACGGAATCCTTTTTTTATATTTGATCAATTTAAGAAATTGAACCTATGTCAGTATTAATTACTAATTTATTTTGCGGTAAAGATTCCTTTATTTATATATTATATGTTTTTTATTCAGAAATGTTTCGATAATATTCGACATATTTATTTCTTATTTCTAAAGCTTTTCTAAAATAGCTAAAGTTTACTTTAGATGTAGAGAATATAGCATTGTGAAAATACTCTATTTCTTTATCTGTTGCTTTATTGCAGATAGTATCATATTCATTCAAAGTTACGTTATAATAATGCAATATAGCATTATCTATAGCAGCATCTATATAGTCTTCCTTTCTTAGTGATTCTTTAACCTCAGGCCTTAATTTCTTCATATCTTGGAGAGTTTATTATTTCATACATAATACTCAAAGGTGTTATTTCTTTACCTCCTAATACAGATTTCATAATAGATGGGGAAAAACCAGATATTAAAGCGGTTCCAAGTTCATTAAATCTAACAGGAACGTTTCCTTCCCTACTTCTAACATTCCAAAATATGATGGAAGGAAGCTTATATCCGCTTTCCTCGTATTTAGACCTAATCATCTCCATAGCAGAAAGACTTTTACCTTTAGATATTGCAATGTCAAATTCCATATCCGAAACGATAAGAATTTTAGAAGGCATAGCTTCATCAGGAACTTCATTTTTATTAGCTTGATCTAATATAACTGTAAAAACTTTCTCTAAGTTAGTATTCATACCCCACTCAGAATAGATCATCTGTTCATACCTTTCTTTTAAAGAACCTGAAACTTTTTCCAATTTAGGACTTTCAGAAAAAGTGATAAAACAATCTTTGAATGGTCCATTATTTCTTTCAGAGATATAAAGACCTAAAGAAACCGCAACGTCCATGCACGTTAAATTACCACTTCCATTAATCTTAGCTTCCATTGAACCCGAAACATCTACTAAAGGAAGTATCATATCATTAGATCCCTCTAAATAATTAGGAAGTGATTTCCATTGTTCATTAGCTACCTCGAATACACCTTTACTTAATGATTTTATAACATCATATGGGTACACTGCACCAGCATTAATCTTAACAGTTCTTTCCTCTGGTGATTTTGTTAACTCAGCAATATATTCATCATACCTTTCACTATCATTTTTCTTAAAAGAAGCTTGATATCTAGCAGCTGCGACTGAAGGTATCTTAGAATATTCTATTTCGTTGAATTTTTTAGAACACATTTTTTGTTCAACAACTTCGGTATTTTCTACTAGAAGTTTTCTATATTCTTTTGGAGTTAATTTTAAATGTTTTCTTAATGAATTTGCAACCTTTCCTTTTCTTGGCATCCATTTAGCACAAAGTTTATTTCCCGAATAAAGAGCATCTTTAATTAAGTCGAATGCCTTAACTTCAACTTTTGTTCCTTCGAAATTAAGTAAATCGTCCCATCTACCATATTCAGGAATGAATTTTAGATTCTTAGATATTGTAACCGGATGATTATCTGCAAGATAAGAAGTGCATAATCTAAAAACTCTTCTTTCTCCAGCACCTTCTCTTATATCTCTAGCCCAGAACAATATCTTAAGTGCCTCTTCCGGAGATTCATTGAATGCTAAAGAGAATTCTCTAACTACTGAACTCTCGTCACTAGATCTCATAGAACCGATAGAGAAGAAAAGATCTACTACTCTCTTAAGCGATGATGAGTTTGTCACCATACCATTTAAAGTTAAAGAGTTTTTTTGCTGTAAAGAAGAAATTAAATCCATAAAATAATTAGAAATTTAATATTTATAGAAAAAATTGAAAAAAAGTTCCAAAAAAAATATTAAAAAAAACTAATACTGGAATCTTTGGACTTGGTCTATACCATTTTGGACTATTTCTGGTCCAGGTGCCATTATAACTGAAAGTCCATCAGAAAGCTCATATAGATCTTTTAAATATTCCTCTATTGAACTAATTTTATTCTTATCGATATTAAGTTTAATCAAAATATCATTCACAATATTTTTCAATTCAGTATTGAAGTTTTCGGTATCGTGAAAATTAAAATACTTTTCATATTTTTTAACTAAATCAATAATCTCTGATTTTTCAACATCAGTTAAATTATCTGCGGAATATGATTCAAATTCTAATATTTTTTTCATAAGATATATATTTCAATAACTTTTAAATTTTTTTAATGTATGAAAAACATTTACGAGAATGATGAATTAGGACATTCTGAAAATCAATTAATTGACGACGGTGCTAGAGAAGAAGGTTCTGCATCTTGGGACGGAGAAGAAGAATCTATAGAGGATTTTAGCTCCGAAGAAGGTATTGATAATAATCAATTAGAAGAAACCCCAGATTCCGATAATCTTCCAGATCAAGAAGAAGAAAATGCTGATGTTTCCTTTGTAGAAGATGAGGATGTGGATGAGGATGATTACGAGGACTCAGACGAAGAAGAAAGTAAAAATACCCTACCGGATAATTCCAGAAGGGTACTTAGCTATTCAGATTATATTTCTTCTCTTAATCAGTAGTAGTTTTACCTAGATTTTTTCTAATCAATTTTCTTACATAGTGAGAAACAGAAACTGGTGCTTCACCTTTAGCAAGAGCCTCTTTAGAGATTTTTCTACCTAAGTCGGTTAAATCTTCCTTAGATAGAAGCACCTGTATTTTTTCAGTTTTTTCAGATTGTTCAGACTCTGATATAGGATTCTCTTGATCTTCAAAAGAATCAGATCCTATAACTTGGTTGAATGTTTTTAAGTTGTCCATATTTTTTATATTATTTTTCAAATTCTATTCCTGCATGAGGTTCACCTTTAGCTTTAGCTACCTGGTATTTATTTGTTGGCTCCTCACTTATAACAAAAGCTTTATGTGGATTAACTATTAAACCTGCTTTTCTCATAAAAGCTCTGTTTGCTAAGAATGGTGTACTTTTATCTGTTCTGTCATTCGGAGAAACCCTAACTTTGGGTATGGTTACACCATCTATAGTAACATTCAATTCTATCATTGGCCTTGTGTGAATGTGTTTACCTACTTCTGCATCAGAATAACCAACTATATCATTTACAAATTTTTTATCCCCAACCCTCCATATCAGTTTATTTCCTTTTTCTTCTACCTCGTCTGCATGAATAGTGCAAGATTTTGCACCATTACCAGTATCAAATTTAGCTACCATCTTACCAATTCCAGGAAGACTTATACTTTCTAGGTATCCTATTTCTAGAGATGAATAAGCCCAATTTTCTTTGTCTAAGATATAATCTAATACATCATCAACTATCGGTTTACCTATTGCTTTAGATATACCTTCAGTTCCTGGAGAAGAGTTGACTTCTAGAATATATGGTTTTTTGGTTTTTTCGTCAATCATTATATCAACCCCACACCAGTGACATCCAACTGCGTTAGCTGCTTTACAAGCTATATCAACTAGTTCTTCTGGAATTTCAAAATTAGAAACCTTTCCACCTAAAGAATAGTTTGTTCTGAAGTCTTTTTCCACCGCTTCTCTTTTCATAGAACCTAGTATTATGCAATTGTCATCAGATTGTTTAAGCGGGTCAAATTTCTTAACTATAACTTGTATTCTAAGATCAGATTTTGAATTGATTTTTTCTTGTATTAATATCTCGTTAGTTTCGTCCAGTTTTCTGATTGTTTGATAAACTGATTTTAGAGATGCGTAAGAATCAACTATAGAAACTCCAATTCCTTGTGTTCCTGAAAGAAGTTTCATAATGATAGGGAATTTTCCTCCTACTGCTTCTAGTGCCTTATCTAGATAATCCTCATTAGGGACTAATGAATATTTAGGAACAGGTAGACCATTTTCTTCCATTATCTGAGAAGTTATAAATTTATTTTCACAAACTTCCATGGATTCTAACGTATTTACAGTGAAGTATCTAGCTTCTTCTAGAGAAAGCAAGATCTGTTTAGTGTGAGAATTTTCTAAAACTCCTCTTCTTGGAACTATTACTGTTGAATTAGGTTCTATTAGAATCTGCTCTTCTTCAGTTTTTATGAGGTGTCCATTATAAACCTTTTCTAATGTTGCATCATTAACATCTACAATGTGACATTCTACTCCTCTTTTTTTACACTCTTCCATAAAAGAGGCAGACGTTTTACTCCCCTTAACATTTCCTGTTAATACTATAACCTTGGTAGTTTCAGATTTAGCTTCGTTTAAAAAGGAGAAAAAATTAAGTATCTTCTTATTTGACATCAAATTTCTTATTATTTTATCAGTGTATATATCAATATCGCTTTAAGTGTTTGTGTGAAATTAATATTAAATATACCCAATAATAGAACCACCAGATAGTATTCTTTTAAGAATTAAAGCATTCTTTATTGACACCAAATCGTATACAATAGCATCTTCTTCCTCTAATATAAAGAAATCTATTAGATCGTCTAATTTCATCGACTTAATGTCATACGGTAAATCTGATTTTATATAACTGCATCGATCATTCAGGATGTAATCTGCTTCCTCTATCATTAATAGAGAATATTCCCTATATTCATCAAAAGAGTTTAAAGCAAAATTTATAATAGGGCTAATAGTCACTGGATTATTTTCTATTAATAACTTCATTTTTTATTTCTCTTATTTTTAAGTATAATGATGTTATGTATTCCACAGATTCATAGGAACCTGATAGTGAATCTGACTTACCTATCACATCATTTAAAAATTCTTCGTCACTTTTGTATTTTTTTCTTCTCTCTAGAAGAACTTTCAATTCCGGTAAATATCTATTATTAAATCCCATTAGAATAAAGCATTAATCATGAAAAGATTTGGACTTATTTTATTATATCCCATAACTTCAATAAATCTATTAATAGGATCCAAAATAGTCTTTGTGAATTGTTCATCATAATCTATAGGAGGAGCAAACTCATATGGGAATGTTCCTTGTGGATATGCAAATACATTATTATCAGTAGCTGATTTGACCTTAACAAAATAATAATTAACCTTCTCCCCGCTTCTAATTAAAGAATACTTACTCTTATATTTAGAAGAGTTCAATAGATAGTTGTGATACCCCGATGCTCTAACATGTATTGGGCAAGCTTTTGCAACCTCAAATCCTGTAGTATCATTTAATATGAATTTTTCGTAATTATTGATATTAACAGAAGCTGATATATTTTTAGGTTCTTGTACCTTGAATTCTTTTTTAATTGTCTTTAGCTCTCTAACAAATTCCCTGATATCAAAATTTCTACCTTTTGAGAAGATAAACTTTGTTAAATAAACTAGTTTTTCTCTAACAAAAGGTGGAGTACCTCCTTTTATCATTTCAACTCCAGTAAACTTTAACTGAGAAAGAGGTTCTGTATGTATACCGGAATCGTAAGATAAATTGGCAACGTATTTCTTTTTACCCAGGAATATTGCATTAAATGACAAAGTCTCTAATTCGAAATCTTGGTAATTGTCAGTGTTCCATTTCTTGGAATATATTTCGAAGCATTTCTTTAGATATTCATTGAGTCTATATTTATTAATATCTAGGATTAAATCTTTTGCTTCCCCTGGATAGTCACAAGAATCTACAACTTCCTGGAATGTAACATAATTAGAATCCGTATCTCCATAGATAACTAAAGGATTATTAACCTTTTTGACTTTAGTGATACCTAGCTTTTCGTGTAATTCTGTATCAAGATGCCAATGGTCATGGAAATACTTATGTAATATTTTTTCTGAGTATTTTATAAGGTCTTGACCCTGGAGTGTAACTGCTTCAGCAACGTCGGGATTGAAACATACAAACCAGTTATTACCAATCGCACCATAGATAGAGTTCATAGTTAATTTTATAGCTTGCTCCTCGTTTTTAAGCTCGTTTTTCAGTGAAGTAAGCTGCTCTATCTTATTCTCAATCTCTATTCTTTCTTCTTCTGTCATGTTAATTAGAAATTATGTAATTTATATGAAGTAAAAAATATTTGTTCCGAAATTTTTATATATTTTCCAACTATATATATGGTGTTATTAACTACGAAAATATACTTAAATGACAATAAATGATTTTATAAATAGCTCCGGAAGAGTTTCTTCTACCAAAAGTAATGAAAAATGGGTATCTAAGAATTTTCCTGAAGATTTTGAAAAAATTAAGAACCATACGAAAAAAATAGGACTTATTCCAATTTCATTTTCAGAAGAAATATACCATTATATAAATAATTTAAAAAAACCATACGTTTGTAAAGAATGCGGAATAAATAAACCTAAATTTAATGGTCTATTGAATGGTTATCAAGAATATTGCTCTTCTAAATGTTCCAATTCTTCAAAGGACGTTAAAAATAAAAAGAAGATCTCCTATGTAAAAAAATATGGAGTTGATAATCCTTCGAAATCAAAAGTAGTCATAGAAAAAATTCAAGAAACTTTCAATTCAAAATATGGAGGTAATCCATTAAAATTAGAATCATTTAGAAAAAAAATAGAAGAGACAAATATTGAAAGATATGGCGAAAAATCTCCAATGAAAAGGGGAAGCTTAATAAGAGAGAAAATAGAAGAAAGAAAAATTTCTGATTTTTTGAAAAAATATGAGCATCTAGAAATAATAGATTTCGAAAACAATAAAAATGGGGAAGTTATAATAAAATGTCAAAAATGTCAAAATGAATTCTCAATAAGTAAGTGGAATTTACATCAAAGAAATAAATTTAACGTAAAAGGTGATATATGTACAATCTGTAATCCTATAGGAAACATAACGGAATCCAAAATAGAATTATTCATAGAGGATTTTCTAATTGAATCTAATCTAAAATACGATAAGAATAACAGAAAGATAATCTCAGGAAAAGAAATAGACTTCTATGTGCCAGAAGCTAAAATTGGTATAGAGGTAAATGGATTATTTTGGCATTCTGATAAATTTAAGGAAAGCTATTATCATCTAAATAAAACCAAGGAAGCAGAAAGTAAGGGTATTCTATTAATTCACATTTTTGAAGACGAGATCTTATATAAACCAGAAACGGTTAAATCTAGACTCAGATCCATATTTGGATTAAATGAAAATAGAATATTTGCAAGAAATTGTAAAATAAAAGAAATATCAAAAAAGGAATCAGGTAAGTTCATGAAGGAGAATCATTTACAGGGGAACGCAGGATGCAACGTTTCTTTTGGATTATATTATAATGAAAATCTAGTTTCAGTAATGACCTTCGGAGGTCTTAGAAAAAGTTTAGGATCTAATAATAAGAATGGACATTGGGAACTTATAAGATTTTGTAATAAGTCTAATACTAGTGTGATCGGAGGTGCGTCCAAGTTATTTAATAAATTCATAGAAAAATACAAACCAGAAAATGTAATATCATACTGCGACAGAAGATGGTCAAATGGAGATTTTTATACAAAAATAGGATTTACGCTTGATTCTGAAACAAAACCCAACTATTACTACTTTAAAAACGGTATAAGAGAATCCAGATTTAAATATAGAAAGGACGTTTTAGTTAAAATGGGATTTTCTCCAGATAAAAGTGAATCTGAAATTATGCTAGATAGAGGATATATGAGAATATATGATTGTGGTAGTTATAAGTTCAAATGGATTTTTTAATATGAAATTTAATAAAAAAACCCAATCTACTTTTTTAGATTGGGTTTTTTTTATTTATATAGAGTTTTTTATTTTTCAACTAATCCTATAGCAATCGAAGTAGAAGACTGTTCAGAAACTAAAACTAGTCTGTTTTCGTGAACATAAACCTGACATGTCTCTTGCTCCATATGTGATAATTGATTTTTGTAGATATTAGGTGAAGATGTAGAATTAGAATTCTCAAAAAGAATTTCAGAAGAACCTATATTCAATTTATAGTTGAAAGAATCACCAATGGCATGTACACTTTTGTCGTTTACCTCAAAACAAAGAATCTCTTCCGAATTTGTTTCAAGTCCACATAAAGAAGTAACTGTACTAAAATCCGATTGATAAATTCTGAAATTCACATCATAATCTTCCTTAGAGTGAACTATATTTAAGATGCTATCTTCTACATAAGAAAGTAAGGAAAGATCAGCACATCTTAATTTAATGCTAAGTGAAGCTGAAACCAATTTGAGTTCATTAGCAACGCAAGATCCGTCCGATTTCGTCAGTGAAAATTCAATGAAAACCTCCTCTTCCGGTCTAAAGTGCTTAAATGCTTCTATTAGTCGGGTAACATCAACTATACCAATTTTTATACGATCGTCTTCTACTTCTTTCCAATCGATAACACCTTCTAATACATCATTTCTGACAACGCTTGAAAATTTCATTACTGATTTATCAGGGGTGTGTACTTTAGAGAATAGACTTTCTTCAGTTAATTCCAAGATGACACTTCGATCAACTGCCTTCAGTCTTTTTAGAAACGTGATCAAATTTGGAATGCTTGTAATTCTTAATTTCATTTTTTTTAAATTGTTTAATATTCTAGTCAATTTTTCTTTTTAAATTTCATCTTCTTCTGAATTTTCCTCAACAATTTCATCTTCCTCAACAACTTGGAAAATCTCTATTCCATCGGATTGGGTCGGCTCAAATAATGCAGTGTTTGTAAATTTGGTATTTTTCCCCTTAGGCATTTTTTGGATTTCCTTCATTTTGCTCTTATAGAGTCTTTCTTGTTCTTTTATTTCCTTCTTAACTTTAGCAATTTTTTTCTTTAACTCTTGTATATCAATTTGAGTTTGCTTAATGTGCTCTATGCTAAGTTTTACTGCTTCTATTCTTTGAAGTCTAGAGGATATCCACGATTCATATTCTCCTAAGAATTCTAAGATCTCGTCATTTTTCCTTTTCTTAGCAACCATAAAATTTAAAAATTTCAATTTAGCCTCTAAGAAAGCAAGTTCTCTCGAATAGTCTAATTCGTCTCTAATTAGTCTTTTTAGCTTGACATATTCTAAATGACCTCTAAAATGATCTAGATACTCCTTGACAGAACTGAATTCCATAACATTCCCATCCTTTACAAAAATAACGTCTTCCTTTACTATTATTTTTGATAATTTAGAAATTATATTACACATATCTCTAAATGCATCAGGACTCGATATTCCTCTAAGAGAAACTAGCAAATCACACTTACTCTGTGATCTATTTTCTATTCTGTAATCATGACCGCTTCTCTCTAGCTTATCTTCTAACTTATTAATAAAACTATCGTATCTCATAACAGGAGGAAGATCAAAAATTCGAATTATTTTTTTATTTTGATCTATTTCCATACCACTTTCTATTAACCAGGTATTTTCCTCGTTCATGTATTTAGTGATTTTTCCTGAAAAGTCCTTAAAATATGGTTTTAATAACTTTGGAGTTCCTTTTAAATATTCCACTACATCTTCATATTTCCTAGGAAGTATATTACTTCTATATCCAACTGCTATACCAACAACATGTGTCAGAAGTCCAAGTGGAAATTCTACATGAATCCAATCGTGACCACCCTCACTATTTTTTTCATTAAGATCGTAATTTTTAGATATAATCTCTTTGATTTTTTGGTTAATCTTAACAGACGTATATCTAGGTGCTGAAGGACTCGGATTAACCGGGGATCCAAAAAATCCATCACCTTCTAATATACCATACGAACACCCAAAAGGTCTGGCAAGTTTAGATATTGCTCCAGCTAGAGAGGAATCTCCATGGTGATATAACCCTGTTTTTATAACCTCACCAACCAAACCAACTGTTTTATTAAATTTACTTGGAGAATTTTCTAATATTAATCTTTGAACCGGGGTTAAAGCATCATAAAAATTTGGAATTCCCCTACTTTGTAAAACGTACAGAGCATATGTTCTGTATTGCGTGTTTATCTGATCTGATATGTTTAATTGATTATTCATTATTTTATGTTACCTTTATTTTCTTAGAAAAATAATCACTGATTCTATAATTACCCCGACACTACTTTGAAGAAATGGAAATATTAAATAATTAATAAAAGGATCAGATGTTACCCAAGGTAAGATAGATCCAAGAACACCATCATGTGTAAGGTATCCAAAAATTAAAAATCCAGCCCAGAATCCTAGACATCTTATACAACTTAATAAATTCCCAAGAATCGGGAATTTTACCAATGTCCACCTTCTAGGTTTATCTAATATAGACCCGTTCACAATACCGGAAGTTATTGTCCATCCGATAAATAATAAAAATAATATTTCCATATTAATCAAAATAATCTAATGCTTTAATTTGTTCTTCTGTTAAATTTTCTGGTATCATTATGTGGATTTTTACCAGGATGTCACCAGTACCAAATCCATTGAATTCCGGTAGACCCTTTGAATGAAGTCTTAATGTTTTACCTGGAGAAGTTCCAGGAGGTATTCTTATCCTCAATAGAGATCCCTTTAAATCTGGTAATTCTAGATCTGATCCAAGACAAGCTTCTTTAAATGTAAGAAATTTATTATGGATTAGATTTATTCCATCTCTAACATAAACGGGATGCACATATTCTTCTATAATTACAACTAAATCCCCAGGGTTGGATGGCATTTTTGCCCAATCTCCCTTACCTACAACTAGATACGAAACCCCACTAATGGATCCTTTAGGAATACTAACATCTATTTCCTCTTCTTTTTTAACCGTACCTGTCCCAGAACAATGTCTACAATGAACCTTTGGTATGCTTCCTGCTCCTTTACAAGTTCCACAAACTTCTTGCATTACAACCTCGCCAAAAGAATGATGTACTGTTTTATTAACTCTTCCAAGACCACCACAATTTGGACAATTGGAGATTTCTGCATTGTGAGCACCAGTACCTTTGCACGGATCGCATATAACTCTACGATTAACCTTAATTCTCTTAACCGCCCCCTTCATCATCTCTTCCAGAGTTATGCTAACATAGGCATTTATATTTCTTCCTTTGTTTATCATCGGTTCGTATGCTTCTCTTTTTCCATTAAAGAAGGATGAAAAGTCCCCACTTTGAAAAGGATTGGCTCCTCTGAAAGCATCTCTGAATAGATCCTCAAAAGGATTAGATCCACCAGAGAAAGTGTTTGGATTGTCATATTTAGATTTTTTTGCAGGATCTGATAGAATTTCATAAGCCTCAGCAATCTCTTTAAATTTATCCTCGCTTCCACTTTTGTCCGGATGGTGTTTTACAGCTAATTTCCTGTATGCTTTTTTAATCTCCTCAGGAGAAGAGTTTCTAGAAACTCCTAATATTTTGTAGTAATCTTTCATTGTTCAAAATTGATTCCAAATATATCCTTTATTCTTATTACACCCTCGGAAGGGTCAAGTTTATCTCTATCCCTCCATCTTTCCTTGAGCTTCTGAGATAGATCCAATACTTCTTTACAGATTTCATATTTCTCTAAATCCTCCCAGTATGAAAGAGTTCTTTTAACAAAACTGTCGATTTGATTCTCACTATCGAAAATATAGAGGAAATCTATAGTTTGTTCTCTCAGAGAATCTAGGAAAATGTCCTGTATGGCTCTTTCTATATGTTTTTTTAGAATATTATACTGTGGATGCTTTTCTGGTTCTTCGTAACCCCCACTAAAAAAATACTCGCTGTTATTAAAGCTTTCCATACTATTTTATTTCCTCTAGTTTAGATTTTATAGAATAAAAATATTTTGTATCAAATAACTCCAAAAAATCACCTACAAGAGAATCTACAGTTTCCTTTCCATAATTCTCTACCAAATAGTCATATCTAACAGAAGCTTCTATTCCTCTATCTATATTGTATTTAATCTGAGTATTTTCTGGACCATTTAACGATTTTTCAAAATCTTCTATTTCTTTACTATTTTCCATATTAAAAAATTATTTTTTTTCTAAAAATTTCAAAAGAGCTTTGTCTTTCATTTTTACTTCGAATTCTATATCGTGATTTAGTCCATAAGTTTCAACACTTTCCCATATCCAATCAGTATGAGCAACCTCTTTTGCTGAACTGTCCTCGTAAATTTTTTTAGATTCTGAATAATGAGTTATAGCTGGTATGTCTTCTGGCCAAGTAGAAAGACAAAGTTCTAGAGCTTGTCTTTCGTCAAGATGTGATGGGTTGCATTGATTATGTAAATAATCAAAAGTGACAGGGATTCCAATTTTATTATATATCAAATGGTATAAATCATAGGCTGTGTACTGGGACTTTTTATCATCAACTTCAACAACCAGTCTTTTTTTAGCTGATTCTGAAAGTCTTTCAAAATTCAAACAGAATCTTTCCGCAGCTTCTTCTTTTGTTGGTTTGGTTGTATTTACGTGAATGTTTATTGGATAAAATGTGGTTTTGTCAAGATCCATTAAATCGAATATTTCTGCATGTTGATTTAATTCCTTTATGGCTTTTTCAACGACGTCTGGATTATTAGAAGCTAAAACGCTATATGGCGAAGGGTGAAATGTGATTCTTTGATTTGTTCTTTTTACAAAGTCTCCGCAAGATTTTAAAATTAAGGAAATCTGATTATAGTCGGGTAGATCACTTATCTCGTATTCTGAAGACCAAGGAAATATATCACTTGACATTCTATACATTCTTATATTGTTATCATCATTCCACTCTAAAACTCTTCTGAGATCGGTAACATTCTTTAAAGCAAGTTCGGATGCATATTCCAGACCTCTTTCCAGAAATGTTTTTTTAACCATTCCTCTATTAGTAGTTACTTTATCTTTACCTTCCGAAAGAGTCAGATTTATACAGCAATAACCGTATCTTCTATCCATCATTAATTTTTTAATTATTATATTCTACAAATATAAATAAAAATTTCGATATTAAAAAAAAATTATTTCCCAGAACTTAACCATTTCTTTCTCTCATTAGCAGACTTACCAAAAGCCATCTCTAGATGTTTTTTAGTTTCATTGTCCTCCTTAAGAACTGTTATTTTTTTATTTTTCATAACATAATCCCAGTCCTCAAGAGAAAGAGAACCAAGTCCTTTAAGGTATCTAACGTTTGATTTTTCACCCTTCCCTGAATTCTTTTTAAAATCTTCTAATGAATAATAATATTTTTTAACCCTGTCCCCTACTGTAACCAATGGGGTTTCTAGAAAATGGATTCTTCCTTGTTTAATCATCCAAGGAAACCACATATAAAAAAGATTTATTAATAGCGATGTAATGTGTGCACCGTCTGGGTCTTGATCAGTTGCTATAACGACTCTCTCAAAAGGACAAGCTAGATTCTGCCCTTCAGGGTCTAGATTTAAAATCTGCATAAGCTCTAAGATCTCTCTGTTTTCCGATAGATCGGAAAGACTTCTTGCATTTTTAATTTTTCCCTTTAAAGCATATACACCATCTTTCTTGGGGTCTCTTTTTTGTAAAATAGATCCCATTGCACTTAGACCCTCTACTATAAATAGATTCTCAGCTTTTGTCGAAGTTGCAGGGAAGTATTTATTAGAATGCTTGATTCTGATAGATTTCTTCTCCCTTCTAATTTTTTTAAGCTCCGTGTCCTTTCTCCTATCATCTACTGATTTTTTTATTCTTTTAAATACGTCGCTCTTGAAAAATTTATTTAATGCAGAATCAAAGTTCCTCACTATTGTAGGCTCTACTTCCTCCCTCTTAGAAACGAATTTAGTCTTATTTTGGTCACCAAATCTAACTATCTTAGGTGAGAGATTCAGAATGATTAAAGTGTCGTAAAAGTGGTGTCCTAGCGTGTCATCTAGCTGAATGTTTATCCTGTCTTGAATTATTTTTTGGTGGATTCCTGTACAAAGAGCACTATTCACAAAAGAGAAAGTTCCAGAATCTGGTTTTTTTTCCCAGATGAGAATTTCACCTATTGATGTTTTACTAGACCAATCTGGCTTTAGTTCAGATGATATATTTTCAGTCTTTCCGTCCCAAGTAAATTCAATCTTTAAAGAAGCTGTTTTTTCCTCAGTTTCTAAAACTCTTTTTTTCAAACAGAGATATGATTTAATTGTTGAATAATCCCATTTGGTATTATCAAAAACACTTGAATTTGGTATGAATGTAACGGTAGTACCTGTTTGTTTTGATTTTGGTTTATTTGTAATAATCGGTTTTTCTGAAATGAATTTATTCCATGACTGTCTATAAATTTCTTTTGAATTAATGGTCTCGATTTGGAAGAATACTGAAAGTGCATTAACTAGGCTCACCCCCATTCCATTAGTACCTACTATAGATTCACTTATATTATCGTTATCGAAATTCGAACCAGCTCTTAGCATAGATACTGCAGTTTCTATGTTACTCAATTTACTTTTTTTGTTTATGGCTGATCCATTAGTAAACCCATCTCCAGTATCAGTTATGCTTATTGAATTATGTTTAGAGTCAACTATAACAGAGATCTTTTTCATCGGAGTGGACATTCTCTTTGCTTCATCAACTGAATTAGCAAATACCTCATCAAATAATTTATACATTCCTATTGAATGTTCTCTTAAAACAGATTTAATAAAGCCGTCTCCGATTATAGGTAACGTTTCTTCTGATCTTTTTACTGAACCAACATACATGGTTGGTCTTTTTATAATGTGTTCAAAATCCGTAAGTACTTCAATGGTCTTATTAACTTTACTCATTCTTTAATATTATGTTTATTATTATATACAGATATTTTTAATTTGTTCTCAATAAAAAACCTCCAATATAGGAGGTTTTTATATATTTGGTATTTTTTTTTGGTTATTTATTAAAAACACTCGAAATAATTTCATCAACAAGATTAACATCATGTAATTCTTTCATCGTGTTATACAGGTCTAATCCAACTGTTTTATTTTCCACCTCAATATCATCTTTAATAATTGAGATCATAATCTTTGTATTACCATACAATTCTTTTAATTCTATTTCTCTAGACAACAGTTCCTGTTTCTTTTTTTCTAAATTATTTTCCATATTTCCCTTAAATTTTATTATTTTTTAATTAGTTTTTCGGGGTAAAATAGATCTCGAAAATTTGTTTAGGCTCAATGTAAGTCATATAATATTCTTCCATTTCTTTACTAGATTCAGCTTTTTTCTTATGAGAAACAGGTATACACATCACATAATCAACTCCGGTTTTATTGATTATTCCCTTAACTATAAATTCAGAATCTACGAAAATATTAATTTCGTCAGTGTATTCCTCGTCTTCTGGTCTGTCAGCTCTTTCTATTCTGCTTCCATAAATAGCATTTTTTCTAGCGGCCATTCTTTTTCTTTCCTTAGCAACTTCGTCTGCAACATAAGCTGGAGTTCTTTTTCCTTGAGAAGGTATATCAGCCATAACTGTAATGGTTTCGATTTTTCCATTTTCTTGGTCATCTATAAATTTATCGATAACCGATATGATCTCAGGAACTTTTATCACCATAGCTGGTTTCATTCCAGGGTTTTTTACAAATTCAGGCTCATTATAAACTGGTATTCCCGCCTTTATTTCAAACTCATTAACCGGTGAATAGCTTTCAAATTCTAAAAGATGTTTCATTATTTAAAATATATTTTTTTTACTATATATCCAAATTAAGGATATTTTTATTTAGATTGTAATGCTCTCATTCTACGTGCTTTTTCTTGAGCACCCTTTTGATAAAATGCGAGATTTGCTCTTAGTCTATTTTGTTCCTCTTTAGATATATCTTTAAAAAAGGGAGCATTTATTATTGCATTAGTTTTTTCAACGGCTATTTCTGGATTTCCTATATAATATGCTGCTAAAGAGTATTCATCTAGTAATCTCCATTGCCATATCTCAGGTTCTATAAATAGAATATCTGATGTTCCTTTAGTTTTTATTGCTAAGTCACCATAGGCAAATGCAATTAAATATCTTTTTTGATCCCTTAGTTTTCTCATAACATGGAAAACAGATTCCAATCTAGTTGGTCTATATTCCCATGCTTTAGAATATAAATTAGTTACAGTTTCGTCATCCACCCCCATTTTTTCACTAATCTTAGCTATCATGTAAAGAGAATAGTAAACTTCCTCTTCCCATTCGCCCATTTGGACTCTCTTTTTATAAGCTTCTATTGATTTTTCTAACTGATTTGAATCTCTATAACTTTGAGCAAGATAGAACATATACCTAGAATTATCTGGCTCTTTAATTAATGCTTCTTCCAATATCTTTGCATCATTAGCATATTTTTCTTCTAATGAAGATGCTCTTTTTAGTGGTGATATATCAGCTAAAACATAGCAATTTTTTACTTGCCCTTGAAGTGGATTTGCAGATTCTTCATCTAAAAACAGATATTCGTGTAATACACCTTTATAAATCCAGTTCTGATCTGATTTAACTATTTGTGCTCTATAATATTGAAGTCCACTAAGTTTATATGAGATTTGATAACAGTCTGGTTTATTGTCCAATCCTGCAAAAGGATTTACCCCCGGTTCTGTATAAAATGTATCGTCGGCATCGATTATCCATCTATAATCACATTTACCTTTTGCTAAATTCAAGCTCTCTGTTCTATTAACTTCAAAATTAACCCAAGGTCTTTCATACAATTCCCCAGGTATATTGAGTTCTTTCATGGTCTCATTGATGACATCTATTGTCTTATCTGTAGATCCAGTATCTACTATTACCCAATACTTTATAAAGGGAGCTACTGCAGTCAAACATCTTTTTATCGTGTCTTCTTCATCTTTAACGATCATAACCAAACATAAACTGATTGTTTGATCTTTGGAATTTGATAAAGGTTTAATGATTGGACTGGTCATCTTAACTGAATTAAATCTCTTATTAGATTTTTTATTTTTGCTCATTTTAATTTGATTTAGATATTATAGCGTATCTTTTTGTTTTTTTCCTCTTTTTCTTGAAATATTTATTTTCTCAACCTCTCCTATTGGACCTAAATTTAGAGTAATGTTATATTTTTCATCAAGATCCTCCTTTATTTTTTGTTTATTTCTATTCAAGTTCTTTATAGGGAAATCGTGGACTGATATATTGAAATTGTCAAATAACCAAAATTTAAGATGATAATATTTTTTATCGAATATCGAATATTCCAATTTTTTATTTTTAGCTCTCATTTTAGTCTCAAATAAATGCTTACTTTTAAAATAAAATTCTATAAAAAACCAGTTATTTGACTTACCAGAGATCTTTAAATTTTTACCAAAATCTAATAGGTACAGAACTCTTTTATGATCAAGTTCCATTTTATAATATTTTAGACTGTTTATATTTAATATAGAATCTATCGAATCTGGTATATTTTCAGATTCACAATATAAGTTTAGAAAACAGGTTATTTCGTTAGTTTCGAAATTTTTAATAGATCTTACATCTATATCATTTGAACCTTTTAATATAGATATAAAATATTCCAGAGATTCATTTAATAGATTTCTCTGGAATATTTCTTTTTCTTTATTCTCACTAAGAGTTTCCTTTAAGGATTTAACGAAATCCCTAGTGGCTTTTTTCATCCGTAAAGGTGTTTATTTATTAAAACCTAATTTTTTTGACACTGATTTTAAAACTCCTTCTCTTCCTGAAGTTGCATCTATTTTTACTAGCTTTCTACTTCTTTCGTAAAAATCGATAAGAGGGAAGGTTTTTTCGTGATATTCGTCAAATCTTTTATCGATAATTTTATCGCTAGTATCATCTTTCCTATTTTCTTTCTTAGCTCTTTCCTTGATTCTTTCTTTAGCTACATCCTCGGGTAGATCTAGAAATAGTGCATGATTTAATCCTAGACCCATTTTACCTAACATCGAATCAAGTCTCTTCGCTTGTTTAATTGTTCTTGGAAACCCATCAAATATAATACCCTTCTCGATATCAATATTTTTAAGCTCCTTTCTTAAAATTTTAATCATCATATCATCAGGTAAAAAATTACCTGCCTCAATTATCTTTTTAAGCTCAGGGTCATCAGATTTTCTTATCAGGTCTCCAGTTGATATGTGATTTATTCCATATTTGTCCATCAATTGTTTGGACAAAGTTCCCTTTCCTGATCCAGGAGCACCCAAGATAACAAGGATTTTTCCTTGTTTATCTGGGAGTTCCCTTTCATTTAAGAATCCACTAAAACTCTTAATTATATTTTCCATTTTTTATTTATATATATTCTTAAGATCCACAAGAGATACAATCTTCAGGATTATCTAAACTACAAGTTATTCCAGAAGCAACCTCATTAGCTGCTTTACTTAACTCCTCACTTGTCATTCCATCTAAATCAATTTTATTTTCAGATTTAATATTATCAGGTTCAGATTTGGTTGAGCTTTCTTCTGTTATTCTCTGAGCTTTTTTCAACTTCTCTGCGTCTATACCCAGACCTGCTAATGCATCCACTGCAGATTTAGTTCTTAGATAATACATTCCGGTTTTAAGACCTAGCTGCCAAGAATGGAAGTGTGCTGCTGTAAGTTTAGCCGAATTAACATTCTCTATAAATAGATTTAGAGATTGAGATTGACAAATAAACTTACCTCTTTCTGCTGACATTTCAATAAGATCCTTTTGTTTAAGCTCCCAAACTGTTTTATAGATTTCTCTAATGTTTTCAGGAATCTGTTGAATATTTTGGATCGAACCTTTGTTGAATATGATTAAGTTTTTCATATCTTCATTCCAAAGATCTAATGCAATTAAATCTCTAACTAGATGTTTATTAACCAAAATAAATTCTCCACTTAAAGTTCTTCTAGTGTAAATATTAGAAGTGAAAGGCTCAAAAGCTTCATTATTACCCATGATCTGTGCAGTAGAAGCAGTTGGCATAGGTGCTAATAATAATGAATTTCTGGTTCCATGTTTCATCACGTCTTTTCTAAGTTTCTCCCAGTCCCATCTTCCTGAAAGATCGCTATCATTAAATCCCCATAAGTTGAATTGGAATTCTCCTCTGCTTAAAGGAGATCCATCAAAGGTTTCATATTTACCATCTTTTTTAGCAAGATCCATCGAAGCGGTCATTGCTGCAAAATAGATAGTTTCAAAAATTTCCTCGTTGGTCTTCCTAGCTTCTTGTGAAGTGAAAGGAAGTTTCATAATAGCAAAAAGGTCTGCTAATCCCTGAATACCGATACCGATAGGTCTGTGTCTTAAATTAGATTTTCTAGTTTCTGGTGTTGGGTAATAATTAACGTCGATAACTTTATTAAGGTTTAAAGTTATCTGATAAACAACATCATAAAGAGCATTATGGTCAACTTCACATTTACCCTTAGATATCTTTGTAGTTCTTGCGTCGGTTGATTTTAGGAACCTGTTAACCGGAATAGAAGCAAGATTACAAACAGCTTGCTCGTCCTTGTCCGTGTATTCTAAAATCTCAGTACAAAGATTTGAACTCTTAATAGTACCCAGATTTTTTTGATTTGATTTTTTATTAGCAGCATCTTTATAAAGCATAAATGGATTACCTGTCTCAATTTGAGCTTCTATAATCTTTGACCAAAGATCTCTTGCTCTCATTACTTTTTTAGCTTTACCAGCTTTTTCTGCTTCTTCATAAGCTCTTTCAAATTCGTCCCCGTATTTTTCCCATAATCCAGGAACCTCAGAAGGTGAGAACAAGCTCCATTCTTCGTCATTTTTTACTCTCTTCATGAAAAGATCTGGTGTCCATAAAGCAAGGAATAAATCTCTAGCTCTAAGCTCCTCCTTACCAGTATTCTTTCTTAAATCAATAAAATCTTCAATGTCAGAATGCCAAGGTTCCAGATAGATTGCAAAACTTCCTTTCCTTTTACCTCCACCCTGATCTACATATCTTGCAGTCTCGTTAAATACTTTTAGCATCGGTATAATACCATTAGATACTCCATTGGTTCCTTTTATATAAGATCCTGTACTTCTGATATTATGAATCGATATACCAATTCCCCCTGCATTCTGTGAAATAACAGCAACGTCAGAAAGGGTTTTGTAAATTCCTGGTATAGAATCATCGGACATCATTAAAAGAAAACACGAAGATAACTGAGGTCTTTTAGTACCTGAGTTAAATAAAGTTGGGGTAGCGTGTGTTGCTAAATGGTTAGATAAAAGTTCGTAAGTTTTAATTACATTCTTAATATCATCTCCCCAAATACCAACAGCAACTCTCATGTACATGTGCTGAGGGCTTTCGCAAACATTTCCGTTAGTTTTTAGAAGATAACTTTTTTCTAATGTCTTAAATCCGAAATACTCAAAATCAAAATCTCTTTCATGAATTATAGCACCGTCCAATTTTTGCTTGTATTTCATAACGGTCTTATAAGTTTCATCGTTAATCAAACCTGCAGGTAAATTTGTTTCAGGATCTACGTAATCATAAAGAGTTTGTATAGTTTCTGAGAATTTTTTCTTTGTTGTCTTGTGCAATCTCGAAACTGCAATTCTAGAAGCTAATATTGAATAATCTGGATGTCTTGGTATAAGTGAAGCTGCAGTTTCTGCTGCCAAATTATCTAATTCTTGTGTGGTTATTCCGTCATAAATCCCGGCAATAACCTTTTGTGCTATTTCCATAGCATCAACAAAATCAGTATTTAGACCATATGTCATTTTTCTGATTCTATTAGAAATTTTTTCAAATCTTACTGGCTCTTTTGAACCGTCTCTCTTTGTAACTTGCATTCTTTACTTTTGTTTTTTTTTATTGGTTACCATTTAAGGCAAATATGACGTTGTCGTCATTTCTGTGGATTTCATTCATATTATAATCTTTACAATAATTTCTAAATTCTTCCAACATTTCCAGGTTTCTGTTGTATTCGATGCATAACATCTTACATTCAACTTTAGCCAGATCTATTTGTTTTAGAACGACAAGATCATGTCCCTCGACATCAATTGATATAAAATCAAATCTTTTTATAGGACTCTCGTCGATAAAATTTTTAAATGTTACAAATCTACATTCAGTTTCCACCCAATGCATTCCATAAAAATTATTTTTATGAGATTGATGAAGACTTGAAAGTATCGCTGGAGGTGTGTCGTCTCGGTCTAACCAATTTCTACTCTCATAAAAAGTAAAAATTCCCTCTTTGTCTGATATACCATAATTAAAAAGATTTATATTATTAGAACCTTTATAATTTTCAGAAAGGAGGGAAAAAGCTTCGACTGAAGGCTCTACACAACATCCATTCCAACCTAATATATATAGGTCCCAGGTGTTACTAAAAGAAACACCATCATTGGCACCTATATCTAAAAAATTAAGGGTTTTTGGATCTATATCATCGAAGAATGGTATTATGATCTCGTGTTCTTTATGTTGTGAGTGCATCAATCATTCAATTAAAAATCACCATCATAATCAAAGGTATCCTCTGATTTATTCATTACACCAGACTTTTGATATTCTCCAACTCTTTTTTCAAAGAAGTTAGTTTTACCTTGTAAAGCGATGTTAGTCATGAAATCAAAAGGATTTTCGGAATTGAAAACTTTTGAGCATCCAAGATCAAAAAGTAATCTATCAGTAACAAATTCCAGATATTGTTTCATCAAATCTGCATTCATACCTATCAATCTAACTGGTAATGACTCGGTAATAAATTCTTTCTCAATTTCTAAAGCACCTAGAATAATTTCTTTAATTCTTTCTTCTGGTACTTTATTTGCTAGGTGATTATTATGTAACATTACAGCAAAATCTGTATGCATACCTTCATCTCTTGAAATAAGCTCATTCGAGAAAGTTAAACCCGGCATCAGTCCTCTTTTCTTTAACCAGAAAATTGAACAGAAAGATCCACTAAAGAAAATACCTTCAACAGCAGCAAACGCTATTAATCTTTCTTGATAATGTGGAGAACCTATCCACTTTAATGCCCATTGAGCTTTTTTCTTAACTGCATCAATAGTTTCAATAGCTCGGAAAAGTCTATCCTTTTCTGCATTGTCCTGAATATAGGTATCAATTAGAAGTGAATATGTTTCAGAATGGATATTCTCCATCATTAATTGGAATCCATAGAAAAATTTAGCTTCTGTGTACTGAACCTCAGCTACAAAATTTTCTCCTAAATTTTCATTAACTATACCATCAGAAGCGGCAAAGAATGCTAAGACATTTTTTATAAAGTATCTTTCATCATCATTTAATTTATTTCTCCAGTCATTAAGGTCTTGTGCCAGATCGATTTCTTCTGCTGTCCAGATACATGCTTCCTGCTGCTTGTACATTTGCCAAATGTCTTCATGTTCAATTGGGAATAAAACAAATCTATTTGGATTTTCTTGAAGAATCGGTTCAGGTAAAGGATATAAATTTTCCATATTTATTTAATTTATTTTATTAATAATTATTTTCTTGTCTCCTAATATTTTCTTTGTTTTTTGAACAATAATAATTATAAAGTTCCTCTGCTGTCATCCCAACAGAGATCATCATATTAAACAGAAAGTGTTGAATATCAACAAGTTCCATTTTAAGTTCTTTCAGATCACCTTCTGAAAGATCCGATATTTTCATACTATAAGCTTTCTTGTGATTACTCTTCCAAGGTTTCCATACTGCATTTCCGATAGAGGTTTCTCCATTGTTCGAAACTCCTCCCAATGCATCATATGCTTCCGAAATTTCATCTTCGATTGCTCTGGTGTTCCATAACCAGAAATCTTTAATTTCACCTAAAGAAAGGTTTTTAAAATCATACCCATAAACACTTTCCTGTGTGTTTTTTTGTAGATTCATCAGTTTTTCCAGGTGGTTTGTGGACTTTACGTAGTCATTCTCAACGAGAAGATCTTTGCATTGATTGTCTGTGTTTGCCATATTTTTATGATTTTGACTAGGTTTGTTGTCTATGCTAAATCCACCGGGTTTTTTATATATCAACCTGATATCTGGATCTTTGCTCTAGAGAACGTTAATTTTTTTTTAATTTTTATCTTTTTGTAATTTTTTCTCTAAGTTGTCTATTTCTATCTGCAATTCTAACATTTTGTCCTTTGTTTTTCTTCTTCTTGAATAAAGATCCTTAATGATAGTTCTTAATATAGGATTTTCCTCAGCTGGACCAAAAAAAGCACCGGATGCAGTTTTTACCCAATTTTCTTTAGGATTTAGTAGATTTTTACCCTTATAAATTTCTGGTGATATTCCCCATTGAACCATCGTGTTAGGATACAGAGAAGCAAAGTCATAACAAGCAACCCACTCATGTAATCCCTTAAGTGGATCTTTAACATATCCTCCCGCAAATTTTACATGAACTTCTTCTCTCTTCTCTGATGTGAAAATTTGTTTTCTTTCCAGAAACTTTCTAAGCATCATAATTTCTGTGGACCAAACCGGGGATAGACATCTATTAATTTCAACTCCAGAAATCATTGCAATCTTGAAGAAGGTTTGCATTGTTTTTAGTTTCTGATCTATGTAATGTACTAAGGCACAGTCAACTGCGTTATAGTAAATAAAGTCTTCGAAGTTAGATTGGTATAGATCTTTTAGTGTTCCGTTATATTCTATTTTTTTGAACCCAACAGCTTTATCCGCAACATAATCCAATCGATTACTTTCTTTAATCTTAATTACTCTATCCCACTTTTTATAAATTTCCAAGTAGTCAAACATTAGTAAATGCATAGGTAATTGTCCTTTACCCAGAAGAACTCCGCTTGGTGAGATTATCTTAGGGTCTATTCCGAGTCTTTTTGCTCTATTTATTAGATAAGGCCAGTCATATCCAAGCCAGTTCCATCCGGTAATAACAGGCATTTTAGGGCCAAGCTCTCTGAAAAAAGTGTACATCATATCATACTCTGTTTCAAATTGCTTATATCTAAAAGTCCATTCGTCACCAGTTTTCTTGAAATAATCGTTTATTTTTTTATGAATATTAGCTTGCTGCTGAGGAGTAAGAGGATCTAATCCAAGAACGATAAGTTTTCTTTTGTCTGTTGCAATCCCTATAGAAATTACTCTATTTTTAGCATTCTCTGTATCCAAAGCTGCACCCATATCCTCGGTTATTTCAACCTCAATATCGACAAAATATTTCTTAGGATTCTGGAATTCCCATAATGGTTTTGTTAATTCCTCTGGCGCTTCTATTAGGATCTGTGCCATTCTATACTTGTCATATCTTTCGGTTTTTACTTTCTTGACGGGTTTTCCTGTCCAATCAGTCCATTCCTTATCTCTCTTTGGATCATTAGGATTGCAAACCTCCCAATTAAATCTTTGATCTTCTGAGATTGGAACTTCCAAAAAAGTTAAATCTCCTTCAGGGCCAAAGTGAGAAACCCTTAAATAGGATCCCTTATTTTCAATGTCTATTATCATCTACTAATTCTGATTTATTATTGATGTAGATATTCTACTAATGATTCTAATTTAAGTTCCGAATGAATATATACTTTATATGAAAAATGTTAAGAATTTTAGTAACTTTATTTCTATAGAAGTTAATGAGTGGCTAGATGCACCAGGAAGCGTTGACGTTCCTAGCGATTCTTATGAAAATAAGGTGAGATCAAGAAATTATCATTCAACTGATCCAACAATGCCACAAGTATATGATTCAATGTTTGAAGCTTCTGAGATTTATGATTTTTTAGACGAACATGGGAAATCAGAAGATTTCAACAAATTTCTGGAAAAAAAAAGGTCAGGAAAGGAGATTACTGATCACATTAAGGAATACATAAAAGAGAGAAAGAATAAAACCAGATAAGTCCATGAAACACCTAATATTATACGAAAATTTTAATCAGCAAGAAATGGAACTGGACGAGGAAACCAGAGAAGAATACATCAAAAAGTTAGAGAAACTTGTATCCTTTCCAGAATTGTATATGGATGATTTTGATACATGGATGGATATTATAAGCAGAGTTCCTGTAAAATACTCGGAAACCGATTCTATAACAAAAAAGGAGTATATAGAATATGCAAGAAAATATGAAGAAATATTATCAAAAAATCCGAGTCAAAATGTTTTAGATGGATTTTTAATATTTATAAGTGGAAAGGTACCCGATACTGATTATGCAGAATTCTTGGAAGAAAATCCAATAGAATGGTGGGAAAAAGAATTAAATGGATTTGCACCAGAAATTCCATATATGGCTAAATCTATATGCGACGATTCACTAATTTTAAAAATAGATTGGGATAAAGTTAAATAATCGATCAAATACTCTTAAGAAGATTTATTAATTCGGGCTGAGGAAAAACGTCACTCTTATCCATTCTAACATTACTATGAGACCATATACCAGGGTATCCGTCCAAAGCATTTTGGTTAAGTTCAAATGGATTGAATCCAATTTTACTTTCGGCCTCTTTTGTTTTAATCCCATAAATACCATCTTCAACTAACATTTTACCTGATTTATCGGTGAATCCGTTTTTATTCAACCAAGATTGTCTCTGTTTTAAGGTAAGGTCCTCTGGAATCAATAGTTCAGATCTTTCAAGCTCTTTCTTTAAACCTTTTTTCAGGTCTATGTCAAATTTTTTAGAAAGATCTAATATTAGCAATCCTAATGCTTCTATTTGTTCTGGAGTATATGAATGGTAATATAAACTTCCTCTGAAAGGCTTATCTAATTTAGTTACATATTTCTCTGGGATCTCACTCTTAACATAGGTAAAAAATCTACCATCCGAAGTTTTCGTTAGCGGACCATAATTACATATTTCTATCGCTATACTTTTTTGATTAAGAAAAGTATTATTTTTTGTTTTAAGACCAAGATGATGTGCCCAGTATATTGGTTCAAATGCCTGGTAAATTTTTCCATTAAAATCACGATTACCGTCTCTGGTGCTAATACCACCTATAACATAGGATGTAGCAACTTTTACTTTATTCCCAGAAGAGGTTCGATCCCTATTCCAAGCATCTATAGTCCAGTCAGGTCTATGTGATCCTGCTGTATGATGAAGATATATTGTATCTTTTATAGTTTTACTCTGAAAATATTCAGTATTTGACAGTTGATTAATATTTAGTTCCATAGATACTATATATCTATGTAATTCACGCTAAACTATTTATTAGATTAGATTTTTACATTCTAGATAGTATCTTAATTTCTTGTCGGTAGGGTATATTGGTGAACTACCACTTGCCTAAAGGCGAAGGGGTTTCTGACTTCACTGACTTATGCTTCTTTACAGAAGTCTTATTTGAGTCTCCATCAGTGTTATCGACCGTCCCAGCCGATATATTTTTTAATCCTTCTTTCAGGATATTTTTACTTGCATTCCAATCACGGTCATGCACTACACCGCAGGAATTACAAGTCCATTCTCTGTCTGAAAGTTTTAATTCTTGATTTATCCAACCACAGTCTGAACAAGTCTTCGAGCTGGGATAGAAACGATTAACTTTCACAAGTTCTTTTCCATACCAATCACATTTATATTGAAGGAGTGTAACAAAATTACCCCAACTTGCATCCGAAATATGTTTGGATAGTTTGTGGTTTTTAATCATACCTTTTACATTCAAGTCCTCAACTACGATTAAATCAAATTGGCTAACTAATCTGTATGAAACTTTATGTAAGGTATCTAATCTACAACTTGCAATTTTCTCGTGAATTTTAGCAACTTTGAGTTTTTGTTTTTCAAACCCGTTGCTACATTTAAGTTTACGAGACAAATGCTGTTGTGCTTTCTTTAATTGTTTGGCATACGTTTTTGTATATCTATTATTTTTGAATTTAGTTCCTTCCGATGTTATTACAAAGTCTTTAATTCCCAAATCACAACCAACTTGTTTGCCAGTTTTAGTAAGTTCATCAATAATCTGTTCTGTGGAAATTGAAACATAATATTTCCCTGTTGGTGTTTTTGAAATACTCATTTTCCCAACTTTACCAACTATTTCCCTATGGAGTTTAATTTTAATACCGTCTTTGAATTTAGGTATATGTAGCATTCCATTTGAAACTGTACCAAATTGGGGAATAGTAAAAGTATTCTTATGCTTTCTTGATTTGAATTTTGGAAATTGAGCATTACATCTAAAAAAGTTCAGAAACGCAGCATCCAATGAACGTAAAGCAAACTGAAGTGTTTGTGAATTTACTTCTTTCAACCACTTGGTTTCCTCTTCTTTTTTTAGTTTTGTCAGTGTTGCAGCCTGTTTGTAGTAATTGTCAGATTTTTTGTTAGCTTGATATTGCTCTTTACGTTCATTCAGAAAATGATTATAGACAAAACGAGTACATCCAAAGTGCTTAGTCAGAAGAATTTCCTGCTCGGCTGTTGGATATATCCTGAATTTGTATGTTTTGTTTATAATCATTTATTCGAAACTGAAGCTTTTTGTAAATATACAAATATTATTCCATATTACCAAATATCTAATAGAATTTTTTATCTTAGCCTTACATCCCACTACACTAAATGGTTAGGGGGTTTCGGTTATTAATTATAAAACAAAAAGTCGGGAATATTCCCGACTTTTATATTTTTTATAGAATTATTTAAAATTATTTGCTATCTTCTCCTTTTACTTCTTCAAAATCTGCTTCTTCATGTGTTGAATTTTCAGAGCCAGAGTTATTCTCTACATTTTGTTTAGAGTATACCTCAGCAGAGATTTTACTAATTTCTTCAGATAGAACTTTCATCTTAGATTCAATTTCTTCTAAGTTATCTGATTCCTTAGATTTGTTAAGGTCATCTATAAGATCCTCTATTTTTTTAACATCGTTTTCATCAATATTGTCACCAAAATCTTTCATTGCTTTTTCGACTTGGAAAACTAAAGATTCAGCATCATTTAGGATTTGTACTTTCTTTAACCTTTCTCTATCTGCAGATTCATTGGCTTGTGCTTCTTTCTTCATTTTTTCAATTTCTTCTTCCGTTAATTTAGAACCAGATTCAATCTTGATGTTTTGATGCTTACCTGTTCCTTTGTCAGTTGCGGAAACACTAATTATTCCATTTACATCTATATCGAAAGTAACTTCAATTTGTGGAATCCCTCTCTGTGCTGGCGGAATATCAGTCAGTTGAAATCTACCTAGAGTTCTATTATCAGAAGCCATTGGTCTTTCCCCCTGTAAAACATGGATATCTACTGAAGGCTGGTTATCAACTGCAGTGGAAAAAACTTGACTTTTTTTGATTGGGATGGTTGAATTTGCATCAATTAGCTTTGTAAATACTCCTCCCATTGTTTCTATACCCAAAGAAAGTGGGGTAACATCTAATAAAAGAACCCCATTTATATCCCCGGTCAAAACCCCTCCTTGTATAGAAGCACCTATAGCAACAACTTCATCTGGATTTACACTTTTAGATGGTTTTTTATTGAACATCCTTTCAACTTCCTCTTGAACCTTGGGGATTCTTGTAGATCCGCCAACTAATATAACCTCGTCTATTTCAGATGCACTAAGACCAGCATCATCTAAAGCCTTTCTACAAGGATCAAGTGTTCTTTTTATGAGATCTTCACACATCAATTCAAATTGAGATCTAGTAAGTTTCTTAACAAAATGTTTAGGTCCTGTGTTATCAGCGCTAAGATACGGTAAATTAATTTCGGTTTCTAGTGATGCCGAAAGTTCAACTTTAGCTTTTTCTGCAGCTTCCCTAATTCTTTGATATGCCATAGGATCTGAAGAAGTATCGATACCTGATTCAGACTTAAACTCCTGAACTATCCAGTCAATAATTTTTTCATCAAAATTATCACCTCCTAAATGAGTGTCTCCATTTGTTGAAAGAACCTCAAAAACTCCAGATCCAATTTCAAGAACAGAGACATCAAAAGTACCTCCTCCTAAGTCATACACTATAACTTTTAAGTCTTTTTCTTCTTTATCCAATCCATATGCTAATGCAGCAGCTGTAGGTTCATTTATAATTCTTAAAACCTCCAATCCCGCAATTTCACCAGCTTCTTTTGTTGCTTGTCTTTGACTATCGTTGAAATATGCAGGTACAGTAATCACTGCCTGTTTAACCTCCTCTCCCAAATAATCCTCTGCAGTTTTCTTTAAATTTTGTAAAACCATAGCAGAGATTTCTTGTGGAATATATTCTTTTTCTGAGGTTTCTATAACAATTTTATCTTTTTTAGATTTTACCCTATAAGGCATTTTTTTAGACTCCTTCTCGATCTCATTAAAATTAGATCCGATAAATCTTTTTATAGAATATATCGTATTAGTTGGATTAGTTACTGCTTGTCTTTTAGCGGGGTCACCTACTTTAATCTCTCCGTTATTAAAAGCAACTACACTTGGAGTAGTTCTTTTGCCTTCTCTATTAACTATAACTACGGGGGAATTTCCCTCTATAACAGAAACACAAGAGTTTGTAGTACCTAAATCAATTCCAATTACTTTTGCCATATTTTTTAATTTATTTTTATAGATTTATTTTTTTCTTTCTTCCTTGTAGACAAGTTTAGTGATAATATTCCATCCTTCATTTCAGCAGAGATAGAATTAAAATCAACAGATTTTGGGATTCTGAATATTTTCTGTGATTTTTTTTCCCATCCATTTTCAGAATCAATATTAATATAAATTCGATCGTCAGAAGTTGTTAATTCTATCTCTTCTTTCACTACACCCGGAAGGGATAACTTTAAGATCCAGCCGGATTCTGACTCTTCTACCTTATAAGAGTCATCTAATGACATATTGCTAAGAGGTCTAAAGAAATTATCAAATAGATAATCCCTGCTGTTTAATAATGAATTTAATAATAATCTGTTATTTTTTGTTGTCATCATAATTTTATTTTTTTTTATTATGAATATTGCAAAATGTGAACCAAATGAAATTATAAGACAAATTGTCATAAAAATAATTATCCATATGACAAATTACCACAAAAAACCCTATCCGATAATAACGAATAGGGGTTTTGGTTTTTTTTATATAGGAAAATTATCTTTTTTTACTCTTTATAAAATCCAAATATGATAGAAGTGTTTTTTTGCCTTTCTTCCTCTTATTTGCTGCAGAAGTTCCAACGGGGAGGGTGGTAAATTTATCTCCCGACCCCACTTTAGAAGCATCATAAAAACCTACATTTGTTCCATCATTAGAAGGAGCTGTAGGATTTCCCATCCCTCCAACGTTTCCGAGATTGGATAATCCCGAAGCAGGAGCTACAGGAGCTCCTCCACCCATATCATCTTCGTGTAGTTTTTTTACTATTCCTTTGTCTGCTAAATATTCTTCGAGCTGACGTTTTTCTAAACAGTATGATTTTTCATCTAACCATTTTTTTATGGATTCTAGAATGTCGGAATCTTTATATTTATTAATTGCTTCTTCTATCTCCTTAGCTTCGTCTTTCATACAAACTAAGCATCTATTTTCTAATGTTGGATAAAACATGTTAATCTAATATTTCTTTTATATTGGTTGAAAAAATCCTAATGGTATTACCTTCCTGATTTTTTGTGATATAACCAACAATATCATTGTATATATCATAAATGGGAGACTGTATAAGAAGTTTTCTTCCTAGATTGTCTATTACCCACTTATTTAAGATCTGACTAACTTCTTTATTGTTTCTTCTTTCCGTACGATCAAACGTATCTGATGCTCCTCCGCATCCGCAATCTCCACTCATATTAATAACATTTTTAATTATCTATAATCCTCTCTATCTTCCTTCCTTTTTAAATATTGCCATAAATAATTCAATCCCTTTATATAATCCTTTGGCTTTTCGAAAGGTTCTATAAATTTTTTAATATCATTTCCATTCCCCTCGGGAACGTCATCGGATTTTACCGGATTATATCTTCTGACAGTTCCAGTTGGATGTATAGTATAGAAAACATCATCATGCCCCCTTTCTCTCTGTTTGTGTTTTCTTCTAACAAATTTTAGAGTGTTGTTAATCTCTTGTTGATGTGATGTTTCCTCGTCAAATCCAAGTTTTATTATCCTCTTATATTCCTTAGATTTTCTAACTATGTCCAAATTTAGAGACCTTCTAGAATCAGATTTATATTCTTCAGAAGGATCATAGTCTTTAAATTTAAGTAAGTTATTCATACATCTATATATTTAAAGTTCTTTCGTTTTATTAATAATATCGGAATTTTTAGTATTCGACTCGTCAGCATCTTTTTAGTTCTTTAATGACTATTTTAGATAGAGAATTCTAATCATCATTTAACCAATCTCTATAATCTTTAAGGTTCTGGAGATTTTTATTTCCCTTAGATTTTTGTTTAGCGTCAGTGTCTAAAAAAGGAACTATTTTACCAGGTCCTTTTGGGTAGAACTTAGGAATGGATGCAGAATTAACAGGATCCATCGAAACATCCATGCCCGATTCATTTACGTGATCGGGTAATCCCTTATGTTTTGTAGATGCAAATTTTTCCAATTGTTTTTTAGTCATACTCTTTGCAAGGGATAGAATTTCTTCTTTATATTTTGGATTTAAATCAGATGGCTTAATGTCACCTATTTTTATAGCATAGGCTTGGCCCATTAACGCTTGTTGTGCTTTGCTTACTGATGGCATATTTATATTTTTTTAATATATATCTAATAGAAAAAGGACTTATAAATATAAGTCCTTTTTCTTTTTTTCCCATTCATCTTCAGTCATTGGCTTGGAATTTAATCCCCAATTCTGATCTGGATTGATTATCTTTTTTTTCACTTTCTCCCAATCTTTAAAATTCCAAACGAACCTATTATATGCCTTTCCGACAGTGATAAATCCTTTATCACCAGGTTGTATAGCTATTGGAGATTGAGGTGGAACGTATGAACTGGTTTCCGAATGATTTTTAGATAATATCTTCGTACTTTTCTTTGTCATAAATGACCGATTCTATTTTTGTTTTTGTGATTTGAAAAGTTTCAAATCCTCCTACTGTTCCGTCCATATATTCTGCTACTTTTTTTTCACATTCAAATACAGAATCTGCAGCAACTAAAAATTCAGATTTTTTGTAAATCGGGTCTCCTGCTTTGTTAACGTCACCAGATTCAAAATTAACTTTTACTAAATAATATGCCATTTCTAATTTTTTTAATAGGTTGATAAAATGATTAGTCTTTCTTTTTTTTGTTTTCTTGCACTTCAACTCTTAGATCTTGAGCAAGCTTTTTTAATTCCTGCATAGCTTGTCTAACTCTAGTTCCTGCTGCTCCGTTTCCCTTAGCAAAAAACTTATCAACGTCACCTTGTGTTTGCTCGATAAGAGCCTTAATTTGTTCAAATTTTTCCATGATATTTATATTTAAAATTCTCTATTTATATATTAAAAAAATTACTTTGTTTCGTTATCTACTGATAATAATTGATTTTTTATCAGAACCTTGCTGTACCGACCAATTTTCTCCAATTTGAGAAATAGCTACGGATTTCATATATTCGACATATTCACCTCTTCCTTCTAATTCCAGATTATCTTGAATTTCGTCATAGATTCTAGTTATCTTAGGATTTGATTCTAAATACGAGTTAACACAAACAAATACAGTTTCCATTAGTCTAGATACTTCATTTCCTCCCATTTTAAACATCACCTTGTTTAATTGAGGAATGTCCTCTTTTTTAATAGCTACGTCTTCTATTAATTCTGGTGATATTTCATTTAGTGTCAAAACACAATATGAATTTTTCGGTCCTTCTATAACAGACTTGTCTGAATATTTGCCAATTATTAAATGAAATCCCTTAGTTTTTTCACCGTCTTCTAATGGTTCTAAATTAAAGAAGTAGTGATATACGTCACTAACTTTCTCTAGTAGAAATGGGGAAGTTCCAAATCCATCTGCTTCGTTTATTCTATTTATGAATTGACCAAATGATTCTATTTTTGTCATTTTATTTTTTAATTATTTTTTTTCTTATTTATCACGCTATTCCGGATCAAAATCTTCAGATTCCTTAATACCTCTTCCTTTTTGAGCAGAAACTAGCTGTTCATAAAAGTTTGATATTGCATGAGGTACTAATTTTTTAAACTCTATATAATCCTCGCTTTCTATTTTTTCTCTAACATCTGTTCCGCTTCCTGATCTTTTGGTCTGGAATATTTCTATGTCTTCCGGAAAATCCCCGCCAGCTTTTTTTAAATAGTCGCTTTGCTTTTTGTAATCATCTATTCTATCATCACCTGCTCCTATTGATTTAACAAGATAGCCTAGTTCTTTAGCTCTTCCATAGATTATACCAAGAAGTCCTCTATTGACTATAAAATATCCTAATATTTTGCCAGGATTTTCTTTTACTAGGATTTCCATATATTTAGAAACCAATTCTATATCAAATGGACTTTTTCCTGATTTATTATGTCCGGGATGAACAACAGCTATTATTGCAGGTAATTCGTTATGCTTTTCCATTTCTTTTACCATTTTCATATGTCCATTATGGAATGGTTGAAATCTTCCTACTAACAAATTAACCGGCTGTAGTTCTTTATCTCCAGATTTTTCAATATTCTCTGAAACTACATCATTAGGTTTTTCTTGAGTATCGATAGTTTCTAAAGCTGATATAAAATCATTATACGAGTAGAATTGATCGTAATCATCACTTGACTTGTCTTCATAATCCTCATTTTCTGAAGTTGTATAATCAACAGATTTAGATTGAAGATTATTTTTTCTAAAGTCTAAGAATGAAGGAACCTCTGATTCTTGTATTTTAGGAGTGGATTTATTAGAAACAACCGATTGAATATCTCTAACTAATATATTGAACTGATCTATTATACCATTTGTAATAATACCACCTGCTCTCTTTTTTATTTTTCTAAACGAATTGAGAATTAATTTGAATAGGGATTCATAAGAATCGTCAATATTCAAATAATTTAAAACTCTTCTATCTTTTATTAAAGGTTTATTTAATCTGAATTCTTCCTTTTTAAGATATTCTGGTTCTTGGAAATCAGCTCCTTTATACTTATAACCATATTCATCTAAAAATTTAGAAAAAACGTCAGATATAAAAGAAATGTATCTTTCGTCTTCACTCTCTCCCTTAACAATGAAACTCTCAACTCCTCTTTCAAGTATAAAATTCATTACATCCAGAATTGTTATACCTAAAAAGTCACTAGGTTTATCTGATATTCTATTTTTAGCCTTTTCCTTAGCCATAGCAGTAAAAACAGGATCCACCATTTTGGAAAGGATCGGTTCTGATGTTGACTCATCGTCGCCAAATCTAAAAACTATTCCTTCTATTGCTTTATCCAAATCGTCATTCAAAGCACTTTTTTCAGCCTCTGGATTTAAAACTCCAATAATATACCTAACAAAACTTCTAGTTTTATATTCAGAAACAAGATCTTCGAAAGGGGTTCTTAAAAAATCCAATATCTTATCTTTTTGATCCTCGCTTAAATATCCCTGGAATACTATAGGTGGTCTTTCAACTCCTAGAAGATCTGCCCATGAATCTAATTTTTCCTTATCTTGTATAGTTCCACTTCCTTTACCGTTATCGGATTTTGTGTGGACATAAGATAGGATAAGATTATTTTTAGGTAATCTATCATAAGCTATCTCTACTGGTTTCAGATTGGAAAAATATTCCAATCCAAATTTCCATCCTTTTGGAATTTCTTTTATTATGTGAGGTGGTAATGACTCAATATATTGTATCGGTTTTTCATAGTATTTCATCAAAGTTCTATCAACTAAAGTTATAGGATTTCTTTGATCCCTCTTATAGAAATTGAATCCTCCAGTATCAGGATCCCTGTCAAACACAAAAGCTGACCCGTCCATTTTTTCATTGACAGTAACATAGGAATTAAATAGATTATCTATAAATTCTTTCCCTTTCTTATTGTAAATATCATATAAATGACTTATTCCTGACATATTCTATTTCTTTAATGTTTTATAGCTAAATTATTTGATTTATTTCAGAAGGTATATCCAAATCAGCTCTTTTTAGATATTCTATAAATCTCTCTTCTATTTCTGGTAACCTCTCCTTAAGTTCAAAGTCTGGTGACTTTACTATCTTTAATAAATCTTCAAAAGTTTTTACATCACTAGGTTTATATCCTCTACCTAAAGCAAAATCTATAAATTCCTGGGGATCCAGAGTAACGAATCTTTCGCTTCCTTCTATTTTTTTAGAATGTTTTAATCTAGCTTTTAATTTACCTTTATATGATTTCGTGTGCCAATATAAACCATCGCTAAGTATCAATACAGGAGAATTATAATCCATAACCTCGTCATTTTCATCCTTAGATAAAATCTCTCTTCTTGCAGATAATATCGCTGCTAGAAGCCAATTTCTATGCGCAGATTTATATTTACTTTCCCCTATTTTATAATCTGGTGAATAATATATAAATTCAGCCCATTCCATATTGGATACAGATATTAAATCTAATTGAACTATTCCTCTTTCGGGATCTCCTTCAATTGGCCACCCGACACTAACTATCTTTAATCCCTTCATCAATTTTAATTCGGGGTCAAATCCAAGTGCTTCTGGTAACTTTTCCGAAAGAAGCTCGTAGATTTTAGTAGAGGTTTCTTTAATATCTACGTTATGTTTTCTGGCAAACCATGAACTATCATATCCTAGATCCAAATCTCCCGAGGTATCTTCCGGATTTTTTTTCTTACCTATGCTTCCGATTATAATATATTCCTCTTTATTTTTATTCGGATCTATTGATAATATAGGGAAAAGGATTTTTTTAATGCTTTCTAAAGTCTTTGGAAATTCATCTTCTCTAATCCTTCTAGATGTTTTTATTGCAGCACCTCCTTCATTTAGAATAATAAATTTACTAAAGCTTAAAACTCTATCTTGTCTCATTATACCGTTAGATTTTTATAATATCTCTCCATAACATCATTTAAATAATCGCTATAAATCTCTTCTTCTTTATTTTTAGGGTTTGTTGGGTCAAAATTTGAACCGAAATATTTTTTACCTCTCAAAACACCAGACTTGTAAAATTTTTCAGCATCCTCGCGAGAAACTTTTTTATTAGAGATGTTCTTCGATTCCCAGTAATCCACCATTTCTTTCTTTTTAGACTTTACCTCTTTTTTAGATAATCCAGACATATCATGGTCCTTATTCTTACCTCCAAAGAAAAAATCAGTTAATGCAGCTCCAGCACCAGCTATTAATCTAACAGCACCAGGTATTAAAGAAGCAGATACTCTCGAGCTTTTTGTAATATCATTAGCACCTCCATAATATCTAGAATAGTAAGAATCACCATCCCCAATTTCTTTTGCTCTGTCACTAATACCTTTTAACCATCTACTAAAAGAAGTTTTTCCTTCTGCTTCCGATAGATAGTTTTCAGATAGATTTTCATTGATGAATTTATCAAAAGATTTAATAGTCATAAATAAAATATATTTTTTCTATATATCTTAAAATATTTAAAGTTTAACTCTAAATATTTTATAATCAAAAGATTCCCTTTTATAGATCTCTATTCTAGCCTCCCCGTGTTTAATTAAATAATTCTGATATCCCTTAGAACTGAAATCATCAACGAAATCTATAACATTAACTCTTTCCTTGCCTTCCATTTTACGCATACCTCTACCTAAACTCTGCTTGATTAAAACTTCGCTCTTATAAGATTCTACGAGGAAGATATTATGCAAATTATTAATGGATATACCAGTAGAAAAGGTACCATATGTTGCTATAAGAACTTTATTTTCTCCACTGGACATTCTAGTTTTATATTCTTCTCTTAATGACTCAGAAGTTTCACCATCAACATAGAAAACTTCCTTTTCTGCACTTTTTTCTCTCAGTGCATTAAATATTTGTTTACCATATTCATCCTTAACTGACTGAAAAAGAACCAATGAATTTTTAGAAGTTTTGTTTATAAAATCAACAACATAATTAAGTCTTTTTTTGCTTTCTATTACAAGCTTTCTTTCAATGTTATAGAATTCATTTCCCTCTATTTTAGAATCCCCTGATTTGCTATTATTTTGTTTTATCTCAGCTAGTTTTTGTTTATATTCTTCCTCTAGCCAGTCCATAATAACAACTTTTATCGAAACCGGGGTTGCATAATTATTTTCAAAAAGGAAACTAGGAGGGATTTCAACAACAAGAGGTCCTAAAAATTGTTGAATTGTTAAGTAATCTGCTGTACCTTTCTTCGTTAAAGTTCCGGTTAATCCAAATCTCCACTTGGAGTGCATACAATGTGAAACTATCTTCTTTATTGACATGCTATTGGTATGGTGAGCTTCATCAACAAAAACACAATCAACTTCTTCAAAAAATTCCGGTCCTTGTTTAACAAGAGATTGGAATGTACCCATTATGATATCACATCCCTCTCTAAGTTTACTTCCGCCCCCTATTTGCTGAATCCTAACATCTAGCTTATCTAAACCATAATCAACAAAATCATCGCTACCTTGGAATACTAAATTTGTGTTTGGTACAATCATTAAGAACTTCCTAATAAGTCCTTTAGATTTTAGATATGCAAATATCATGAAAGATATTAGGGTTTTACCCGATGATGTTGCTACCTCTGAAACAGAATATCTGTACTTTATCAGTTTCCATGCAGTTTCTATCTGGTAATCTCTTGGTTTTTTATTCGGATCTCCTAATATACCATCTTTAAAAAATTCATTAACCCATTCTGTGAATTCTTCCAATGTTGGATATTTGAGAACTATCTCGTCTAGTCCATTTATTTCAATGTCAATTTTATACTCCTCACCAATCTCCATTAACTCTCTCCACAATCCAATTGGGACTTTCCAAAATCCCCCTTTTTTCTCTATGAAACATATACTTCCGTCCCATATTTTTTTCTTAACCAGTGGATGAAAATAGAAATTATGAATCTTCTTCGTTAAAGAAATTTCTATTTGTTTTTTCTCCACCTCATCAAGTGATTCAACTAAGATCATCCACTGATGATCTTCAGAAACTTTAAATCTTAACATATAAATTAGTTGTTTTCCCAATATTCCCAAATAAATCCACCAGCTGTATGTCCTTTACCGCTTAGTGCCTTAGTTGGGTTTATTCCTGTCATTTCTTTTGCTTGTTTTATTGAGTCAAATTTTTCTATAAAATTTCCGCTCGTATCTTTTTTTACTATTGGCTTCATATGAGACTTTATCAATTTTTCTATGCTCTCACTACTAAATTTAAAACCCAATGTCCTCTTATTCCCAATCATTCTATTATGAATCTTAGCTAGATGTACTCTTAGGTTTTCTGTACTCTTACCTTTTTTAGATATGCTTATATTTTTCCTATGTTCATCAGTAAATATTCTATTTCCATTTCCTTCCCCACCATCAGTAAGATTTCTAAGTGGACCAAGATTCATATTCTTTCTACCTATATCTCTTATCATATTCATCTCCAGCGTAAATGCGTCGGACTCCAGCATATTTTCCATATATTTTAATATTACAGGTTCATAGCCACAGTCCAATATATCCTTTATGGTATGATATTTGGGAAGATTCGAATATTTACCGCCCTTTACTTTCAATAGATGTATTCTACTTCTTGATTTTCTACCCTTCCCTATATAGAATGGTTCACAATCAAAGGAATAATCACCATACACAAAATTACCGGTCTTTCTAGGATCCAGATATACATAAACATAATAATCCATAATAAAAATTTTTATAATTATATATCTTTTGTATGGTATTAAAAAGAGAATTACTTTACAGTAGATCCTCTTAGATAATCCTCCAACGATATTCTTTGGCGAACCCCGTATAGCATGTGATCTATAGTCTGTATAGTTTGATCTATGAATTTTCTATGACCTTCCACTAGTTCTATCTTTTCTGTTATATCGGTTAAGTCACCCTCTATTAAAACAGTTTTTTCGTTAGCCCCGTACCTAAAGTCATTATTCTCTGAATAATCCCTTAATTTTTTAGATTTTTCGGTTCTGTACTTTGAGCCCAACTTAGATATAATGGTGGCCAATTTATAGCTATATTCCAATAGAACTTGTCTTTGACTAAATAAATCAACCTGTGCTTTAGCGAGAGTTTTAATATCCTTCATTTGTAGTGAAAGAACTTGTACCTTTTCTTTCCATTCACTTCTTTCATTTTCGAAAATTTTAGTGAAGTCTAGTTTTTCTTCTTTTGACATCTAAAATAATTTTGATTTTCTTTTTTTGTTTTTATTCTGAAGATCTACTACTTTTATTTTTTGTTGATCTTTATTCGACTTTTTCATTTCCGGTTCTTTTATTTCGGGTTCACTGAAAGAAACATCCATTTCTATTAGATCTGGTTCAATCACTTTTATTGGAAACTTTAATTTTATCCTGCTGTGTTTATCCAGTTGGTCTTCCCATTCATCAGTTATATCAAATCCATTATTAATCATTTATAAAATATCTGAGATCTAATATATCATCAGTAAAATAATTATCAAATCTTTTTATCTTTTTACCGGTTTTTCTTAAGTGTACAACAAGATCATTTAGATCCCATTTTCTGTTTTTTGTTATGTCATTTTCTTCCAGAAACTTTCCCCAGTTAAATACGATTTCTCCTTTACTGAGTAAATCCATACTTTTTTCTATACCTGATTTATCCCAGTCGTACCAATATCTTAGATTTTCAACTTCAAATGGAAATTTATTCTCTATGGAGCATAAACCAACAGAATTCTTCCAGAACCAAGAATCCATAGGACCTTCAAATACTGTTATATTACTAGTAAAATCCAAAGTTCCTATTCCAAAAACATGTGATATTGGATCTACGCTTTTTGCTTTTTCTAAAAATTCTTGGTCAGTTACCTTAAATAACTTTTCATAAATAGTACTTAATCTATAAGTCAAATACTTAGAAGAGCCCTTTATGGAATTCATATTTCTTACCTGGAGTCCTATTATCTTATCCTCTGGGATTAGATTAAATAAAAATAGCCTTTCGGTCTTTTTGTCCCATGCAAATTTTTTATCTGGTTTTTGGTTTCTTCTTGCTAGATACCTTTGGATAGAAGATCCATATACTTCTTGTAGCCCCATTTTTTCCATGAATTCCTTTCTATCTATAACCAGTTCACTTATATCATTATCAAAGAAATATGATATGTCAACATTACCATAAACAGATCTTCTTTTACTTCTATTCTCATCAAGAATTCCTCTTATCTCCGCTCTTTCGTCGCCGTTTAATTTAGATTGGACAGAGAAATCTTTAAATAAAGTAAGAATATCTTTAAATATACCACATCCTCCGTTATAACATTTATAAGATAAAGTGTCAAGATAAAAATTACCCCTTTTCTTATTTGGATCTTTTCTAGAATCTCCGCAATAAGGACAGGAAAAATTCAATCGATTCCCTCCTCTATAAATTATTTGTTTTACAGGATTGTCGTAAAATTCTTTTTCAAGAATTAACTTTATAGTTTCCTCTATTTTATCTATTTGCATAATAAAAAAAGGGCAGCTATAATCAAAGCCGCCCTATTGTTTTTATATTTATTAAAGATCGGCGTATAAATCCTCTAAAGAATTCGTCGAATTATCAGTATATGTGTTTGAAACAGGCTCTGATTTTTCCTGTACTCCAGCAACCTTAGTTTGTGTAACGTCTTCATAAATATTAGAGGATGAAGAAACTCTAGGTTCAGGTGTTGATTTAGATGCTGCTACTCCTCCTACAATTTCGTTAATCACTCTTTGTTCTGGGACTGTATTTCTGATAACATTCATAACTTTTTCGGTTAATTCTTCGTCCCAATCCTTATAATCAAAACTAGATAAGTTTTTAGGCCCCTCGTTAAGATAAGATAATATGGTTTCCATATCTTCTTTGGTTTTCTTCATACTAACACCATTAACTCTAATAGGTGTTCTTTCTCCTACAAAAGAGCAAAGGTCATAGTTGTTCCATTCTCCAACCTTTCTTACACTTACTGCGAATTCTCTACCTTCGAAAAGATCGTAAGGGTTACAAGGATCACCATATTCAGGTTGCAATTGTGCCTCAATCATATCATTCAATTTCTTACCGAATTTGAAGATCATAATTTTCCCCTCAAGTTCAGGCTTGTTTTTATCCTGTACCACTTGGATTAACGAATAGAAATCCTCTTTTCTTGAAAATTTCTTAGATAACTCCTGGTCAGCTGCAGAATGAGAATTTTTCAATTTCCAGAATAGATCTTTTAGAATTGATTTTTTACCAACTGTCGAAGGACAGTCTACAGAAAAACCATTTCCGCTAACTGGATCATTTAAATACACGTAGTATTTATGAATTTTTGATTTGGATGGATCTACTGGGTTTGGCACAAATCTGATTAATGATTTGTAAACTCCATCTTTACCGTCTTCCGGATAAGGTTTGTAGAATTCAAGATCTTTCTCCCCTTGTTGTGCTGGTTTCGTTACGAAAGCTTCTGCGTCTAAGTTAAAAATGTCTAAGTTACTCATAATTTCTTTTTTTTAATTTCTTTTTTTTACTTTTATTTTATTGTTTGTTTCTTTTTATTTTCGATTATTTTCATCTAATTCCAAATTTCTTTCAATCATATCAATCATAGAATGTATTATTTTAATATGCAATTCCTGTATACGGTCAGCATATTGATTTGCTGGAGTTAATATAATATGATCTACAAACTCTCTAAAAAGGACTCTTATATCACTATTAGGACGATCTGATGTTAGTATAACAACCATCATTCCGCAATTTTTAGCGCTTACTGCTGCTCTAGTAATATTATCAGAATTTCCGGACGTAGTTATACCGAAAAAAATATCTCCTGATTTTCCTATTGCTTCTATGTATCTTGAAAAAATCTGATCAAATCCATAGTCGTTACCCACACAAGTTATGTGGCTAGGATCAGATATAGAAATGGCAGCTAGAGGTTTTCTATTTTCCCTCCATCTGCCAGATAGTTCTTCCGCAAAGTGCATGGCATCAGACATAGATCCACCATTGCCTGCAGTTATTATTTTATTTCCGTTTTTAAGTGCTGTGATTATAGTATTAGCAGCCTCTTCTACCGAGTTTAGATACTCGTCGTTGTTAATGAAGTCATTTAAAATTTCAGAGGCCTGATTTAGATGTTCCTTCAAAATTCCCTTTAGTTTCATAAATTTCCTCTAATTCTTTCTTTAAATATAAATTAATCCAAGTTGCATCCACAATATCATCTATTGGTTTATTCACCACCTTTTTAGGTGTTATCCACTCTTCTTTATTTTCCTTTAATATTCTACTAAAATCTTCTAAATTTGTTTCACTTTCTTCGAAATCACACAAAGCGTGATATAATTCATCTTTTTTTGCAGTACCTTTAACTGCATATTTTTTAATTGTAGTTGGAGAAAAAACATAAAATGAATCCTCACCAACTTCCGAAATTATTCTTTCTCTAAGTATTCCAGTAGCCATGGAAATATCAATTAAAGCATTCCCTTTAGAAGAAAAACTAAGTCCCTCAATAGCAACATAAAATCGGTCATGCCCCATTACACTAATTATAGAATCCCAAAGGGAATCTACTATTTCTAGAAAATGCACAATTTTAGATCTTTCTCTTCCTGTATAATCCTCGGGGAGTTCTCTTTTTCCTATGAAATTGAGAATGAAATTATCATTTTGGTCTAATACAGAATAAGGTTTTTTCTTATTTTTTAAAAGTGATTCCGGAGATCTTTCAGATCTAGTGACAGATCCCCAGGTATATTTTCCATCTTTAAGACAACAAAATGCTGGAGAGTTTATAGAGAAGTCAATTCCGACTAAATTCATAAAAATTGGATTGGTTAATTAGACACTAGTTTTTTGTCCAGTACTACCAGTGTAACCATAAACCTTTGATAGTTTTTCGAAACACTTTTTCATCTGTTCCTCAGATAAGCATTCTATTATATCATTCAGAACTCTTTGATCGTTACCTGATGCAGCAATCAAAAGATTTTTCATGTGGTCTTTTTCACTATATAGCGGTTGACCGTATTTCATTTCATTTACTTTTTTTAAATCACTGAATGTCTTCATTCTATTTGTTTTTTTATTTGTTCTATATATCCTATTTAACTTCTAAAACTATATCTATATAGTTACATTTAAATCCCACATTAAAGCTAGTTGGCTGAGGTGAATTTGATGTGTAAGTCAATTCAAGTTCAGAAAAAGAAGTTAACGTAACTTCCTGGAAAGTTATTGACGTAACAATATTACCCTCATTATCCATAATTCTTAGTGGTAAGTTTTGTATAAATAGGTTAGGATTTTTAAAATCCATAAAATGTAAAATTGTATCTAGCATTATAAAATAGTTTATAAAACCGTCGACATTTTTAAATTGTATATTAAAATCTCGGCTAAAAAGATCTTGTATAGGTGTTCCACTTTTATAAGTTATTCTTTTACCTAGATTTCTAGTTTGTTCAACAGAATCTATAGTCATTGAAGGGAATCCGATAGATCTAATAGTACTATTCATGTAACTAGAAACATCATCGAAGGGAATCGGTTGTTTCTTTAAGTATGGCAAATATTTATCAGTAACAACAGAAGGGAAAAATCCCTTTGGAAATACAAAATAAAAACTATTTGATTTAGGATTTAATATCATCTCTATTTATATTTTTATTCGGAGGTTAAAAATTCTACAGCTTTTATATTATGAGAGATTAATCCTTCTACAACATAAGTGTGAGCTTCTTCTACCTCTATTTTAACAACTGGTCCTTCACCTATTCTTTCCTTATATTCAAGAATAGCTAACCCGTCAACAGTTTGTATTCGATCGCCTATTTGGATATCTGATACTGTAACATATCTTCCATCTTCAACCAAGAATTTATGTGATTCTGATACCTTTATAATTTTTCCAGCTACAGAAATTGATAGTATAGGTTGATTTACTATTTCGAAATAAGAAACTCTATATGAATCCCATTTTCCTGTATTTTCATGGACTGTAAAAATATAATCACCAACTTTTAAATCTCCTGCGTTTATCCATTTATCATCACCCAATAGAATTTTCATATCTGGTGTTGGACATCCTCCGCCTCCGCTATTTCTTCCAGCGAGAGTGCTTAGTGAAGAAGGAGATAATAGACCGTTAGCTGCTTCTATGAATTGTTCTTTAGTCAGGTTCGGGTATTTTATATAACCTGCCTTTCCTGGGGTAAGAAAATAACCTATTACAGTTTGATCTTGCCATCCAGTAGCCTTGTATCCAGCTATTTCTGCACTTAATGCAGATATTAGTTGACTTCCGGAAAGAGTAGAATTAGTATTACCAGAAGGTGTTCCTATACTAAATGTACCTGAAGTTGATGTTGCAGGTTGTATATTTTTAATAACTGGGGAAGGAGCTGGTTGTTCGACTGATCCCACTATGTTACTTCCACTTCCTGAGGATTGAATAGGATTAGATGGTGTCTCTGTTACAACATCACTTTCACCTTGTTTTTTCCAATATCCCCAGTACATAACAGAATTAGAGTTATTTACAGGAGTTATTACATTAGAAGAAGGAATATTAACGTAATTATTTACCCCATTAATAGACATCATATCATTTCTTCTATTAGATATTACAGTTTCTACTCTTTTTTCTATAATATTATTAGTTGTTCCAGGATCAACAGAAATAGTTTCTTTACTAATAACACTAGACTGTGCTGGATTAATTGATATTCCATTAGTTATAAAAAATCTTCTATCTGTAAGTTGTAATATTTTTGTAGAAATAGACTCATCAAGTTTAAAAGCCAATTCACCATTTGATGGATTAGCTATATTTCTATCATCTAAAGCTGGGACCTGAATTTTATTCCCCGAAGGATCTATAAAAGAGATATTGAAGTTTCCAGAAGAACTTAAGTCTATTGCAACTGGATCTGAGGACGGTCCACTTTTAATAAATTTAAACTTATAATAGTTATCAAAAGGAGATATTGATATTGTCATTTTTCCGGTTCCGTAAGCAATACTTTGTTCTGCTCCGGTATTTACACTTAGACTATTATCAGAAAAAACTAAATTATTTACCGTAGAAGTAACATAATTCTGATTTATGAAAACGTTTGTGTACTTAACAATTTCCTTTGGCGCAATACTTCTTCCTCCTCCCATAGTTATACCTGCCTGAGAATAAACTCTATTATAGATTTTTTGTATTTGTGGAGATGTATTTAATTTGATAGGAGTTATATTAGTTCCCCATTGTTTTGGATTGTTTGAAGTATATGTAGATATTCTAGTAACTCTGCTTTGATCCGAATTATTTATCAAGGACATGGTGTATCTTAAAATAAAACTTGAAGATACAGCAGCATTTCTAACAATCGGTCTGTAATAGTTAGGTAAATCATATGCGCTTGTTTGTATTGACTGAAAGCTGGAGGTTTGAATAAAAGCAGATCCAATTTGCTCCAGGACTTCTATCTGATGACTTATATAATAAGAATTCCCTATAGAATTCTGAAATAATATAAAGTCTTCTATAAATCCTTCATTATCTGTAGCATAATATTCAAAAAATTGTCCCTTATCAGACTCTTTTATCATTGAGCCAATATTAGAAAAAGGATCTTCTTGTTCCAGAGAAAGAGTAGCTATACTAGCACAGTTATATCTTTCATATCCATTAAAATCAACAGTATTTTGAACTTGCCAAGCAGTCAATCGAATAGGTGCACTATAAACGAACCCATCACCACTTGAACTAGTTAAAGAAGCTAAAGTTTCTGGTTTAAAAGACTGAGAAGAAGCAAGATACTTATCATTCATGTCTTTTAAATTTGGAACCTTTATTTCGAAATATTTGTCATATATGTTAGCTCCTATTGTTACTGGATTTGGATTTAGATAATATTCCTGCTCAGTACCTTTTTTTATTAATATTTGTGAAACGGTAACAAATTCTAGATTTTGATCTTGATACTCGATTGACAATATTAGACCATCTATGTTATTTAGATTATAGCCTGCTCTTATATGGTATCTTACGCTATCATAAACAACTGAAAGATTATATGGGAAATTAATAGTCAAATCTGACGTATTGGTAAGTTCATCAGAATAATCATTAAAAGGAACTATTAAATTGGAGTCCAATGTAACGAAAGAACTTTCTCCTATTCTAACTACGTTATTTTCTGTGGTGTTATGCGTAGTTTCATAATCTGAATTTTTATTAAATATCTGGACACTATTACTTCTATATCCATTTATCAATTTATTATACCCCACAGTAACGCCACCATTATTAACAAAATGCGTTTCTGGTGTTGGTTCATCAGCATACATATACTCCATTAATAAATATGGAGTTATTTGAACGAATTTAGATGTAGTAGTAAAATCCATTTTTATATTTTATTTTCCAAATTGTAAAAATCTTGGTGAATAGTGAACACCTACACCAATGTAAAATCCATTATCTATACCTTTAGAATTCCCAATTATACCATATCCAAAATTTACACCAAATCCAAATTCTTTTCTAGCAGATTTTAGTGCCTTTCTGGTTTCTGGATTGTCGGTTATATCAAAAGAATTAATTTCATTAAATCTTAGGTTCGGATAGTCAGTTGTTATTCTAGTCATTATTCTTTTTGACTTAGGGTCCTGATATATTCCAGTAACGATATCTATATTTTGTTCTATGTTTAGTGACGTCCCTCTAGGTATTATGTTTGCTATATATTTTGTAGAATCTCTAGAGTCTCTTTTAAGATCTATCTGATAAGGAACTTTACCTGATATTTTTAATCTATTTTTTCCGGGGAGTGAAGGTTCATGAGTAAAAACAATAGATTCTGAACCATTAGGATCTTTTATTACTTCGGAAGGTATATTAACGATACTATCCTTATATTTGGTTACAATCTGAACTACCGTTTTTGGAGTGGTTTTCTTTCCGTTAGATTTTAATTCAAGTCTCTTTATTAGATCAATTTGATCTTTTTCTAATTGTGAAACTTTTTTCTGATATGATGATTTCTCAACTATTATTTTTCCAATCTCTTCCTTGATTACTCTTACAGAATCTCTGGCTGCTAAGTAGTTATTATGTTCTAAAGAAACATCAGATTTAGTTGTTTTTATCATTTCACATTGTTTAAATACAAGAAAGATTAAAATAACTATTACCCCGGCTAAGAATAACTTATTGGTTAATATATTATAAACTCTATTCACAATTTCTTTATTTATATACTTCATTTTCTATATCTTCTTTTTTCCAAACTAGATTTATAGGATCTAGTGTTCCATGTCCATATTTTTTCTCCAATTCCAATATGTACATTCTTTCAGCTTCCCTACATTCTTCTAACATAAGAATGAGTTCTGCTGATCTTTCCTCCATATCTTTAATAGTTCTCTCGACACTTAAGATCTCTTTGTGTATGCCTACAAAATCCTTTGATAGGTTAAGCATATTTTCTCTTTCCTCTTTATTTAAATCTATCATATTATATATATTTTTATTTTAAACTGTCAAAAACTATTATATCCATTATAATCAGGATCTAAATAATCTGGTGGTTTTATATTATGAGAAACTGCTCCTTCTAATACGTATGTGTGAGCATTCTCTACTTCTATTTTAACTACCTCCATCAAACCTATATTTTTCTTGGATTCTATATGGGATATACCATCTAAAGTTACTACTGAACTTCCTATATTAAGATCTATCAATGGTATATAATCACCCTCAGGGGTTAAGAATCTATGCATTTCAGATACTTTAATTTCTTTACCTCCGATAACAACCAAAATTACATCTTGGAATGCTCTTTGAGTATATTTTACTTTATAATAATCCCAAATATTAGTTATTTCATGAGGAGTATAAACTAAATCACCAATAACCAATTCACCAGCAGATTTCCATTTATCTTCTCCCATATAAATAAGCATATCAGGTGTAGGACAATATGGAATCTCTCTAGATGAACTAGATGAACTAGAGGTACCATCACCATTATAACTTGAAGATGCTGGCGATGACCCTCCTGAAGTTATAGGTTGACTAGAACCTATACTATTAAGATTAGTCAAATCTACAAATCCTCCTATTCCATTGGATGCTTTATAAAAGAGTCTAGGATTAAGATTTGTCGTGTTTGCTATACCTAACCAATGTAAATCAATATATTGACAAAATCTATTTGTATTTGTTGGATTTGTTGGAATTATTGGAGCTATAGTAGTAGTTGTCGTGGTCCCCCCTGTATACTGTTTAGCTTTAATATATATTACATTCTCGTTTGTGCCGATAAAAGTATATGATTTACTAGAGCTATAATTACTACCATTGTCTGGACACATAGACGTTTCTATTGCTATCTGCTCACCATTGTTCCCTATAAACGTTACCACATCTCCAGACTTTAGGCCATAAATTCTTGTAAGAGTTTGACAAGATGACCAGCTAGTCGGTGGTAAAAAATTAAATGGTCCCCCATTTATACTATATTTTAATAATGTCGAGGATCCGTCTGTTGCTGAATTAATTAAAATGATTCCACTTGGAAAAATTGTAGATGTTAAATCTAAATAACTTAGGATATTATTTGAAGTCAATCCTCCTGATCCGTAACTAGTATAATTAAAAACTAGTCCCTGAATATATCTTGAATTTGGGTTAGAATCTAAATTATTAAGCAATATCCTATATGTATTACTTTTTCCCGTACTATAAACAGGATCAAAAACATTTAAGTATGACGAAGGTATTCTAAGATATATTCCTGATTGATTCCCCGATGTATAAAAAGTTGGTGTAATAACTATAACATTAGAATTCCATAATGAAACGTCACTTAAATCAAAAACATTATTTAAAACTGTAGATCCTAAAGTATTAGAAGGATATTTTGCAACAGAGGAAACAGAACTTGTATTTTTAGTGACGTATGATGCTTTCTTAACATGATAAGAAAAAGGTCCTCCTGTTCCTCCTGTAGCTCCTCCAGTAGATCCAAATATCGTCTGAGCATGTTTCCCACTATCTACGGTACCCGATGGTTTACCCGATAAAATAGGATTTCCTGTAAGATCATCTATTCTAAAAGAATCGTCTGCTGAAGATGTAGTTGCTATAACTATTCCGGAGTTTAAACCCCCTGATTGTGGAACGTCATTCATCACATAACTTCCGGTTTCAGAGTATATCACAGTTGGATCAGAGTGAACTAGATAAAGAGAAGATAATAGTAGATTTTTTGAAGTAACTCCAAAGATACCTCCACTTCCTATGGTTACATTAGAAGAAAGATAAAAATTACCATCACCTTTAATAACAAAATCTGAAGAATTCGAGCTAAAATTATTACCGAATAATATATTTCTAGCAGCTCCCGAATCTATGGATAATATTAAATTTGATTTTATTTCAAGATTTCCGGAAGATTTATAAATTAAATTTCTATTACTTCCTATGTTTTCCCAATAAAATGAAGGAATTCCATTAGAAGTAGAAGAAGATTTAGAAAAACTTAATATCGGATAACTCGTTTGATCTTTTGTTGCTATTACCAATTTGGATTTATTCGGATTTGAATAAGAAGGATCTATTGATCCATCGCTTAAAACTAAACTTGTTTTTTCTAAATCCCCATTATTTTTTAAACCGATAACATACTTATCAGTTGATGAAGCAGGTCCTTGTATCCAAGAATAATTAGAAAAGTATGAAGAACTGAAAAAAGAATACCCTGAATATATCCAATCTCCATTAGAATCTAAAAAGTTAACAGATCCCTCGCCGGTTGAATTGTCGATCCAAATATCATATTCACGGGATAATCCAATTTCTGGGGTTGAAGATTGTTTAAAGAAAATTGTACCTCTATCTCCAGTTACTCCACTTTCTCCCTTATATCCAGCAGGACCGGGTAACCCGGTAGCACCTCTAGGACCTTGGTGTCCATCAGGACCTACAGAAAAAGACAATATTTGGTTGAAATTATAGTTTATTTTATCTACTATTTCCTTCCTATCGTCTCCCTTAAAAATATATTTAGTATTAAATTTCATATTAAACTATTGAATTACTTGTTGTTAAAACTCCACAGTATATATTAGCTAAATTTCCACCCCATGCAGAATAAAAAACTTTATACCATCTTCTATTTCCTCCAGTAGAGCCAATTCCTCCACTAGCACCATTTATATTAACAATAGTGAACTCTACGCTTGATGCGTATTCTCCCAAAGGGAAAAATGCAACTTCTTCGTTTGTCCCCATATTATATGTACTAGGTAATCCTCCGGGTGATTCTGACGTATTCAGTCCAACAAATCTAAAACAATCTGATGTAGACGATGGATTGCTACTGTGTACTTTAAATGATATCGATTCCTGAGTATCTAGTAAATTTAACCACCCTTTATTAAATCCTGTTGTACCTCCTGTAGCAGGTGTCCATATACATATTCCTCTTTCTCCTGAAGATGCTGAAGGAGATTTTTCTATAACAAAATCAGATCCGTTGTTAACGTAATAATAATTACCGCTATTTGTATTTACCGATATCGAAGGAATTATATTAGTCCAATTAACAACAGTTGAAGCATAAGTTCCCTGTCCGGTTTCAGCTAGTTTCTGTGAAGGTTGTGCTGAATTTACTTTCTTGTCCACATAAACATACCCTGCCCCAAAAACTGTAAATAAAGATCCACTTCCTTGTGTAACTTTTAACAGGAAAGCATTATTGTTAGATGTAGATTTATATAAATATCTTAGGTTACCAGTAGTCGGAGATCCTGATATCAAATGTAAAGGTGGTTTGTCATCACTTGATTCTGAATATCCATTAAAACTAGTAGTTATATTAAATCCATCTACTGAGTATGTTATATTCTTAGTTGAAAACAGTGCAGATCCTGAATTAAAATCCAGATAAAGATCATTAGTAGCATTAACACTAAATAGCTGTGAACTATCAAAATAAAAATTAAATCCTAATGAATTTAAAGAAACTGAAGAAGTACTAGATTCTAATAGTAGGTTTGATGTGGGTATATTTATCGTAAATCTATCAGAAGTACTAAATCTCAGACCATAATCACCTCTATTTGCAGTAGCTCCCTGATCCCAATAGAATCTAGGGGTTCCTGAAGTAAAACTTAAATCCTTATAGTCAGATTTGGTAAACTCTAATATATTTTTATTTGGATCAGATCCATTTACTGATAATACGAATTTAGAATATTGAGGATTAAATATAGTATTTGGTGAGGATTCAGTTCCACTTTCCATTGAAGGATTGTCACTAATAACAACAGTATAATTTATAGGGGTATTTTGTGACAAAAAATACCCATATTTACCAGAATTTCCTAATGAATTTGAAATAGGTCCAGATATTCTAAATAGATCTTCAGATTTAAGGTTTATCCCATAATAAGACCAGGACCCAGTGGAACCTAATTGATAAATAGAGTTTGACAAATCTGTATTTAACCAAAAATCGCCTATTCTTGATGTAATGGGTGTAGGTTGGCATGGACCAACAGACCATATACTTCCTCTAGGACCTTGATCTCCGTATGATCCTATAGGTCCGGTCTCCCCCTTATTACCCTCTGGACCTTTGGATCCGATTCTTCCATACGGCCCACCTTTAAGTGTTAACAGATTTGAGAAATTTTGATTTACTTTATCTGTTAAATTCTTCTGAGAATCTCCTTCTTTAATTCTTAATAAATTTAATTCTGACATTTGATATTCTGATAGAAATAATTATTGTATATATCAAATATTAAAAGATCCTCCATATCCTCCTGTCGGACCGTATGCTCTATAAAAAACCGTTATGTTATTATCTCCAGTAACTCCTCTAGATATAGTAAAGTCTATATTACTAGCAGAAAAAGGCAAAGATATAACATTAGAAACATCTCCACTAGTTGCTCCTTTACCGATATATTTAATACCGTCAGTAAAACCACTCTGTACACTTGTTGGACTATAATGAACATTTATATCTATAGATTGTCCTGGGTCTAATCCCCCTGTGGTACCCCAAGAATAATTGGATGCACTATAGATTCCAATTCCTATGTAGCTACTACTAGGAACTGTTGGATTTATGACAATAGTGTTTCCAGTTTGTAAAACTGCAGAAGATACCGGAGTTGATGAACGAGAGATTAAATACCAATTAACAAAATTCGAAGAAACTGAGCTAGTTGCTCCTGGTGTAGCTGAAGCATAAGATATTCCAGTTTCGATTTTTTTTGTTTTTATTTTACCTTTTGTGTTTATGTAGAATTCTCTTTCAGAAGAAGATTCTAAAGAAACAGCATAAACCGAATTTGAAAGTGTCTGGAAAGTATCAGCAGATCTGGATGTTCTAAATCCATATTTACCCCCATTATACGTGTATATGGAAGGAGCTGTTGATGTAAGAGAAGCTGTTAAATTAACAGGTGCATTGATGTATCCAGACCCCCCTGTTATGTTCATAAAAGCACTTCTGATCTTGAATTCATTCGTTGAATTCATAGAAAATCCGCCGGTGGAGAAAATTCCAGAATTGGAATCGATACCATAATTTATTTCAACACCTCTTGGAGACTGTATGGATAAATTATTGAATCTAGATTGAAACCCTCCAGATACTCCGGTAACAAAAGATCCTCCGGGTATTTCTAAAACTAAAGAATTATCATTTAAAGAAAAGTTTTTCCATCTAAAAATTGGATGCTTTGAATAATCAGAAACGGATCCTGATTCTATATTACTTTTAGAAAATTCTAATATAGGAGAATCGTTTACTGAGACATTGGTAGATATAACAAATTTTGAAAGATCTTCATTCAATATACCCGACTCTGGGACATCGTCTGCTACTATAAATAAATAATTCTGAGGAGAATTTTGATCGAATGTTATAACAAATCCAGTTCCTCCTGAAACATAATCAACCTCATCTTTTCTAAATATAGATCCTTCGGATGATAAACTATACCCAGTAGAAGTCCATCCACTTTCATTAAAAACATAAATTTTTCCGTCGTTTGAATCTATCCAGAAATCGCCTTCCATCACCGTATTATATGGACCTGAAGGTTGAGCTAAATTAACAAACCATCTATTCCCTCTTATTCCAGTAGCACCAGTATTTCCAGCAGGTCCTTTGCTTCCAGCAGGTCCTGTGTCTCCTACAGGTCCGGTTATACCCTGAGTTCCACCATTAGCTTCTATAATTTCATCAAAATTATAGTTTAGTTTGTCTATTGCATCAGATTGAGAATCGTTATAATCTAAATACTGTATATTAGTAATTGGCATTTTTTATATTTTATTTATTCCTAAATTAAATAATATAGAGCAATTATAATTTGCTTCTACATTATACTCAAAATTATAAATTAAATCCTTATTTTTGATTAATTTATAATTGGGTTCATTAAAATATTCCATCTTATATTTATCAGAATTAAAAATATCCCCTCTTACCATTAGATTAGGATCTATGTATTCCGAAGACTTTTTAACATACATGTCAAATAAATTTCCCTGATACAACGGAGAAACGTTTAAATCTATATAATTATTAATATCGTCATTTATAGAATCAGGATTACCTACTCCAAAATCAGAAATTATATTATCAATAAAAGTCTGTTTTATACCAGAATTTAGTAAATATCTTCTTAGCATTCTATCCAATCTGATTATACCCTTTATAATTCTCATTTCTGGAAAATATTGCCATATTATTTCTGCGTCAGGAAATATTGCAATATCTAATTTATTATAATCAACACCAGAAAGGTATGGGCCTACTACTCCAATACCGGTAGCAGAGTTATTCTGCTGTATATTCTGGATTGATGAGATATAAGATTCTATATTATTATTTATAGTGGAAACGTCGCTGTTTCCGGTAGTTCTTGAGATTTGAAGAGTTATGTAGTTATCAAACTTAACAGGGTCTGGTGTTTTCATTATTTTAGAACCAAAGAAGGTTTTAAATTCCTTCATAGATCTGGTTCCTGCAACATCAATATAAGTTTCTGCTCCAGTAAATTTTTGATAATAACCAGGATCCCAAGAAGAAGAAAATACATTAAAATCTTTTTTCCATATAGGAGACTGACCAACCAAAGGATAAACAGGACCTTCTGGTAAATTTTGACTCTGTGAAAGTATATTATTATCAAGTGAAACTTTAGTAAATTCCAGGTTTCTAGATATTCCGAAATAATATTTACCAGGGGAAAAATTACAGTTTCTGAATGAAAGATCTAAATCATATCCATAGACAGAATCGGTTTTATCATTATCAAAATGTAATATTTTTCTAAATAAAGGCTCGTATCCTCCAGAATACCTCAGTAAAGTTGAAGGTAAGTTTTGTCCTGATTGTATAACATAACCAGTAGGAATAGATTCTCCTATTGTTTGAGGTCCTCCGTAAAATTTAGAAGGTCTAGATCCCTTAGCTTTAACAAGTCTAGTAGGTTTTTCTATATAAAGTTCAAAATCATTAACTCTTTCTATGCTAATTAAATTTACAGGATCCCAAAAATAACTATTATATTTAATGTAAGGTGAACTCGAATTTATTCTTCTTGCAATGTCAGCAACAGAAGTTCTCTGTAATATTGAATCGTAATAACTCTCACCACCTTGAATCTGGAATACCGGTTTATTTCTATAAACAGACGAAGGTCCAACAGGAACTGTGATTGGGTCTTCAGAAGAAAAAGATATATTAAATGTATATGGAGCAGATCCTGTTGCCACTTTACCAAATTCAATATATGTAGGTCCTACACCAATAGGCCAAGGATATGTTGGTTCCCCAACTATCCCCGGAACTTTAAAACTTCCTCTGCCAGTAGGACTAGGTCCTGCAGTAGCTCTCGGTGAATTTTCAACGAAAAATGTGTGAATCTCTTCTCTTAAATCAGTATCGTAAGTTGTACTTGGTATATAGTTAATAACTCCAGGACTCTGAGTTGTATTAACAGAACTACCGGACGATAACGAAAGATCTAAGGCAGAGCTTAATTTTATATCAGCTATATCATAGTATTTCTCTCCTATAACCAGATTAGTATTTAGCTTCTCTTTATTGCTTAATGCATAAAGAAGGGTATAATCTAATTGAGGACTTCCTCCAGTACCTCCGGTATATCCAAGAGGAAGAGATTTATAATCTCTCATTAAAACATTACAAACAAAAAGAATAAATTTCTGTTGGCTATTCTCTATAACTTCATAGCTAACTGGATCTTGTATGATAGAATCATCTTCAGGTATAGCCCTCATTATCGCTGCAAATTTATAATCCTCATATCCTCTATATTGCGGAATGTATTTATCCACAGAATTTAAATTTGAATTTGAAAGATTTGATCTTTTTTTCAAAAACACTTTTACTCCCCTAAATAAAGTCTCATAATAACCATTTGCTTTGTTATAAGTAAATGGGGTGAATAGTTCTTTAGTATATGACTTAGAATCTGAGTATTCTGTCTGATAATCTTGAGGCTCAACAGTAAAATAAGAGGAAAGATATAAAGAATCTGAAGGATCTGTACTTCTTGTCTTTACCATATCTATTTTGCCAGGAAGATAGCTATTCTGATTTTGCATTTCCTCTATAGGAAATTGTCTAGGTGGCTCTTCTAATAAAAACCACTCGTGGGTAACATATCTAGAATCTGGAGTGTTTTTATCTATACTAGGAGAAAAGTTAGTAGGAGTAAAAGCAGGACTTACGTTAAGTCTATATGTATTACCTCTGGCATCTGTACCTGAACTATATCCCCATTTATTTATAAATGGAACTATTCTAGAAACGTTGGATCTTTCCTGTGTATAATTTTCTTCTAAATATTCATATTCACTGTATAATTTACCTCTATTAAATATCTGGATTTTATTAGAAGTAGAATTAACTGGATCTGGATTTAATTTTTGAATCCCTATAAATCCATTGAATGCATTTAAATCTGAATTATATCCTATTCGATTTCCGTAATTAGTTTTAGCTGGATCATATAAAACATCTGAATATTGGGCAGGAAAAACTACTAAATCCTTATATAAATTTGGACTGGCATCTGTAAAATACCCAACTCCAGTAACTCCATAAAAAATATCACCAGGATTATAGATTTGTTCATTATACTTAGCTTGTCCCTGTTTAACTAAATATGGTATATTTGGCGAAATTTCCCCAGTAACTCCTATTTGCAATTGGAAATACTTATATGTTTCTGGTGTTGGTGTATATCCATAATTAGAATACCAGAAATCGAAATCAAATTCCTTGACATCAAAGAACGTAAAAACTCCAACCTTTAAATCAGGGGTACTATAAACATTAAAAGATTTATCTGATCCCAATTGTATTTTAGGATAATGTGTGGTGTTTACTTTGGTATCATAATCTGAGATATTAGCAACCTTTCTGTAAGAGAAGTCATTAAACCCAATTATCTTATTTGTTATTGGATCTCTCTGTGGAGAATCAATATATCTAGTAACGCTGGTTATCACTGAATATCCATCGCTAGTTTTTATGAAATTTCCAGGTTTTACAAAGCCGTCATATTCAATAGGAAAAGATACCCTAGTATCTTTAGTTCTTGTTCCCCCTTCGAAATGAACATTTGATTTTATTTCAGAAGCATCTACACCATTGATCTTTAGATATCCTGATCTAGAGAAGGTGTAATATTCGGACCATCCGGATATATTAGGTTCGACATTAAATTGACCAGGTGCTGCAATATTTATATTAGAGTTTGCTAAATAATATAAATCTTTATAAAGAACTATATCACCTTCTAAATATGATGATGTATTAGACCAAATACCCTTAAATCTTAAAGAGAAATTTTCATAGTCATCGAAAACACTTATTGAATATGAATCGTTTCCATAAGTGCCTGAATCCTTAAGTCTTATTATCGAAAAATTAAGATTTGCTCCGCTTTCCCATGTTGCAGGATTCACTAGATCTAAAAGATTTGAAAATCCTTTTGCAATCTGATCTGTAGTTCCTGAATTCGCATTAAAATAATAACTGGAGCCTGTTGAATAATATGATCCAGCTACCCAAACTATAATCGATGAAAGATCTTCAGATCGTATGAGATCATATCTTTTAGGCCCTTCCGCTCTTTTCCCATTAGGCCAATATATCTTGAAAGTTATAGATTTTTTTAAATCGTAAGGTTTTAAGAACTCTATATCACAGTAAGATTTTCCCGCTTCTTTGGCATTTATTCCTGGTACAGTTGCTATCTTCGTATCTGTTCCTGTCATTTCCAAAAGATCCAAACTAGAGTCATGTATAACAAATGATCCTGATGTAGCTCCTGCAGATCCAGTAGCAGAAAAATTTCCACTGTTAAAATCAAAAGGACCGTATGAATATTCAGGTTCCCCATTATAATTTTCGACTCTTTTTAAAGTGTGAAAATTATTATTTTTATCACTTATATAAAAAAGTTTATTCCTATTAAGATTGTTTATGTCATTAGATCCTGGTAAAAATCCATTACCATTTTCATAGAAAATTCTTACCCCCGTAGAGGAATTAACTTCATAATTGTTATTATCATAATAATAACCAAAAGAATTTCTTATTGGTTTTGGAGTATTATTATTACCTTCCAAATTTCTATATTCATAAAAGAAATTACCATTTAATCTAAAAGAAGCCATGTCATTCTTAGAAACATAGAATCCCAAGTATCTATTTATGGTATACATATCAGAATCCGGATCATCGAAAAGAAATTCGAGATTTAAAAGATTTGGACATATTATATTATTTCTAGAAAATCCTGAAGTCATATAAGATTCAAAATCAATCATCCTATCTGAGGAATCCCCGGTGTAATATTGGGATAATATTTCACCCTTTCTAGTAAATACACCATCAGAAATAGAAACCCCCCTGAAGTAAGTATAGGAATTTGGACCTAGACTAACATCGATTGGTGATTTCGAAAATTGGTTGTCATTAAATATAGATCTAATATATTTACCAATTTTACTATTTTCCCCTATATCAAATGTTTTTACGACGGTTAAATTTGGAAGGATCTTATCACTAAATAATGTTTCTACGTCATTAACTAAATCTAAATTAGCCAACTCATCAAAAAGAACTACTATACCACTTCCAGATAAAACCGTATACGTTGAATAGCTATCCAAACCAGTGAAAACCTCACCAGCAGAATAGATAATATCATTACCGGATATATCTTTACCGTATGATATCTTAAAATCGGTAGAACTATCGTAGTTCTGGACTAATTTATATTTATAGCTACCTAATATGTTTGTTTGATTTTTTGAATAAGGATAACTAATAGGATCCGGAACTTTAAATATTACAAAATAATCCGGGATTTCGTTTTTTATCCATAACGGAGCAAAATAACTAAAAGATTCGTTGTAGTTTTTATCAACTAAAGCTGAAGCACCACTAGCATAAAAAAAGTCATATTGATCCGAAAATTCCTTAGCTGTTTCGAAAGCCCCTCTAGTGAATTCTCCAACCTGAAAAATTGAAGAGGATGGCGTGGTTCCCTTATCAAAGAAATTGAACACATCCAGTGCAAAACTATTTTCTCCTGTAATATTAAAGTTTTTAAACCTATCATTACTAAGGGTAGGGTTCACACTCATGGAATTAAAACTAACTCCGTTATTTGAATCAACAGTTATTTTCAAATTCCCAGTCAATTTGGGATTTGTTCTAATTACTGCAAATGATGAATTATAATCAAAAAGCTTAGCTCTGGACATATGTCAAATTTTTTATCTAAATTAATTAAATGTGTTAATACCGCTATCAAAATTAGGGGCAACCAATGTGTCGTTCTTATATGATCCGGTAACTTGTACATCAAAAGAGAATGTATCCTCATTTTGTACTTGTACATCTATTCCTATTTTTTTACTGTAAGTTATATTTGTTAAATTACCAGATTTTCTCCATCCTCCGATATATCCAGATTTATCTACAGCTCTAAATTGGAATACTAAAGGTACGTTTATAGCATTGGAATCACCTTCATATAAAGTTCTCGTAGAAAGAGAGGTAGTTCCTTGTACCTGTAAAGAAGCTGAAGAAGAAGGTCCTAGATAAAGATAAGCTCCACAAGAATATTTACCTATTAAATATTCATCATTTGCAGTAAATCCTAATTTATCTGGGTACATTCTATCATCTCTAGCTGCTGTTGGTCCGGTTGCAAAAGTTATAGGGGTCCTATATGACTGTTGAACCCAATAATAATCTAAAGTAGTATCTCCCCAGAAAGTTTGAGTATGTCTGAAAGGAGGATATATCTTATTAGATGAAGAATAAGGTTTTACTAAATTAGCATAATCAACGAAAGATGAGGAATTTCCAACTGATGCTAAATATGGGTGTCTGTTATCTATACAAAACTCTGAAATTAGACCTCCTCCATTAGGAGTTCCTCCAGTAACACCCGAAAAAGTACCATTCCATATGTTAGATCCAGTTGCTCCTGATACTGTAGAAGGAGTTTCTGCTGGGTCATAAGGAATCATAATAGTACCATTTTGAGGGTATGTTCCAGATTGTCCAAAGTTTATATTAGTCAATCCACCATCATAGGCATAAGAAGCACTAAAGTTTGTAGAGAAACTAGATCCTAAATTATTACCAGTATAAAGTTGCTGATCATATCCAACACTTCTATATCTAGGATAGATGAACTGAGAATATGAATTTGCAGAAGCAAAAGGAGGTGCTTGTCTATAATCAGAATTGCTAGTAATTGACGAATCCGCTAAAACTAAAGAAGTTATAGAGATAGGGCAATCACCATATCTAAGGTTATCGTCATATCCAACTGGATAATTCTGAGGTGATATAGTGGAAGGTGCTTTTACACTCAGCCCTCCAGGAATAACCGAAGCTAATTCAACGGAAGAAGCTTTAGCATTATATAACTGTATACTATATGTGACAGAAGCTATTTTACCAGCATCAGAAGCAAGTGGGTCTGAAAAAATATCACTATAGAATCCTGCGTTAAGTTTAACTGTAGACCCTCTAGAAACCTTAATCTTATTGTTACTAGAATCTACAATATAGATTTCAAGAACTCCTTTAGCTGTGGTTATCTGAGCTGATAAGTTTGCTATTTGATTCTGTAATTCTACTATCTTATCGAAAAGACTTATAACAGCTCCCGCACTGGTATAAAAACCACTAGAAATTCCAGAAGCTTCATGATAATATGTCTTGTCTCCTGAAGTAAATTGTTGAGAAAGATGTATAGGTAAACCTTGAGCATCTAAGTTTTTCTGAACTTTTACTACAGCAGCATCTTCATTATTTTGTCTTAGTGTTGTAGATATTCCTTCTACACTAAGATCATCCGGGAAAGATATCACAACAGATTCGGAATAATCAGAAGTTAATGGATTGTCTGGCCAACCAGCTTCAGATATAGAAGCTACCTGAATTTCCAATCTTTCACCTTTTGTTATTGCAATATCTAACTGGTTTATATTTTGAACACTGGAATCTGACGTTATTTCATCTGCCCAAACATAAACTCCTCTAGTCTGGTCATAAACTTTCTTTCTGATATCGGTTTTATATTCAGTCCAATTTGAGAAAGCAGCATTCTTTTTTAGACCATCATTATCTACAAATTCAATATTATCTGAAGGTTGAGCGGTACCGCTATCCGTCAAATATCTATATCTAACTGCAAATTGTATAACCTGTTGGGAACCAGTAGAAGGATCCACTTTTGGTGAAGGCATAGGCCAAAATCCTCTAACTCTATATTTAGGAGGAGTTATAATTTGAGGTACGTCTTGAACTAAAGTTGTCACTTCATCTACAAGAGAAGCATACAGCTGAGCTTTTTTTACTCTCTCGTTAACTAAGCTATTCAAATTTGCTTTTATTGAAGCAATATTAACACCTCTAGGAGAAGTTGATGGACTTTCGACAACATAATCTCTGATTCTGGTATTAAATCCAAATTCATCATTAAATCCAACTTGACGTCCGTCGTCTATATAAGCCATACCGTTTCTATAATAGTTATCATATCTGGATAGACCGGTATTTAATTGAAGTCTTGCCTCGCTTATAGCTTCATCTAAAGCATCAATTTCACTCTTAAGAGTTGTCTTTAAATTAAGTTTATCCTCAACAATTTTAACTGATGTTGATTGTGTTACTTGTTTGTTTATTTGAACAACTTTAAAGCTTTCCTGTGTTAAAAGTGGAGCATCAGGAACAAGACCCTGTATAGCTGGTATTTTATTTTCCTTTGCTGTTCCAAGGAAAATTTTTCCCAAATCTGAAACTTGATTTAGATAATAATTTTCCAAAGAAACTAATTCTCCATTAGAATCCTTAGTTTGTAATTCATTACTCCAGAATATTACACCAGTTGACCAAACTGCACTAACTATATTAAAGTTATCGTCAATAGTCTTAAAGAATATTCCTTGTCTTTCATTATAACCAACATTAACCTGAACATATCTAGGTCCAAAATCTGTAGAAGATATTGTTAATGTATTTGCTCCAAGATTTATTGGTTGATATCCAGAAACTCTTTTAGCTTGTATAGAAGCCTGATCTCTATCTATGGAAGTTATTTGATATAAGCTTCCGTCCTCAGTAGAAATCTTATCACCAACATCTAGACTTTTCCCGTCACCAACATTAGTTAATGTGTCGGTGTAAGTTAATTTATTTAGTTTATAATTTCTTCTTACCTCCTGAATAGTAGACCCAGTTTGGTCTGTTAAAGAAACGGTATCATCATAATAACTAATAACACTAAAATCCCCAATATATCTTATGGTTCTAAGGGGAAGTTGCTCGATTGACTCGTCGACAAAATACCCTATTCCGTTATCTGAAAGAGACTGTATGAATTCATCGTATGATAAATCATTTCTGCCCTTTAATTGTTGATCGAAATATAATTTTTGAGAATCCGTTTGTGTATTAGCGATAATTCTTTTAACCACTATTCTATCTGCAGAATCTGCTATTTGCCCGGTTACATTAATATTAACATATAGTAAAGGACTGAGAAAGCTTTCAAAAAACCAATTATCTTTAACACCAAAAGTACTAGGCACCGACAGATTTGTCAATCTAGGTGGTTCTTTTAATGTCTGATATTTAAAAACCTGTGAATATGTTCCATCTGGATTTCTAACGGTAGCTGAAGTGTCACCTATTCCTGCAAGAGATTTTATATTATTATCAAGTCTTTGAATTTCTCCACTTAAATATCCATATGATGGTATGTTTGCATTTTTAGGTAAACCTTGTTCATCAAGAACCTCTATGCTTACGGTATCATTAGTAGAGACTGCAACTTCATTTAATCCATTAATTATTTCTAATGAATTTTTCTGTAGCCTTAAAAATTGTGCTACTAAAGAACTTATTGTATTTTGTGTTCCTCCCATTTCCTTTGGTTGTTTGTTTTATTAGTTGTTGGTTAAGCTTTTTCCCATTATATCAACTTGAAATTTTAGATTTTCTGAGTCGATACAAACTATTTCTAACACTGGTTTATAATCTTGCGATGCGAATATCGATTCATCCAATGTTATGATATTTGTAGAATAGCTAATGTTACTAGGATTTGAAATTGGATATTTTCCATGTGAGTTTGTTAAGATCCTAATAAAATAGTTTCCTGGGTAAATTATATCTCCAAATGATATTCTAAATCTCTGTCCATTTTTCCATTTTACTATATCATCATTTATTCTTATTGTTAAATCCCCACTTAGAGTAATAGGATTTCCATTATTGACGTGTTTAAAATAATTAGAGAAGTTTAACAGCTGAATTTCGTTGTTTCCATTTTGAGTAAATGTTCCTTTACCCATATTCTCTCCAATATTAAAATCTTCGTTATTGTTATTGATAATAACCTGATTTGGTGTGGATTTATCTAAACTTACTCCGATTCCTTGTTTAAGTAAATCGAGATTGTATGAAACTTCAACACTAGTCTGATTATTTATAATCGCTCTAATTAAATCATAATTTTGATTAATTAGACCCATAATAGAATTAGTATTATTAAATAAAGCCTGATTTGCAGCTAATGTTTCTTCTAAATTGTTTATTTTTCTTTGTAAATTAAGAGCAGTTTCGGAAGAAAGTATTACATTTTCCACGTTTGTTACTCTTTTACTAAGATCTATGAAATTGACACTAGCATTATTTAAAGTAGCTGATGCATCTTGTAAAACATTCATTGCATCCATAAACATTGATAAAGAGAATGGAGAATAGTCGTTTATAGCCTGTTCTACCCCAGTTTGATCAATATCTGTATCAAATTTAAGATTTATTTTAAATCCGTAAGAGTTACCATTTAATTTTGTAACCGGATTTGGTCTATATTTCTGTAATCTAGGGATATAAACCTCTCCGCTAGAAGAATTAACATCATCTAAAAATAAAACTCCATATAAATTAGTTGCAAAGTCGCTTGGATTTGCAGGATCATAAACATCATAATAGATTAAAACTGCATTAAATTCAAAATCAGAGGAATCAGCAGTTGCATTAAATTCTTCTAATGTTGAAATATTAGGGTTAGATATAATTCCCTGATATGAATTAGGGTCAAAATCTATCCCAATTGAATCTAATTTGCTTCTAACATATCTGAGTGTATTAGAATTATCAGTTTTTGTTATGATGTAATTAGAAGGATCTACGAAAGAAGAATCTGTGAAATAAGTATTAGCGGTATCTCTAGGAGAATACCAACTACCTGCTACTAATGCTTCTGTTATTCCGGTGTCAATGTAACTAGAAACTGGAGAACCTAATGCATCATCATCAAAGATAGCTAAATTTGTTAAACCACTTGGATTATTCTCATCATAGCTTCTACCAAAAAGATACTCATCATTCAAAGGATTAAATGGATCATTAGACCATTGATAATCGGGATAATAATTCTTATCTACTATGTTTTTGAAAAGAACCGTTGGAGTATTACCATCTTTTGTAGGAACATAAACATAAACCTCTGAATATGTATTTGTGGAATTTTTAACCGAGTTTACTATATCTAAATTACCAACATATTGAACTACTCTATTATAAACTCCTCCGGTCATACCATAGGATCCAGTAGTTCCATAAGGAGCATCTCCTTCAACATATCTTTTTTGAGTTATTGGCAATCCCTCAGACGTAATCACAGTATTTTGATCTAATGTGGAAACAACCTCATCGGAATTCGCAGATCTAAATCTAATAGCACCGATTTCTCTTAACCATTTAAAGAAAATTCTTTCGGATACATTTTGTTTAAGAGAGGAGTCATAGTTATCGCTACCGGTTACAGTTGATTCTAGGTTTAAGCAATAACTTTGAAAGCTTTGTGAAAAATCTATATTACCATCCCCTGTTATGATCAAGCCGTTGCTATTTGCCCAGTCTATGAATGCGCTATCTGGTCCATTTAGTCTAATATAGTTAGTTTCAGAATCTGAACTATTGTCTATATTAGGAATATTTAAAAGTGCAAATTTAGAGAATCTAAATTTGTTAACAGAATTATTAAATGTAAAAGAAAGATCCTCTGCAGAAGAACTAAAAGTGTAAAATGTTCCACCTTGTACCTGTAAGGGTCTTATGAATGGGGTTTTTGCCATTGCTTTACTATATTATTTTATTATACTGTGATGTTGGTAGAGCCTATTACTATCCAAGATCCGTTCTGATTTGCCTGTCCCTGTCCAACTCTAGGCTCCCATTGAAGAGTAATTGAAGATCTATAAGCTTTATTAGCAGGTACTATTAATCCTCCAGATGGGAATCCACCATAATTAGAATTCGTATTAAACCCAGTGTAATATGAGGAAGTTCCAGTAACTCCAGTTGCAATATATCCAGTTGCTGATGATGTATTAACAATGGTTAATCTAGTACCTTGAGGAATATTAGGTAGGGTTCCACCTACAGGGGATATACCATCTACAACCTTCATATAGAATCCGGTAGGTCCGCACTCAGCATAAATTACATCCTCTAGTCCAGTAACGGAATATGGAGAATTTACTGGTGAATAAACTCCACCTCCGCCTGATGTATTCGCTGGAAATGCTGTACCTGAAGTAGCACCAGATTTATATGTCGTGTTCTGGCTTATCACATGTCCCTGTGGGCCAAAGTAAAGTGAGCTATTAGCTGATAGCGAACCGTTGAATGTTGAGCTTCCATTAGAAACAAAGGTTGAACTTGAACCTAGTGTTACTGATCCATTTGCTAAAAACTCACCTGATGAAGTAAATGTTTCAGTTTGGATATCGACAAAAGAAGAACTACCATTGGAACTAATAGATACTTTTGAATTTCCGGTTGAAGGTAAAGATATTGAATCAAATTTACCAATTTTTGCTTTAACAATACCCGAAGAAGATTTAGATAAATCTAGAATTCCATTTACTGTATCTACGCCAAATACTCCAACATAACTATTAATCCAATTCTTAAATACTAAGAAATTTGAATTTATCGTTACTCTAGATGCTGATATGGAATCAGATCCTAAGATTTCGTTAATGTTTACTGTTGCCATTTTTTTCTTTTAATTTGTTTTTTTATTGAAATATATATCATTGTCACAGACAACACTTAAATATGACGGGACAAAAAAATATCTTTCATAAAAAAGTCTTAATTGATATATCTTTAATCACAAAACATGTGATTTATTCCCGTCTAAACACAAAAAAATTAACATTAAATCAAAAAGATCTTCCAGATTGTACCCAATCTGTGCTCTAATATAAAAAATTAAAAAAAAACATGAGAAGAAACAAGAAGAAAATTACTGATGAAGATTTTTACTCAGAATCCCACGTAACAAATTCTAGCGACAAGTCTAAATTTGATATTCAAAAATTAAGAATAGAATACAAATTTAAAAATGAAAATCAAAAAAAATTAACAAATTTAATCACGGAAAACAAAATTACTATAGCTGCAGGTCCTGCAGGAACCGGTAAAACTTATTTGGCTTGTGCTCATGCATTGAAAATGCTAAAAACAGATCAAAGATTTAAAAAAATAATATTAGTTAAAAGTGTAACTGTATTAGAGGGAGAAGAAGTCGGATTCCTTAAGGGAGATCTTAAAGAAAAAATGTTTCCTTTCACCATATCATTCCTGGATAATTTCCATAAATTAGTCGGTGAAGAAATTACTCAGTTAATGATAAATTTAGGGTATATTGAGGTTTTACCTCTTGCTTATATAAGAGGAAGATCTATAGATAACTCAATTATAATAGTAGACGAGGCACAGAACATTACACAAAAAAACATTAGATCTACTATGACCAGAATCGGATATGATACAAAAATGATTATAACTGGGGATACTAAACAAATAGATATGAAAAATCCAAAATTATCTTCTCTTGATTTAGTAGTTAAGTTATTCGAAAATAAAGATGGAATAGGTACAATGGCATTCTCAACAGAAGACATTGTAAGAGATCCGATAGTAAAACTCATCGAAGAAACTTTCGATGAGTGGGAGAGAAATGGAGGTAAATAAATTTTTTAGCTTCTAAAAGTAGCATCGGGATTATCCGGCATATCAATATCACTACCAAATTGTTGATTGCCGGATTTTAATATTTTATTCTGTTCGATCATAAGATCTTTGGCCAATTTTCTAACTTGATAATCTCTACCTGGGAAAGGTTCAGGTTGTCCGTAATCAAAAGAATCAACAAGATTTGGATTTTTATCATCTGGATTTTTCTCTTTGTGATTTACTACCTCAATATAACCAGGTTTAGTTGTTGCATAGACATTACCGAATGAATCTTCAACACTATTGTATATTGTATAATTTCCAGCGGAAGTAAAAGTATAGATAAAATAAGGGGTTTCTTTAACATCCAATAATACATCACCAGTTATTGAATTTTTTAAAACCCAATTATTATTTTGCTTTCCATAGATATTTGATGCATAATTACTAAAAATTACGGTGGTCATAAGAGGGATTTTCATTCCCTTATCCGTTGAATGCACATCGCACCAGGACCAAGCTCCGGAACCAGGTCTAGATATAATGTTACCCAGATTTATACCAAGTTCGGGAACATATTGTTCTGAAATAAAGGTAGACCCTTTATTAGAATCATATATTTGGTACCCCTCTCCGGTACTACCGTAATTAAAAGCAGAAACTGCTAGATTATTCTTTTTGTCCAACTCAATAGATATTGAAAAATCCAATCCATTACTTAAATCTAAAGAAAATTCTTTAGTGTCTAATATTTTATTTTTTCCGTTAGTTTTAACTATAGAAACCACATCACCAGAGGGAGTATTTAATTCAGCATATGATACCATTCTATTACCATTATCTAAAATATCAGAAGACAATAAAACTAAATAAGATGGATCTATGGAAACATTAAAATTATCCATGGATAGAGGAACTGCTTGATCCGTTATTCTAGCTGTAATAAAATGAGAACCCACAGATTCTGCTATATATGGGGTTCCAAAATATTCTCCTGAACCTCCAAATATACTGGTAATATAATAAGAAGAAAGATCTTTAGAAATCTTAGGATAAGGGAGATATCCAGTTGCTCCTTGTATAACACCTCCAGTTAAACCTTTACCATCCTTATCTAAAATTATGTAGTATGGGGTATATGAAGAAATTCCGTTGAATTCTATTCCACTAAAATTAAAACTTCCACTAGAGATACCAGTCATCAAAGAAGTTTCGTCATTATATAATGATTTTATATCCGAAATTATTCTACTACCTGAGGTTGTTCCGCTACCAAGATAATTTGTACTTGATGTTTTAGTTGAAAATAACGAAAGATCGTCTGATGACATTTTAACATATCCTATTATACTATCAGAATCCATATTTTGAACAATATCTGAGTTGGATTGTAAAATCTCACTATCTGTTCCTATGTAATCACCAGTCCGATTCCAAAGATTTTTTAATGTAGAAACCCCACCGTTTTGTGAAGTACCAAAAACTGGGTCAGATGTTATAGCTAAATTTACAGAATATCTAGATACATCCAATTTAGTTGATTTTTTATTTTCGTAAAATCCATCTAAGGAATATTTAGAAGGGAAAGATCTAAATTCAAAACATCTGTAGGATTTTGCTACGTCTGAATTAAATCCTCCAGTTTGTCCTAGGTTACTAAAGCTGATGGTATTACCAAGATCCCTTCCTATCTTAGCTACGAATACTGAACTAGTATTAAAGTTATTCGTATTGAAATCAGAAGTAACACTAAAGATTTCTCTAATTAAAGGGTAAGATCCATCAGAATAATCATAGACGGTTATATAGAATGTATCATTAGTATTATAAGAGAAACTACCCAATGAACCGTTATAAGCATAATTATAACTAACCCCCAATTTAACCCCCTTTGGACTATTTGGTAGATTTTCAATATAATCAACTCTATATAAAGCAGATTCAGATCCTCTTCTTAATAGAATAGGCATTGCAGTAAAGATCTTTTCTAGATTAATATTTGTGAGAGAAGAGTCAAAATTGTTAACATAAATAAATTCTATATCCTCCCATTTATTAGAAGAAAATCCTACATCGAACATTCCTTTACTTTGACCGAGATTTCCACTAAGATACTTCCAAGTTCCTGTAATTATAACAGAACCAGTAGATCCATAGACCCAATGATATTCACCAGATGTTAAACCAGGAACATTAGGATTAGTTACTCCTGCAGGAGCACCTGTAGGACCGTTTCTATATGAATAATTTTCACCTTCTAACGAATCCCAAACATATGGACCATTTTCTATAAATCTATCAAATGTACCAGAAACAAATAAATAACTTTCATCTTCTGCTGCTACGATATCTTGTACTCTTGTTCGGTATCCTCTAAAAGGTAATATTGAATTTACAGATCCATTTTCATTATAAGAAACAATAAATCCCATTTCTCCGGTATCTAATGTGGACAATCCAGAAATGCTATTGTCAACCAGGGCTCCACCTATAGTTGGATTTTCATTGTTTAATATTGCTGGCCTATCGTTGCTAAAATTACCGAAATTCACCGAAATGTTGCCTTTTAAATATCCACCAACATAATAGTTAATACCATTTTGAGTTTCTATAGAAGTCGAAGAAGTTATCTGTAGGTATCCATGATAATTTGGGTCGCTATTATTTTGTATAACTGTTATCTTACTATTCCAACTAGGAGGACTTATCGAATCAGATAATAGACTTTCCTCGTACGATTCTATAGGCCAATTATCCCAATATTCTTGTTTTCCTGCTTTACCACTTGCTATATCGGAAAGATTTGTCGTGAGGAAAAGATTTCTTAGATCAATCCCAGGAAACTTATATTTTAAATAATCCTCTTGGTAAACCCTCCATTTAGGATATTCCCATGTATATTTATTAACTTTAGGTAAAGGAGCACCAGTAGATCCTGTTGAAGAAAAATAAGTAAAGTTCCATCCCGTGGCTCCAGTATAATTGGACGATCCATATACATGTGGCTGGTCATAATTAAAAACAACAAGATCATTATGACATAAAACCCATAAACCATTTTCATATACTGTTAGATTTTTTTGGCTTATGTTATTCTCAACTAATTTTATATCGATTACGTTATTGTTATTTAGTTCCGAGTTTGATGTCGTATATTGAGTATGTGTATATCCATTGAAATGCCAAAGACCAGTTCCCTGGTATAGTTCACCGTCACCTACTGAGTAAAAAACATGACCATTTGGTCTGGCTTTTACTTTAGTAACAGGACCTGATGTTGAATAATTCCAAAAATCTTTCCCATTAAAAAACGAAAGACCAGAATCTGTACCAATCCAAAGATTACCATCTTCATCTAAATCTAAAGAAAAGATATTATCCGATATGATCCCACTAGTTTTCGTATTGTAAATTTGTGCTTGTTTTATGATCTTAACATCGTCTGTTAAATCTAATGCATCAAGAACTCCTTGTGGAATTTTAAATAGACCTTCGTTTGTTGCAATATAATAAAAATAACCCTTACCGTCATATCCCTTAGTTATAATATCATATATGTGTGGCCAAGTATATCCGGGTACATTTTCTTTCCATTGCCCAGTTTCTATTGTATAATAAAACAATCTTCCCCCAGTAACACCTTTAAATTCTGTATAAGAATCTACAGGACCAGTTCCACCGAATCCATTTAGAGGAGTACAAAAAGCTAATATATCGTCTCCGAATGGACAAGAGTAAATGTGAGAGATTTCTTGGGGAACTTCAAAGTCTCCCAAATCGGAAAAATTCCAGCTTTCTCCTATTGAAACGTCATTACTGTCAATGTAAAAAACAGCAACCTCATTTAATCCTGCAACTGGACCTTCTGCACAGCCAACCCAAACTCTATCTTCAGGATCTATAGATATACATCTAGTATCTAAAAAATAAGGAGCTCCGCTTGGAACTGCAGAATTTTGGTAATTATAATAATCCCATCCATTTCCATTGAACCTTTTAATGTCTTGACCGCATCCCCAAACATAAAATTCACGGTCAGTGTCAATTTGGTTCATTATTAAATTATAGTTTGCCATTTATATTGTAAATTTACTTATTTATATATTATATTCCTCTAATTTTCACACTCTAAAATATGATTCGCGAGAAGATGTTGGAATTTTCGTGGTTTCTTTAATATCAGCCCAAGATGATATAATTCAAAAGTGATTGCATTTCATATGATAAGTTAATTTATCTATATATCAAAAATACGAGGCTCGTAAAATTATAATTTTTGTCTCATTTCTTTAGCATATAAAATGGCTTGTACATAATTATAAGTATTGTTATTTGGATCTATTAATGAAAAATCTTCAGTCCAAGGAGATTTGTTTATGTAATCACCCTTATAGAAACATTTACCGTCACAATTATTAGTAACCCCGGCATTATGCATTATTTTATGTTTATTCCATTCATCAATACCCCAAGAAGATCCCCAACTGAAAGAAAGCTCTTCAGACAATCTAATTTCATTTCCGCCTTTTAATCCACACCATAAAACCCCCCACATGTCTGCACACCATTTTTGTATCGGATTATAAGTTTCCAATTCATTTAAGCTTAATTTAGCTCTTTCCTTCTCTTCCCTATCTGACATATATTTATAAAGATCTAAGGTTACAAATTTAACATCTCTCCAAAAAAGATGATCTATATTTTTCATAAGATATTGTGCGCCTCCGGAATTGGAGTTATTTGCTTCTACTAATTCTCTAGAAACCCCTGCTATATTACACATATCACTTAAAAGCTGATCTGATTTAGATTTAATATAATTGGAGCCTATATAAGATACGGTATCACTGAGATACCAGATGTCATCATTTATTAAAGAATTAAAATCAGGAATCTCCCTAAATATTATATCAGAATCGTGATAGAATATAATCTCTTCAGAAAGCTGTGGATATTTTCTAAAATGCTGTTCTAATATATCAGGCCTTAGTATTGGAATATACCCATAATTTTCAATTTCGGTTTTTTTATAAAAGAAAAATCTTACAAATGGGTATTTATTGGCAAGTTCTCTTCCTTCTTTGGAAACCAAATCATCATAGGAAAAAAGTATTTCTATCCAATTCGGGTTTATTCCATTTTTCATGAAATTGTGAATCAAAACTTCGACTTGCCAATGAAAATATGGAACGTCAGGTTGGGCACAAATAAATGTCATCTTCTTGTTTATCATAAGAAACGGTTTCTTATTATAGTTGTAGCATAAGAAACGGTTTCTCTTTGATGTTTATGTTAATTTAAAAAATAGTAATACCAACAGTATATTGAGCCGTACTAGAATAAGATTCTGCCACTAAAGGATTAGTTCCGGTAAAATATCCGGGTGTACTAGAAGATCCACTAGTCAATTGAATATAATTACTTGTACTTATTCCTATAGGTTGTCCAGTTTGAGAATATGCTGTTATTTTAAATGTATTACCAGAAACCGGGAAAGATCCGGGATAATAAGTTTGAGAAAAATAGAAGATGTCACCAGGATTAATGTTAATTAATCCACTAAAAACATTTTGATATGTTCCTGTTCCGATTTTAACGTCAACAGAAGCATAAGCATATATTATATTAAGAGTCGAGTTTCTAATAGCGCCTCCTGAAGGTATTGTTGTTGTAGTAGTTGTAGAAGTTGTAGTTGTAGTTGTAGTTATTCCAGTAACTGAAATATCAACAGAATTAGTGCACTGAGCGCTGACCGATTTAACCCTGATTATCGTTGTTCCATTAGGAACAGTTGTAGAAGTGTACCCAGAGGTTAACGCAGATTTGGAAACTCCAATCTCAAAAGGACTAGAGTACCCATTTACATTGGAATATAGATCAAATGGACCGGTTCCGGTTCCTGCTGAAGTTAAAGTTATAAGTACTGATGCCATTATATTATTATAAAATTAAAATTTTTAACAAGGTCCAAGCGCAGACAGATTCCCATCTCCATAAACATTAACGCTACCTGGAAGAGCACAAAATCTTGCTTCATCATATCCACTAGTTCCTCCTATTTGAACGGCTACAGATTGACCGTTACCATCAATATAATCTGCGGAAGCGCTAGTTGTTGTAGTTAAGAGATATTCTATATAATCAGGTTGCAAAGTTGTTGTTGTGGTTGTTGACGTTGTTGTGGTTGAAGGTGCTATTGTAGTGGTAGTGGTAGTGGTTGGTGTAGGGTAAACCATACTAGCAGTACCTGCAAGTAAACAAGGATTTATTGTTGTTGAAGTCGTTGTTGTCGAAGTCGTTGTAGGAGCCGCAGTTGTGGTTGTGGTTGTTGTCGTAGACGTTGTTGTTGTCGTAGACGTTGTTGTCGTAGACGTTGTTGTCGTAGACGTTGTTGTCGTAGACGTTGTTGTCGTAGACGTCGTAGTTGTTATACGAGTCCCGCCATTGAGAGATGGTGGAGGAGGAAAACTAACATTATCCAATAAATTATTTATTATATCCAAATTTATTGGTGATGCTATAGATGATAAATTTCCAGCATCACTAGGAATAGGTCTATAATAAAAATTGTTAATATGAGGTTCGTTTGAATTGTTAAGCTGATCGGCAACCTCCTGCAAAGTTAATCCATCTACACCCACAGAAAAAGTTACCCCTATAGGGAATGGATACGTTGAATTTGCAGTAGAAATCTTAACATGGTCACCCGGTACTATAGAATGTAATTCATATCCACCCAGCCAATCATTATTAAATTCAGAATCAAACCAACTATGAGCATATGCATCATCCCAAGTAGTTTCTGTGAATATTTCCCAATTAAGTCTTTTAGTCCCCCAATATTTAAGATTTTCGTTAGGTTGATTTGGATTATTTTCTGACCAATAAACATAGCTTTCATCAGGGCTAGTTCCACCAGAAAGTACTGGATCTATCGAAACTAGGCTCAAAGAACCAGTAAAATCTACATTAAACGAAACCCCATTTTGTTGAGAGCCTAATTCATTAGGTGCATAAACTAATACACTAACAGGATCTGCTGAAGGGTTTAAACAACTAGCAAAATAATCGGGATATGTCTGTAATGAATTTATTGCTGAAGTTATTGCATTTGCAGTATTATATAAACTATCGCCGGTTTCTGCTTCTCCGATTAATCTACCCCCTGCATAAACACTGATAGATCCAGCACCCGTAAATTTTTGATTTTTATAAACCAAGTTATCTACAACATATCTGTTTACTGGGGTAGTTTCTATGTTTATCCCATCCCAAAAAGGATCTATAGAAGTTTGTATTTTAAATACGTTTGGAGAAGATGCTATAACATTCCATCTTCCGTTCAATTCTTTAACAGAACCTGATAATGTGATCTCATCACCATCAACTAATCCATGTGGAGTTGTTGTGGAAATATTGACAAATCCATATTGACCAGGAAATATCTGAAGCGAGTATATTTCATCGATCTCTGTTATTTTTTGTGTAAATACGATTTCCCCGGTTGCTCCTATTGGTGAGGTTGGGGTTTTTACATAAATACTTTGACCTTCTTCAGATTTATTACCATAAACAGCAAAATCTAGTATTTCTCTAGGAATTTTTTTCTCTAGTATTTCTATAGATTCACCTTCTGCCGGATACTCCCACATGGAGTTATATTCATCCCATCCTCTATCGACATTATCCCAAATGTATTTTTCTACCTCCCGATATCTTGTCCATGCATCTATATCTATAGTTTTAGGTTCTACTTTGATTACTTTGTCTTTTATAACAGTTGTCTTCGCATTAAAGGCATCATATATGTTGCATATTACCTTATATTCTCCTGTGTAAGGTAAGAAGTGGGCAAGCTTGTAAAAGTTAGATATTGGTCCTCTAAATTGGAAATTATAAGGGGATCCTGATTGATTTGTATCTTTATTTACAATCCATTCTATTTCTACAGCATTTGAGAAATCTACATTCTCCCATGTTAATAGATTGTATATCTGAACATCTGACAATAGATCAGCTTCAGAAAAATTCACTGTTATATTATAGGGGTCTTCCAATAAGATGGTATATTCTCCAGTTGAATAACTAACATTGGTAACAGTACCAAAAACACCATAGAAAATGTCTGATTGTTTTCTTATCTGAACGACATCACCAACTTTATATTTAGGTATAATTAGGGCATCCCAATTTATATTAAGTTCATTCCATTCCCATCTGTCTACAATTAATTCCAATATAACTGGCATTCCTATTGGAAGCTTATATTTATATCCAGTAACTGGGTCTAAATAAGCATTGGGGTCTAAGTCATTATCGCCTAATTCTAATATCTTTCCATTCTGTTTTAACTCATAAAAATTCTCAATTGAGGTTATCAGAGATGCATTCTGAGATGTTGTGTAAATCTGCCCATTATCTAGAGGATCTACAGTGTTACCAAGATCTGAAAAAGTAGGAGGTAAAACTTTAACAACTCCATTAAGCAATGAAGGATTTTTTGAAGAATAATAATATACAGGAGAAGTTTGCTCCGGATTTATATACCAGGTCACAGAACTTCCTCCGATAGCTCCATTGTTCATAACTCCTAAAGGATCTACCTGATTTAGAAGTGGATCTGTAGTTAGATAAAAATCATATCCATAATCATCAGGATCTTTCACATTAAATTGATATGTCTGTCCTGCGTTTACAATCAACTCTGGATTAAATCCAGTTAGTCCGTAAGGGAAGTCACCAGTAAAAGTAATAGCACTCCCAGTACCTCCTACGAAATTAACGTCTGCCTGGAAAGAATTACTATAAGAACTTGGTGTTTGTATACCAGTAACAGAAGGGCGAATGGAAAAGTTTCTAAGATCTTCAATAAATCCAAAATCTGGATTTGGTAAAAAATCAAAATAAAATCCAGAATTTATATCAGATCTCTCCATTACATCAGTCCAAGATTTTGTGTTGTATATGGTAAAATAAACACCTTCTCCTGTTATATCAATAATTCTAGCATTTAATGGGAGATAGTCTCTCTTTAGTCTTTCTTTAAGTGCAAATATCTTTAATAAAACCTCTTCCTGTGTAAATTTAAAAGCATCTTCGACAACAGGATATCCAAAATCATCAAAATCTTCAGTAACTTTATTTAAATCATAATAAAGACCGAAAAGAGCTGTTTTTTTATAGGTTCTACTTGGTATTAATGAATCTTCCGAGGTTACATCTAAAACATAGTTTCCGTTCTTATCTGGACCATATGTTTGAGTTAATCTATATTTACCACTATTTTCATTATCAAGAATATCTCCAACCTGGTATCCTAATGAATATCCGTTAGATTGTTGATCTTTTATGTTATTGAGAAAAGTTTGATTTTGCTGAAGCGGAGATTCTAATTTTAAACTTTTATAATTTAAATTTAACCAATATTCTTTTATTCTTAGATCTTGATAACCAAAGAATTTTAAAGCATTGATTAAACCCTTATAACTTCCAATATAAGGGAATATTTCCTCTCCTGAAACTAAAAGTTCTTTTCTTTTTTCATTTATTTCTAAGAAATTAGGACTAGGTTCATCAGGATCATGATCTCGAAGAACCACTGAATCACTGTTATTAAAATTTCGGCCTAAGTTTTCTAAAAGAACCTTAAATCTCTCGTCCTCAGCAATAATCTGTCCATAGAAATCTATCTCTAAAATTTTCTCTGGAGATCCGGAGGTTATATCCTCTACTATTAATTTTCTTTCGTATATATTTTCTCCATCTTCTGAAGAGTTCAATGCAACGTTAATAGATAAAGCTTCTGAACTAACCGAAGATGTATAGACATATCCATTTTTATACTCATCTGAGGGATCATAATCTACCGGAATCACCATATTTGGATAATTCACTATTAAAGGCTCTCCGTTTCCTCCACTCAATTGATTTTCTATCGTGTACGTAAATATAATATCAGTTACATCGCTTTCCCCATAATTATCATTATACCACCTAGTTCTCCATCTACCAGAACCGGTAGATCCAGTGGATCCGGTATGAGGTAATCCGTATTGATAGCCTTCTGGAGTGTCAAATTCTTGTACTATGAAAATCTGCTCATTTTCGTAAAGACCCGCAGAAACAGGTTCAAAATAGATATTTCCCTTGAAATATCCACCTGGTCTATTTTCGTATGTTGTATTAAAATATATTTTGCTGTCTGGTGATATTAAAGTTTGTCCATCGTAATCGTGAATAAATCCATTAACAACATAATCATTTTCTGAAGTCTTAATTATATCTCTTATCTTCAGTCTAAAACCTTTCTGTCCCGAAACCTCACCTTCTAAATAAACAGTAGATCCCTGATTAATAAAGGAGACAATTTCAGAATACCATCCATCTAGATCAAACCCATTCAAGTCTTTCTTGTAAAAATAAAAGCTTACATCATTGGAAGTAAAAGATACGATTATGTCACCGTCATCCGAAGGTGTTGAATTTTTAGTTCTATAGGTAAACTTAGAGTCTGCTAAAGTTGGTCCGGTTGGACCAATATAGTCAAAATTCAATGGATTACCATCTTTACCAAAAAAATTAAGTTTTATATTTGCCATCTTAAATTAGAAAACTCTCTTATTATTTTTCTTAACGGTATAGTTAAAGAAATTTTTTATCTGCTTAGTTGTTTCCACCAAACCATACACAACCCTTTGGAAATAATTAAGTATCCCCTCCTTTATAGGATCCCTGTATATAACATTCGATAAAGATCTCTTTAATATCTGGTGTTGATAATCAAATCCGTTATAAAGATTATCATTTACAGTATCTCTTATATCATATATGTTCTGTCCAGGATCGAAATCATAATATCTTCTCTCTACAGTAGTCTTTGACATCTCCTTCATTATTTTTTTATAATCATTAAAATCCGAGCATGGAGCAAATTTATAACTTCCGTTAGCATTTGCTATTATTGATCTGTATCCAGAACATCCTATATTATTAGCCCTATCTATAGCCAGTTCGGGGGTTTCGTACAAATCCTTATTATTATAGAATGTTGTATTCGTAGTTTTTGGTTTTATTCCATTAACTGTGTAATTAATTGGTTTATTCCCTTCCGGAAAAAATGGTGTATAATCCTGCATTTCTATAATTATTTTAAGATCCCTGTGATATTATTTGAGATTTCATGTCCGAATTAAGATCACTTCTAAAATTTCTAGGAACTATAGAATTTATATTTATATTAAGAGGTCCAGGTTTACCATCAGCTATAGATTCGCTATATGTGGTACCATTTCTATCTGTCCATCCACCTCTTAATAAAACCAATTCATTTCTACCTATTATAATATCTCCGAATTCGTCCATTCCAATAACTTCGTCGAGCTGTTCTTGTGAAACATTAGAAAGATCTCTTATTGATATCTGATTTTCCTCATTTTTCTGTCCAACAAAGAAAAATGATACCGTATCAACTCCTGGAATACTCTCTATAATTGCTATGAAATCTGATTTAGGTATTCGGTCTCTTCTCTTAAGATTGAGCATATATTCGGAAACTCTTTTTCTTATTGTTTGTTTTATAGTTTCGGGATCATATCCCTCAAAAATACCTAGAATTACATTTGCAATATATTTAGATATAACTGGCTGCACTATTTTTATAACAGTTGTTGCAATCATAGAACCAGATTGTTCTATTAAATTAATTACCCTTGCCTTTTGTTGTGAACTAAGTAGAAAATCATCTACTGGAACATTAAAATAATCCTCGTTAGTCGAAAGATTCAAAGTTATATCAGGAACAAGATATAAATAAATAACATTATCATCATCCAAATATTCATCATCAAAAGTTGAAAATGCATGTATCTGAGAAAATATTCCAAGCTTACTTAAGAAAATCTCATAATTCTCAGAATTAGCAAAAACAAAAGATCGGCTGGTTTTAGGAGCAATCAATCTTATTAAATTTGTCGATTCTGGATTTATCCCAAATGAAGGATCTATTTCATTTTTTAGATCGATATAAAGATTTAAATCAACCTCGTTCCCAAAAAGATCAGTTCCGTTAGTATCAAATCTGTATGCTAATGGATTATCTTTAGTTGAATTGATATTACCACTAGAACCACTAGTTCTTAAATATTCTATTCTGATTCTAGAACCTCTAGGAGGAACCATTCCAAAATTAGAATTTCCAAAATAAACATCAAGGCCTTCTTGAATTCCACCTTTAACTAAATATCCCTTTCCATTAAGAGGTATATCATACAAAGAATCGTATTTTTTCCACTTTTCTTCATTAACATAAACATTAACATAGAATTGATCTATCAATGCTCCAGAACCAGAAGAAATATTAAAACTTTGAAGAGCCAATCCATTTCCAGTAACTATAGCTGATTCGAAATTACCTTGAACTATTTTAGCTCTTATTGAATTTCCCCTTACTAATGGAAGAGTTACCTCAGGACTCCCAAATATTAAAGAATATAACTTTCCGTTTTGTAAACATCTTATTTGAGTGTTATTTTTTATTATAACAGATCCTCCACCGACAGATCCTTCTACGAGATTCCATGACAAAGAAACTTCTCCCTGTGCTGCGCTAGCTCTTCCTGGATCATATCCAGAAATTCTAGCTAAACTTCTAACAGAATAGTCCCTAGTTGCCTCTTGTATATTCAATTCAGTTATAGAATCCTCTATAAAATAAAGAATTAATTGAGAAAGATTCTGCAGAACGAATAGTATCTGACCCCAAGCAGAAGCAACAGTAAAAACATTGGAAGTCTGGTTATATGTGGACTGTAAAAAGTTAAACGTGTCACTTAGTAGACCGTTAATAAGGATGTTATTTTTCTTAAATATATTCATTTCTATTACTTATGTTAATCTTAAAGAAACTAGTGGACTCAATCCTCCATCTTGTGGTATTTTAAAATCTAATGTTGCTATATCTCTCAATTTACCAACATAAAATTTAAGTTCATACGTACCTCCAAGTACAGAAAACAGGGGAACATATACTTTTAAAGCTAGATCTAATTCTTTCCTTATACTTGATTCGGAAAGATCTAAATTAAATATAAGGTCTTCTAGATTTAATCCAAATTTAGGATCACCTAAAACCTCTCCCTTATTAGTAAGAAGGAGCATTTTAAGTTGACCTATACAAATCTCTATTGGATCTGTAATTTCTAACTGGTACGGATTGTAATTTGGATCTAGTGGATCTCTGTTATAAATCTCTCTCATAGGAAAATTAATTTCCTATTATATATCCATAATCAAAGAGAGGTCAAAAGAGGGGAAATTATATAAATATCTGGATAATATTTCTTTTTTTATTTTCATACTTATCATAATACCATATGACCCCTGTGTATTTTTCAATTCCACTGTAAGAAATAAGATGGAGTATTCTCACCATTGATCATGTCCATTACTTCCTGAAGCTCATTTGCTCCTTGGCTTCCGATTTCACTGGCGTTTATTTGAACTCCTCCCGGAAGATTATAAGTGAAAACACTCAACATCTGTGATAAGGCAATTTTACATTTGGCTATACAATATCTAACGAAGAGCTCATCATCGTATAAATATTCATCCAATATAGCTACGTGACATCTTACTGATACATCAACTCCGCCTACACTGAATCCTTGAGCCATTTGACCCTTTCCTGATCTATTTGGATCTCTCCCTAATATTGTTAAAAATTTAGTGTTCTTATTATATTTAAAAGCATATGTATTTAAAAGATAGGCTTTAGCCAAGTCGAAATATGAATACATAACTGTTCTATAAACTAAGTTATCTCCTACAAAAGGTGACAATAAAAGTTCGGAACCTAATAATTTAGAATCACCAAAATCTCTATCTGGGTTTCCTGATATACCATATCCACCAAGTTCTCTAACCTCATAAACACTAATTATCGATTTCGGAAGCTTTATCTGTCTAGTTCTTTTAAATTCTTGATGTTGGAAAAGTTTATTTTCCAGAACAAATATTCTTTCCTCTACCGCATATTGGTAATTATCATAAAACCAAGCCTTTGCCCTGTCTATAATTCTCTCAATCTCTGCGACATTTAGATTGTAAGGTAAAGCACAACTAAAAGAAAGTGAATCTTGTATTTCCTGTATTAACTCTTCCTGTGTCATTTGTTATTAATTTTTTTTAGTAATTCATATTACCGAATCTTTGATCTTTGTATTTATCATTTAGATCTTTTAATCTTTTATCAGTAACGAATCTTATCATTCTCTGGTCTTCAAGATTTTTAACTTTCATGGTCTCTTTACTAACATCTGCATTTTCTCCAATGTTACCAGCTCTAAGAACTCCTCCTTCAATTTTACAGTTTATATTTTTTCCCTGACAGTCTATAAAGCAATCTTTAAGTTCATTCGAATAATCAACAATAGTAGATTTAACCTTTGAAGATATAACTTTTGTCCCTGAAAAAATATAGGAATCTTCAACTGAGGATTTCTTAATTTCACAGTTGTATATGTTACAATTTCTAATTATTGCATTTTTAATATCACAAAGGATTAAATCTATTCCTTCTATTTCAAAAGAGTTCCTAAATCTGGCTTCCTTTACCTGATATCTTCCTGTTGTAGTATCATAATTAAAATAGCAAGATGTAATATTACCCTCTATAATAAGATCGAATATTTTATCTCTTATTGCAGGAAAGTAAGTTTTTACATTCTCGTCCCACCCCTTTAGATCTATAAATATATGGAAGTCTGGATAATTTCTAAAGAAAAAATCTGGATTTGAAAAAGATCTTACAACTTTAGAATACTTATTCATCATTTTCTGAAGTTCTGCTAAATCATCTTTACTATATCCAGATATTCTATGACTAAGTATGTCGTATAAATAGAGTATAATATAATCTATTATCTCTCTTATTTCTTTTATTTTTTTCTGATAATCTCTGTTACCTAAGTATCTAAATTCAATATAACCTTTAGGAATTTTGGTAAAATTAACTCCATAATATTTGTCATCCGGAACTCTATACATTTTAGGATCTATTGTTTGTATATTTTCTAATATAGAAAATCTATTTCTCGGAACTACTTTTTTTATAGATTTTGCATAGACATTTTTTTCCCTATTCCCGAATCTAGAATAAATAAATCCTTCATCCAATCCTAAGATAAACTTAAGCTTGTCCAAAGTTTCTATTTTATCCTTTACGTCTCTCCTGTTTTTATCGAAGCTCACAGAAAATTGGAATGCACATCTATCCGTTGTCCATCCATTTTCGTCTATCCAATTTAAAACTTTAATTAAAATTGGTATTGCTTCATTATAAGGAAGTGGTCCTGTTATAAACTCCATCATTTTACTTCCACCTGAATAATCGGGTTCGAGTTTAAAGTTATCTGAATCAACAGGTACATTAGAGTGATATTTCTCAGAAACCACCACTTTCTTTTTTAAAAGTTTTGCCAATGACTCCGCAGCCTGACCTTTTAAAAGATCTGTATAGAATTCAAATTCAAATCCTATTACTGAAGAGCCAAGGGCATTTATTTTATCAAAATGTGTTCTATTATCTGACATCTATTAGTTCAACATATATTTTTCCTGATATAGTGTCTACCTCATAAGGAAGAACTCTCAGGTCATCTCCAGGTTTGATATTAGCAGCTTTTTTCCCGAGTTTATCTTGAGGAACGAGAGCCATTAAACCAAATTCAGTAAGCTCTACTAAAGCTCCATTTTTTCTTTTATGTTTAACTTTAGCATCTATAGCTTCACAGGTTCCTTCATTAACTTGTGATTCTAATTTTTGTATAATTATATTTCTTTCTAGAGGCTTATCTAAGGTTAAAGTTAATCTATTATTATCCTTTATCTCCTTAACATAAAATTCTACTTCAGATCCAGGAGAAAGAGTTGACAAAGAATCTTCTTCCGAAAATTCCGTTTTATGAATCAATCCGGTATAAACACTGTCCCATTCTACAAAAACTCCAAAATCACTGGTTCCTGTTACATATCCTTTATATTTTTTAGTAAGATCCAATTCCTGTATTTTGGAATCCATTATCTTATTAAGATATTTTTTATACGAAACGATAAAGATATCCTTAGCTTCCACATAACCTTCAATCATAACATGAAGTTCTTTTCCGATGTATGATTCAAAATCTGTTATTTTATTAGCAGCTGCTAGTGATCCAGGTAAGAAACATTTAATTCCAGATAGTTCAGCAATATATCCTCCCTTATTAACACTGATTATTTTAACTTTATATGCACTGCTTTCCTTCTTAATTTGCTCAAAAAGTTCAGCTCTTAAAGTATGAATATAATATTCTATAACTGATCCTAAATAGTTACCGTTAGATTTTCTAACTCTAGCTTTAAGTTCAGCTCCAGGATTAAACGAAAGATTTATAATATTAAGTCTTTCTGCGTCTCTCTTTTCCTTTTTAATATCTATATAAATAGTCTGACCTGATGCTGTCTGAGCTAATGCTTCATCCTCTTTCAGTTGTACTATTTTACAAAGATAAACAGATCCATCTACTAGATCTTTAGGTTCGAGTTCATAATCTGAAGAACCATAAGAATCAAAGTATAATTCTGCTAATTCCTGAGCATAGGGTTCGTGACAAAAAATCTTATTACCCTTTGCTGATTTAATTTTGTTATTGACTGTTAGCCTGCTAGGTACGTCCCATTCAAAAGTGTCGAAATGATTCGAATTCATATTTTTTTTAGTTTAAAGTGATTAAAAGTATCTTTATTATACTATATATCATACATTGAGTTCCTTTGTAAAGAAGTTTTTTACTAAAAAACCAGAGGGACAAATCCTATCATTGATGTAGGTCCTTTAGCGGTAGGGATACCTCCACGGTATATAAATTTAAGTTCTAATAAATGCATAGCAAAGGAAAATGCTATAGCAGTCGAAACTAATTTACTAGCTATTGGAATCTCCCCGGTTTTTTTAAATCTTTTTCCGGTGTTAAAAGATCTTCTTAAATAGTTTGCGAGATTTTTCTGACTTCCATAATATACTGGAATATATTTACCTCCCTGAGGTTGTACTATAAGTGCAGGAAATACAGGGGGATTTGACGAAAGAGGTTGATCCAAGGTTGATTTCCAATAATCTATTATTCCCCTTGCCATAATATGATATGGGTCATTTTCTTCAACTGGATCTTCTTGGGGTTTTTCTGAATTGGCTATCTCTTCTATCCATTTAATTCTAAGATTTCTATATCTTTCATTTTCTTCATCATACTCTTTTCTTTTGGATTCTATAGATAAATTAAAAAATGTAGGGACACCTTCATAATCAAAAAGATTTGCATTAATATACGAATTTAATAAGGAAGATTCTGGATACTCATCAGACAAAACACTTATAACTTTTTTTATAGAAATTTCGTTGTTGGGAAATACTGTTTCCTTTATTGTGCTACTTAAATCATAATCAGACTTCCCTATGATTTTTTTAAAAAAATCAGAATCATTAGAAGGTGAATATGAAAATTTTACGATAAAGTCTTTTGTTAAATAATCCGGTACTCTTTCTGGGTTGGTTGAATTATCTACCTGTAAAATTCTCTCCGTTATATTAATATCATCCAGATTCTTAGATACATCTATTAAATTTAGAGTAGATTCTTTGGATCCGCTTTCTTCTATAAGGACTCTAGCAATTTCTTTTAAAACATCAGAACCCCAATCTGAATATGTTCCATATTTTAAGGAATACAGCCATTCTATATAAGAAACTGAATTATATCTGGAAAATTGTGATATTAATTTTCTTGACAATTCCTTAATTGTTTGACTTCTATCTTTTGGGAATCCGGGGAACTGTGAAAAAAATTGTGAATATTTAAAAGGTTCGATGTCTTCCTCGTTTAGATCTGTCCAATCTCTGAAGTCTAGTTCTATTTGATCTATTGCTCCTTCAACACTAGTTTCCGGCAACTTTTCTTCTAGGTCTGCATACATCGGGTCGGATTCTTTCTCCTCTAGTGTTGGAGACGTTTCACTTTCTAACATTTTAAATGCCCTTGCAAAGGACGAAACTAAAATATCTGAAGATCCTTTTTTATGCACATTACCAAAAGGCGACTGAGCCTTATCGACGGTTGCTTTTAAATATTGATCGCTTATAAAATTAGCAAAATCTTCAGAATCTTTTATATCTTGAGATTCTAATTTTTTACTAACGTTATCTATAAATGATTTCCAATCTGCTGGCATTTTTTATTTAGTTTTAGATACATTACTAAGATGTTCATTTTCTACCATTTTCTGTATAGGGATACCAGAAGGACCGACACCAGTTGGGTGAGTATGTGAATTAAAAAGTTTCATAAACTTATCACCTAGAATTATTTTTTCCATGGCTTTTTCACCAAGTTCTATATTTTCTGATTTAATTATAACCTTTTGCTTCCCACCATTTTTCTCCATTCTAATCTCGTCATCATTCATCTTAAGTTTAATTCTAAGTTTCTCTTTATCCTTTCCTGCATTTTGTGTATCTATCTGAATTGTTGCGTCGCCTAATTGGAATAATAATCCATTTTTTCTGGTGTATCCTATTTTTAAAATCCCAGGTTCCGCCTCAGAATCATACACTAGGGCATGAGTTCCTTCATAAGAATTTTCTTGTTTCAGTTCATCCAAGAGTGCCTTGTCAAATTCCTTTATGAAGTGATAAGACAATTTATAATAATTATTATGTTCGAAGTGAACTGCAACTATAGTACCTAAACGTGGTATAGATATGTTACCCCCTCCGTAATCCCCACCAAAAGACATACCAGCAATTTGCTCAGCCCAAGGTAAATCTTCTACTGGAATACCATCAAAAAATCCAAAAACATCAATTTTAGCTCTCCCCTGATAAAGAGGATCTTTTATATCAACTATTCTACCTAGATATGTTTTTTCACTTGGCATAATTATTAAAATTCAGTTTCGGGAGTATTAAATCCTCCAGTACTTATATTGTATTTATTTTTAGGTTTTAGATTTCCCAGATTTTTAGGTTTGTCCATAATAAAATCTCCACTAGTTGGTGGGTAGATTCTACCGATATCTCCTCTACTTTTTTTATCTATGGGTTTTTTATAGACTGGTAAAGGTTTTTGCTCAAATGAATTAGACTGATCTCTTAATTCTCCTCCAGAATTTATTATTCTTTTCTCAGGATAAACCATTTCTCCTAGATTATTTATATCTATAGATTTACCTTCGTCTTCATATACCCTATCTTTAGCTAAGAATTGGTAACTTGGCGTTTCTTTATAAACATCTATATTATTCGGAAGCTGTTTAGTTTCTTCGGACTTACCATAAACGGAATCATTAAAAGAAGGATATTTTCTATTAGGGACACCAAGATCTTCTCCAGGTACCTTAGAATAAACATCATCATTTAAACCTCGATAAACTCTTTCAGGTAAACCTAAATCCTTGCCTGGAACGTTCTCATAAACATCACCAGATGGTGCAGGATAGACTCTTCCAGACACACCCAAATCCTTGCCTGGAACGTTCTCATAAACATCTTCAGACGTTGAAGGATAGATTCTTTCAGGAGATCCTAGATCTTTCCCAGGAACATCAGAATATACGTCTCCCGTTGGAGTTTTATAAACTCTATCAGGAACACCTAGATCTTTCCCGGGAACATCAGAATATACGTCTCCAGTTGGAGTTTTATAAACTCTATCAGGAACACCTAGATCTTCACCAGGAACTTTGCTATATTCGTCTCCCGTTGGAGTTTTATAAACCCTTTCTGGAGGTCCTCCTAGTCCATTAGTTTTCGGATTTGGTAATTTAGATTTATTAAATCCACCATCAATACCACCTAAGCTATTTAAAAAATTCTGAGCATTATTATACGAAAAATTAGAAGTCATCTGTGCTGGATTGAAACTATAAGAATTACCAAGAACTAAGCTATCTAATCCTCCTATATTAGGTTGAACTAAATTATTAACCCCCTCGTTAATTAAATCATTAAGCGAATTACTCACAAAATTGGTTAAAAGTTCTCCTCCTAATGAAAGGATATCATTTGTATCTCTAGGATTTTTTTGAACCGATGATCTTGAAGAATCCCAGCTATCTCCAAGAATTAGAGGTTTTCCGTCTTGCCTGATATTAGGATATTGAGTTCTCATTCTAACCTTACCAACATGTATTTTAAATTTCTGTGTTACTGGTTCTGCGCTAATACCAACATTAATACTATTTGGTATAGGAGTACTTTCGGTAAAATCAAATTCGCAATTTCTACACTCAAAAACAATCATTGGTTTTATTCCTGTTTGATCTTGTTGATTTTTAAGCAAAGAAAGATCATTATCTAAACCAGATTGATTTATTATATTACCTACGAATGAATTAAAACTACTTGCAGGATTTATATTAGAATTACCGGATTTAAAATTTTTATCTTGATCTCCAATTATGGTATTAACCACACCTAAATTACTACCTGGATTGTTACCAGACCCAAGTAAAGTAGAAAGATTATCAATTGCTGTAAGTGCTGCAGAAGAACCTAACAATCTAGAGGTCTTAAAAAAATTACGTATCTCTGAAACAAAAATGTACATAGTAAATTTTCTAAGATTTCTTGGAAGCAATTCTCTCATATTATCGTAATCAAAAGTAGCTTGATTATAAAGATCTGCTAATGCAGTCATTCTTAGATTTAAAGATTCAAGTGTAGTAAATTCGAGTACCTTTCCTGCGGTTCTTTGCGGATTAAAAGCATTCTCTGAAGGATTTGATTGATATCCGGGTCTAGAAACTTTAGCCAATTCGTCTAATCCATTTATCGATTGTATAAACCAGGGGGAATTTGATAAAAGATCGCTGAGTATTACCTTAAATTGTCTAAGCATATCTGATCTTTTCCCACCATAAAGGAAATCGGATTCTCTCTGTTCTAAATAACTTGCTGCAGAATAATAAGCAACCTTACCATTAGGTGATGGATTTATATAGTCATATTGTCTTTGTCCAAATGGATTTTCGCTAAAAAAGCTATTTCCTGATCCGTGATAATAGCTATCATCTTTAAAAAGTGGACTTGGGGGAAGCCCGTCGTCAGCATTTATTGGAAGGGTTCCGAAATCAAAAACAAGTTTAAATCCAAGATATGTTGGATCCTCATAATTTCCTTGTTTTGATAGTTTAAATCCTTTTAAAAATAAACTTCTATGTTTGTCTGTTGCTCCTAATGACATCTGAGTTCTATAATATTTACTATATTTATCCTACATTTTAAAATTGTCTATTTTGGATCGATATCGGGAAAGCTTTAGGTATAGCCCCAGATTCATTAGCGACCCAAGTTCTTTTAGATAAAATAAGTATGTGTTTCATACCACCTGCTGTTTCTGACCAGGTAACATGCATACCCATAACCACATACAACCCAGAAAGGAATTCATCCCTTGTTGGAATTAGATCAGTGTTTGTTTTTCTGTTTGGTATTTTTCCAACATTCTGTTGTCTAACTCCACCATCAAAAACATAAATTTCTACAGGTACTACTTGACCTCTATAGATACCGGGAAAATAGCCATTCAATTCAACCTCCAATGTCATCTTAGTGACGTCATTAATATTTATTATATTTTGATATTTTGAATGATAATAGTTCTTATGAACTCCCTCTCCATTTTGAGGATCAGTATTTAGAATTCCTATCCATTCCCTTCTAGTTTCTAACTTATAATCATTACTTCTTGCCCTACCTTTTTGTAAAATACCACTAGATGGAACGTTATCAGTTGTAAGTGATTCTATCTCGTAGCTTATGTATTTTTTTGAAGGGTCATCGGTTTCTAAATTTTCATCATAGAACCCTATGTTTGTAATATACCCCATTTCGTTGCTGTTTATACCAGCTCTAGAAGTTAATGTATATCCGTTTATCATAAAAGGGTTTACTGCAGCTCCTATTACATTAGTCAAAAGTAAAGGGAGGCTAACTGGATCTCTAGTAGGGGTTCCAGGAAACATAGTATCAGCCTTTCCTCCTAAGTTGGTGTACCCTGGTACTATTACTATTTCTTCCTTGGTATCTCCAGAAAAAGAAAATTGATTTCCTAAATTTGCAAAATTTAGATTATAATAACTGTCTATCCAGCAATCATAAAAACTGGATTCGTCATCCTTGTATGATCTAATTGAAACTTCTTGTATAAAATCATAATAAGAGTAATTTGGACATATCCATGTCATCGAATCTTCAGTGTTTTTCTCGTTTGTAGAAAATCCTAAGTTTAATTCCTGAGAAACCTCTAATAATACATCAACAGAACTCATCGATTTGAAGGACTTTATCTTCGGTGTATATAAACCAGGAATATAACATTCAGCGACAACAAAAAATTTAAAATAAGATCCATTTGGGTCTGTTCCATCATTTGAATATCTACTAGAAACATCACCATCAACGGAAAGGATCTTGAAATCCATTCTGAATGGTTTATAGAAATCTCCAGGAGCTCTCATGTAAACCGAAACTATATCTCCGTCTTTTGGATAATTTACTGAAATAAAAGCTGTTTCTGCAGCACTAAAAGTAAAATTAATAACAGGTAAAAATCCACTAAGATTTAAGCTAAAGTTTATTAAATATGTTGTAACATTATAACCATTAATTGAGATATAAGGGGAAACCACACCAGTTGCTTTCTCGTCAATTGATCCCATATTTCTCTTAGTTTCGATGCTTTCTGATCCGTTTGCAGCATCGATCTTAATAAGTTCATCAAGTTTTATATTATTTAGAGCTAGTGTTCCAAATTTTATATCATCTACAGTCATAATAAATTATAAATTATACGGGTTTATTGAATCCCCCTCCACCTGCGCTAGGAGCAAATATTAAGAATCCATCTTTCTTTTCTATCGATTTATCGTTAGGTTGAGCTACATTAGGTGCCAATATCATAGAAGGCTGGTTCTTAATTTTGGATTCTAAGAATTTTTTTCTACCTTCACTAACTTTGAATTTTTTCTGCTCCTGATTTTCTCTGAAAACCTGGTTCGGATTAGTATTAGTGTTTGATGATGATGTTCTTTGGTTCTCATTTTTTTTAGACATAAAGCTTTCTTCCACAGTAGAAGAAGTTGGAATTAATAATACATTTCCCTCCATTAAAGAGAAAGGATTGCTGATATTATTCATTTTAAGAAGTGATCCTACTGAAGAATGGTCACCTAACTTTATAGCAGCTATTAAATCAGGCCTCATTTGATAGTATTCAGTAACAAGAAATACACTATCTACAGAAACTTTTACTGCATTATAAGTAATAGATGATTTAGTCAAGTCCCAAATACCATAGTTTCCACTAGATTCTAATGTTTTGTCAGGATTGAATATGTTCTTATTCCTATATAAGGTATCTATTTTAAAATATCCCATTGTCTATTAATATTATTGTTGTCCAGGAGCTTTTTGATCAGGTAAATCTGCTCCGTAAGGATTAAGTGTCAATGTATCCTTAATAACTTCTTCACTCAATATATTACCAGCAGTATCAGCATAAGCATCATAACTTTGTAAAGAAGATGAAGTTTCTAATGAGCTTTGATATAATCTACCATCACCTCTATTAAATATACTTTCTATTTCACCTCTTTCTCTGGATCTGGCATGTTTTAATGTAAAAGTAGCCTTTATCGTCGTAGGAAAATCGTCAGGACCTAAAGCATCTCCGAATTCTATTTTTAAATCATCACAGATCAAATTACCTATCATTGCTATAGGATTACATGGATTTCCTATTGTTAAATGCCATTCTCCTATAGGAGTCCCTGTTAATAAACTTGAAGATGCCTGGATCTTTTCGATATAATCTGCTGTTACTACGTTCTGTAAAATTCTACGAAGTGCACCAGGAAACTTTTTACTAAGATCTCTTATTTTATTAATATCTACTGTGGCTCCGTCTTTATTTGTTAATTGTAATATCTGTGCTCTCAATTCAGCTAGATCTGAATTTTCCGTTGATGTTGAAGCCCCTGGGGATATTTCTCCAGTTATTTGTGCTCCTTGAGCGGATTTTGTCGCTTGTCCCTGTGCATTTAATATTTTTTCGCCATAAGTTAAAATAAAATTAAGCGGATCCTTATAGAATTGTAAAAGCCCTTCCTCTCCTCCAGGAAATCCCACTGCAGGGAATTCGCTATTGTATTTAATATCAGGACTTAAAAAATTACCATAGTTTGTTCCGATTGATAGTAAATTTCCCATTATATCCAGCATAGCAGCCTTAGTATTAACTTCACCGACTGATGTTAAATCATATTCAAATACAACATTCAGATTTTCCCACGTAAACTTAAGTCCAGATTTTCTTACATAGGTATCTTTAATAACATCCATAGGAACCCATTGATATTTACTCAAAAGACCAAAATTTCCTTCAGTAGCTCTGTCCCTCAATCCACTGTACCTTCTACTTTCTACTGTTGTGTTATTGGGGTCTGCATAAATAGCTGCATTTTCCCCTATAGACTGCAAAGCTAAAGAAAGGTCATCCGTACCTGTAACAACCCTAGCTGCTTCTGAGAACCATTTATAAGGTAAATCCCCATAGAAACCCTTTGATGTTGCTTCCTGCGTAATGACATCTGCTTGGGTATCTTGATCCCATTCTAGTCCGGTTGTAAATTGGATTAAACTACTAAGTACATTACCGGTATTTCCACCAAACCAGGTAACAGCTTGTGCTACTGGTCTTCCTGCACCTTTAGTAAGGTAAGCTTCTGATGTCTTAACCGATTCGGGTACTGATAAATTATCGAGAACTGGAGTTGGAAACCTTCTTAAGGTTATCATGTAATTATTAGGTATCGTTCCATAATACTTACAATATAAAAAATCTTTCCAGTAATAAGGAGCAGAAAGTCCCCCGATAATACTTTTTTCGAATTTAGAAACAAATCCGGATAACCTTCCTTCATTGTTACCGATTATAGATTCCAGATCAGAGGTCTCTCTTACTAGATATCCTGCTGAAGGATTTTTTGATTTTAGTGAGGATACTCTTCTATTATATTCGGCATTTTCCGATTTATAATAGGAATCCACAAAGTCATTTTCATTATTTCCTAATGAATAAAATAAGAACTGTCCATACGCATTTGGAGTTCTTTTTGCAGCTTCGTAGAAAAGACTTCTGGCTGTAGGTCCCTTAAATGGATTATTTGATCCTAGATTGCTATATCGTTTTACAATCGTAGAAACATTTTTTCTTAAAAGAGTTTCTTGTAAACTTGGTCCTGGAATCATTTAGTACACATTCTTTTTTTAAAGAGTGTGTATGGTATATCCAAATTCTTCGGAATGCTCGTCTAAGAAGGTCTCAAAATTTTCTAAAAAATCCGGAGAAATGTTCTTATAGCAAACTAGTATACCATCACACTTCGTACTATATATTCCTTGTAGTATTTTCTTGCGAATAGTGTAGTTTATTATAAATTCAGATTCATTAGATAAATTGTCGATATCATATCCAAGTTCTCTTATTATTTTAGAAATATCTACTACATAAAAATCTGAGCCATGAGTTGATCTTTTCTTGGCTTCTTTTGGTGAATATCGGGATATGTAGAATTTTACAATAATTTTATTATGCATCGGATTCATTAGATTCAAGACTATCCCAATTTTTATTTAGTAAAAAGGATTTAAGTGATGAATATTCAGTGGATTCGTTTCTATAAAAAAAGACATCATTAGAATCTGGTTCTTTACCAAATTTTTCTTTTTCTTGCTTTATAAGGTCGTTTTTAACAGCCTGAAGATGTTTTCTGTGTCTATTCTTTCCATATTCTACAGTTTCTTCAAGTTTAAGATTTTTTGATTTTATGTCACCCAAAAGGCCCATTTTCCTTAAAATTTTTCTTCTTTCTTTTCTATTACTCATAATAAATATATTAGATATCTATACTAAATCCTTTATTTTTACCGAAAACTGAATCATCCCTGTTATAGAGATCCATTCCTACAACAAATTTAAAAAGCTTAAGGAATAGAGAAGGTATAAAAACATCCTTAACTTTAACCACATCATTAGCAGGGATAAATTGGAAAGTTGACGATAACTCTTTATCTGAACCGTCCGTAATTGGCTCATTTCTTTTCATATCACTAACATCTATAGCAAAACAAGGATATTCCTTATCAATAAATTTAGAAGCGGTAACGGTACCTAAGAAATACCATTTATTATTATCCTGAATATCATACCCGGATTCCTCTTTTAGTTCTCTTTTTGCTGTTTGTAGATAGTCAGGATCTTCATCTTCTGAAGTTCCAGTAATTAAAGTTATCGAATATCCACCTTCTCTAAATGGGTTTTTTTCTTTTAGTACACCTAACATCAGAGGTAACCCGTTATCATCCTTTATGAAAGGTAACAAGATAACAGTTTCAGTATTCGAGCATATTCCGATACTATTTTCTCTTTCAACGACATTAAAATTAGGAGAACTGTATAAAATTTTTTCGTTATTCATTATTCTTAGAATTTTTTCCTATAGTTGATTTTTCTAAAACAAGATTCTTTTCTGATTCTACTTTTTTATTTACAGAATAATAAGTTTTTTTTATAGAATCTGCCAGAGAAGATTTGATATCTTCAATATCAATACCATCTAAAACAAAATTTATAATCTCACTATCTGCATCATCAAAAGAACTAGATAAAACTCCATATAGCTCTTTTGGAGGTAGATTTAACTTTAATTTTATAGAAACCTCTACAATGTTTTCTTTTTGTTTTTTTAACAGCTTATATATCGGAGAATCCGTATCAACAAATAACTGAGGATCCTTATAAACTACCTCAGTAACAGATGATGTTTTTGACTGCGGGATCGCTTTTATAATATCAGATTCTCTGTGATCTATTTGTTTTAATTTTGGTTGGGCTGGAAAATAAGTCATATACTCTTCCAAAAGTTCTAAATTAATTCTCTTTCCACTTTCAAATTCAACAAAAACGCTCTCGCCGACTTTATTGACTCTTTTGAATGATTCTATCGATAAACTATCGTCTCCTTTTATCCATTGGAACTCCATATTAGAATACATACTACTAAGTTCTTCGAGATTAACTTTTTTATTTTCCATTTTTTTATTTTTTTTATTTTTACCGAATAAAAGACCAATGAAATTAGGCATCTTTATACAATTTTACGTTTAGTATATGATTTTTTCCTACTATTAATAAATATATTTTAATAAAAAAATAAAACCATCCAAGATTGTAGAATCCGGGATGGTCTTTTGTTTCGTATATGTTAAAATATTTAATCCTTATTTTTAGAAACTTCCCTTATTTTTTTATCTGATATGAAGAAGCGTAAAAGTTTTTTTAATTTTTTTACATATTTTTCATCTTTCTTGCTTCTTTCTTGCTTTTCTTTTTCGTCCAAATCATTATATTTCCAATCTTCTCTATTTTCAACTTCTAGGAAGTGGTTATATAATCTTTCTTCATCTTCACTATTTTCTATACCTAAAGATTTTTTAAGAAGATAGTTTAAATAATCGTTTTTATTTATATCCTGGATATCTGATTCTATTTCCTCCTCTTCAAAACCATCTATATTAAAATTCAAGATTGTTTTACCTCTTTCGCTATTTATTGAAACTGAAGGATAAACGTCAGATTTTTTTCTAAATATTTCAAAATTACCTATGAATTGATCTGGAGATTTTTTTCTTATGTCCACCTGCATATCATTCATAAGAGATATTTCATATTTCCCATCTTCGCATTTTTTCAAATCTTTAACTTCGCACGGAACTCCGAGTATTTCCATTATAAAATAAACATCATCCTTAACTGTGTCCAATTGTCTAGTTTTATATGTCTCGTTATCTATTTTAGAATTAATGTAATCTTCTATAAAATCTTCTAGTATTTCTCTATTGGATCTTTTATTTAGCCATCTTTGATTAGGATCAATTTTTATAGAATATTGATTTTCCTGGATTTTATTAATCTTGATAGAATCTTTGGGCAGATTTATTTTTTTGTCCATTTTACCAAATCTATTACAGAAAGAAATTGTAACGTTATTATCATCTTGTGAAGTAATCAATAACTTACCAACAGGGGGTATAGATTCATTCCCACTAAAATTTTCGGCGAATATTTCATATCCGTCTTCTATTATATTTTTAATTTCGTCAATTTCATAATTAAAAGACTCAGACTCCTTTATCATGAATTCTCTAAAATTTAGTATTCTGTTATTCATATTATCTACAGTCTAGCATATTATTTTTCACCAAAATAAACAGTAATATCAAAGTTTCTTGGGTCTGTTGACTTATTCATATTTATTTCTAATTTTTCAGGATAAGTTGGGATTGGTGAATCACTTACTTCATTTTTCAACTGGCTGTAGTCTATGGTTTTACCTGGAATTAAGTCTATATCAAATTCTTTAATTCCATTTGGATAATCATCAACCTCAAATTCAAGCTCTATTGAATTTAAAGAGAATATGATTCCGTCGATTCCTCCCTTCTTTACAATTAGATCTACTGAATACTCAATAAAAGCTTTACAGTCGTTTATTTCTTCATATTCTTCTGGTCTATCATATAAATCTATATCAACGTACTTTAACTCCCACCCAAAAGAATAGTCATTGATTCCGCCTCCTATTTTCTTTCCATTTGAATTGTTTTCTGAAAAAGCAGTATAATCGTATATTTTCGACATTTTATTTTTTTTATTCTATATATCCAAAGTAATATTTTTAGATTTAAAATATATAGATAGAGCATTTTAAAAAAATTGTATCATGAAGCAAATAAGTCCAGTATGGTTTATAAAGAAACCACTAGATCAAGAACACAAGGAATACGTACTTTTAGATTATCTTAAAAAATTAAGTAGAAAATTAGATAAAGAAAATTGTTATTCCATACTAAGAGAAATCTCCAACAAAATAAAAATAATAAACGAATTTAAAGAATCTAAGATTATAAGTGAATTTCTAATAAATAATCTTAAGAAGGAAGATAAAAAAATAGCTAAAGAGTTTATATATGATAATTTAGACGAATCTGATAAATTATTATTGGAAAAAATATTAGAAAGTTCTCTAGAAATACTATACGAATATTTAGGTATTTGTTTAGATATGATAAAAGAAGAAGAATCTAAAATAAGGATATTTAAAATAGACCCACCATCAGGAGTAGAAGATAGACAAAAATCTGGTATAGTAATAGTTAGAAATATGATAACAGATAGAATTATACCATATTATTGGCAGGATTCGGTTACTCTAAAAACAAAGGAAGGAGATAAAGAAATTTTTATATTAAAAAAAATTCATATAAAAAACCAAACATTCTCCTTAAATTATGAGTACATTTATCACGAGATATTGGAAAAATTCAGTAAAAGTTCCAAGAGATTGTCCCCTGATTTACACATAATTGAAATATATGAGAATTTTGAAGAAGACTCTGGTATTTATAAATTAGCAAAAGAAAAATTTATAGAAATGTTATCATAAAAAAAGAGAGCTAATTTTTAGCTCTCTTTTTTATTAAAAATCATTTAGTTTTTTAATACTGAATTGTTCGGATTCACTAGTATCCATATTGAATATTCCACCTGATGCCGAAGCGTCAGCCATACCAGTAGTATCTCCTACATTCATTCTATATCCAGGTACTTCTATTTTAGACTGCTTACCAAAAACTGAATCAGCATAACCTACATAGTCGTAAGCATGTTGTCTAGTAATTTCAGATAGTCCAGTTTTTTCTGGTTGATGAGTTTGGTTTTCTTTTGAAAATGGTTTATATTCATTATCGTGGACTTTACCTAAAAATTGTTCATAGTCCAATATTTCTCTTTTTGCAACGTTTTGTTGGTTCATGATCGATTTATTAATATTTTATTATTTATCACTCTTACCAAAGAGTCCTTCCCAAAAAGATCCAAAAGAATTGGATTTTGTTTTTTCAGGATATTCTTTTACTAGCTGTTGCGATAGAGCATCCTTCATTTTTTCTTTACTTTCATCGTCAAGCTTATTGATAACATCTTTACCTACTGGTTCTTCTCCTAAAACTTTCAGAAAAAACTTAGTTAAATTTTCCTTACCCATTCTTTCCTGTAAACTTTCTCTTATTATGGAAGCTAACCATCCGTTAGGCATTATACCAAATGGAGTATAAAGGGAATCGAAACCTTTTCTTTGGATATATTCTTGTACGGCTTGAGCTAAACGAGGAGCTAAAAATTGAGCATTAGCATTTTTACCGGTTAATAATCCTGGGATTTCTTTAATCTCTATGGCGTCTACAACTTCTTGAATTATAGTAGAGGCTTCACTATTTTCAGAGATCCCTAATTTCTCCAGAAGCGAAGCTGCAAGTTTTTGTTTAACGGTTTTAACAAAACCTGCTCCTAATAAAGGAAGCATCCTACCAAATATTGAGTTCATATCGGATATAAGATCTTCATTAACCTCATTTGAATCGTATGAAAAATCTTCAAAACTTTTTATCTTTGACATTTTTGGATTTTATTTTAGTGTATATATCCAATAAAAATAAAAATATTCGAAGATTAGGCTATAGCTAAAAATAATTCAACAGCCTTTTGTCTATAAGTTAATTTATCCTTTTTTATTTCTGGATTTTTGAGAGCCTCTTTTTTTCTATTTATTATTGATTCTGGTAACATAGGACCAAAAGTATCTTTTAATATCTTTTTGTCCTTTCTCCATTCTAGAGGAAGATGCATTGCAAATCTAACAATTTCTAAATTTAAAAACGGATTTCTTAATTCCAATGTATGAGCCATTGACATCTTATCAAGTCTTGGTAAATGATAGAAAGTAAGTTCTTCAAAAATATCAGATTTTTGTGAATCGTATTCATGAATTCTTGAATACCCTCCAAATAACTCATCTGCTCCATCTCCACTTAATACTATTCTATAATCAGTATTATTACGAATTGATTCGAATAAATGATATTGGGGTATAACAGATCCCAAATCTATCGGGCTTTCGTTCCATTGTGCATATATAAGACCATTTTTTGCAGGATCCATATCATAGCTAAGGAAATTTACAGGAGTGTCTAAATGAGCTCTTAAATCGTTTATAAAGGGAGTTTCCCCATTTTCTATACTAAACCAAGTAACCTTTGCATCTAACTCTTTTAAAATAGCAGCAATTATAGAAGAATCCAATCCTCCGGAAACTAAAAGGGATATCGGATAATTTCTAGATACCAATCTATTCTTAACACTTTCAAACATCTTATCCCAAAGCCAATCGACGTATGAGTCATAATCAGCACCTTCCAATTCAGGAATTGGAAGATCCCATAATCTATAATAGTCCTTGTAGGTTTGTTCAAATCCGGGTGATTGCATATTATGATAATAAATTGTATTAGGAAGAACTCTTTTTATATTTTTATATGCTGTTCTCGTATCCGTATTATATCCCCATTTTCTAACTGAGCTTATAAAAATTTCATCTATATCAGAAAAATTAGTATAAAGTCCTTTTATCTCAGAGCAGATTTCTCCCAATTCATTTTTATATAAAGATTTCTTTCCAAGAGGATCTGTAAAATATATAACGTCTCCGTTTTTTGAATTGTAGACCACAATAGACCAAAAACCATCCCATTTTACAATGTGAGGAACATACATAGCAACAAAAAATTCTAAATTACCTCCTTTATAATTTTTAAAAAGATCACATAGGTATTCAGTATCAGATTCAAATATATTCGAATCATAATTAAAAATTTCACCATTAAACATCAGATAAATACCGTCGTTTATTTCTATTGGTTGGTTCCAATTATCACCGTCTAAAGTTTGTATAGGTAATCTATGATGACATAGCGTTATGTCACCAAATGACTCTGTTGATCTTTCTATTCCCCTGTGTTTAATAGAGTCTAATATTCTATCATCAGAATTTCCTCTTGTAGTAAGTAATATTCCACACATAATTATTTAGATAAAATTTTTTTAAAGTTTTTTGTTATGTTTTGTATCGAGGTCTCATCAAAATTATTTAGAAATCTATGTATTTTAGCTATTTCATATTTTTCAAAAACAGAAATGACCTTTAAATATGATTCAATTTCTCTAGAATCTCCATCGATTCTATCCCATTGATCTTTATTCCTGTTATTTTTATTTGGATTGTCTCCATATAGGAATATAATCTCGATATTTTCCATTAGATTGAAATCCTTAATTAGCTTAATTTGATCCTCCATTTCAGATTCAGATATTCTTCCTTCCATTATTCCCCAAGCAAGTACAGTAAGAATACCTCTATCGTGAATAAAAGAAAAAACATTTCCATTAGACTCAATAGGAACTAAATCCTTAAAAAGCTGCATTAACATAAGTTCTTTCCCCATAGAAAAAGCATGAGCTTCTTTACTATTTTGACTTTCTAGACCAAGTCTAGAAAAATAGCCAGCAAAGGAAAATTGATACCTTTGGATGTTGAATTTCTCCGATATTAATTTGGAGATGAATGTTTTTCCAGAATTTCTAGGACCTTCAAATACGTATACCATGTATTTTATATCCAAAAAATACTAAATGTTTTCAAAATAGTTATAAAAATTGACTTAAAATAAAAAAAAAAGAGGGATTTAATTCCCTCTTTTTTTATTTTAATTTTTGAATTCCTTACATTTGAAAGGTGATGTTTGTGGTACCTGTTCGAATGTGTTTGCATTCATTCTCTTTAGATGAGTTTTTATACTTGGATATATGTCTGCACCTATATAGTAACAGTTTTTGGCAAGAGATTTTCTTATAGGTGAATCTGGATTTACGTCAGAAAGTATTCTAAGACCAGCTAAGTCTTCGCTAACTTCACCATTTTTATTAACTTTCCTCTCTGCTATCTTTTTGGAAGGTGCTGTTATTATGGTAGATTTTTCAAACCCTAATAAATTACCGGTATCTTCATCTTCATTAGTAGCTGAAAACATTTGGTCTCTATTTATTCTTTTAGCGGTAGCTTCACCCAATAAATTATCATGAATCCATTTAACACAGCTGATGAATTTATTACCATCGAAAGATATTGCGTTTGCTATCATCACTAAGAAGTTATTTATAGCAACAAAATCTTCTTTACCTAAATCTGGATTTTTTTCAGCAGTCTGTAATGCAATTTTAAATGCTTTTGCTATATCGCCTTTAAGGTCGTCATATTCTATGAAAGGTATACTCTTATTCTTAATAGAAGCACTCATCATTTCATAAGAAGAGCTTAGATCTAATTCATCATTCTGTGAATTTTCTCTGAGTAATGATTTTATACCTTCGTATCTATATTCAGGTCTAATCATACCAAAAGTTTTCCACCCTTTTAAATAATTCTCTATAAAATCAACCGAATCATCATTACCTAAATTTTTTATCCCTCTGGCATCTGCCCATTTATTCCAGTTACATGGATTTTTTAGAGAACTTGAAGATAGATTTAGATTATAAACACCTCCAGAAAAAAAGAAATATGAGTATTCTTCAATATCTTTTTCTTTCACTATCTTTTCTATACTGTCGTTCCAAGCTTTAATAAACTGTGGGCTATATGAAGATTTTAAAGATCCATCAGATTTAAGGAAATCCTCTTCCTCAACTTTTAGGTTATAAACAGACCTTAAATTTTTTGATAGGGTCTTAATTCCTGAAGAAGATCCTCCTCTACTTGGGGATTCGTAAGTTTCACCCTTATCTGAGACATTTCCTCCTAAATTTTTATATTGAGTATTAAGCTCTTTTTCGAAATCTGAATTATTTATGACTATTTTACTTTCATATAACTTACTAAAATCATCTAGACTAACTACTGGACTATATCCCTCATTCATCTTGTTTCTTATAATATCCAAAGATCTTTGTATCGATTTCTTATCCTTATCAGAAACCCAATCAGAAGAAAGAATATCATCTAAAAGAACCTTATCTATTTCACCATTGTTGTTTTTATTTCCTATTATTTTCTGAAGAGTAGAAACTACAGCAGTTGTTGCTGGACCATATTTACCATTAGGACCGCCTTTAGATTTTATCAATTTAGAAGCAGAAGGAATCCCATTTACAAGTGCATTTTGAACGGCATAAATAAGTCCGCTTCCTTTTATTTTTTTATCCGAATCTGAGTCACCTCTTTTAAGTGGAAATACTGATTTAACTATCTGATTTTCTTCAGCTATTTTATCTTCTTTTATCTCCTTTGTTGTTATAGTATATTGTGCTTTAGCTCTAGTCAAAAGATCCAGTGCAGCATTAGTAAGATCTGTCACATCAGAATATGATGTATAGACTTCTTCATCATCTTCTAAATTCTGTAAAGATCTATTAGCAGTTTGAATTAATGTTTTATTGAAATCCTCCTGGTATTTCTCAACTTGTTTCTCCAACTCCTCTAGTGCTTTTCTGTCTCTTTCTCCAAATCCACCTCTGGTGGTATCCAAAACTTTTCTTTTCTCGTCAAGATCGATGAATGTTCTTTTCCAATCTCTACCATAACCATTTCTTTGGTCCTTTCCCTCTGCAGAAGTTATGAGATTATATAGAAGTTTTTTGAGATTCTCTATTCTTCCTTTATAACCGGTAAACATGGATTCTAATATAGGATTACCCAGGAATAATTCAGATTCGTCTACTTTCTTACTTTTTAATTCCTTCTCTGCTTCTTTTGCTATATTATCTAAAGTGTTTTGTAATTTTACTGGAGACTTTCTAAAACTTTTTAAAATAACCTCGTCCTTATCTTTACCGATCTCAGAAGCTCTCTTTAGCGCTTCTGCAAGCTTTTTAAGAGCTTCCAAATAAAGTCTCTTAGTTTCAGCGTATTTAGAATTTAGCAAATCATTATCGTCTGCATAATCCAAAAGTTTAGCAGTTAACTCTTTAACATTCTTAGAATTACTAATATCTGAAAGTTTTACTCTCATAACATCAGGATTTCTATCTCTGGCAGGAGCCAAATCAAAAGTCAATATTTTGAAAGCATCTAGAGCATTATCAGATATCTTATTTAAAAGTGCATCTACTTTTTCGTTCTCCAAAATTACTTCATAGTGCTCATTAAATAAAGATTTTGCTACTGGATTATTTAAGTATGGATTTTTTCTCATTTTTGATTAATCTTTTTAGTATATATTAGTATTTCCTGCATCTGGATTTGCTCTAATTTCCGCAGCTAAAGTTTTAAGAAGATTTGATATCTGTAAGTAAACAACTGATTGTTTATTCAGAGATTCAATTTCAGAATTAACATTTCCTGGTTTTTTAGCTTTTTTAATTGCAGATATCTCAGAGAATTTTTTCGAAAGATCCAATTTCGTTTGTTCCATCTTAGATATTTCTGCTTCATTCATTTCAGAATATCCACCCATTTTAAATTCATTAAAACTAATCATGATTTCTTGCTACTGTTATTTTAGATCTGAGGTCTCTTATTTGACCCATATATTTTTCTCTAATTTCCTTTATTCTCTTAGCTGCTGATTCTCTAGTTTCTCCGTTCCCGGTTTTATTTGAAATTTCATTATTAAGAGCATCCCTTTCCAAATCCATCTGAACGTATAAAGAATCTCTTTCCTTTATAAGAGAGGAAGTTAGTTTTTTGATTTGTTCCTTGGTAAGAGATGAAATTTCTTTCGTAAACTCTGATATTGACATTGATGTATATCGATCGATAGAGCTATCATTTAAACCAGAAGATTTCTTTTCGTCCTCCTTTGATTTAACTTCTCTACTAACCAAATCACCATAGTTTTTTTTGAATTCCAGATCTCTTTCCTTTGCTTTAAGAACTGCCTTTTTGTATTTGTCATAAAGATCCTTAGATGTGGAAGAATCTGCTAATTCTTTAGACTTCTTATACATTTCCTCTGCAACTTCAGCATCGACTTTAGCTTTATTCACCTCCCAGAAATTTTGCAATTTAATGCTATCACTAATTACATCTTTAACAACCTTCATTAAATGATCTACTTTTTTAGCGTGAACCTTTTTAGAATTAGCTAAAACAGCATTATTTCTTTGGATATATCTTTCGGCTTTTTTTGCTTCTGCTGGGTCATTTTTAGATTGGGCTCTTTCCAATTCTAGTTTATCTATTTCAATTAAAACTTCCTCCCATTCATCAACAAATTCCAATTCTAGATTTTTATAGTCATTTAGGAGTCCTTGAAGTTTACTCATAGCTCCACCAAAATTAGCACTAAACCAATCTTTAACTTTATCAAAAAAGTTTGCTTCATTTAGGGTTTCCCATTCTTTAAATTTAAGAGTCTTCATTTTAATCTATTAATTTTGATTTAGCTTTTTTAATTCTTCCTACGTTAGCTGGAGAATTCTTATCTTTTTCTATACTAGCAAAAAGATCAGATACCACCTTTTTAGTTCCTGAATTAGCATCATCTCCGTTAATAATCTCCTGATTTATTTTATTTGTTAACTTAGTAAAATCAGATTCTTTGGATAAAACCTTAGTTATCTCTGATTCAGTTTTACCTAGACCTCTAAATAGATGTAAGAGATTTTCCTTTGCATCTAAAGTAGAGCTCAGTTCAAGAAGATCCATTTTAAAAGTCTCTATGTACTTTAGTGATATTGTTTTAGGGCTCTTAGCCATTTTAGATTCTAAAACATTCAATTTTCTCTCAATATCAGATCTTAAATCTGCTATTTCTTTTTCTAATTCATTTTTTCTTTGTATTAGGTCCTTACCCTTTCTACTCGAGATTTTTTTCTTCTCCTTTTCTAAATCTACAGATAGATCATTTTTAGGGGCTCTGTCCTCTAAATCTCTCTCAGTTTTAGCTTTTATATCATTAGCCTTTTCCTCTGCATCTCTCTTTGCATCTTCTATTTTTTCTTTATACTTTCTAATTTCAGTTTGGTCTTTAGATCTTTCTGAAGCTAATTTATATTCTAGTTCTGCTATAGCAATTTCATCCTCTGCATATCCTGCAGCTAAATATTGTTTTCTTCTAGAATTATCATCAGTAAGTCTATAAGCAACATCTTTTGATTTTTTAATCTTTAATTTTTGAGCTTTCACATAAGCTTCAAATTCTTTAATTTTAGAATCTCTTTCTTTCTCTAAAGAATCTATTTTTTCTTTATTTCCGGATCTAGATAAGCTATCTATTTGAATATCTATTTTTTCTATATTCTTTTCAAACTCGTCTTTTTTTTCTATTAAATCTAATTCTAAATCAAGAATAATTTTTCTAGCCTGATCAATCATACTTATTCTTGACATAGATCCAAGGAAAAATTTAGATAAGCTATTCTTTAAATTATTCATAAGATTCCCTTCATTAACCGAATGTATAGGTTCAACTCTTTCTAGGGAATTAAGCTCATTCAACAATTCAGGACTTACACTTTCCATCAAATCCCCATATTTTTTGAATTCACTAAAAGATGGTATATTTTTCATATATAGACAATTATATTTTTCTATTCTATATATCCAATAAGATTTTTTATATGTTACCTAAACTCTAATGAATTCCATATTTATAATTACCACAGTCCCATATTTTATAATATCCCATAGAATGCATAATATCATCAGCTTTTAAGTTTGGATCAAATCCAAGAGAAATCAATTTAGATTTTGTCCAGTTTAGTCGATTAGATTTTCTATCGTCAACAACCCAATAATATCCAGGAGTTGTTTTTCCGATATAAATAAATCCACTTTTATAATAAGAAGTTTCTTTGTGATTGGGGGAGAAAGAAACATCGCAATAAGTAACTATAGATTTGGTAATATTATCTTTTATATACTTAATAATCCTAGAAACTCCACCAACTACAGTTGTATTAATAAGACTACAACTTCTGATTACCTCATATTCATATTTAGATTTTTTACTATCTATTAATTTTCTAGTTTTCGCTAAACTCATCAGAGAAACTAATACATTCTCGTAATATAATCCTATTATTATACTTGCTGGACAATATCCCTTGAGATGATTCTTCTGTGTAAAATGCTTATATTCACTTTTAGTGACCTGTTTTATTTCACACTTTCTGGCAAAAATTTTTCTTGAAATAGCACCAACTGCAGAAGATATCATAGACTTAACTATTTCTTTTTTATACCTCCAATCATCCTCCCATATATGATATAAACTAATACCTTTACTTGATAAAAATTCAGTTTTTTCTTGGTGATATTTAGAATTCTTATATATCTCAGAGTGCCAATAAAGTCCATTAAACTCAAAAGCAACGTTTATTTTTGGCAAATAGACGTCAACTTCAGAAAATTGTTTATTGTTTTTAAATAAACTTCTATTATTAGATAATACCTCTCCAGGATATATTTCTTCTATATATTTTAGTAATTCCCTTTCCAAAACAGAAGATTTCATGTCTATTGGGTTACAATATGGACATGGATCTATTCCATTTCTAAGTTTAGCATTTATAGTTGTTGAATGGAAACTAAAATCATGATTGCATCTTTCACAATTTAGATCAACCTTAGTTGTCGAATAACTAATCAATCCAATAGAATAAGAATCCAATTTACTAGAAAGTGTTTTTTGCTTAGTTATCGATGAAGACTCCGAAACTTTCTTAGCTATTTCAGGATTTTTCATAGTATTCTCGTGTCCATACTTAAGAATATTGGTATTTCTTGACGACTCCGAATTAATAAAATCCAAGGTTCCATATTTTTCAATACAGGTTTTAAGTCTTTTTTCAGAAATCTCCTTATTTTTTAAGGGAGAGTCTACACCATATTTTTCATTAAGGGTTTCCCTTATTTTTTCTTTTACTTCATTGGATTTGAAATTATGATCAACCCCATATTTTGTTAACATAGTAGCTTCATATTTTTTTCTTTCTTCCGAACCTTTTTTGAAATACGAGTCTCCGTATTTTGACTTTATTGTATTTTTAAAACTATCGACTTTAATTTTTCTTTTACATTCAGAATTACCACATGTATTAAAGTAACCATCACTGAATCTATAGAATTTTTTAGGGTTTCCGCATATGCACTTTTCTACTAATTCCAAATTATTTATTATATGATATAATCTTTGTCCTATAGTAATGTCAAAATATACTTGATTTAGAAAATGTGTTACGTTCTCGATATCTGAAATTAATTCCTTATCGTTCCTTATTCTAGTGAATATGCCATTTAATGACATATTATTCGAAAGCTTATCGTTGATGTCATTCGTTATTAATATCAGATTATTGCTAAGTTTCATGTTTCGTAAAATTGCTTATATTGTTTAATATTATAGCAAAAAAAAGCTTTAGTTTTCACTAAAGCTTTTTTTATTTATTTAATGTTTAGATTATGCTAGACCTCCTGCAGGTACATTAACAAAGAATGTTAAGTACATAGTTTCAGGTAACATACCAGCTTCAACTAGAGCGTATCTAGATTTAACTGCTATTTTAGGTGACATAGTACCTTCAGAGATTGTCTGAATTGACTCTGCCATCATATAAGGCATGAATTTAAGACCTGGTTCGTCGTCTCCACCTTTTCTACCAACTAATACTCTAGTATCTCCGTAGCTCATGTTTTGATCTACATAAACAGTCATACCAGCAAGAGATCCTACCGGATATAATGTACCGTTATTTTGAGTTAGAGTGTTAGAGAAAGGAGCAAAAGTGAATTGAGAGATGTCTTGAAGTGCACTTGCAACTGCAGCGTTTGTTACGATGAAGTTAGCTGGACCTCTTCTACCTCTGTTAGCTACTACGTTAGCAGCTGCAAGAATTCTAGAGAATAATCTTCTTTGTAAAGTTGATAAGTTCTCGTAAGAAGTTGATGCAGGACCTGCTGGAATAGCCATAGCTACACCTTGATCTGATTTATTAACGTAAGCTGCTGTTGTACCAGTAGATCCGTTAAGTACTAAGTTTAAGTTCAAGTTTTGGTTTTCAACGTTGTTGAATTGAACGTGGTTAGACCAACCTAGAGCAAATGCTCTTGAAAGGATGTGCTTGTTAATTGCTTGAGAAACCTCGTTAACTAATGCATTCTCGATCATTGAAATAACGTCGATACCGAATTGTTTGTTAAGGTCTTGGATTTGCTCAGTTGTAACTGAAGCAGCAACTTGGAAAGTCTCAGCTTCTACGAACTTAGTGAAAGTAGAAAGACCCATTGAGTTATAGTAAGTAGATTCAGCTACTCCTCTTAACATTGGGTTATAAGTTTTAGTACCATCAACATAAGGTCCTTGCCAATCAGCATCGTTATTGAAACCAGCACCAGAGAATCCTTGGATGTGATCTTCTAAAGCTTTAACTAATTGAGCAACGTATCCGTTAACTGAAGTAGAAGTACCAGTGTACATACCGCTAGTACCAACTTGTACTGAAGTACCGTTGACGATAGAAGCTATTGTATAGTTTTGAGTAACTCCAGCAACCTCGAAAATTGGGAAACCGTCAATTCTTGAAAGTCCAACGAAAGTTAAAGTTAAAGTACCACCGTTAACTACAGTGTAAGAAGTTCCTACTGTAAAAGTACCAGCTGTAGCACCAGTAGCACCAGCAGCAGATCCTTGATAAACAGGGAATTTAATCATTGATGGAGCTTTTGCTAAAGCATCTGCAGCAGAAGCATCTGAGCCAGTAGCACCAGCTAATTTACCACCTGCATATACATAATCTAGATAAGATAAGATACCAGTTGGTCCTGACATAGGAATAACAGGAACGATATCAAACCCGATTGTTTTAGCAGCTACTTGAATAGCTAAAGGTAACAATGATGGGAATTTATCTCCTGAACCTTGCCAAGATGCGTTATAGAAACCAGCATTAGCACCAGTTGATAATCCACCTGCTCCTGGGAATGATGGAGGGGTTACGTTACCCATACCATTTACAACACCTAAAGAGTTATATGCACCCGCAGATTCGTTTAATGAGTGATAGTGACAATATTTAGTTAACCACTCTTTTTTGCTTGAGTCAGTGATTCCTGCTTTACTCTCGATGATAGGAGACCAGGTTTCATAGATTTCTTGTTCGTTAATCAATTTCATGATTTTATTTACTTTTTTTTAATTTTAATTTACCTTTTTGAGAATTTTTGCTCTAGTGCTGAAGCTATATAATTCATATAATCATTTGAATAAGCTTTTGGAGCATCGTCTTGAGCTAGATTTTCATTCTCGTTTAGTTTTTGAACACCAACTGGTTTAGTCCCTAGCTGTCTAGTAGACCAGAAGTTTTTGATCTGGTAAGGTGTATCTAATCTATAGAAGTTACTTTGAGCAATGATAGATTGCTGGTGGCCTTCGTTAAGAGATTCCCAAACCTGAACATATTCTTCAGGCATCTCGTCGATAAACTTAAGTCCTGTTTTGTTAGTGTTCTCGTTAAGAGTTTCTTCTGCCTTCTGTGTGTCGGCTGGTGCTTCTACAAATCTAGAAGCTTCGTTTATATTTGATTCAGTTTTTTGTGTTTTAACTGATTCTATCAAATTGTCAATTTTTGTTGAAAGATTATCATAATCTCCAGCAAATCCAGATTCATTTAAACCTGCTTTAGCTGAAAGATCTACGCTTTCTCTTAGTGATTCTTCTTTTTGCATAATTCCGTTATTAACGCTTTCTGCTATATATTCAGTATAAGATATTGATCTTTTAACTTTTTCTGCTAAATATTCAGAATAATCCAATCCTCTATTAAGATTTTCAGCTAAATAATCAGAATATTCGATTGATTTGTTTAAGTTTTCTGCTAAGTACTCAGTATATTCAATTCCATCATTTAGTTTTTCTGCTACGTATTCAGTGTAGGCAATACCTTTATCTAAGTTTTCTGCAATATATTCAGTGTAAGCAATACCTTTATCTACATTTTCTGCAAGATATTCAGCGTAGGCAATACCTTTATCTACATTTTCTGCAAGATATTCAGAATATTGGATATTCTGATCAACTTTCTCTGCAAGATACTTAGAATATTCAATGGATTTATCTACATTTTCAGCAACATACTCAGAATAAGAAATGGATTTATCTACATTTTCAGCTAAATACTTAGAATAAGAAATATTCTTATCAAGATTTTCAGCTAAATATTTGCTGTAGCTGATACTAGAATCTAAATTCTCTGCAAGATATTCTCCGTACTTGATAGCATTATCTAAGTTTTCAGCAAGATATTCAGAATATTTTTCTAATTTTTTTACTCTTTCTTCTAGTGCTGAAGTATTAGAAGATTCATCAGATTCTGTCAATTTTTCTCTTTGGTCTTTAATTTCTGCTATTGAACTTTTCATAGCATCCATCTCTTTTTTTAAGAAAATCGAATATCGATTAAGTTCTTCTGCAGTAACAAGTTCTTTATTCTCCATGAGGATTGTTTTATTTTTGTCTATTTTTGATACGAGTTTGTTAAATTCTTCGTTATTTTCAACTTTATATATCTTTACTGAGGATTCATTTTCTAGGCCTAATGATTCATTCACACAAATTAAATCAGATAATACACTAGAATTTCTCATTTCGAAAAATTCTTCAAATGTATAACCTGCACTTTCATAAACTCTTTCAAGCTGTGCGTCTTGAAATCCAGGATCTGCAACTAGGTCGTAAGTAAATATCTTTTTAATTTGAACTTTCTTATCGTTACCTACCGCTCCTGCTGCTCTAGATGATATAGATAAAGGAACTCCAGCATCTACTAATTTCTTAGCAATCTGACCCGCTGGTGTATCTAGAAGTCTTACTTTAATTCTAATTTCTCTAGTATTCTTATCGTAAGTAAGATCCGTAATTATGTGGGATATGTTTTTTAAAGAAACGTCAAACTTTTCTGGGTGGTCTAATTCTCCAACCAGTCTTTTTTGAGCTATCTTATCTTTAAGATAATTTAAATGTGGAAGATATTCAGCTTCTTCATATATCCTATTGTTGTTGTTCTCTTTTCCGAAAACAGCAGCAATACCCTCAAGTACATATTCTTCAGAATCTGTTTTTTTAGATTCCAAAACCGTTTCCTGTCTTTCTAGAATAAAAACTAAATCTTCGTTCAATTTTTGAGTTGTCGGCATTTTTCTATATTCTTTTTATCTTTCTTATATATCAATAAAGATTTTAATATTTTTAATCTTTTTTTATATTATTCATATTTTATTCTATCTTCAACTTCAGTCGTAAACTTTTTAGCTATTTGGAAAGCTTCACCGTCGGTCACTCTATATTTTCTAACTCTATCCCCAGGGGATGCAAATTTATTTTTAAGTTTAACTTCTACTATATCTCCTCTGTTATCCTGTAGTGCTTTTGCGAAAGATATTGCCTTCCATCCTTCTACGCCTAGAACTTCTTTTTCCTTATCTGATAAGAACTTATCTATTAAGTTTATTCCACCAGTTACTGAATTGTCTCTTATTATCGTAGAACTTCTTCTATCCTTAATTTTAACATCATTTGGATCAACCTTGATATAATAATCATCAGAAACCTTACCTTCTACTTTATCACCAGAAACTTCTGGTTTTTTTTCATCGGTTTTTGGATTTACTACTGTTACGATATCAGATTCTCTTCCGTCTTTTTTATTATCAAGTTTGGCTTTTTTAAATTGATATACACCTCTCTTAGGATTGTTTATATCCTCATTTATGGTATTTGTCTGAACCGAAATCGATTCACCTCTTTTGGCTCCATAGTCACTTGGATCTATAGTAAAGTTAGTGAATTTTCCAGTTTTATATTTTCTTAATTCTGGATCTGCGTATTCTCTATCAGTAACCCAATATATTGCGACTTTTGCTGGTGTTGATAAATCGGCTGAAGATAGACTAACAATATCTCCTGATTTTTTATCCTCATTTATACCATAAATTCTATCGCTAAACGAAGAGAAGCTTGTAATGACATCATTTTCATTAACAAGGTCCATGTATACTAAGCCACCGTCTTCTGATTCATTCTTTTTAGAACCATTTCCTGAATCTTCTTTAACTTCCTTAGGTATAAATATTTTATCGATGTCATCTTTAGAAGTTGATCTTAATTCGTCATTATTCATAAGTCTACCAACAACATTTATTATATCACCTTCATCGTTCTGATAATAAAATTCATAATTTTCTGGTGCACTATCATCTGAAATTATAAGTTGATCTGAAGAACTGTCCAAAGCTGTTTTAAAAACATCCCAATCACACATACCCTTAAATTTAAAGATAGTTGCTAATTTAGATATTCCGTCAACATAAGATATTTTAAAATCAAGGTCTTCGTTATCGAAAACTCTAGCTATAGTATTTAGAGCACCTTCTTGGTCATTAACAATGTCGTTATTGTCCAATGCAATTAAAACAAGATCATGTTCTGCAAGTTGTTTCTGTGCTTCTTTAGAATTTATCTGAGTTAATATAAGTATGGAGTAATTGTTCTTATCCGCTATTTTAATAAATTCTGCTGTTGTTCTCGTTTCATTGTTAAAAAGGAAACTAGTAACAGTGCCCCATCCTCCTCCTGCTGGCTGAGACCAACAAACTGTAATAGGTACTCCGATTGGGATTTTTTTAGAATCCATTTCCCTCTGTGCAAATGATTTAACCTCATTATATTTTGGAGCTTGCTTATCACTAAACCAATTCCAAGCTGATCCTATTACGTCAGTTAAAATAAGTATTTCACCAACAAAAGGAATAAGTTTAGCTCCTCCTTGAGCTGCTCCTCTTGTAAATCCTTTAGAAAATGCTTTTAAAGCACCCTTTGCTCCAACCTTACCTAATGTATAAGCTGATTTTGCTCCCTTTGCTCCTCTAACTATCGAAGATCCAATAGTTCTGGTGTTTTTAAGTAAAGCAACATCTTTAGCTCCTCCCCATAGACTTTTTATAGCAGAACCACCATAATTTTTTATCTTATCCATTACACCAGGGGGAACCTGAGTTGCATTTTTTGGATTTATTCTAAATCCCGATATACTCTTAAGTAAAAGTGCTCCAGATAATGCTCCACCCGCAGCTTTTAATGCTCCAAAAAGAGTGATACTAACCCCACCCATTACTGCTAATATTGATGCATCTTGTATAATTTTTTGAGTAAGACCTTCAGCAGTTTCATTTTCTGGAATTTGACCACCGGGATACATCTCATTAACATCAAGAAGCATTATCTTTGATGCAGATTGAGATTTAGTGAAAGATTTCATTTTTACCGCCTTTAAGGTTTCCTGTATATCTTCTCCAGTATCTGGATCATTTCCACAGATAAAAATTGCCTTTTCCTTTCCATCTAATATTTCACCAGGACTTAAAGTTTCGTCTATTTTACCTTCACTCTTTAATTTATTGTAAGCAAAATGGAATTTTATGGCTTCCCTAAATTTAGGATCATCATCAGCAGTATTAGTATCTTCATTCAATTTAGAAAAATTAGAAAAAGAAATTACTCCGTTATCTAAATCGTTCTCATCTAACGAAACGTTTATATCGTCTAAATTAAAATTATATTTTTCCTTGATGTATTCTGCAACATTAGAATATTTACTCATATCTTCAGAATCAGCGACCCAAGATCTAGGATTTTTATCAAGCCATTTTTGAAAATCCTCAGATTTTGCCCACCATTGAAAATCTTCAAAAGATGCACTTTCTGCTCCTTTCATATCAAGGGGAACTGTTAAGAATGGGAAATCGTCTCCGTTTTTATATTCTGTTTTTTTAGGTAGTAGTATAATCATTTCTATTTTTCTGTGTAAATTTTATCGTATGATTTTGAAATAATATTTATCAATTTTTCTATATATCCTTCATTTCTAAGCTTTTTAAATGCTAGGTTTCCTATAGACATTTCTCCTCCTTTTTCTAACCCCTCTCTTCTCATTTTAAATATTTTTTTCTTCATCGTAAGACATCTCTTATAAAGTTGTCTAGCATTTGAAGGTATCATCGAGTCAACAAGAAGTCTTGAATGTAATTGTTCTATGTCAGAAACTATGGAATTATATTTCTTTTCAACATCTCTCTCGTCTATTGAAGGTGGATTATATGATGGAGATTTTATCCATTCATTTTTTAAAAGAGAAAAGAGAGCAGATGCTGTATGTGGTTCTGATTCGTCCTGTACGTAAAGTTCAACGTCATAACCTCTAATAACGATATCATGTCTAAGATTCCACATGAATCTAATCCCACCTATGGCTTTTTTTAGTATTTGAGGATTGTCATCATCAATACCTTTAAGGTTAACTATAATATGAACGTCAAGATCAGAAAAATCTGTGTAGTTGTAATTTGATAAAGATCCAGTTAATTGTATATCAACAATATCCTTTTGTTTTAATACATCTTCATAATTAGAAAAAAATTCATTGGCTATCCTAAGTAGCTTTCTTCTAACTCTCTGGTCAAATACCCATTTATCCTTCTTCTTAGTCCAAAAAACTGGAGCCAACTCATCATGGTAGAAAGAATTTACCTTTCCTTCATTTAATGAATTGCTTCTTTTATTTAAAAATCTATTAAACTCTAATAATCTATCCACAAAAAAAAAGCTTTTCTCTATATATCGAGAAAAGCTTTTAATGTATTTGATTTTTTTACTAGAAGCAGATTTTTTTCATGATAAGCATTAATGTTCTAACGTCGGACTCACAATATCTTGATATCTTCAAGTGATCTTTGTCCAACCAATACGTTTCATTTACTTTGGATCCATCAAGATCTCCTTTAGGAGATTCTATATTTAGGGAGCAGGCTAATAAATCTAAGCTAAGATATTTTTGTTGAACCCAGCTACCAAATGAAAATATCTCAGAGGTATCAACATAAGGGATTTCCCATGGTTTTTTGTCCCATACTTGTAAATTTCCTGATGGATTTATTCCATTGAATATCATTCTTTTACCAAGACATGGAACATCAAATCCCTTAATATTATGACCACACAATTTCCAATTTTTGGCCATTGCATTATTGAATATCTTGTTGGTTTTGTTTAGTATATCAACCTCATCGTCACCATAAAAAGATTTAAACGACATTTCACCATCCGCACTAAAAGATCCAAAACTAACACATACAACTTTTGAAAATTCGGGTTCTAGAGATCCTTTTTGTAAAAATATTTCACTGTCAGATGCTTTTTCTAGCTCTATATTAGATCCTCTATAATAATTTGCTCTCTTAGTCCAAAGAAGAGCAAGTCTAGGATTTAAATATTCCATGGATGAGTAGGATTCGTATGCGCATGCTGTCTCTACATCAAAATAAAGTAGATTTTGTATTACTTCTTTTTTAAACATAAAAAATTATTTTTAAGCAAATTTAATAAAAATTCCCGAGAATAAAAATTATTTTTTTAAAATTTTATTTATTATAGTAGGAGGAAGAGCTTTATAGGTTTTCATATATTTAATATATGATAGTTCTCTTTTAGGTGAATCTATTATAACATCACAATCTAAACCAAAAGTAGGTATTCTTCTGCTTAAAAATTGTACTGGATTTGGTGAAATAGAAATTCCGTTTTCATTTATTTCCTCAGATTCGGAATGTATATAAAAAGGTTTTTGACCGGGTCTCCATGTGGAAGCAGCTAAGAATAGTGCTTCTCTTATCGAGAGTCCACCGTCATTAAATTGATGAGGAAGAGATCTGAAACAAAGAGGAATTCCAGATTCATAATATATTCCAGAAAGAAGATCAGTGATTGAAAATAAACTTGGCTTATCGTCATTTGTTACACATAACTTCTGTCTAGTTCTATCAGATAACAATGAAAGTCTCTCGCAAAACAATTTCATCGTTTGTTTTCTGTTGCCATAAGCAGATCCAATTCTAACTATTATAGATGGATAATTAATGCCGAGAAGGTCTAGTATAGAACTCAATCGGTTTAAAAATAATACACTATTTTCTTTTACCGATTCTATTTGACTTCCTAAGAAATGTTCCTTCCCTACAAAAAAACAAATCTTTAGAGAATTCTTGTTAATTAATGAATTTATAGAATTTATTCTTGACGATATCTCAGGATCCTCTTCCTCTATAACATCCAGGAAAAAAGATTCATGAAAATCAATTTCACCAACATCTAAACAAACAATATTTGCATGGATCCGTGAATTTATTACACAAACATCCAATATTAACGAAAGTATATCCTTATAAGAGGTTATTGTAAAGTCCCCCTTTATATGTTCTCTTGGAATTCCAAGATATGAAATATTCGGTTGATTATTTCCAGATAACATTTATTTTTTACTATTGTATCTGAATAACAGTAAATAGTTTCGCTAGTTATCCACCAGTAGTTTCCAAGCCAAGTTCGTTTGAGCTATATACAGTATCTGAATTGTAAGCAGATCCTGGTATTTCGTTATTTTTATATTTTGAAAGGGTTTCCATGTTACCGTGATCCCCACCTTCTGCAAATTTAACGGTGTCACTTTTAACCTCAATAACGCTTTCTGTTTTTTTACCGTCAGTATAAACTTGTATAAAATATCTATATTGCTGATTATCAGGATTTCTAAAAGCTCTAACTATTACACCAATAACCTTCTTCTTTGAATTCAATGGCTGAGCAGTGATAACATCACCCAATTGAAATTGTGAACCCTTAACAGTTCTATCCACATTAGGATCTGGGCCAACGGAAACCGAAAGATCACTGAATGGCTTATAATTTATTTTAAATACACCATTGGCTCCGCCATATCCATAGCTGTCTCCAAATGCATTGCTATCAAATTCATTTATTGAGATTATGTGTTTCATATTAATTAATGTCGGGATTTTCCGAGTTATTTTGAAGCTTTATAACTTCTTTTATCTTAGAAGCTAATTCATATTGTTCATTGTCAATAGCCTTTTTGAACATAATCTCGAGTTTATTCTCATCGGAATCCTCAAATTTATTATTCTTATATTGAGAATTTTCTATAGTTAGGACCCTTTGTGGAGAGTAGATGACTTCTAGTGTAGAATCTAGTACAATCTCTTCGAATTCCGCTTCTTCATCATCATATTGTTCCATCAGCTGGTTTAATGATTCTTCGGTCCATTCTGCATTGTTCCAGAAAATCATCCAATACCCATAAATTAATTCGGAAAGATCATTTTCTATGACGTATTTTAATAGGCATTTTAGCTCATTTTTTATATCTGATTTGGTTATACCGGTATCAAAAGATTTTCTCTTAATTCCAGGTATAGCAGAGGTTCCGTCTCCGACACCTTTTTTAAAGCAAGTATTTACCGCATAAATAGAATCCCAGTCTAGACTAGAAATTACTTTTTCGATTAATTTATTGTTGGGCTTTTTCATTTTTTTATATATCCTTTTATCTTCCTATTTGCTCTGCTATATCGGATATCCATTTCTGGTATCTTTCTGGATAGAAACTTTTTAACTGTAAAAGATCTTTTTTTGTAATTTTGTATTTTTCCCTTATTAAATCTTCAATATCAGGTAATTCTTTTACTGAATCTATCTTCTCCTTTTCTAATTTTTTAGTTTTTGTATATATCCAAGTTGGAGGTTTGCTGTATCTGTGAGATAGATTGTCTCTCCACCAATCTACTACCGGAGGGGAGACAACCTTTAATTTATTGAATTGATTAGCCTGTATGGGAAATTGTATCGACATGATTCGATTGACCATAAAAAAATTCTTAGACTTATCAAATTTACCTACAGTTTTCCAAACTTTATCGTCACTTGAAAATATATTTTTTATTAAAGTAAATAATTCCATTGTTATTAATTTAGAAAATTTTCAAAAGGATCAAATCCTTTAGGTTGGTATCCACTAGTTACCCATTCGGTTCCTTCTAATATTTTTATTCTATCTAGAGTTACTGATCTTTTTTCAATATTAGATCCTCTCTCAATCTCACTTAAACAACCTTTAGCTACAAAATCTGGTATCATACTTCGATCCAACCACATCAATTTAAAGTTCCTAATTATATTAGATTTAACTTTTACCCTGTTTTCTGTACTATCTACGCCTTTAGAAGTTCGAATTACAATACCACTAAGCCAATCCAGGAAATTCTCGCTATCTTCGGAATTTAACAAATAGCTAAAACTCTTATCAGACCATTCTGATTCTAGGAATGCACCGTAAACAGCTTCTGCTTTTTTTTGTGTGAAATTGACAATCTTATTGTTATTGGTATAAGACCATACACTAGGTACAGAATCTCCTTTATCCCCGATTAAAATTTTATTAAATATGAAAGGTCTACTTTCAATTTCCTCTATCTGAACTTTCTTAAGAAAATCTTTAAACCTTTCCTTTTCTGGGGAAATTGCAGAAGCCATATTAAAAATATCAATAGACTCGTTTTTATCCAGCCAATCCTCTTTCCATCCTTTAGGAACCGAAATCACATTTTTCTTAGAGTTATTGTTCCATATCGTAGTCCACGATTTATTAGAAATTTTTGCTAATTGGTGCAAATCCTTATCACCAGTTATGATTATGCAATTTTCTCCTGCTTCGTTAAAGTGATCTGACCAGTACATAAGTAAATCGTCACCCTCTGCACCTTCGGTTTTAGAAAAAATGAATCCCATTTTTTCTAATTGGGCACCAAAAGATTGCATGAGATCAAAAAATATAGTCCAGTCTACTGCTTCATCTTTTACTCTTCCTGATTTATACCCCCCGTCCTCTATTTCAATATCCTTCCTCCAGCTTCTACTATCAGAAGTAAAAATTAATCTTCCCCCTTGTGGGATCATTTTCAGGGAGGAGCAAAGATCGGTAGAAACTTTTCGGATAAATGCAGCTTGTTCAGATTTATCTTTTAAGATTTTACCAGGATCTACATTTCCATACCCACCAAATATTCCAAAGGTTTTATGAAATATATAATTCCCGTCTATTAATATATTAACCATTTCTTTTATTATATTTTATATTTATTAACATCTGCCCATTCAACATCTAATTTAAAATTAGGGTCGGTTATTTTATAATCGAAATCAGTAAAGTTTTCAAAATCCTTTTTATCTGATTCCAATCTTCTATTTACAGTATCAGCATCTTTCCTATCGGATAATCTTTTTTTTCTTATCTCCTCGTCTATATCAAAATAAACTATAAAAGACTCCTTTCTATCTTCAGGTTTTAATCTCATGATCCCGGATGGTGTCATTATAAATAAATTGGATTTAGAAAATTCTTCAATAGTTGTTCCGTATAACCATCCATTAAAAATTACATATTCATAAAATAAATCTTTAGCTATAAAATGATGGTTAGCAGAGTCCATAGATATAAAATGATAATCCTTCCCATCAACCTCACCAATTCTAGGAGGTCTTGTGGTATGGGATATACAATAGACAAATCCAGATTCCTCCAGAATTTCTCTAGCATAATCTTTTCCTGAAGCTCCTTTACCCACTAATATAATTCTTTTCATCAATCTATCATTTTTTGTATCTGATAAACTAAGGATAAAAGGGAAACCATCGGATCTATTACCTGTGTTCTTTGAGCTTGATGTTCGGCCACTAGTATTATAACACCAGGTATTATTTTTTTATGCTCAGGCTTATTGTCGATTATCCATTTTATGAATTCATCTCCTAATGCAGACATTACATCATCTACCTTACCTTGATATTCACCAACTATAGATTGATAATTCTTGATAGGATCCTTCGAATTTAATATGAGATCGTAAAGAGTCTCGTAAGACCAGCCTAGTTCCTTCATTTTATTCTGATCTACGGTTTTAACTCCTTCGATAGTCCAACTTTGAATTTTATTTAAAGCTGATCTAAAATCAGGATAATAATTTCTCTGGAATTCTAAAAGTGATTCGCTATCGATAGAAATATTCAATTTGCTAAGAATTAAACTAATTCTTTTATTCCATTCTTCTTTTAGTTGGTTTTCTTCTTCAGTTGTTGCTGGAGTAAAATCTATAACTTCGAATCTACTTTTTATAGCATCTGGGATTTTGTTGATATAGTTACATGTGGATATGAATCTGGTATTTCCAGCAAATTTCTCGATAGTTCCTCTTAAAGCTTTATGAAACTGATCTGAAACCCCATCAAACTCATCCAATATTACCACTTTTTTTGAAGACTTACCATCCAATACAGATATTGTTGAGCAGAAATCATTTATCTTAACTCTAAGGGTTTCTACTGAACTCTCATCTGATCCATTTATGAATATATGGGGATAAGGCGCAGCTAAAATTTTAGCCAGAGTTGTCTTCCCACACCCCGGAGGTCCACTAAGAAGTACATTTTGATTTAATCCATTTTCAAACACTCTTGAAATTCTTTGAGGCAATATCATATGTCTCAATTCTTTCGGTCTAAGCTTTTCTGTTAATAATTCTTGTATCATACTAATTCTAGTGAATAAATTAATTCTTGTTTCTTAAAATTTATTAGAAAAGTCATCTGAAGTTGTCTTGTCGGATCTTATCTCTATAAATCTTGGTAAAAATAAAGATCTGTTTCCGTGTTTATCCTCTATAGTTACGTTATATTGGACAGCAGCAATTTTTCCAATATGAGAATCTGGATCTTCACTTAGTGTTTTTAAATCATTGTCAGTAAATCCGGCTCCGACTTTAACATTAAGAGTCCCACTTGAATCTGTTAAGATAAATCCACCAATAAATCCTTCTCTCTTTCCCTCTCCTGGATACCATCCAGTTATAAGAAGATCGCAATCATTAACCTCTTTAAATTTTATCCAAGACTTAGATCTTTTACATTCATAAACAACATCAGCTTTACAAATAACTCCCTCCCCACCTTCATCGACAATCTTTTTATAAATAGACGAAACTTCACTGGCATCTTTAAGCTCCCACATTTTAGCTAATTTAACCGGGGATTCTTCTGAAATCGAGGATAAAACTTTTTCTAACGTATCTCTTCTTATTTTGTAATTAATAACTCCAGAGCCAGTATCTAGAGTAGATGCTTCCTCCAGATCAAAAATATTAAAAAGAAGTCCCTTTTCTATAGATGAATCAACTTTACCCTTAAGTATCTGAGTAACCTTGCCACTGACTGATTTTCTATTCAAATCCGTTAATTCGCCATCGAAAAACCAATCACCCTTCAATCCGCTATTTATCATACACGTTTTAAGATCGAAAGTTATTTTAGGAAAACAAGAGGAATCAAGTTCATTAAATGCTCTAGTAAAGTAGGAAAATTCACCATTCTTATAAAGTGCTATTACTCTCACTCCATCATATTTCTCCTCACAATATACTTTTCCCCATTTTTCTATGTTATCGTGATCATCTGTTGCCAGCATAAGAGAAGGATCGGGGATTAATTCTCTCTTAAGTGCTTTATTGATAAGTTTTGCACCTATACCTATGTTCATTCTTTTGGTTAATATTTTCATAAGTACAGTTCTGAGTTCCAAATCCTCAGCATCATCTTCAGATATTCTCTGTGAGATGATATTTTGAGCTCTACCTCTAAGTATATCGTTTGCTGCAGGGGCTTTTTTAAGCTCTTCTACAAGGGCTTTAAATTCATCCCAATGATTAGGATTACTTTCACTTAAAGATTCGTTAAAAGATATCTTATGAAGTTTTGTGGTAATAAATGGGTTATAACAGACGTCTAGAATATAAGAGAATTTGTCTGTTAAGTTTTCTTCGATTAATTTTTGTTTTGCCTTTTGAGATCCCTCTCCTGTAAGATTTTCTAGATTTTTAAAAATTCTTAATTCTTGTATCATATTGATTTATTTTTTCACAAATATAATACAAAAATTCGAACTGAAAAAATTATAAATTGAAATATTTACTATTATAGACATCTTCTATCCCGACCGAAACCGCACCTACACTAGAGCATGCGATAGATCCAGCTATATTACATAATTTTAAAGATTCTTTTATATCCAACCCAGAAGAAAAACATAAAGATATCATAGCGGTAACGGTATCACCAGCACCCGAAACGTCGGAAATTTTCACAGGATATGAAGGAGAGTGATATGATTCATTAGCAGTGATGAAAATTACCCCATTTTCTGATAAGGTGACTAGTATAGATTCTATACCTAATTTAGATATAATATTCCTTCCCTCATAAACTATGGAATCGAAATCATTGGGACTCAATTTTTTATTGATTAAACTACAAAACTCTAAGAAATTGGGTTTAATCAAAGTACAACCGCTATATGAATCAAAATTTTTTAATTTAGGGTCTACTAATACTGGCTTATTTTTTTCCTTGCAAATTTTTATAATTCCCTTTATAAGTACAGAGGTTAATAATCCTTTATTATAGTCCTCCATAATAACACAATCATAAAAATCTATAACGGATTCTATTTTTGATAATATAATAGATTCTAAATTACTATCAATATCAATTATATCCTCATTATCAACTCTTAATAATTGATGAGAATTTGAAATGTATCTTGATTTAGTAGTTGTCTTTATTCCCGACCTTTTTATAAGAAGGCTGAGATCAGATTTTTCTGAAACCAAACTTTCTACCTTATCTCCATTAAGATCATTTCCTATAACAGAAATAATATCGCTATATCCACCTAAAGAATGAATGTTTAGAAAAACATTACCTGCCCCTCCTAAATAGTAATTTTCAGATTTATTTAATAATACCGGTACTGGAGCTTCTGGGGATATTCTAGATACGATTCCATTTACATAATGGTCTAGCATGATATCTCCAATGACCAATATTTTAAGTCTGGAAAAAATATCCCTGATGTCTAGATTCATTTGAGATTGAGTTTTTTAGAGATTATTTATTATTATAGTGTCACTTCCGGAGTTTCTTCATCTGTTCCCCCTTCTGCTGGTGTTGTTCCCTCGGTCGGTGAAACTTCTTCACCAGTAGCGGATTCTGCTCCAGCTTCTCCTGATTCTGCTTCATTTTTTTTAGCAGCTTTAGCTTCCTTTTCTTTATAGATTTTATTCATTTTTATTTCGTCTGGATTCATTCCAAGAAATCTCTGGATTAAGAAATCATTATCGAAATAAGATTTTTCCTCTTCTCCGACTTTAACTTTAAGTTCAGCTAATCCCTTAATAAATTCACTTCTTTTTGTAAATGACGTCATCTGTACAGATTCCTCAAATTCATTATCTCTATAAAAATTTAAACCAAGATTTGATTTAAAGCTTTTATCTTTAGATAATTCAGGATGATCTAAGCACATCTGAATATAAAGAGGTTTTACTAGGATCTCCTGGAATATCGATCTAAGTCTTCTAAGGAATTTTTCAAATCTTATTTCGTCTCTTTCTAGCTGATCTATAGCTATTTGATAATTGGCAGGTGTTCCATTTTTAGAGGCAAATCTAGCATAAGGTATTTTAGAATCCATTTTAAGTTTATTGAAGAAAAATAAAACACTCTCCATCACATTAAAATCTGGTCCAGATGGGTTTAACGATTCTATCTGTGGGGACTGCCCATCTTTCTCGGGAAACAGATAATTCTTATAGAACTGAACTTTAGGTCTACCGTTAATCGTCAATTCTCCAGAAGCATCATTGATAGAAATATCCTCTTTATAGTTAGACATCAGTTGTCCCAATGTTTGCATAGCTTTTTGTGAAGATTGACTTCCTATAGGTATAATAAATTTAAGTCTATATGAAGCATTCATAACATTCCATATAACTCTGGAGTTTTCCATTATTCTTAGAATATTATAAGATCTCACCAATCTTTCTACGTAACTTACTCTTGAAATACTATTTCCCTTTGCATAAGAAATATAGATAACCTGTTCGTTAGTGAGTTTTCGGGTCATCTGTGGATTTTTTGGATATTGTAGCCAAAATTGAACATATTCGCTTTCTCCAACCTTTTCAACTACAGGTTGCAAAGAAGCAGGATCTAATTCTTTAAATCCTATAATCTCTTTCCCCTTGTTATCATAAATTATTTCAAAAGCTAAAAACCCATCTATGAGAAACTGTCTAAAATACTGCCACCCCAAAACACTATTCTGAAATCCAAAAACATTATATATTCTATTATAATGTTTGAACATTTTTTCCTTCATTTTTTCCTTCAGATCCATGTTGATAAATGAGGGTTGTGCAAAATAATTTCTATCGTCGTAATTTATTGCCTCGTCACTAATAGTATCCAATATAAATTCTATCTCACCATTCAAAGAAAACTTTCTGAGATAATTTCTCTTATCGTTATAGTCTCTATCGAAATATGCAATATATTTTCTTACCTTTGTATCCTGGTAAGAAGCTGTCCAATAAAAAGCATCATTTTGGGTAAATCCTGTTCCCTCTTGACTGGAGAAGAATCCCTCAGTTTTCCCAATGGCCTGTGAATTTCTCACAACCATATCGTCATACTGCATACCAAATTTTGATATATTCCCTAGATTTTTTAATATATTACCTAGTGCGGATTGGTTTGGTTTTAAATAATCTAAAAATCCTGCCATTTTATTATAATGTTACTTCCGGGGTTTCTTCACCTTCACCCTTATTTTCGGCTTTCTTTTTTTCCCTTTCCTTTCTTTCTAAAGCTTCTTTATTTGCAACTATATCTTGTTTAGAAATACCTAAGTAGTTTTCTATAAGAAAAGCATTAGAAAAATACGGTTCTTCATTATCTCCTAAAATTCCACTCATGGATAGAATTGCTTCTTTCTTCTTTTCTATTGTTGCTATTTCCTGATTTATTTTAAATGGATTATCAGAGAAATAATCTAAACCTAATTGGCTTTTAAATAAGAAATCATCTTCAAGATTAGGATATTTCTTAACCATTTGTATCCAAAGTGGTTTTATTAGAATCTCCTGGAAAGTAGATCTTAGTCTAGATATGAATTTTGAAAATCTTATTTCTTCCTTATCCAGTCCCTCTGCACCATTTGAATAAGGAGACGTACTTCCTCCATCTGGATTATGAAACCTAGAAGGAGGTACTTTAGATTCTAATATAAACTTATCGAAAAAATAACTCAAAGGTTGAGGATCGTTTAAATTAGGACCCTCCGTATTTATAGGTTCTATAGTAGGTGTACCATTTACACCAGAAGGCATCAGATAGTTTTTGTAGAATTGTATCTTTGGTCTACCGTCTATTGTCAATTCACCACTTTCATCATTAAGTTCTATATCCTCCTTATAAATGCTCATTAGTTCGCCTAGAGTTTGCATTCCTTTTTGCTGGGATTTAGATCCTATCGGAACTGTCATTTTCAGCTTAAATGAAGCGTTCATAACGGACCAAATAACTCTAGTATATTCCATGATTCGTAGAATATTATAGGGTCTTATAAGTCTCTCTATATAGCTTATTCTTGATATAGCATTACCCTTCGCATAAGAAATATAAATTATCTGTGGATCATATAAAACTCTTTTTCTTTTAGGATCTTGTGGATATTGTGTCCATGTATTTATAAAAGTCCCATCTATTTGTTTTTCTACACTAGGAACTAGGGTTACCGCATCTAATTCTTTAAATCCTATTATATTTTCTCCTCTATCATCATAGATTATCTCAAATGCTAAGAAACCATCTATTATAAATTGTCTGAAATATTGCCAGGCTGTTATATCGTCCGAAAATCCCCAGATGTCATATAATTTTTTATATGATTCATAAAGTTCATCCTTTAATTTTTCATTTATATCAGTAATATCAATAAAGTCGGGATAAGCAAAGAAATTTGAAGGATCATAGGATATCGACTCGTCACATATAGTATCTAGGACCCATTCAATCTCAGGATTAAGTGAGAATTTTCTTAAGAAATCTCTTTTCCCTTTATAGTCCTTATCGAAATATCCGATAAACTGTTTAGTAGTTATATCCTGCTTTGCTAAAGTCCATAACATACTTTCGTCCTCCACGTTGGACTTATTCTTGTTTAAGAAGTTTGCTTCGGTTACACCTACAGCCTGTGAATTTCTGATGACCATGTCATCATACTTCATACCAAAGGTACTTATCTTCCTAACAGAGTCTCGGATTCTCTGTATAACAGGAGTCTGTGATGGATTATTATTATCTACAAAGCCAGCCATTTAAATAATACTTTATTAATTTTATCGAATTTCTTAAATTAATTTCGATCTATATTCATTATATATCCCCTGTATGGATAACCCCTCTATCATATTAAAACTAAGATAAGGAATTTTTGGCCAATCCTCCATGGAAATAACCTTAACATTTTTTATGAATTTATATTTAAATCCAAAATAGGAATTTAAATATCCAGTACCTTTAAGAATATTCTTTAGCACAGGGTCCTTTAAATTCACTGGAACTTTGGTCGATCCTCTTTCGTATGAATTCTTATTAGCTAATAATTGTTCATAGAAATTATCATATATTCTTTCTATTATATCAACTCTTATTATATTCGGTACAGTTATTAAATCTATACCTTTTATTACAGTTCCAGATTCTAATGTGTTGAAAACATCGGTACAAATAACAAGAGGCATTCGATCTACGAAAGGCCTTTTTTTGCTAATTTCAGAATCCGTTAAATACCTAAAAGAGTAAATCTCTCCTGGGATGAATGGAGGAATGAAAGATATATCTGGTGAATCGTTCTTAAAATATTTACTTAAGAACAGATCATTAGTTGAAGTGAATATGTTTCCCGAACTAGTTTCATCTTCTTTGTATTTAAGAACTAAATCTTTATACATTATTTACTTTTAAATAGGAAATTTTCATCAATAACACCAAATTTATAGCCCCTTTTTTCAGCCCATATTTTTGCAGCTTTGAATTTTGCTTGGTTTGTTATCCAGATCTGCATATTTCTATTATATGATTTTAACTTTGCAACCGTCATCTTACCCTCATAAATTGGTTTTTTCGTTTGATTCTCTGGTTTTATTTCAATTATCCATTCTTGAGCATCTCCAGATTCCTTTACAACCTTGATATAAAAATCTACATTATATTTATGCTCTTTTTTATCTAATGGATTATAATACTCGATAGCAATTGGTTCGGAACTCCACTTTACTATAGAATCATTTGTATCACAATACGTACAAAAACGATACTCCCAAGAGGATCTATATATGATGTTATGAATATCTCCTATATACTTTTCAGGATTTCTGGGTTCGTATTTACCGGATTTATATTCACCGTTTGGTTTTATCTTCTTTATATCAGGCATATGGTATTAAATATTATATGAATTATCATCACCAGTGATATAGCTAAATGGTATAGTTTTAGGATTTTTAGGGGGATGTAATTTTTTCCATCCCTTAGCAAATCCATTTTTAGCAATCTGTGTAAAATAAGCAAATGGATTATTAGACTTTTCAGGATTGAATCGATTCCAATATTTACAGAGATCTTCCATAGCAAAGGCCATACAATCTTCTTTATCTTCTGGATCTTTATATGACATTTTCTTAGCTATACCGTTTATCATTAAGGTAAACATTTCTATAGTTTCCGGTGTCAGCTTACCGGCTTTCTTTGATTCTATTACAGCAAGCATAAGCTCACTATTTTTAACATATTCTTTTGCCATTAATTGTTTAATTAGTTTGGATTTATATTCTAGTATAAAAAATGGTAAATATTTCATAAAAAAAGAATGTAGCTTTTTGGTTACATTCTTTTTTATTTTTATTCCTTTCTTCTCCGGTTTCGTCTGCATCCGAATCGTCTTTTATTTCTTTTCCATCTGGTGCCTTACTTAATTTTCCTTCCGAAGATTGAACGAAGGGTTCACCCGGTTTATTTTGATCTTCCGATTTTGGAGCAAAATAAAAGTTACGACTTAGTTTTTTTTTAAAGTTTCAGATTCGGTTAAATTCCCATCATTTTCAACTTTACCCTCTCTAAGATTATATCCAATTTCATATTTTTCCCCATCTGCATCTTCTGCATCAAAATTAGTTTTATCTTTGGTTTTAGGTGAATCAGCTAAAAGTTTTTCTCCTTCCACTTTACCCTTTTCTTTTTTATTGTTTCCTGGGGCTTTTGCAAGATCGTCATTACCATCTTTCTTCTTAGCTTCGTTCATAGTAATATTATACCCATGAAGAGAATCTAATTCCATTTCTATGGAATCTTGTTCTCCCTTAGGAGCTTTAGAAAAACTGTGGCTATCTGCAAAATTCTTTAAAAGAGTTTTTTGCTCTTCTATGCTTAGGTCTGATTTATTAAGATTATTTGACTCTTTAACTTCTTCTGCTTCCTCCTCCTCTTTAGCATCTTTTTCATTTTTATCTGCAGCTTGACTTAAAGCTTCTTCCAAATCAGAAATTTCATTAACTAGGAAATCTTCGGTTTTTCCGTTGTCTAAAAGTATAGTATATCTTCCAGATGTCCCATCTACTGAAATTATCTTACCGGTTTCTCCTGATTCTTTAACTTTTATAAAATCTCCAATATTGAATTTTTCATCTTCTGATATATTAATTTTGTCAGCAAATGAAATTTCTTCTTCTATTTTAGATATTTCAGTGTTTATTTGGTTCCATTTTTCTCTTAGAACATTTAGTTCGTTTTCTAATGCAGATTTAGCAGTTAGAATTTCATTAGAGCTTTTATATAAAGGTGAAGATTCTAATAAAGAATTTATTTTATTAATCTCATTCTCAACTTTAGAAATATTTTCTAAAACTTTATTTCTATCATTTACCATGATAGATTTTAGTTTATTTTCGCCTTCCAAGAACTCAGTTAACCCTTCCGAAATATCATATTTTAAATAAGACTTAACCATAGAAACTGCTTGAGTTCCACTAACTTTGAAAATTGAATTTTCATTCATAGTTTGGTTAATCTTTTGTAAATAGATCTGATTATTCCACTTGAACATATTTACACCAACTCCTTCATAGATATTAGAATTTATACTTTTTGCAAAATCTAACTCAACTATATCTGAATAGTTATTGTATAAGAACATTGTATCATTAACAACTTCTGATTCATTTACTCCAAAATAAGAGCTAGACTCTAATCCTAATATTTTAGCAAGTCCAATATTATCTGAAAATCTTAATTTATCTTTTCCTAAATAAACTGCTACATTTTCTCCCTCTTCTACTAGTTTAACTATTTTTTTACCAAATCTAATGGAAATACCATTCTCATTAATAGTAACATGTGGTTTTTTAGTAATCTCCACTAATTTAAGATAATCTGAAGGTAATTCAGAAACCTGTTTTTCTGTTAATTTAACTAATTCTTTTTCTGATGCTTCGAATACAGAATTTCCTATATGGAAGAAAGTTCTTCCATTTTCAAATAAAATAGGCGAGTAAACTCTAGAAACGCTAGATTCACCCTGAGCTTTTATTGGAATTTCCAAGAATCTATTATCCTCTTTCTCGTTTATATTTAGAAAATTTATTAAATTTCTAACAACTGGATTGAAACTATATTTAGAAATATCTCTAACTAATAAACCATTTGACTTTTCTTCTGAAACCAACCAAGAATTTAAAGTTTCAGAAAGTTCAGAATAGAATGCATAGCTTCCACTATTTTTGATAGATTCTAAAACTTTAGAAACCTCAATTTCTCTAGAATATTTTTTAGCTTTATTCTTTAACTCTTCTGCTATACCTCTAACTGAATTTTCCCAATTAAAAGATTCTAATTCAGCAATAAAATTATTCACTACAACAAACTCAGGAAGATTCTTATTTAAAATAAGATTCTGATATTGTTCAAAAAGTACTTTTGCTTTAGGATACTCACAGATAGAAGATTCTTTCAACTTGGAAATTGCCTCCATAACTCCCAAGTTTTTAATTCCTTGAGATTCAATAAATGAAATAGCAGATCCGTCTTTATCTTCTAAACTAGATATACTCTCTAATAGTTTTTCAGATTTGGCATCGTCCATTTCATTACCAGGAAGATATGATCCTGAATTTGATGATGTGTTTTTACCTAATCCTGACCAAGATTCCATAAGTGCTTCTGCTGCTCTTTTAGATACCTCAGCTTCTTCCTTTCTTATTGCTTCAATGTGATTGACAATACTAGGAGATTCGTTTTGTGTCATTTCTGAATTATTATGTTCGTTGATAGAAGCTATTAATTGATCTTTAGAAACGGATTCGCCTCTAAGAAAACTCTCACATAGTGATTTTACCTCTGGAGATTTTGTTACCTCTTTTAATTTTTTTACTTGGTTTATAAAGTCCATTTTTTACTTTTTTTTTACTGTTTATATATCCAACTAAGGACAAGAAACTTTTACTATATATTTTACGATATAATCTTTTTTTTCTTAATGACATACTAATATTTCCAATTTAACTGTTATATCAGTACTTGGATTATAAAATGATATTCCACCATCACCAATATTACCGGAAACTGTTCCAGGTTTAGATAGATTCCATCCAAGATATTCTGAATTTATAGTAGAAACTTTAGGTCCGGAAAGCACCATCAATTCACCCATATTATTAATATTTCCCTGATATGTCCAATTTATGTATTTTCTAGATTCTACGACCGTGCTCGGGTATACTGCTTTTACTGCTATGAATGAAACATATCCATTTTCATCTGCAATATCACTTTGACTCAATAGAGATCTACTACCAGGTCTTAAAGTTACTCTAGATCTAGAAAATTTATTCACGGGTATACTCAAATCACTCAAAGAAAGGTATTTTATGGGATTCATAGAATTGCCATCATCTAATACTAAGTCTTCTTTATAAAATCTAAGTCCTTCTGTTACGTCATAAGGACAATTGATAGGTTGTGTTGCCATTTTAATTTGCTGTTATTACTATTAATTTTACCTCTGAAGATGTTGGGTTAGTAAAAATAAAACCACCCATCGAAGAATCCGAATTTTCGCTGTGGTCATACGTAGAAAATGGATCTACGTCCCATCCCATCCAAGATGAATTATTTTTAATTGCACCAGAAAGAATCATAATTTCACCCATTACATTTCTCTGATTTGCCTTATAGTCCCAAAATAATATCTTATCCTCTTCGGGGGTTCCTGGTAGATATTCGGCTTTAGCTATTATAAGGGAAACTTCTCCGTTTGTGCTGGTAAATGAAGAAGGGTCCAAATTAGCTGATGTTTTTGGCGATATAACAAAGGTTTGCTTTTGGTAATTAGAAAATTCTTGAAGTGGATGAAAAAAATCAATCACACTAAGCTTATCCAATATTTTATCCTGGAAAACAACATCAAAAGCTCTGTTTATGAACTTTATTTGATTAGGATCGTTGAATCTTTTAAATGTAGCTTCTATTACTTCCATCTGTGGTATAGATCTAGCTATATTTTGATATTCTATATCAAAAGAAGCAGTATCACCAGAAGGTGATATCGAGAACTGTGAATTCCCACCTAATATTGAATTAGAACTACTTTGTATCGAATTCCCTCCATCGAAATTTTCATTGTTTAATATTTCTGTATCTGACACTTTTACTTGTGATATTTTTATAGTTTGGTTGGATCTATATCCTGATGTATTCTATTTCTATTTACGTGTTTTAATTTCTCATCATATTCTGAATTAGAGTTACTAGAATCTGATAAATCTAATATCTGGATCTCATCAGTATTATTAGTTTCAGATCCCAATCCATCAACAAAAAATTCAGATTCTTCCTCTTTTTTTTCAAAATCCATCAATTCCTCATTTATTTTAGAATTAGTATCAGAATCGTTATTATCTGATTGTGTTCTACTATTTCCAATTTCAACTTCTTCTTCCGGTTTTATGTAGTCAACTAGGGATTTAATAAAACCCAAAGCAATGACAGGAAGAACTGCTCCACTTATAATAGACAATACTCTTTTCTGATAGATTTTCTCTTCCTCGTCAAGACCAAATAATTCAGACCAACCCTGAAAATCTTGTAGATGAGTATATGCATAGAAAGTATTACCCATTGCTTGCATAAGGGTTAATATAATAAATAAGCTCCAAACCATTCCCTTGTTCATTTTATCTAAGGAAATTAAAGATGCTAATGATGCAGCCGCACCAATCTCAAAGGCAATAGCCAAACTAACTGCTAGCCAAGTGGGATTGGAGAGTTTAAAGAAATCTATAACGTGAATGGTCGATATAACCGAAACCATCAGATATAAACTAACAAATGTACCTATTATAAAATAACTTACTGTTTTTTTGCTCATTATTATCGATTCTGTTATTTTTTAAGACTTTCAAGTTTTTTTATTTCTAAATCAATTTCACTCTGTCTGTTCACGTCTAATATTTTTCTATCCGTAGATTGAATCATTCTTTTTTCAACTTTAAGACCTTCTATTTCGATCATATTTTTTAATTCCTGTTTATTCGCTACAGAATCAAGAATAGCTGATTGTATTTTAGATTGTTTAGCTAATTTTTCAATATCACTATTAGCTCCACACTGTTTAACGAAAAGAACAGCTAAAAACACAAGTACAATAACTTCAAAATTAGATTTGATTTTCTCGATTATTTTCATAATATTAATTTTTATTTTTTTATATATCCAAAAACAAACTCCACAAAAAAACCAGTAATAAAAATCACTGGTTTTTTTCATTTTTTTTATGTTTATATTAACCTAGAGTAACTCCTTGCATAGCTGCAGCTAGTTGTTTTTCTAAATCTTTTACTAAAGCTGCATCTTCTTTTGCATCGGATAATGCTTGATCGAATGCTTTAAACAGTCTAAGAAAATCTTCAGCGCTCTTTAAACCAACACCTTTGGATTTAGAAAGGAAATAGTGACTTGCTTCCAGAGGTAAAGCACTCATATAAATAGTATTGTCTTTAATTCCTTCTTTTCTGATCTTTTTAATCTGTTTATTAACTTCAACAACACCTAAAGCTTCAGTTGAATTCCATTCAGCCTTTTCCTGCATGAATTTTTCATATTCAGAGAAAAGATCTTGATTACAAGAAATAGCATAAAGCTTTGTCTTAATCTCTTCTTTTTTAGCAGAAATTTCTTTATGTAATTGATCCACTTTTTCTTGATCAATTCCTATAGGTGAATCCAAAATTGAATCTTGAGGAACAGTTGGACCATTAGTATTAAATTTGATTACATTCGATGCTAGAGGTTCGGTATTTCCAATCTCTATTTTTTGTGAATTCTTCTTAGTTGATGACATATTTTTTTAATTTTATAGTTCTAGTTATTTTTATTTGTTTTGTTTCTTATCTTATATCAAAAATATCAAAATTAGTTCTATTTTGTTCGAGATATGCTCTCAGAGGCTCTCTTAGATCTTTTGCCGGATATATTTTGGGATTTGAATTTGGTCCTATGTGACAAAGAAATCCACTTTCGGTTTCTATTCCAATTTCCTCCTCCAATATTAATCTATATAGACTTATTTGTATAGAATATAAGTTGTGCTCATTCTCCCATAAATGAGTAAAAGGTCTTAATAATCTTTTATACCTTCCTTCAGGATGATCATCATGCTTAAATACACCATTTGTTTTCCAGTCTCCTATAAGTAGAAATAATTTTTCTCTTTTCTGGTCCCAAAATAAAAATGGTTGGTCGACAGTTCCAGCAAGTCTCCACCTTCTAGAGAATATTTTGAGCTCAGAAGGAAGTGGTACCAATACATGAAATTTTCTATTGTAGAGTTCAATAAATTTATTTACTCTCAATGAATATTCATCATCAGGATCTATAGAAGGAATCTCTGGATTTTCACCACTCCAAAAATCCTCTATAAATTTATGAACCTTCGTACCAAGTTCATTTGCTACATTTGCTTTATTTTTCCATTCATCTAATATAACCGAAACGTCGACTCCTCTTTCTGCTGCTTTTCTCTTAGACCAATATTCTCTATTAAAAGGGGCCTTAAAATTTTTAATGTATGTTGTTACGGAATCGAATAATATACCATCATATCTATATGTATGCGTGGCTTCATCAAAAACAAATTTAGGATCCTTCGAAAAAATAGCCAATTTGCTTTCTATATCTTTTTTTGTGCTTTCTATGTATTCCTTCATTAAACTAAATTAATAATTTTTAAGAGCCATTCCCACTTAATAGCAACAAAAACTATAAGTGAAACCTCAACAATAAATCTAAGAATCCACAATAGACTAATATATCTAAATAAGAATTGATATACTACTAAATATGATTCTTCATCGGTTCCTTTTACTGGCTCTATCCACATCGTAAGTAACTCCTCTAAATTAAGAGATTTGAAATACTCGTTAGTAGGCTTAATTTCACTTATAACAAAAGAAGGTCTAGCATCTTTAGGAAGATCTACAGAAAGAGTAACCTGTGGGGGAAGATTAACGACAGTGTATATTCTATTTAAATAATCTCTTCTTAAATTTCTTCTTGCCCATATAGGAGAATCTGTCTCCTCTTTTTTTATGATTTTCACATATTCAAGATAGAGTAAAAATTCTTTTATAACCTTAAAAATTCTAAACATGATGGTTTATTTTTTATATCATCGTAAATCTTTATTGTTTCTCGTCTATTTTTTTTCTGATTTTACTGCGAGCTCTTCTGATCCTTGTAGCGATGGATCTTTTCTTTATCCCATATTTTTCTGCAATGTCCTTATATTTCATATTGTTTATCTCTCGGTCGATCATAATGTCTCTGTATAACTCTGGGAGATCTCTAATCTCATCCAGAACGGATTCATAAAACTCATCAAAAGTAGATTCCTCCTTATAGAATGCATACAAAGGATCCTCTTCTAAAACATACTGTCCTCCTATCTCATTGGATTCGTTTTTTGAAGAAAGATATTCGAGTTCAGCATCAGTGTGATTGTGATATCTTTTTCTGGACTTCATTAAGAGGAGAGATTCATTTCTTGCTATATTATAACACCAAGTTGAAAAATTTCCTCTTTCATTGTTATACTGGTCTATTTTTATCCAAATTTTAGACATGGTATTAATGAAAGCATCTTCAGCAAGTTCCTGTTCTTTTACAATCAAAAAACAATGGTTTAGTATACCAGGTCGGAGTCTCTCGAATAAAATTTTAAAATTCTTATCATTTTTCACAGTTATGAAATCCTCAGCTATCTTTTGGATATTCTTTTCTTTTTGTTGCATATATTAAAATTGGTTTTTTATTTTACTGTTTGAAAATTTTACTATTTCTATATTGGCTTCTACCAAGAACGATAAAGATTCAGGTTTTCTATAAACCTCTGAAAAAATAACTCTCTTTATACCAGATTGGATTATTAGTTTAGAACACTCATAACAGGGAGAAAGAGTTACATATAAACTAGAACCCTCAGAACTCTGAGTTCCCTTCGCTAGCTTAGTTATCGCATTAGCTTCTGCGTGTAATACATAAGGAAGAGTTATATTATCCACATTTTCACAAATGTTCGGGAACCCTGTAGGAGATCCGTTATATCCGTCCGATATTATCGATTTGTCTTTAACTATTAAACATCCAACTTTCATTCGATTGCAATGAGAATTTTTAGACCAAACCGAAGCCATTTCCAGGTAAATTGAATCTTTTTTATCCGTTACTTCCGAAAATTCACGATCGGACAATTCAGATTCAGAATAGAATACTTCTAATTTTTTATCTTCGTTAGTTTTAACCGACCAAAAGGGTAAAGACAGAAAATCATCCGTCATAAAAGACATGTCATCACAGACTCGTCTATTAACATTTTCTGTAATTTTTATAGATTTTAACATACAACTACATTTGATTGGTGCAAATGTAGATCAAAATCTCGCTATAAAAAAATATTTTGTATTATTTTTTAGATTCTTCTCGAATCCGGTCTTAATACTCTGTCACCTGAGGTAACGTTTAAAGGTCCTTCTAGTAATAAAGCTATTCTAACTAAGGTAGCTTTCATTTCTTGTATATCTTTAGAACTTAAGCTTTCAGATTGATTATTACTTTTAGATGGATCCTTATCATCAGATTTAGAAACTGTTTTTATATCATTAACTGGTTTCTGTAAATTATTATCAGGTAAACCTGTATCTGTAGTAGAATTTTCAATAACTGATGGGGATAACTTGGACTGAGGTTTAGGGGAAAGACTAGTTATAGACTTCTTTATCTCGGGAGCTTTTATAGCTGGAATTTTAGTAGATAGTGAAGGTATTTTATTCTCTTTAAAAGTTGGAGTTATATTTTTAGATTGTAGAGGTTCTATCTTATTTAAAAATGAATCCTGTTTATTTTTACTGAACATACTTCCTACACTCTTAGCTAAACCAACTCCAGTACCCATTAAATTATTTTTATCTAAGCCCTTTAATAAAGATCCACCCTTTTGTATTAATTCCGAAGGATTATCTAGACCAAAATCTAAATTTTTTACTTTATTTAAAGTGTCAAAAGCACCAGATAATAGAGGGGATTCTTTTAGATTTAATTTTCCACTAAAATTTTTACCTATATTACTAACAAAACCAGAAAGAGAATCGGGACTTAATATATTTTCTATCTTAGATGATATTGATTTATTTAAATTTCCCAATCCTTCCTTAAATATTGGATTTTTATCATCAAAATTCAAAAGTGATGACATTTCTTTTAGAGGGGATTCTATATTCTTCAAAAGATCTGTTGGAATTAGACCCTTTATATTATCCATCACGCTATTACCAGAATTCTTGGTAAAGGTTTCAAGTATGTCATTTATAGGATTTTCTGTGGTTTTTTTAGAGAACTCTGTTTTTATTAATTCTGGTAGTTTATCCCCCATTAACGAGTTAAATGCTTCTTCAAGATTCTTAGATTCATTAGGTATACCCAACAAATCATTACCTTTTTTTAATAAGGTTTCCATAGAACCAGAAACGATTTCCGAAATTTTATCAGAATTTAACGGTTCGTCTGGTTTTTTAGCTATAATTTCTTTAGCTAAATTTGGAATATTTTTTATATCTGTTTTTATAACATTACTGATATCCTTTAGACCAAGATTTTCTATCCCTTTGTAAACCCCCTTGAAATCTAGAGATTTTATATCATTAGAAAGTTCTTTAAAATCTAGAGTTTTCAGGTCAGTAGAAAGACCTTTAAAATCCAGCTCACCAATACTTTTAGTGAGCTGGTTAAATTCATTCTTTAGACTATTTAGATCTAGTCCGTTTATTTTTTCAACTACCTTTACTATTTTATCCCCACTCTCTGAACTTTTTTCGTGGGATTCTATTAAATCATCTGTAGATGCTATATTTTTTCTAATGTCGCTAGAAAGTTTATCAACGTTTCTAGACAAATCCAATAGAGAGGATATAAGTTTTTGATCTGTGGCCATATTGTATATATTTATTCTACTTTTTTAGATTAAATACTTGTTTCACACCTCCTTCATTCTGTGCTTCTGCATTTTCAGCTTCTATGGTAGCATTTAATTTATTTAGCCATATCTGATATTCGTAGAAAGGTATGGATTCTAACCATTCTGGGTCTATTCCATGTTCTCTCCACATTCTAAACTTAATATCAAAGAAGTTCTCTAAAGATATCTGAAATAACGAAAAGAGATCTAATCCCTCTGGGAAATGCAAGGTAAGCGGATACCTCTTCTTGTCCGCACAATTCGCACTTTTGTTTAACGGTTAATTCAGTTCCCAATTTTATTCTTTCGGAAAGCTCAAAATATAAACTATATTCTTCTTTTGTCCAATAATCAGATTCCCTCATTTTGAACATTATTTTTTCAGTTGTTAAATCTCTCCACTCTTCAAATAGGAAAGGTGATATTTTAAGGAATCCCTCATCTATTTCTATTCCTTTTTTAACTGAATCTGCCACAAACTTAGATATTGCTTTAGTAACTCCTATGCTAGGTATAAACATTTCTATTTTTTTACCAATTCTCTTAACATCAAAAACAAAAGATCTAGTTTCCGGATTATAATATTCCATTATTTTTTCATCAAGTTCATATGAACTTAAAACGCCGGTTCTTAATTCTATTCCATCCTTATATGGACACTGTGGATTATTACCACATTCCTTATTTAAAGGAAGAATTATCGAATTCTCTCCTTTTACAAAAGTAAGATCCCTGATTGCCATTATAACAAAAAATCTATCCTCCTGCTTAAGATCCATATATGAAACTACTCCTTCCCCTGGAAAATCGATTCTTAGACATCTGTCCAAGATATAGCTAAGCTTATCTTCTACGTCAAGTCTATCTTCGTCATCAATAGTCGAGAAATGTCTTATCTCTCTTACCTCAGCAGATCTTATAGCTAATTTAGATCCATCGGGATAAAAAAGACCCATTGAAGGAAGTATTTCAACTGGAAGATTTTTCCAACCAGTATCAAAAGCTGGAGAAGCTGATTGTGCCTTACCAAAACTATTAACTAGTGGTTCCTCCGAATTTAAACTAGATTCTAGTTTTATCGGTTCCTTTCTGATTAGATTATCAGGGATGTTAATTTGTTTTGACTGATCTATTTCTACTCCAACTACTGAACTTTGCATATTTTCGTTAGAAGTTACCGGATCATCATAAACTATTCCTCCTGACAATTCCTTATTCTTTAGAATTTCTTCTGGTGATATGTTATCCATAATTTTTTATTTATTCATTATATAACCAAAAACAAAAAAAGAGACCAAAATTGATCTCTTTTTTTTATATAATTTAAAAAAATTATCAAATTACAAGAAAAGGTCTTCCCAATAATCACAAACCCAACTAGTTGTTATTGTATAGATAGTTGCTTGTTCATAGTCTAGTTCCATGGGATTTATAGCTTCACTCAAGAAACATGAGGGTATTCTTATTCTCCTAAAAACATCCCCTCTTTTATTAAAGATTGATATTGAGATAGATCCTACATAGTCTGCTTTTATCCCCATTGCACCTGTAAGAGGATTATAAATTAAATCTGACCATTGTCTAAGTATTTTATAAACGCTCATCGAATTAGCATCATTTAAGTTAACCTCAAATTCCATGGTCAATGTCATATCACTTTGAGAAGGTTCTCCCCCTGCATATCTTCTTGTTGCAAACTTATAGTTTTGGTTAATAGTCTGTGCAGGAGCAATATCAACAGCTAACCCTGTTATAGATTTAACTTGTTGTGCTAATATTCCCTCCCCATTAAATGCCGTTGTTGCATCTAAAATACCAGCAGGAGGATTTATAATAACTTCAAACTGGTTCAAAAATACCGGTTCATAGTTATTTATTGCTGCTTTAGAATTCGTAAAATGTGGTAATCCTGCCATTTATTATTTTTAATTTTTTATAGGAATAAATCTTCCCAATAATCAACCGCCCAAGTCATATCGTCAATTTTATATAAATCGGTAGAGGTATAATTTAAATTCATAGGAGATATTGGTTTAGTAGGAAAGCAATCCTTACATGTTATTCTTCTAAAAACGTCTCCTTGTTTATTAAAAATCGATATAACTATAGTTCCCGTATAGTCGCTTTTAATGCCCATTGCACCAGTCAATGGATTATAAATCAAATCTGACCATTGTCTTAATGTTTTGAAAACATACATAGAGTTAGCATCATTAAGGTTTACAGTAAAACTTAAACTAACGTCCATAAATGTATTTTCGGGTTTAGCTCCAGCATAATTTCTTTTAGCAAATTTATACTTTTGGCTAGTTACTCCGGGATTCTTATCTAAAGAAAGTCCGCTAACCTTAGTAACATGTTGGAGTAATATTTCACCACCAGCTACAGCAGCAGGAGGTATTATTGTTACCTCGAACTGGTTCAGATAAACAGGTTCAAATTTGTTTATAGCTGAAAGTGAATTTTGAAAATGTGATAGTCCTGCCATAGTTAGTTATATTTATCTTTACTTATGAAAATCATCAAATTACATTATACAAATTGTATAAATCCTCCTGATGATATTCCTCCTGTTTTACTAACAGTAAGTCTGTTGATGAATTTTTGAATTCCTTTTGCAGGTTCAACAATAACATCAATTATACCCATATTCATATCTATGATTGAAGGGGTGTTATTAGAAGCATCCATAATAGTCTGATATGCATAAATACCTCCTCCTGCTCTAACTCCATCAAGATAATTATCAACTAAAGTTTTTATCTCAAGTCTGATTGTGTCTTCATTGAAATCAAAAAGATAATTAGCTAGAATTTCTTGTACGTCAGTTTCGATACTAATTAAAAGATCTCTAACATGTATAAGATTAAAAGCAGAGTTAACTTGTTGATAAGCAGTTTGGTTACCATAGATGGCTACACCAACCCCTCTTCTTTTTATAATTGGATTGATACCAAAAGGCTCTAAATTACCTCTATCTTCTTCATCGAAATCATATTCAACCCCTACTATATTAGATCCGCTTATTAAACCTCTTTTTTGACCAGCAATGATAGCATAAGGTTCTCCGTTAGAAAATTTTCTAAGGAAATTGTTAGAAACAAATGCTGCAGGAGGAACGTTTATATTTCTATTTCCCTCTCTTACTGTTATGTATGGAGCATAGAAACCACAGAATTTAGCTCCATCTTCTTCGCTAGGTAAGCTGAAAGTGTAGGTTGGATTTAATGATAAATTACCTCCTTCCGTAATATAAGCTGTATTTAGCTTAGGATATGGGTTTACAGAAGTAGGAGCATCGGTAAATCTAGGGTCTGTACTAGCTCTAAATTGTTCCATAGAAGGAGCATTTATAATAGCAAGTGCTTGTTGTCTTAGTTTAGCAAGTCTACTTAATTGATATTTAGAATTAGGTAGAATTTGACCAGAGAATGTGTCTACAATATATCTAAATGATATAACGTCTTTAGAGGATAAAGTTTTAGCTATGTTTGTGTTGTACATAACATCTAAAATCTCTGATATTCTCGCGTCTGTTCCGTTAGGTCTATGCCAATCATTCATACTAAATCCTGAAAGATATGAGAAATCAAAAGATCTAGTAAATTGAGCAATAGATGCAAATTTTTGAACTCTGACCCCATTAGCAGTAGAATAGTATAATACAGGTCTTGAAGAAACTACTTTATAAATACCTGCTGTACTAGTTCTTGAAACTGATGTAATTTTAGCTAATCTATTTTGTCTGTTTCCATTAACATTTTCACAAACATCCAAGTCTGTAGATACTACCAAGTCACCTACAGAAAATGGAACATTACCGTTCAAATCTAATCCAATAGTGAACGTATTAACATCTATTCTTGTACAATCAATAAATTGATTAATGGAACCATTTTTAGAAACGATATCAAATTTCTGAGTGTCTACTGGATATCCAATATTATCTGAAGCATATGTCGTGCCAAAAGAAGGAACGTCTGTTATCGTAGCATCATCTAGATCTACATTGCTATAAGCCCTAGTATAAACTAGATTAAATTGGTCTCTATCTACTGTAGATTCAAACCCCAAATATCTAACTTGCGTTCCTGCAGAGTTAATCCAAGCAAGATCCCCTGTAGTAATTTCCGAATATTTATGATCCTGATAAAGTTGGGATGCATTATAAGCTAAGATTGCATTAGAAATACCCAAAGGTGCTCCAGGCCCAGTTATTCCATTAGGTGTAAATATACTTTCTATATTAACATAATCCGAATTACCAAATTGATAAGCTTTAGCGTAGAACGGTTGGCTACTTCCCGATGCTCCTGTATTATAAGAATTTAAATTATAAGTAGGGGTAACGGTTATACCCTGAGATCTATAGAAAGGAGTATCTAAAGGATGTGTGAAATAAATTCTAAGTGCTCCAGAAACCTCCTTAGTTCCAGTAACTTTAAGTTTAACTATACTTGCTTCAGAGAATTGATTTATTAATGCACCTGTTAATCCCCCAGTGTATCCTGAAACTACTCCTAGTATAAATTTCTGATCGTTTGAAGAGGTAACACTTAAGAAACTTTTAAGTTCAGCAACATCTGTATTATTTTGGATGTAACCTGCGGTAACACCATAAGTAGTTTTAGTTTGCAAATAATGTAAACCACTATCATAAGCAGAAGGATCATAGATTTCAAAAGAATCAGAAACGATCCCTGCAGTAGCTCCTTCGGAACCGGTTAAAGTAAATAAAGTACCAACTTTAGTTCCTGTAGTAAATACAGTTGCTCCAGTTGGACTAGTAAATCCAGTAGCACCAGTTACACCAACTACTTTTTGAGAGTATAAGTAATCTGCAACTAAAACCTGGTCATAACTTAAGAAATTGATCTTTGGTGTTTTAAGGTCTCTGTCTCCTGTTAATTCATCAATTAAGTGGTTACCAACTAAATCTATTCTAGATGTATTTTGACAAATGCTATCAAATGCTTGTTCATCAATAGCACAGAATAACCCAGTTGACGGAGTATTATTATTAACTAGTGTTTGTATATACTGATTAACTCCATTTAAATCAACGAAATCTGGAATTATACATCCAGTAACATTCGTAACAATAGAAACATCAGGATCGTTTAGAAATTGATCAATTCTATCTTTTATAAATCCATTATTGGTAAAATATTTACTCCATTTCGGATCTATTGAAAGTGCTTGATAATTTGTCCAGTTACCATAAACTGCTATAACATCAATAAAATAATCAGATATGTAATCATAAGGGTGCATGAAACTAGGAACATTATCAGCACCATACCAATCTATTGCGAAAATATCATAACCTTTAAGCGGCTTATTAGAATCTGTAGATTTTCTAACTATTACGCTCATAGGTGATTTACCGAGATTCGTTAAATTAAACAATTTACCTTGGTCTTCTACGCTTAGTGTTGCAAGGAAATAATTTGGATCTGCAAACCAGAATCTCTCCTTATTATAATAAGAAGAATAAAGTCTGCTTGTTACAACACCATTATTTTCTTCAGTGTCAATTGAATATGATTGATATGTTGCTTTATCTGGGTTAGATGATTCTTCGTCGTCATTTAATCTTAATAGATTTAACGCAAAGACTGGTCCAGTATTTAGACATGTTAATATTGACCTTTGAAAGAAAGATCCTTTATTTTCTAGTGATCTATCGACGTCACCGAAAATAGATATAAGAGTTGTTACGTCTGGAATATAGACTGGTGTATTGAACGGTCCCTTATTAGAGAATCCTACAACTAATCTGATAGTCTGAGATGTTAATATTACATTTTGAGTTGTCTCAAATTCCAATGTATAAACTCCAGATGCTCTAAATTGAGAGTAGTCTATTTTTACCTTATTTGCCATTATTTTTCAAGATATTTTTGCTTCATGTCTATATATCAAAAAAGAAAACGGAATTATTGGTAAGAGAGATTAAATGGATATATTACATGAGTTTACTAAAGTCTCCATAGCTCCTTCCTTCCTTAGTAGAAGGTCCCCTTTGTTCCTCATCAAACGACATTCCATCTTCGAGTTTACCGATAATAATATCCTTGTATGGATTATCTTCCATCTCATCAAAAACTTCTCCAATCAATTGATTGAAATCATATCCTTCGAAAAGACCAGAAAGATTTACTAAAGTCATTACAACATCGTCATGTCCACTTTGACTTGAGTATGTTCCTCTTGAATTTAATCCGAATGTAAAAAGCTCTGGTATGGTCCATTTCTTTTCATTGATTAGTATCTTGTCTGATTTAACTAAACTTCTGAGAACCTCACAGTATTTCATTTTGTTCTTTTCGTTGTATTTTATACCAGGTTTTAGAATCCTTGCACTTTCTGTGTGTTTGGTGAAGAGGAACATTTCATCGAAAAAGTCATCTCTTGATATCAGTTTATCATATAAAAGTTCACCCTTGAAGTTCATTTCAAGTGCTATTTTAACTCTATCTACAGTGAAAACATCAGTACAAAGGAGTTGTAAGAGTTTAGTTAATTCTTCCAATTTTATTTCATTATCTCTAAATACACCAACCTGTACAAGACCGAAGAAATCAGATTCATCATCAAACTCTTCAATTCTTTCTATAACAACTCTGGGTAAAGGAACAATCTTAAGTATATTAATTACGGTAAAGTCCCCACTCCCACCTGCGCTAAGATCTACAGATAAAACAAATTTTTTACCTGGTCGGTCGCATTTATCGAGATTAAATTTTGGATGCCATATCAGATTCTCGTAGTTTATTCCGCTATCATGTAAACACTCAATCTCTCTCCAGATGTACTCAACCTCATTTTTTCTAATCTTTCTAAGCTCGCTAGAGCCTAATAATAAACTAGACGAACTTAAAAATTGATTCCCATATTCCTGATTAAAAAGTTCCTCGCTACCAAGGTTACCAATTTCTTTCTGTTTCCACTCTTCGTCTCTACCTGGAACCTGCCACCAATCAACACGGATTGGATTAAAGCTATTCTCCCCTGTTAGTGCTCCCTGGTATATCTCATAGAACTTATTCATTCCATTAGGAGTTGAAGTAATAATAATTCTGGAGACTTTAGACGAAGAAACAGTTGGGTATGTAGATCTAAAGAAAGCTTCTATAAAGTTGGGATTAATGTGAGCAAATTCATCCATGTATAGAAAGTGTATCGTAAAACCAATACCCGACGTTTTTGTAGTTGTCTTAGCTAATACTCTGCATCCATTATCGAAACGCATTGACATCACGTTATTCACCATTATACCTGGTTTAAGGAAGAATGGCAGACCTTTTATTATGGATTTAATCTTATCCATTAATTCTTCTGCTGTATCCCCTACGTTCGCCAATATCATAGCGTTTTTATCATGATTGAAAAGAAGATACCAAACAAGTATTATAGAAGAAGTGATAGATTTACCAACTTGTCTGGGTGCTAGAAAAACATTAAATCTATTGCTCTGGTATTCTCTAAGAACCGATTCCTGATAGTCTCTAAGTCTAATATATTCTAATCCAGTATCAGTCATTACTTTACAATATTTAGCAAAGTAGGTAACGTCCTCTGCACATTTTTTCATTTCAAGAATTTCCTCTTTGGTATACTCCCAAAGAATATTTGCTCTTTTTAGTTCTGGATTATTATCATGAAATGGATTCTCGACACTTTTATAGTCAAGTCCTTCTTCATCAACTCTTCTTAAAAGTTCGTCAATTCTTGCAGTAGTCCAATATGTAGTTTCTTGTTGGACCCCATTTTCTAATAATTCTGCCATTTTATTCTAATATATCGTCCTCTATTTCAAACTCTTCAGGATCTTCGTAATTATCATCATCCTTTCTATTCGGATTCTGTGCATCTATTAATTTTTTTTCTCTTGCATTAACAACTGAGTTGGGATCTACTATTTCCGGTTTAATGTCAACTATTTCAGACCCTATTATATCTCTAAGACCCTCCATAATTCCTCTAGTTCCTCTGGATCTCAATCCTTCACTTGAACTTGAAGCTATATATGTCGTACCATCAGAATCTGAAGTTTGATCTAATACCATCCCTCCAGAGTGTCTTTTTTCGTCTATTTCTATCTTCGTCTTTTTATAATTCTGTTCCATTTTTTCCAGATAGTTCTGGTAATCCTTCGGCATCTGCATTATCTGAGATTGTAATTGGGCCAATACTTCAAATAATCTTGGATGCATATTACCAAGATCAATCTCTTCCAATATTTTTGTTATTGCATGCTGTGCAGACTTTAGCTGAAACATCATAGCAGATAGATTTAAAGTGTCCGCTTTTTTCTTAAACTCCACATGAGATCCAGATGCTTGATCCAAATCCACATAAAATTTCGTAATCGAATCCATTAAAGCCTTCGCCTCGGTTAAAGCTGTAGATTTTTCTCCAGCAATATCCATCATTTCGGTGGTCTTTAGTCTAGGAAGCTCATCAGTATCAGGAAGTATATTTTCCAAAGCTTCCTCCATTATAATGGAATCTAAACTTTCCTTAATCTTTTCCTGTACTACTTTTTCTGGTTTTGGTTTTCTTCTTGGCATATATTATCTATTTCTTGCAAATTTAGGAATATTTAATAAAGGCTTAGCATTATCTATAATGTGAGCCAAATGTGCATCTCTAATTATATTTTGATTTAATACTGTTGATTGATTATCTATATCTATCATATTTTTAAATAATCTAACATTTCCTACGTATATAGGACCAGTAAATATCTTATAAGAGTTATTGTCTGTTCCGTAATAAGGACTTGAGTTATCGTTATCTATATCAGGATTAGCTTTAAAAATCATTGGAGAATTCATCATTCTTACATCTTCATGAAGCTTTTCTAATTTACTAGATTGATCTGACGAATTTACAGGATCATAAGTCATTCCCCATATATTAGCAGCAATCTGTTTATAAACATTGGATACATTTACAACAACTCCGTACCAGCTACCATATTCGGGTACAAATTGTAACGGCGAATTTACTATCTTATTATTAATTCTTACTACTAAACTTCCCTGTTCTAAAAAGTTGTTAGCAGTATCATCAATTACACCAGAGTGTATTAAATCCACTCTAATTCCCTTTATTGAGCTATTTTCGTCTAAGTGTAATCCACTTATTAAATTTCTACTTTGTGCTTTTTGCATTTTCCAAACAATAGTTCCTTGGGAAAATGTTTCTGAATTATTCTTAATTTTAAATCTATATTCGTCTGAAACTTCAAGAACCTCATATCCTCCCGAATGTAGTTTATCACCTTTTATAGCAACATATCCCTCAGGATTACTATCATACGATTCCCATTTTTTTAAATTGTGTTTTTTAGGATAAGTGTTAAAATATAAATAATCAGGATCATATGATTCTAGTGTTAGATTTAGTATAGGATAAGGTCTTCTTAACATTTGTTGATTATCATAGAAATTTCTGAGGTTAAACCAACATGTATAAGAAATTTCGCCAGTAGGACCGAGTTCTGGAAGAATCTTATATCTTACTGCATTTCTATATCTATAAGGATCGTATTTAAATTCTGAATCGTCTGCAAAAGCACCGGAAAGATCATAATAATTATTAAGTACTATTGTCCAGTTATTATTAAGATCGTATTCAATTATAGGGAGATCTTTATAAACATAAGATCTAGTTGGATCCTGTGACATTTGATTTATGGTAGTAGCATACTGCTGTGGTTTTGCTATTTTTGTCCCTTCTTCTCTGATTTCGTCACCAAATAGTTTCTCAGTAGTTAGAGTTATACCATCCAATTCCTCCTTATATGCAGGATCTTGAAAATATGTATTGCTTTTAGGACTGTATTTTTTAAGTTCAATCTTAAAATATACGGGAGCATTCATAAAATCTCTAAACAAGTAAGTTGAATTTATCTCATAAATTCTATTAGTTAGTGGAAAATATATGATGTCTCTTTTTCTAGGTTGTGAACCCCTTCCGAATATACTTTCGAAATATTTTTTATCTATTTGTATTTCAAAAGGCTCGTCGAACTGTAATCCGAAAGGATCAAAATTTATCTTATTATCAGGAAATTGATTTTGTGGAACTAGAACTTTCACACATTTCTCATCAACTACATTAAAGATGGTATATTCTTTTAATATTACATCCTTTCCTCTTGCCTGTGGTTGAACTGAATAATAATTTGCCTCTAATCCAAATAAATTATTAACCATTAAGCTAAGGTCCTGGTACATATTTAGCGCTTTGTTTACAGCATAAGGATTGAATGTAAATTTACAATCTGAAAATATTACAGGTCTATTTGAAATTTCATTAGAACATATAGCAGCAGGTTTAAAAATGACAGTTTCAACATCAGCAGCATATTCTAAATCAAGATCAAAATTAACTATTACGATGCTAGGATCTATTGGTTCTTCTGTATTATAAACTATTGTCCCATCAGGATTCACTAAAACTGAGGTAAATCTAAATTCCGGATAGAATTTATTAGCTGGGTCTAAATTTATATCAAAAAGGTCAGAAAACTCGTTGGTTATTCCACCTAGAGCGGTTCCCACATTCGTCCAAAGAGACCACGTTTTCCCGTCTATACTATATCTAAAATCTATAGAAATATCATTAGAATCTAGTCTAGAACCGGAATTATTACTATTCGACGCATCTATTATCCATCCATTAAACTTACTAACATTTACGAAAGGCTTATCCCAACTTAATATTCTATAATTACCTATGTACGTGAAATTAAGAGCACTATCGAGTTGCTCCATCCTGGTTTCATAATAATCAGGGGAAGAACAAGGCTTATAATAAGTCTTTCCATCAATTAAAACCTCATGATATCCACCACAACCTATTTGTTTTGCCCTCGCTTCTGCTGAATCTGGTGTAGAATATAAGTTGTCAACAGATGATTCTTTTATTTTAGTAGTGTTTTCTAATCCGTCATGATAATTATATCTATTATCTGACAATTCGTACTGTTCCCCGTTACCGTTTTTAATAGGGAATCCTTTTTTTGGAAATTTATCTTCTGGGTAAAAATTCATTATAGCTAGATACTTTGGTTATATATCCGCTTAAAAAAGTTAGAATGAATTTTGAGTGTAATTAGAATTTACCCAATCGATTATGGAAAGATATACATCTTCAGGTTTTATTGTTTTTGTACATTCAAAAGCTCTTTCGGTTCCTTTATGCAAAGGACACCACCACCAATCACCCCTATCAAATTTATATTTGGGGTCAGTAAAGCAACCATGACAAACGTTTTTATTTATAATCCTTAAGCATTTGTCGGAAAATTCTAAAAAAGGATCTGTAAATCCAGATATCATAACAGTTGGAATTCCTAGTCCCCAAGATAACCAAGAAAGACCTGAACTTAATCCTATAAAGAAATCACAATTCAAAAGGTCACTTATTCTATCCTCAAGAGGGAAATCCCCACTCTTATCGACTACTCCTTTTAATTTGGTTTCTCCTTTTTGTATAACCACAACTTCATAACCAGAAAATTTCAGAAGATCTACTAGTCTTTGCCATCCGCCAGGATAGTGCCAAAATTTTGAACCTGCGGTAGATTCGGTAGCTATACAAACATATTTTTTATCAAAAATTTTATTTTTCTCTCTCCTATTGATTTTAGGTCTAATTTCTCCAATATAATCAACCCCCAGTATATCACTACATACTTTTTGTAGAGGAATGCTTCTGGGATCGTTTATATGAACGTTTCTATCATCCTCTTCATACCATCCTATACCGATAACAACTTTCGTTCCTGGTTCTCTGTGGCCTGGAGGTTTAAATTTAATTTCGGGATACATCGAATCGAAAAGTTCATTATAGAAAGTAGTAACAGTTAGATCCATAACTCCATATTTTTTTCTAAATTCCTCAATATAAGGAACCCATGCTATAGTATCACCTAGAGATGAACTATCTATAGAGATACAAACCTTGCCGGTTTTTAGGTAATCGTAAAGATGAAATTCAGAGATTAATATTTTATCAGAATTATAGACTTCTATTATGCAATTATAGATTCCCCTTTTAAATGCACTGGAGAACATATTATGAGATAGCTTAGCACCATATAATTCTTTGTTACCATCTCTTATAATGACGAAAAAATAATCATCCGGATTTTCAGATCTTCCTGAAATATAAACTCTGGGATAATAATCAAACCAACAATGAACGTCAGTTTTTAGATTGTCACTTACAAAAATATTTTCTGACTTTTCTATATCAGAATAAATTGAAATTGAATTTTTACTTATTTCCATTACACGTTTAATAATTTTAAAATTAAAGAAACGTTAAATGCTTTATCCGAACTTAAATAGTGAACATTTTTCATATTGTCATACATATCCAAATAAGTCGGTAGTTTCTTTATAACAGTAGGCAAATTCCAAGAAAGAGATTCCTTTATTGAAAGAGGATTTAATTCAAAATTTGATGTAAATAAAAATAAATCTGATGCTTGATAGAACAAATCGACATCGGATCTTTCTCCCCATATATGACAATTAGAAGGCACATCAGAGACCAAAGGTTCCCAATAATCTCTAAAATTATCTGCAAGATTACCAACAAAATGGAATATGATCTGGGTCTCTAAATTCATATTTAAAATTTCTCTAGCATACTCAAAAATCTCAGATTGATTTTTTCCAGGTGTAAAAAGACCAACGTTTACGATATGTTTATATTTTGGATTAAAACCTAAAAATTCCATACATTTTGATTTTTCAGCCTTTAATTCCTCTATCGGATATTCGAGAATAATTGAAGGTATTCCTAGCACTTTGAATTTTTCATCGTTCCACTTAGAAACCATTACAAAAAGATCAGGTTTGTAAATTTTACTAGAAACCTCAGTTACCGAACTATGACAACTTTCTACTATTTTATATTTTCTATCTTTAGAAAATATTTTTAGAAGAATCTCATCAGGAACAAAGCTTTCACAAAACTCTTCAAAATGAATTACGTCTGGGTTTATTTTTTCTATAGTCTCATAAAGTAAAGCCCCGTCACTAAAAATGGGGATAAATCTATCCCCTAATAATTCTTTTATTCTGTTCCTTTGTACTACATATGCATCTCCAAGATAATCATATTCCACACAATATACTTCTCCGACATCATTAAAGACTTCTATTTTTTTCCAAAGATATTGTGGTAATCCACCAGTAGAAAGATGTGGGGATATGTATAATATTTTTAATTTATCCTGCATATTTAGATTTAAAGAAATTATCCCTTTGTATATACGCCAGTAGCAAAATCTAATTTACCCTCACCATATTGATTTACTACCTTTACTTGTAAATCCTCCTCCATTTTAGAAATAGCCTCTGCTTTTGAATAAAGTGATTCTAATTCAGCATTAATCATTTCCAGATCCTTTTCATAAAATCTTTTTTGTACATTTAATCTACCTATCGCAATGACATTTTCGGTTAATTCGTTTTTTACGTCTTGAATTTCGGATAACAATTCATTAGGCAATTGAATACTTTCGCTCATATTTTTAATTTTTTATATTCTATAACATGAAAATGAAATAGTTTCGTGTTATAGAATAATATTATTCAATTAATATCTTTGAGAAAAATATAGGGTAATATCCTTCAATTTTCACATCTTGAAAATCTTCAATTTTCACCTCACTAAATTCTATTTCTTTTTCTTCTAATAGAATAGGATTTAATTCTTCTAGATATTTTAAAATATTGGGGTTTTGTTTTTTTTCTGAGGTTTCTGAATCGTCTAAATAGTTAGGAATTAAATAATTTCCATCCCTTTCTTCTCCATATTTTTTGATCAATTCATCATTAATCTTCTGATAGGTCTCAACTTCTTTCGCTAATTCATTATTTAATTTACTCAATCTAAATTTAGTCAACATTGTCATGGACAAGGATAGTATTCCCTGGAGTTTAGCATTACCATTAAGTTCTTGTGATAGTTCTAAGATCTCGGCTAATTTAAAAATTTTTTTTACCATATATTTTTTATTTATTATATACAAGATTATATATTTTATTTCGGGATAAAATATATAATCTTATTTTTTAAGTACATTAATTATTATTTATAAAAGGATTATATTCTACAATTATTGGTGGATTTTTAATCTTTTCAATTTCAGTTGCTATTGATGTTTGAAATGAATCTACATCTAATTTCTTTTCTAACCAAGATACTACAGTTGCTTCTGTTAATTCATCATAAGGAATATATGCTGTGGTATTTGGAGCATCCATTGCTTGAGCACCAAATAGTTCATAAGATGTACCTGATGTTTCCTCAGTTCCCTTATATCTCCAATGTACGGTTTTAACCACTTTATTTAAACCATTTTCTTCTGTAGCACATTCTAATGCTGCTATTGTCCATGTGTAATTTGTCATATTTTTAATTATTTTAAAATTTATTATAATATTTGTTGTAATTAGATGTTGGTAAATTAGAAAGATTTGAAGGTATTAGTGTATCTGTCCCAATAACATTAGGATTGTCTACTCTTGATAATTCAAGTATTTGTGAGGAAAAATATTGAGCAAAATAAATCTTTCCATTAGGGGCTAATACTCCTCCATTCCATTTAAAACTTGAAGTATATTCTGTACCAACTAGCTGAGTTGTGTTTGTTGTTGGATTTAATTCAAGTATTTGTGTGGCATTATATGGAGCAAAATAAATCTTTCCATTAGGAGCTAATACTCCTCCGCGCCATTTAGAACCTCCAGTATATGTTGTACCAACTAACTGTGTTGTATTTGTTGTTGGATTTAATTCAAGTATTTGTGAGGAAAAATATGGAGTAAAATAAATCTTTCCATTAGGGGCTAATACTCCTCCCTCCCATTTAAAAAGTGTAATATCTTCTGTACCAACTAGCTGAGTTGTGTTTGTTGTTGGATTTAATTCAAGTATTTGTGTGGCATTATATGGAGCAAAATAAATCTTTCCATTAGGAGCTAATACTCCTCCGCGCCATTTAGAACCTCCAGTATAT